AAAATCAGTTAACCACATTTAATGGTGTTAATTACCAGGTTGGTATATTTGATAAGAAGGGGGATTACTTAATAGATTATTATAAAAATCCAGAAACACAAATAGGATTCGAAGATTTTATAACTAATGGATTTAGAAATAATGGTGTGTTAAGCTACAAGCTTTTAAATCTAGAATTCTTGTTCAATGATAACGATTCTACTAACTACACTATAAATAGATATTTTGGTTTATATGTTAATGCACCAGAAATAGCTAAATTTAAGATAGACGGAGACGCTCTTTATAAAAGTCAGGGCTCGTCAGGTAATACCCCAGTACCAGAAAAAAATAATAAAGGATACTACTTCCAAGAAACTTCGTATTACCAATATAATGATAACGGGGTAAGATTATATTTAGAACCTAATTACATCACAGGAATTATACCAAACTCCGATGATGTAAACATACTCGAGGAGACAAAACTTTTTTGGATAAAAGATAAGAATGATAATTTTCACTCATTAAAAAGATATGAAGATTATGGGAATTCTTCACCAGATCCTTTGTATTCTGTTTACGGGATAAACGGATATGAGAACCAATTAGTAATACAGGATACTTCCATAGATTTATCACTGCTATCGGGAAAGGACACAGACACAAAAAAACAATATCCAGCAGTAACTACTGGGCAAAAAGGGAGAGGGTATAGTGTTATTAGAATAGCGGGAGAGCTAAATAACTATAACGAGAATTCATTTATATTTTATAATCCTCTAGGGTATCATGGATTACCTGGAGCTAAATATGACATAATAAGAGCATCAGATCTTTCCTCCACTATTGATGAGTGGGGGCCAGGAAGTTTCTATGCTCAGGATGGAGTTTACTACTACCACCCATTTGGGACGAATGAAAAAATTGCCGAGGCTTTAACTGGGATTTTTAACAGCTTTAATTATAACTCTTTCGAAGCATTTAATTCAGGAGATGAAGTTGTAATAAGAACCAATGCTACAGGTGTACAGGAAAACACTAAGTATTATTTAGACTTTTTCCAAAACTTTACAACACTCCAAAGAATGCCAGACCTGAAAAGGGGTATAGTGTTTATAAACGAAAAAGATGTCTGTGACATAAATCAAAGACAATCCTTTCTTGGAGGATCTAATTATTCCAATACAAGAGTTAAAGTTAAAATAGAGGATGCAAATAAGATAGAGGTAGGTAAAACTTTTATAGAAACTATAAAAAGTACATCTACTGATTCATTTAATAATATACCAGAATACTCTAATAAGGGAGCTTCGGTTGTTGTTGGAAAATATAGATTTGTTGATCAATATGCTAGGGATGAGAAAGGTGAAATAGTAGGACTTAAAGATTTTGAAACCCATGCCACTCTTGAAATAGCTAATTTTACTGAATCTATAGCTTTTGGTACATCAGGGTCTATTTCTGCCTTTAATACTTATGACGTTTCTCTAGGTATTTTTTCTTTCTATGGATTAAGAGAAATCGATATGGATTTCTGGTATAGCCAATATGGATATACACCAACCCCTGAATATTATAAACATTTAGATGTGCAACCTTCTGGGATAACTAAAATAATTCCAGGAAAAACTTATTTTGTTTCTAATGGAGCATTCATAGATTATGATGGAAACACGATAGCTGGCCCTGATTTCTTTGAAGGTGTAGTAGGTGAGGAAGAATACACATTAGCGACAGGATCGACTGGAGCAGAGTCTAATGTTTTCCCTACTCTATCATCTAGAGGCAACATTACAGTTGGAGTTACTCCTAGTAATTTCGATTATTCTTTTTATCCAGATTTAGATGCCTTTCCTGGATTTTATGGAATACAATCTCTTCAGTTTATCGATAATGAGATAGGGCTAGATACAAAATACAAGCAGTTAAATTTCGGTAAACTAAATTCTGAATATGACTACACACAGGACAACTATAATCCAGCGTTTGCCACAAACAGTAGAGTTAGTCCTTATATAACTAAATGGGTCTATAGGGGAGGAACAGATGTTAGAGGAAACGGATACAGATTAAATGCTAACATAGCTTTTAGTCCTTTAAATTTTTCACCCAGCTTCTTCAGGAGATCACAGGATCCTCAGTACTTTACCCACGAATGGTATCAGTTACAAAAACCTCCTTATTCTTTCCCCGAAGAAAGCTTACATTCGGATAAGAACTATTTGGCTAGAGAGATCAATCAGTCGTTCTTGTCTAATGCAAATCCAGCTTTAAGGGATTATTTCCTTGATTATTTTTCTATAGAGGGTGACGACCTAGCACAATATTATACAGGAAGCACAACAATAAACAAAATAGGACTAACTGAAAGATATTCAGTGTTTGATTTTAATACTGGCAGTAAATTTTCGGAGACATTATTTAGAGGAGCTAAAGTAAGGATTAAAAGAACCTTTACCGACTATGCTCAGGGTGAATCTACTAAATACGTTGAGGACGATAGATTTTACGATGACTACAAGTTTTCTTGTGTTATCGTGCCAATAAGAAATATAGTAGATGAGATACAAACTCCTGTTAAAGTAAAAGTAATAGAGAATAGAACATTTAAGAATATAACTTTTATTGTTGAGGTTTTAATTGATGATGCTAGAGTTTTAAATTTTGAAGATATAAGTCCAGAAAATCAGTATTTAGATTTGGATTATTTCTTATTATACTCCCTAAAGGATAAGCTAGACAGTTCTTATTTTTCTACCGTTGTTAGTACTTCTCTTCCTTCTGGATTAGTAGAATTACCAACAGTGGGGGATATAAAATTATCTTCTGCTCTCAATATATCATCTGCACCTAATATACAGGGATTATTTTCGACCGTTAATTCGGGTACAGTAGGAAACGAGGGTGAAATTTATATCATCCCTAATCCTGATTATGAAACTGACCTAAGAGACGAGGTAAACTTTACTTATCTCCCGTCTGTTCAACCTGATCCCGTTTCTGGACCAGACTCTACTAGTCCTGGATCTTTCTATGGAATTGCTGGTCCTTCACCTTACAGCGGCTACACTCTTCCTTTTCCTACTGGTGTTGGACAGAGTGTTATAAATTTCACTAATACACAGCCAGGATATGAGTTTAATTTTAGTGATATCGGTATCCCCGGTCCTGTTAATATACCAACCATAGCAAACTATTCATCGCTTTTAAATATTCCTATTTACCAAAGACAGGGAGGAATTGGCTACTGGGAAAATATATTGGAAAAAATATCTTTTGCTAATCTTTCCTTATGGGTAAATACAGGATATCCTTACATAGACTATTTAACTTATGAATGGGATGAATCAACAGGTACTACAAAGGTATTAGAGAATCAGTTTGTTTTAGAGTTTATAAAACCTTCATTCTTTGAACAGGACACTGTTATTGTTCCTGTAGAAATAACTGATAAACCTCAGGAGCTAAGCGTGTTTAATGTAGGATACGAAACCGAAGATGTTGAGGGGGAGAGCGAGCTTTATAGATATGGAGGCGAATACGTCCCTAGCTTTAGAGAGGTTTTAAATTTTGAGAATGTAAAATATGATGTTCCTGAATGGACAATACCGAACTATAATACATTTACCGTAAAGATAATTGAAAAGCCTGAAAAATCATCATCTTATGATATTGGATCTACAAGCTGTTTAGAAATAAATAGTGTATCACAAGAAGAAATAAATTTAATTAAGGGAGTAACTTATTATTTTGATCTTAGTGATTCTAGTAATACAGGATATCAGATATATTTTTCAGAAGGACAAATTGGTAACGACATCTCCAATGATTCAATAACACAGGGATATACATTAGTTGGTACGCCAGGAACTACAGGAGCTTATGTAGAATTTAATGTACCTTATGATTTACCATCTCCTGTCTATTACGTAGCAGAGGGCGGAAAATACATGGGTGGAAATATAAAAGTAATAGATTCTATAGAGTACTCCTACTGTTCTTTTGGACCATATAAAGATAATTTTGGGGTATCTAGAAATGTTAATTATTATAAGTATTCTCCTCAGTGGATATTTAGAATAGGACAGAATTCTCCTTACAACCCGGTTTACAACATCATAGGTGAAACCCCAGTAGATAAAAGGAATCTTTCTATTTTTGAAAGCTCATGGGATCCTGGCTTTTATAGAGAATATACGGGTCCTACTGGATATGTAAACCTACCAGGTACAAGAGTAATGAAGGAACAGAAATCTTTCTTTGGTAGCAAATTTATGCAGACCCCAGATTTAATAAATTCTCAAAAGCAGTTAGTATATCCACAGTCCTTAAAAGATGTTCTTGATCTAAATTATAATAACTATCCTAACTATGAAATACTATGGGAAAATAACCCGATTGAATTAAAAGGTGTTATTTTAATGGATAGAATGTTAAATAGATATTTCCTAGAAAATGGAGGAAAAGAATCGTTTAATAAATTTATAATTCCTGAATTTGGATTTGGTAGTACATCCGATATCGATGATGATTTTAAAGAATATATGAATCAAAATATAATTCCTATATTCCAATCCAAACTAAACAGAGGATATCTTAAAAAAATACCAATCACTGCAAACGAGACACTAGTGCCGGTGATAGGAAATTTAGCAGACTATCAGAAATTGATTAATGGATATTTCAATTCGGGGGAGGTCAGATACACTAAAGTAAATGATCTAAGATATGAATTTAGAATTCCTAAAGATCCTTCTTTTAACTATTCTGTCTGTTTCTCTATAGATATAGGAAAAATTTAATAGAGGGATGGATTTTTGATATATAATGTAACTATAAAAAGAGATGCCACAGATTAATATACTAAATATTTTACAAGGAGACGCACAGTCTACCATAGTTGATAAATTAAATTATAACTTCGATCAAATACTTAGTGCAGGTGGAGGACCACAAGGAGCCCAAGGATTGATAGGTCCTACGGGACCCATAGGACCTCAGGGTCCACAGGGGGTTCAGGGAGTTCAAGGGCCTTCTGGAACTAAATGGTTCGTACAAGACACGTCACCTGCATCTGGAGGCATAACCGGGGCTAACCCGTGGACATTTCCGACACTTGGTGATTATTGGTTAGATCCGGACTCGGCAAATCAGGATGTTTATGTGTTCACTGCCACTGGATGGGTTAATACTGGATATGGATTAAATGCAGGGGAGCTATTTCAAAATGTAACTCCTATTAATATAATTGGTGGAGCAACTGCACAAGCTATATTAATAGCAGGTGCAACTTCAGGTGATAAGGGACTAGTTCTATCTGATTCTACTATTAATGGATACACTCCAGGTGGAACTGCAATAGACAATCTAAACTTCGAAAATGCAAAGTTAAAGATTGCTACTAAAGATGCCAGAACAAAACTAATAAGCTTTGCTAGATCTACTTTCGACATAAGCCCAAGTGGATCCGGTTCGACCGGAAGTTTTTACAATCCGTATTTTTCTTGGGATCTTTCTGTTAATCCATCTGGATCTACCGGCGTAGGATTAGGATTTTATAATCTTAGCTTCGTAAATCCAAAGGGATCTATAGGAATAGTATCCAATGGAGCAACTGCTGAATCCGGTATAAATATGCTGAGCAGTAGCGAGATAACTGCAACTTCATCTAGTGATAATATCTTACTTAAGACATCTTCAATTAATAAAGGAACTTTTATAGATGCCAGTACTAATGGCGGATTTTTAGAGCTTTCTAATAATACATCAACCCCGGTTAATCAAGCTGACGCCCCTATTTTTGCTAACTCTACTGGTGTAGGATTAGGACTAGGGACAGGACAGTTTAAACATGTTGGTGTTTCTGTTGATAATCGAAGATTGGCCGTTAATGGTAACGTAAGTATAGGAACAGGATCTGCTCCTCATACATCTTCCTTATTTGTGGGGGAATCAGGAACACCTAATTATAATAAAGGTGTTTTATTTGCAGAGGGACATGCTATGTTCGGATATACAAACCCGACCGGAGATAGCTCAGGCGGATTACAAACTACTGGCCCTTCTGAATTAGCCGGAAGATATCCTCAGTTATTTGTTACATCCCCTAACTATGGTCCTGGTATACAAATAAAAACTAAGGGTGCTAATTACTCACCTAGAACTATAATAGGTGACGGCATCTTTGACGGATCTGGAACCGGCCCTAGTATAGTCCAAGAATTTTTTGCAGGGACTGGGTATAATCTAGGCTCATTTAATCAACCTTTAATAAATTACACACAGAAGATATCAAATGTCTCTAACTCTGGGGCTTCTGGTCCTGTTTTTTCAGTTACGACATTTGTAAACGGCGGTGTTTATAATTATGTTAATGCAGCATACAGAACTCTTATAGAAACTAAAAATTCTAATAGGAGATTAGAAATCATGTCCAATGGTACTGGTGGAGGAAACACCATTACTATGGGAACAATAAATAGCTCCTTATTATCAATCTATGGAGCTTCTGGAAGTACAACAGGAGGAGTTTCTATCGGTGTTAACTCAAATATATCTCCAGAATTAGCTTCTCTAACAGGTGCAACATTTAGAGTAAACAATAGAGCTAATCACAGCTTATATGTTACAGGGGTTCAAACAATAGGTACAGATGATCCTCGTTCTTTATTTAATCTCGGAGCGACAGGAAATAATGCTGCTGTTGGCGGAAACTCTTTACTAAAAGTACACAGAAATTTATATTCAACAACTGTTACGCCATTTGGAAAGGGTACTTTTGCAGGGGGTCTTTCTGTAAACAATTATCCGAATGGAATAGAAATAACTTCTATCGTTCCTCTCAATCCTTCTACAGGTCCTAGTGCTAATGATTCGGTTGCTATTGCTGTAGGTGCATCTACCGGAACATCACCTTTTACTCAAGCCAACACTACTGGATTCTTCGTTTCCAATTTAGGTACAAACATATCAATAGGTCAGTCGATAGATTATAGCGCTGCGATAGGGGTATCTGGAGCTGGATCGGATTTTGCTATTAAAGCAAAAGGAGCAGTTGGAGTAACTGGTAACGTTTCAGTAAAAGGTGATGTTGGTATAACTGGTGGCGTTGGTGTAGAGCTAACAGGTGGTGAATTTTTTGATTGTTTCGGTACAACAGCATCAAATCCAGATATACGAATTACTTCTACTGGAAGGGTGTACAATCCAACTAAAAGTTTACATCATAACACAACAACAGATCCACCGGGAGGTGTCGTCTATGTAGGACCAGGAGACGAAGTTATTTCATCTGGGGTTTTTAGTTACACCTCATCTGGAACAGTCGCTGGTACATGGATGAAAGTCGGTCAAGTGATACATGTAGCTGGTAGATGGTCTAGGACCGGATCAGATCAATTTTACCTTCCCGTTCAACCACAAGCAGGTTCTTCAATTGGTACTCTATTCGGAGTTTGTTACCTTGCCATATCTCAGCCAAATACTTGCTATGGTGTTAGAGCAATAGCTACCCCTGGTCCTCCACCGACATTTAATGCACAAATATATAATAACGGGTTGGGTCTTCCGGCTAATGATGATTACTATTTTACTCTTCAATACGTAATAGCATAAAATTTATGAATAAAGAATGGTTCATACAAAGATATTCGGATATACACGATGATCTGAATAGACTTGAAAGAGAGATAGAAGAGCATTTGAAAGATAAAAAAGATCTATTAGAAAACGATCAAAAATTGGAAGACCTAAAAATAAAAACAATTGAGACAATAGATCTACTAAATAAAACAAGAGAAGATGAAAGAAGAATCTTTAATTACCAAAATTCTTAAAAGAAAAGATATAGTGCTTGTTGCAGTTATTGCAATATTGCTCTTATTGCTATTTAGACAGTGTAGTAGCAACGCAGATCTTAAGTCTCAGATGTTTATACAGAATCACAATCTAGATGCACTAAAAGACACTGTAAGGCTTCAAAAAAACAGAGCGGGTGAGGACATGTATGTTAGAAAAACCCTTCTTGCTTCTAAGAAAAATTTAGAGGATCTAAATAAGAATCTTGCGGAGGAGCTTAAAAAAGTTAAAGGACAGGTTATTGTTATACATGACGTAGAAACTGTTGTTGAGACGGACACTCAATATGTTAATAATTATTTAACTGTTTATGCTGACGGTAGCTATAGTCTAGACTGGAAATTTGATAGTACATTTTCGGAAAATAACTATAGAAAATTCTCGGGTAACAGCTTCTTCAAAATAGATTCAACCACTAACAAGGTGATCCCTGGTACAACTAGAATCAACGAGGATGAGATGGGATTTTCTTTTGTAACTGGGATAAGAGAAAAAAATAAATCTTTAGAGATTTTTGTAACTCCTAAATATCCAGGGATGAAGATAACAGATATTGAAGGAGCAATTATCGATCCTTATAAATCTACTGTTCTAAAGAACATGTTTCCTAGTAAGAAATTCTCCGTTGGTCCTTATGTTGGGGTTGGTTTAGGTGCTGGTTATGGTATAAACGGAAAACCAATAATGGGTGCAATGTTTAACGTCGGGGTGGGTATACAATATTCTATCATTAAATTTTAAGCGATATATAAACCATGGCTTATACCTCGACAGAAAGATTTATAAAGTTTGGTAGTTACTTATTAATGGAGTATGACTACACGACTGCACCAACTCCAGAGATTTATTATGTTAACACGGGTAATCCTGCTATAGGATACGAGAAGATTGTTAATGGATACTTCAATAATTCGGTTCAGATATTAAATAACCCAGCATCCGAATTCACAACTGGAAACGTAAGAGATCTTAGTGTTGTTCAAACAGATAAAAATAGATTTGTAACATTAGATCAGGATTATTTAGTTCCTTATCTAGACACGGATCCTAAATTAACTTCAGTAAACAATCTGCCGGTAGTATTTCCTTCCAATATAGGGGTTTACTATGACACTATAAAATTTCATATAGTAGCAGGATACAATTTCGAAAACATAGATGGCATAATAATAAAAGGAGAATTTCAGGAGAGGACAGGAAAGAAAGCAACTATATTTCAGAGATTAATAACTAAATCTGACACTTCTTCTGTGGTGCTTAATCCTAATCCTATCTATTTAGGTGGTGCTCTTTATGATCATTATATAGAGGTAAAGATTCCTGCTTATGCTAATATGGTTTATGAGTTTGATATATTAGCAAACACTCCAGCACAGGCAAACACTTTAGCAGCTAAGATATCTTCAGACGGAAATGGATTTTTAAAGGACGCTCCGATAAATGTTTCCTTGTATGAGATAACACAGTCTGTTCTTAAAAATGGATATGAAAATTATATAGCGCAGTTAAGGAGTTCTTTGTCTGTAATACCCAAGGATAATTTTTCTTCCTTAGCTGCTGTTATCCAACAGAATCAATTCTATAATTATCTAGAATTTTATCCAACTTGGGATGGAAATTTTTTAGAAGATTTTCTAAACGCTGAAGGTAAGGTTGGAAACATTTATTATGTGATAAATGAAATAGAAGTTAAAGAGCAAGTTGGACTAACATATATTACAACATATAGCTTCAGTAACACACAGACACAAGATTTCAATGCTCCTAGTATATTTAGACCTATTCTTATAAATCCGTTGACCACTTCTTTCTTAGTTAACTACACTATGAGATTAGTTAACAGAGGAAATCAGAATCAAATAATCAGAAGATCGTCTATTAGTTCTTTTGATGTAAACAAATACGGGAAAGAAAACAACGTTATCTCTCTTACTACTGGAGCTTATTCACAGAAGGTTTATAATAAAATAGTTCAAGCACCAAACGTTGTATCTGGCGGAATTATGCCAAATCCTGCTGCTCCTATAGAAAAAAGAATTCCAGTTTTTTATAAGGATAACAACATATCAATAACAAAAGAAACACTGGTAATAGATAGGAATGGTGATTTGATATCAGAAACATCCGTTCCTGGTGCAACCCAAATATTTGGACAGGGTAAAGGAAAAATAGTTGTTGATCCTTTTGATAACTTCTATAAGTTTACAGTCTATAATTACAAGGAAGGAACATCTCCTGAAATAATAGATCTAGGAACATCTCTAAGCTATTATATAGTTTTTCTTGATAGCAGCGGACAAAGTGTAAGAGTTGAAAATATAAAAAATAAATCTACCGTTTCTAATCCTTCTGCTGGACAGATAGCATTTAAAGTTGTAGACACTAATTCTAAAAAAGTATTAGGGTTTACATCCAGAGATTTTTATATTATAACAAAAACACCCGATGGAACTGAAACTAAGCTATATTCTGGATCTTGGGAAACCCAGGCAGAATACATAGCAAGAACAAGTGTTACCACTGGAGAAGTTACACCAGCTACAGGTGGAGTTACAGGAGCTACTGTTGTTACTACTACAGACGTGGCAGTTACCGGATCGACTGGAACAACCGGGACCAGTACCACTGAAGGAAATCAGAGAATTTCTAAAGTTCCTTTAACAAAACTAGTTAATCTTAAAAAGCCTTATCCTTTAGGAAGTAGTTCTATTTTAAGTGTTAAACCTGCATCTCTCTTAAATACAACAGGAGGTTTCGTAAAAACTGGAAAAGGTGAAACTACTACGCCTTTAAAAAGCAGCGTACAGGCTAATAATATAAACATTGATGCTTTGGCGGATTCTATATCAGGAAGAGAATCTCAGGGCTTAAACGTGCAGAAGGTTGTTAATTATTATTTTACTCCAGGAGCTCCAGGTGCTAATTTATTTAAAGGACTTAAAGCAGCTCAGTTCTTAACAGCAGCTCTTCAAGTTCACCCAAAACTAGAAAATGGGGCATTCGACCAAAAATATATACAATACTGTAACGCTTTAGGGTTCCCAGTTACTGATGATCCTAATTCTGCTAAAAATAATCCTAATAAATGATTTTAAATGTCAGGCAAAACGGCTTCATATTTAATTTCCCTAAGGGATTTATTTTACCAGAAGTCGTTCAAAAATATGAAAAGTATATCAATAGGATGCCTATTCCTTATGATACTGTAGATAGCTTTATAAACGCTACGATACAGCAGGTTAACTTCCCAACTCTAAGAACTATAGATTCAGTAGAACAGATTAGACCAGGTGGATTTAAGCAGACTTATAAAAGTGCAACAACTCTTCAGAATTTAATTCAGAGAGACTTCACAGTAACTTTTAAGCTAGGCGAGGGATTTATAAACTATTGGGTTTTATATGAGAACATTATAAAGTTCCTAGACTTCCAAAATCCTAATGAATATCTTCCGGATTTTAGATTATTGCTTTTAGATAATGATGGTATAGTTATGGCTAGTGTACTTTTACAACAGCCGATATACACATCATTGTCGGAGATACAATTAAATTATGCTAGTACTACTCCTCAATTTTCCACTTTTAGTATAGGCTTTAAATGCAACTACATTAATCTTAATCTTGAAATCGGATAGAATAATAGGTATAGATTTTTCGTTGAATTCCCCTGGTATTTGTATATTGGAAGAAACATCTTGTAAATGGGTTAGTCTACACAGAACTAAAAACATTATAGATAAGATGCTGAAAAAAGAGGGATCGCCTTTTCATGTGTTGAATGATAGTAAATCAATAGATATAAATATAATCGAGAAAAAAGAATTTAAAGGCGAATATCACATAATAGAAAGGGACAAAATAGTAAATGCAGTTTATTTTTCTGAAAAACTAATAGATTTAATTGATCCATATTTAAGTGAGAAAACTATAGTTGGTATGGAGGGACTTTCGTTTGGATCTTCAGGTAATTCTCTTATTGATATTTCTATGACTACTGCTTTGGTTAGATCTGCTATAATAAAAAAGATAGATCCTAATAATTTTTTTGTCCTATCACCTACGACAATTAAAAAATATGCTTTAAAGGGAAACTCTAAGAAGGATGAATTATATAATACATTAATAGAGAAAAGAATGGATGACGATAGGCTTAAGCCATTTTTGAGTATTTTGAAAGAATATAGGGATTCGTGGGTAAAAGGAACTAATAAAGTGGAAGGACCTTGTTCTGATTTAGTAGATGCAACATGGATATCTTTATTCGTTGAGGAAAATTTAGAGAAACTTTTATCTGGTAAGAAGGTATAAGTATTAAATAATAAGTAATAATTTAAATAATTTAAGTATCATGGAAGAAAATTTTGACATTTTTAATCTGGACAATGAGGCATTTGTTAAACAAGAAGTTAAAAAGGACGAGGATGAATCCCTCTATAAGCCTTACCCCGAATTAGGTAAAGATGGGGTTTACAAATCTTTGGTTAGATTTTTACCAAACATTACAAATCCAAAAAAATCGAAAATTCACCAATACTACGTTTGGTTGAAAGACCCGGTAGATGGAACAAATCACAAAGCTATTTGTCCATCAACAGTGGGAAAAAAATCAATTCTTAAAGACCTCTTCTGGAAGCTTAAGAATTCTCCTTCTGCTAAAGATCAAGAGATTTCTAAATCTTTCTCTAGAAAAGAAGATTTTTATTCTTTAATTCAGGTAGTTAAAGACGCAAACCGTCCAGACCTTGAAGGTAAGATTATGATCTTCAAATTCGGTAGAAAAGTTAACGATCTTATTGAACAGCAAATTAAACCAGAATTTGGTAATCCTTCAAATCCTTATGATTTGTTTGAGGGTAAGAACTTTGGTATTCAAGTAAGAAAAGTAGGGGAGTGGAACAACTATGATCTTTGCCAATTCGTTGGAGATAAAATGCCAATCATGATTGACGGAGAAGCAGTAGAGAAAACAGAGAAGGGAAGAGATATCGTAACTAAATATCTTAAGACAGGTCCTTTGGATCTAGAAAAATATGACTATAGTGATTGGTCTGATGAAGAATCTGAAAAGATCATGAGAATTGTTAGAAATACTATTCCTGATGGAAGAATGGTTTCTGAGATTATCGGATCTAGCTCTGATTCTAAAACATCTTCAGCACCAACGGTTTCCGCAGATGATTTCTATGAGCAAGCTAATTCAAGATCAACCACATCAACAACTGATGATGATGTTGAGGAAGCACCTGCAAAACCTGCTAAGTCCTCACCTAAAAAATCAGCACCGTCTCTTGACGATCTTTATAACGATCTATAATTAAAATAATGGATTGTTATGGAATCAAAGGCTATAAGTGGTCTATCAGTAGATAGAGTAAAAGGAATAGTATCTTCCGCTCTACTTAAGTTCTTTGGAAACGATTCTCAGAGATTAAAAATCTATCAAGGGGGCAACAGATTAAATTTCTGTTGCCCTTATTGTGGAGACTCTAAGGATGCTAAAAAGAAAAGAGGTAATCTATATCTAGACACTTTAACTTACAAATGTTATAATGGAGGTTGTGGTATTTTCAAAAATCTCAACCAATTCACAAGAGATTTTGAAATACAATCAATGCTTTCTTCTGATGAAATATCGGAGATAGCAGAAATCTCTAGAAATTCCACTATAAGGAAAAAGATAAGAAACTCCCTGGATTATTTCTTTGCTGAAAATTACAAAGATATACTTGTTGATCGCGAGGAGTTTAAAGAAAAACTTGGCTTGATTGAAACGCAAGGAACATACGGGGAGAAGTGGTTAAAGGAAAGGAATCACATTGCCGATGATAAATTTCTATGGGATCCTTATAGGAGAAATCTCTATCTTTTAAATTTATCTGGAGACGAGAAAAAGATTTTAGGTCTCCAGATTAGACCTGTCGTAAAAAAGAATGGGGGAAGTAAATACTACACATATAAGTTAAGTGGCATTTATAAGAATCTATTAAAAATAACAGATCCTGACACAATCTTAAAAGCCGAAGAGGTTGATCCAATATCTAATGTTTTTGGATTTTCTACTGTCGATCTAGATTCTATGATAACAACTTTTGAAGGTCCATTGGATGCTTGGCTTTGTCCTAATGCAATAGCTTTATGTTCAATAAACAATCCATTCCCTTTTGATGTGTCCAATAAAAGATGGATGCTAGATGGTGACGATATTGGAAGACAAAAAGCTAGGGAGTTTTTAGAAAAGGGTGAACAGGTTTTTCTTTGGGGGAGATTTATAAAAGAATGTGATTTACCAGAAAGAAGCAAATGGGATTTAAATGATGTGGTTAACTATGTCAGATCCACCGGAAAAAAGATAAGGAGATTAGATAATTACTTTTCTTCCGATAAATGGGATATTATAGATATATGAAAAAGGCTAAGAAGAACAACAACAAGATAAAATTTCCTATTGATATTAAAGGAGATTTAGAGCTACCTGAATTTGATATTTCTGAAAACTTTTCGATTCCTAAACTAAAAAATAAGATAAGTTCCGAAGTGAAAGAAATATCTAAAACTAAAAAAAATAATAAATGTCAGAGCAACAGCCTAATGTAGATAAAAAAGATTTCGCTAGGGATTTTCAGCTAGAGAGAGAAGAATGGACGGAGAAAATAAGAGTTCTCTCCGTCAGAATGAAAAATATAAAAGAGCTAGCGGAGGTTCAAGTCGAATTGTATTCAAGCAGACAAATGCTTCTTGAAATGTATTCTAAGCTGGGTCAAGTGATGGTAAAATTAAACTCTAAATACAGAAGAGATAAAGCTGAAAGACTAAGATATTATTCGGAGTCGGTTCAGGTTAAATACGGGGCAAACGAAAAGACACCTTTAATAGAGGGAGACCTTTCTGAGCTAAAAGAAAGAATGGATCTTGTCGATGGACAAATCTCTTTTTTCAACGAGACTATGAAAACCGTGGATCACATGCTCTACGGGGTGAAGTCAAGAATATCACTGGAAGAATATTTAAGATCTGGTGCTGTTAGAAATAATTACTAATAATGTTAAGATTTGTAGTAAGTGAAGATAATAATTGGTTAAGCTTAGTAGACTATTCAGAAGATTTTGAAAGAAAACAGATAGAAATATCTTTAACTAAGAAAATACACAACCATTTTTTTCATCCCCTTGTTAAGAAAAAACATTGGGATGGGTCTATATGCTTTGTGGATAAAAAATTACCCGTCTGGAGAGTTCCTATAGGTCTTTGGTCTGAGGTATATCAGATCTGCGAAAAATACAAGATAGAAGTAAACATTGAGGGATTAGAGAGATTAATAGATTCGGGTTTCACTCTAGAATCTTATACTGATTGGTGTAACGAGTTCTTTAAAGATGGTGTCGGTGGAGATCCTAATAAAATGCCTAGGGATTACCAAATAGAAACAGCTTGGAAGATAATAAAATTTAAACTTTCAGTTTCAGAAGTTGCAACAAGCTCAGGTAAAACATTAATTGCTTTTATGGTAATGGCTTACCTAAAAGAGGTAATGAAAGTTAAGAAATTCTTAATGATTGTTCCTAATACGAATCTTGTTATACAGGGATCTGAAGATTTTGAAGAATATGGACTTGAAAAATTAGAGGACTGTGAAATTCAACAGATACATGGAGCAAATAAGAAAAAAATATCAGGGGGATTAATGATAGGAACATATCAATCCCTTGTAAAAATGGAACCCGAATTTTTTGATGATGTTGAAGCAGTTTTTGTTGATGAGTGTCACCAGGCACAAAGCGCATCTATAAAAAAGGTTGTTGCTGTATGTAAGGATTCTAAATGGAGATTTGGTTTATCCGGAACACTAGCAAATAAAAACACTGCAGAATATTTGACCATCCAGCAATTCCTCGGTCCTCTTATAATGGAGATATCTCCTAAGTTTTTATTCGATAACAAATATGCTACCCCAGTTTCGATTAAGATCGTAAAAATGGACTGGATGGATGACGAGATAAAAGAAAAGCTATCATCCCTTAAAGAGAACAAGACTGAAATGGAAGGTAATGAGATCTTTAATCTGGAAAGAAAATTAGTTGTTGGTTCAGATAAAAGACTTAACTATATAATAGATTTTGTTCTCAAAACATCAAAGAACTCATTAATACTTTTCCAATCTGTTGGAGAAGGCTACGGCAAGAAGATTTATGATGGAATAAGGGAAAGAACTAATGATAGGGAGGTCTACTATATTGATGGGGATACCGATCCTGACAAAAGAGACATATTTACTAAGAGGATGGAGGAAGGAGTTAACAAAATAATGGTTGCTTCTTTTGGTACTATGTCCACTGGTATATCAGTAAAAAACATTCACAATATATTCTTAACCGAATCATATAAGTCGGAGGTACTTATAAAGCAGAGTTTAGGAAGGGGCATGAGATTGTTCGAGGGTAAGGAGAAAGTTAACATAATAGATTTCGTAGATGATTTTGCTTGGGGCGGAAAAGAGAACTATTTGCTAAAGCATTCGAAGGAAAGAATAGAAATTTATAAAAGGGAACATTTCGATTATAAAATTTATAATGTCAAAATTTAGGAAATAGGATATATAGAGTAGAAATAAAGCACTTTGATGTATAAAATTAAAAACTTCAAGGATTTTTGCCAAATTAATGAGTCTAATGAGGATCTTTTCTTCAGAAGACATTTGGGAAGTAATGCCTCTACTTATGAAGATAGAGCTAAGAACCACTATGATTTAGGCAGTAATCCCACTGTCCTACAGAAAACTCGAGACTTTTTCCAAAAAATGGAAAATAGAATAAACAGAGCGGCAGAAATAGGAAAGCAACAGGTAAGGCAAAACAGAGCGACAAGAACTCACGGAGGTCCAGACACAGGATTTGAGATACTCTTTGGGGCTTTATCAGTTGTGCCCAATGTATTAAAAAGAGTATTTGGTCCTACTAAATATGAATTCACTAAAAAATCTCCTAGCGATGAGAAAGTGGATATAGAATTCATGAGGCACACAAATGAAGACTTTGCACAAAATGAACTTCCTGCTATAAAAACGGAAGATCAATTAGCAGATCATATAGGTGATCTTTATAATAGAGGTGACGTAGTAATGGGACAAGTTCCTGTATTAGATGATATAGCTAGAAATAGGGTAAATCTCTATTATCAACATCAGGCAAATCCAGCTCAGCCTATATTCCAAACAAATAATGTATAAAAAATGAAAAAATTCTCTTCAGCAGTAGAAAAAAAGAAGCAAGAACTAAAAGAAAGCCAAGTAGTTAATGAAAGAAACATGTACCTTGAGTTCTCTAAAAAATATCACAAAAAACATGGGGTTTCAGGACCTTTCGATAAAAAATTCCAAGGAGATAAAAAAGCTCAGGAAGAATACATGGAAGGCCTATCTAAAGCTTGGAGTGATTATAAAAAAGAGAAGGGTATAAAACCTAAATCTACTGGATCAAAATTTGACTTTGCTAAAAAGAAAATAAATGAGTCTAAAGCTCTTGAAATGGCTAAGAGCATGATAGGTGACGGAGGAGATCCTAATTATCATTTCGTAACAATGTGTGACGACTTCTATTTTGAAAAAGGCGGGGAAATGATCAGATACAGTAAAGACATGATGTCCGCTCCACTTAAAGTGAAAACCACTCCAGATTTAGGAGCTTACACTTTTGGGCCTTTTGCTAATTTAGATGAGTCTAAAATGTTTGCAGCAAGTATAGAATTAGACGAGATCAATGGTCCTAGAATGGTAACAATCGAAGACAGAAAAACCGGAGACGTCTATTGTAAATATTTAACTTGTAAGATGCAGCCAGTCTGGAACGAGATAGAGGAAGAAGAAATAGAGGACGAGGAAGAACTTGAAGATCCAAATTCTGGGTATACTTACGGAGAGGAGCATGATGGTCACCCGGAGGAAACAGAAGACAGCTACGACGATGAAGATGAGGATGAAGATGATGAGTACGCTGCTACTATTCCTCAAGGGGATGACGATGAGGTCGAAGATGAAATTGAAGACGACGAAGACGAGGACGAATACGACGAGGAATAATAAAAATGTTTGGCCCTATACAAAGTACCGCACTTTATCCGGTTTTACAACACTACACAGGATGTAAGATACATTCAATCTCACCAGATGGGGATGATTTTTCATTTAGAACATTTCTAGGGGAAAGAGGAATACTTACTGAGGATACTACCGGAAATTGGAACATTACTATAGGAAAAGAGCTTGTATACACGATCGAAAAGGATATCTTTAAGGTATTGATTAAGCCAGATAAAAAAAGCTCTTTAGAAGACTATATAGACATATTAAATGACTTAAATAACAATCCAGACGTAAGCTATAGATCCAGGATTTTGGTAGCAAATATCATGAAATTTTTAGAGGAATATATAATAAGTTCTGATTTTGTCCCAAAGAAAAATTTAAGGATAGGACATCTTTTGATTTGTAATTTAAAAGGTAGAAAAATTATTAATTGTTTAAACTAATGGCTGGAATAAAATATTTAACGGACATATACGAAAAAAAAGGAAAGTCCTTTATTGAAAGCCTTTTCAATAAAAATTTAACTGTAACGGAAAATCTAGACGGTCCTTCTTTTTCTTTTGAAAGAGATTTTACTGGCGATAACATATCTTTCTATAAAAAGGATCAAGATAATCCTATAACCAAGGTGGATAGGATATTAATGAGATATTACGAAAAGCCCATAAGCTATATAGAATCTCTATCTCTTGAAATCACAGATCAACTTCCTAAGGGATGGAGATTCGGAATGGTTTACTTTCCTAACAAAAAGCCAGTCAGAATTGAATACGATAGGATACCAAAGAATCATCTTGTTTTAACACATGTTGTTGTTAGGGATGAATTTGGTGATATCATTAAAAATTTACAGGATAGGAATGAGCTCGATGAATGGGCGGACAAGCTAGGAGTTGAAAGATCACCTATTATATTCCAAGGTAAACTTGATAGGGATCAAAAGATAGCTATAATGGATTTCCTTTCCACCCCATTAGCAGATCTTAAAAATAAATTCCAGACCTCTAGTTTTAGTAACTATCTAATTTCAATCTTAAATAAAAAAGTAGAAAGAACAACACTTGGTAAGGATTTACAAGGTGAGATAGATTCCCTAGTTTTTAGATTCGAGGATGAAGACGGAAAAGAGGAAACTGTTTTAGCAAAAATGGTTGACCCTATTTTTCATGAGATAAACAGAAGCAGAAAAGTTACTCAAACATCTTATTTTCCTAGTGATGTTTATTCTTTGTGTCTTATAGATGTAATGAATTTTATACTAGAGACAGGAGTAGAAAACTTTATGGCTGAAGGCAATGATCCAGAGGAAAGATACATCAGTTTTGTTTTTGATGTATTTAAGAAGTTTGTATACGAGGAGGGTGAGAAATATGTAGGTGCAGATTTTCAAAAACCAGAATACTTGAAAACCGAAGGATTTGAAATAAATAAGGATTTAATAACTGACGAAGAAATTTTAAAGTCTATAGAAGACGACGAAGTTTATATAGACATTCTACAAATGATCCTTAACTCTTTTAGAAAGCTTAAAAGAAAACCACATGGATTTTTTACAGAGGGGCTAATCCAGCAATTTAATATGCTAGTTGAAGATATTGCTAGCTATATAAACGCCAAAAAGAAAGATTTAGTTGAAGAGTCTTTAGGAGTTCCCAGCTTTGTTTGGTTTAAAAAAGTCGGTAGTAAATTTAATCCGATAATGAGTGACGAGGATGAAATAGACGAACTAGAAGAAATCATAGAAGGTTCTTCTTCTGGAGATGTTCTACCTCTTAATGAATCTGAAATCCCAGAGACTATAACTGAAGACGAGAAGAAAGAAGACGCTTCAGAATTTTTCTCATTTAAGGATTTTAAAAAGGTAGTAGCTACACACAAAGAAAAAAAGAAGATAAAGATATTAAACGAGAATAGCCAGAAGGTAAATATTGTAATAGGTAAATTTCAGCCATTTAACAATGGGCATTTAAAAATGTGTACAAGATTAAAGAAGGAAAACAATTTACCGGTATTTCTATGTGTAGTACATCCTGGAAGTGAGCCAGGATCTAAATATCCATTCTCTGAGGATTTAATAAAAAAATCTATAGGTGCTTTAACATCAGAGAACAACAAACTTTTTGCTGGATATGAAATAATTCCGTCCAACCTTTTGGAGGATGCTCTAAATGCAGTAGTAAAACATGCTAATCCTGCTTCTATATGTATAGGGGAAAGGGATTTTGAAAATATGATTCTTCAAAGAGAATGGGTAAGAAATAAATATGATTTAGAAGGAGGAGATATAGAAATATACAAAACACCGCAATGGTCAAATAATAATGATATTAGAACCTATATAAAAGATGGGGATTTCCAGCAATTTAAAAGTAAAGTCCCTAAATCTGTAGCGGTTCTTTTCAATGAATTTACTAAACAAATAAACGGATCCGAGAAGGATATATAAGTTAATTAAAAAGATGAATGAAAAGAATATTATCCTTTAATGACTTTGCAATTTTTGAATATAACACTTTTAACTACACTCCAGGAGATAAGTTAAATGAAGCTATATACCTAGACGAAAGAGAGAAAAGACCAGTAGACGAAGCGGCACTCAAGAAAATGAAAGCCTGCGTGTTTTTCTTAAACGGATCTTATCCGTTTTTTTCATCAATGCTATCTAGATTGATAATCAGAGAAAACAGAAATCTTAGATTTAAAACAATGGCAACTGACGGTGTTAGTATACACTATGATCCTGATTTTGTAAATGAGCACAGCGATGCAGAGATAATGTGGGTAATAGCACATGAGGTTTTACATAATACTCTACTTCACTTCCTAAGATGCCCTAAAGATAAAACTAAAGCGGGTGTATGGAATGTTGCAGCAGATTATGCACTTAACCAGGTATTAACTCCGATAGACCCAGGAACAATAAACACCGCTAAACCTGAACCTGTATCTAAGGGAGGAGTAGGAAAAATGGTGAAGGGTTCTTTATATCCAGGATGCGGGCACGTTTCTTACGATCGTGAGTTTGTTAACAGAAGTGCAGAATGGATATACGAAAAACTTTTAGCTAATGGATATGTTCCTGAGCCAGGTGAAGATACACCACCACCCCCACCACCCCCACCACCTCCACAGGATCCTGTAGTTGGTGATATCATATATGATAAAGATAATGATTCTTATGGTATAATTAAATCTATAGACGATTCTTCAGGCGAGCTTGAGTATGATCCTATACCTAAAAATAAGGTTAAAGAATACTTACAAAGAAAAGCTAAGGGTGAGAATATATTGGGAGACGATATAGAAAAAGAATTAGACTTCTAATTTAATACGTTCTATGAAAGCTAAGATAACTGACGTTAAAATACAAAAACTCCAGGAAGATGGAGGAGGGGGAGGAGGAAAGGGCCCAAGGAATCCTAAAAATGTAGAAGTTTGGCCAGGAGATGTTAATGATGTACCGGATAGGGACGAAGATGGAAACATCAAAGGAGATGACGTAGAAGGAGATTTTAAAAGATATTCCGGACCTAAAACAGATCCTGGATATAATCCAGGAGAAGTACTTAGACCTGGAGAATTAGGGGATGTTGGAGATGGTGGAAATATAGACCCAGATAAGATAGCTGAGGAATGGGATGATATAACTAGAATAGCAACCACGGGAGGAAGTGCTCAACCACCTCCTTCTATAAGAAGAGCTTTAACTAAACTAAAAGAGCCTGTTATTGACTGGAGAGCTGAGTTGGATAAATTTATAGATCAGGCAATATCCAAATCTAAGTACACATTGCCGGTTAGAAGATTTTTAGGAGCTGGGAAAGCACAGTATGGATATAAGAAATATAAAGAGGATTTTCAAAATATAGTTATTGCTATAGATACATCCGGTTCTATTATTGATCCTTTATTAAAACAATTTATTTCAGAGGTCATTAAAATAACCGAAATATACAAACCCGATGAAACGACAATAATATATTGTAGCGACAATATAGATAATATAGATACATTCGGTGTGGGTGAAGAGCCAGATTTAAATAAGATAGCATCAACTGGAGGAAACTATGAAGGATTCCATCCACCTTTTAAATGGGTACAAAAAAATATGATTGACGAGGGAAAAACACCTTCGGTTTTTATTTATTTTACTGATGGATATGCAGATTTTCCACCACCCGAATATTATGATATAGAGAATTATTCAGATAGGTGTATTTGGGTACTCATTTCTTTTAATGATGAACCATTTCCTAGACCCGTTCCTTTTGGTGAAAGAATAGATATAGTTTTAGCCAATAATAACGTAAAAAGAATTTAATCTATGAAAGCAAAAATAACAGGCGTAAGAATTCAGCAAATGAAAGAATCCGGTGGTGGTGGTGGGGGAGGAGACGTAGAGGGGGACGACTTCGGTATCAGAAATCCTGAAAATGTCGACGAGTGGAAAGACGATGTTCCTGATGGGGATACTCCTGAAAGAGACAAAGATGGTAAAATAAAAGAGGAGGATTCCGAGTTCAAAAGATCTGATAGATCCGGAGGTGGTGGAGGTCCAGCTCCTGACGGATACAATCCTGGTGAAGTTCTTAGACCTGGGGAGTTGGGGGATCTTGGTGGAGACAGTGGACTTAACGGAGAAGCATTAGCTGAAGAATGGGAAGATATTACTAGAATAGCTGCAGCAGCGGGTAACGTTCCAGCATCTATAAAAAGAGCACTGACCAAAGTTAAAAGACCTGTTATTGATTGGAAGGCTGAATTAGCTAAGTATATAGACGAGGCAATAGCTAAATCTAAATATACATTACCAGCTAGAAGATTTTTAGGAGCGGGAAAAGCACAATATGGATATAAGAAATACAAAGAGGATTTCGAAAGCGTGGTTGTTGCAATAGATACTTCCGGATCTATCACTAGAGAAATGATAGAACAATTTTTAGGGGAGGTTATGAATATAACACAAGCATATACCCCTAAGAAAACCATTATATTATACTGCGACACCCAAGTTTACGAGCCGGATATATTAGAGCCAGGAGACACTCCTGATTTTAATAAAATAGCCGGAGGTGGTGGAACATATTTTTGGCCTCCATTCAAATGGGTAGAAAGAAATTTAATAGAAGAAGGCGAAAAACCGACAGTATTTATATACTTTACTGACGGTGAAGCAAACTTCCCGTCTGCGGATGACTATGAGATTTCTCAATATGAAAATAGATGTATTTGGGTATTTCTCACATTTAATGATGAACCCTATCCAAACCCGCAACCTTTTGGCGAGAGAATAGACATAGTACTTGCCAATAAGAATGTAAAAAGAATATAAAAAGTAGATATATAAAGAAAATAAAAAAATAAAATGGGCAAAAGAATTTATAATTTTAACGAGTTTGTCAATGAATCCTATATGAGTGAGGGATTTTTCTCTGATTTGGGATCGAAAATATCATCATGGGCAAAAAGTTTATATAATGCAGTTAAGTCAGGATTAGTTAGATTGATATCATCAGGACCTAAGAAAGGAACCCCTAGGGTGGCATTGTTTGACGATAGCAAGAGTGATTCAATCTTAAATCAGGTTAACAATTTCTACAAAGGTACTGAATTCTATAATATGAATAACCTTGAGATCCCTGAGACCCTTGAAGAAAGCTTCTTATGGGAAGATGCAGTTCCTTTAACTTATCCTATAGAAGACGACGTACCAAACTATTCTGAACAGGAGATAAAAGAGACTATTAAAAGAAACATGAGAGATATCTTTAGAATTGCAGATGAAATGGAAGCAGCTAAAGAATCTGGAGCATCTGATGACGAGTTAGATGATATTTACAGAGGAATTCTAGATGTTAAACCAATATTCATATACGGAGCTCCAGGGATTGGTAAAACTCAAATAGTAGCCCAAGTTTGTGACGAATTAGGAAAAGAATTATACGGACATAAACTATCTTTAGTTAACGTAGATGGTGAGAACGCAGAGCCTGTTGATTTTGCTGGGGTACCTAGTGTAGTAGATATTGAATCACCAAATGAAGAAAACCCAATTGGAAGAGGTGTTACCAGATCTAATATTAATGTTGATATACTCCCTTATGATAACGGAAAAAATCAAAAAGGGGGAATCCTATTCATCGACGAGTTAAACCGTATGCCTAAAGAAGTTATTAAGATATTTATGAAACTTGCTCAGTCCAGAAGAATCGGTAACAATTATAAGGTTCCTTCTAGATGGTATATCGTTGCAGCAGGTAACCGAAAAGAAGATGATAGAGGAAATATCGAAGAATTAGGTACTGCTCTTAGAGACAGATTCGAAGCTGTTAACTTTGTACCAACTATAAAAGGATTTAGAGGATATATCGAGGGAAGCAGATACAAAGACGTTGTTCTTCCAGAGCTTCTAGATTTCTTAGAATTCCAGCCAGTATACTTCCATAATTTGGATCCGGCTCTTAAGAAAACAAAATATCCAACTCCTAGGGCTTGGGTAGATGCTTCGAACTCTTTAAGAAGAGTTATTAGAGAATTGGAAGCTAAAGGAGTTACAAAGATTCCGGAAGATGTGATAAGAAAAGAATTCTCTAAAAATGTTGGATATGATGCAACATCAGCTTTCTTGAATTTCTACAAGATTGCTAAAGATATTCCAGTAAAAGATCTTATTCTACCTTACACGGATCCCGATAAAGCTCCAGTTCCTGCGGATAAAGGGGATAGACCAGATTATACACACGCTTTATTTGGAGCGGTTATGAGAAAAAGCACAGAGATGCAATTAACACCTAAAGAGGTTTGTAATTATGCTAAATGGTTAGAAAGAATTGATAAAGAGGAAGAAGGAGCAGCACAGATTACAACTTTCTTTAAGCTTCATCCAGAATTGGCAAAAGATCCTGCAATGTACTCTTGCTTAGGACCTTTGGCTGATAAATGGGGAGCTAAAGTTGGACAAGAGTTCTAAATGAAAAAATATAGTCAAATAAAGGAGGGTCATACCTATAAGTATGACCTTTCTAATAGTAAGAAACTTCTAGAGGAAGCCATGGAAAAGATAAACATGGTTAAAGAAGAATTTTCTAAGCTAGATGATATAGACTTACAAGAACTCGAGGAAGGTTGGAATCTTATAGATAAATACTACGGAAACGTTGTTAGAGGAGAGATATTCAAAAGAAATAAAAAAAGGTATATCCCAAACACTTCTGCAGTTTTTCCAAGAAAAGGAGATAGTTAACTATGAAACATATAAAATTATTTGAGCATTTTTTAATGGAAGAGGATGGATTCGGTAGAGACTTCTTTGTTAAAAGGAAGGACGGAAAAGTTTCCAAATACTATTTTAAAATAGAAGGTGAGGAAGAAAATCTAGGATTCATTATCAATATAGGCAAACTTTCACGAGGATCTTCTATAGATGAAGCAGAAAATAGCTATTGTGTTGTATCGGCAGAACCAATTAAAATCGGAATACTTGATGACTATTTAGTAAATGATACAGATTATAAGTCTAGAGAGGATGACGATTTTAATCTCACTAGATCAGAGTTTATGAGATTTTATAGAATCTTAAGTGAAACAATAAAAGACTATTTACAAAATAATCCTAAGGTCTCTAAAATCTATGACGAGATTACAATGAATCTAAATGTAGATTTCTCTGAGTATAAAGACAGGGTAGAAACATTAATGGGAGAATGGAGCTACGAAAAATGGAGCGTTCAGGAAGGACCGGATGATGAAACTTTAATTTATACTAGAAGGGACCATGACTAATAATATTCTTTCATATAAAGAATTTATAAATGAATCCAGGATTCCAATAGCTTGGGCTAAGCCATCGGCTACAACAATAAAGGTTCTTTCTTTTATAGGGGAGAAAGAAAAAGTAACCAAAAGAGAACTCACGGAATTCATAGATAGCATACCGGAAGACGCTTCTGGAAAAAAGCCTTCTATGAACTGGGTTAGGGGTCAAAAAAAGTATATCAAATATAAAGTCCAAGAGGAGGAAGCAAACTATTTCTCACTAACAACTCTAGGTAAAAGAATCCTAAAAGCATCTAGCGTAAACGAATAAATCTTATATTTTTTACTAAATCCTTTAAAAAATGAAACATTTTAATAGATTTGCAGTAGAATAATAAAATATTTAACAATGGAAAATTACGAAAAAATCAAGGAATTAGTAGAAAGCATGTCTAAAGATATGGAAGCTTTTTACGTAAAAGGTAACAAGTCTGCTGGTACACGTGTAAGAACAGCTTGTCAAGAGCTTAAGAAATTAGCTCAAGATTTAAGAGTTAACGTACAAGAAACTAAAAACACCAAAGCTTAATCTTTATGAGTTACTATATTTGTAAAGTTAGCTTTTTTACTGGTGAGGTTTCTAAAAGTACTGGTAAGGCAAAGGCATCTAGATCTGAAATACTTGTAGAGGCGGAGAGTGTAACTGATGCTGAAGCAACTCTTCACAAGCACTTAGCTGGTGATAATGCAACTGCTCATTTAGATTTCGAGGTTACTTCAGTAGCACAGTCTAAAATCGAGTCTGTAGTACAGATTAGAGGTTAAAAAACATAATCCCCGATGATATATAATCTATCGGGGATTTTTGTATTCCCTAATTAAATTAAACTATGGGAAAACCTAAAAAAAAATCTGCGGAGACCAGTTCATATGAACCTCCTGTTTCGCCAGTAAAAATACCAAAGGGGGATACTGGGTTTAATATAGTTAAAAATAATTACAGAAGATTTATTTGGACCTGGAATCAATACACGGATAAAAAACCCAAGTTTCAAAAAACGTAGTAATATGCCAGCAGTTTCTAAAACACAACAGAGATTAATGGGACAAGCTCACGGAGTCAGAAAATTCTTGGACACCAATGGGAAAGAGGGTTTGAACCCAAGAAAGATTGATTCAGCATACAGAGAAACTATAGTGGAGATAGCTAAGAACATGAAGAAAAAAGCTCTTAAGGATTACGCTAGCACTAAACACGCTAACCTTCCGGAAGAAGTTGAGGAAGTAGAAGAGGGAATTGCTACTATAATACCACATCTTAGTCCTGAGTCTAATAAGCCTAAGAAATCTAAAGCAAGAAAGATGCAGAATCTTTCCGATTATAGAGAATTTGTAACTAAAATAAAAAAATAATATGAGTGAAGATTGCGGATGTGGCGGAGTCACAGATAATATCAGAAGCTATGATTCACATAGAGCTTCTAAATACGACCAAGATCCTTTAGTTGGTAAGAGAGTTTCTCTTATAGATGGAAGAAGCGGAAGAGTTGATGATTCTATTAGAAACAGCGTTGGTGAGGTGATAGGATATGTTATAGAAGGTGAAAGAGGTATGTATAGGGTGTTTAAGGATAAGATCTCTAGCGAGCTTGAAGAAAGCGGAGGTGCCATGGCTTCTTTAGCTGGAACCCCTGGAATGGGTAACGTTGTGCCTCCTGGACCAGGGAGAACTGGATCAGGAGATCAATTTCCTAGTTTAACTGTGGGTACACCTGCAGCTAAAAAAAAGAAGAAAAAGGTTTCTAAAGAAACACCTAATCCAATAAGTAATTCGTTGATGGATTTTAAAACATTCCAAAGAGCATCGAAATCGAACCAATAATATTTATTTTTCTTAATTTAGCTATGTGCAAAGAATTAAGATAATACAGGAAGAATATGCTAATGATCCTTGGAAGGTTTTAGTATGTTGTATATTACTTAATCAAACTAGTAATAAACAAGTAAGACCTTTAATAGAAAATTTCTTTAAAAAATGGCCAAATTCTAAATCCTTGATATGGGAGGATGATTTGGTCATTTCCGATTTTATAAAAACCACAGGATTCCAAAATGTGAAAGCAAAGAGAATAAAAAATTTCTCCAGTGCATGGGAATCAGGAGTAAGAGATCCTTTTAAATTTCCTGGTATAGGAGATTATGGAAGGGAAGCCTGGAGGATCTTTGTAACCAAAGACATATCATTTATTCCTAAGGATAAGAAGCTTAAAATGTATTTAGAATCGATTCAGTAATATATACTACATGAATCATTTATTTACGTTTCAACAGCTTTTTGAAAAGCTTCAAATGGTAACAGCTAACTGGGCAATAGTAAGCAACGAATCTTCTTTTGAAAAGAAAGACGAGAATGGATATTTAGTTTTTAGTAAAAATGGAACATTCTCAATTATATACAACAAGAAAAAGGAGAACGAAGAAGCTAGAATAGAATTTTATTCTAGTAAAGAAAATTCAACAGATAAAAAATCAGTTTGTGAGTGTAAAATAACTACTACTTCAGGATCTGACAGAGTAAAAAAAGGATTTCCTGATATCACGCCAGATAATATGTGGGATATATTGGTGACTTTCTTTGATTACAGTGATCTTGAGAAAGTAGATAAAAATGCGGTAGATGTATTTATGATGGGATTCACTAAATCTATCAAAGAGGTTAATAAGAGTGAGGAAAAAGATCAGCTATCCCCATCATTTAAAGTTTTCTATAAATATTTAAGCGAGTGGAGCAAGAAATCTAAAGAAATTCCTCCGGTTACCACTGACGAGTATAATTTCATGGATATAGTAAACAAATTTGCTTCCTATTTTAAATCAAACAAATAATTAGATTGATTCTTTCTTTTTGAGTTGTTCTAGATAGTCTTTCCAGACAAGTCCGCCCTCTTTAATTCCTGCTTTTTGAAATTTATGTAGCTCTGCTCTTTTAGACATTATATAGGAAGCTATAATTGCGTCCTTCAATTCTATTTCTTTACGATCTAGCATTTCCTGAACCTTTTTAATTGATTTCATTGCTTCATCCCTGTTAGCAAATCTAAGGCCTGGAGTATACTTCCTTTCTCCGTCAAAAGGATTTACGTCTTTTAGGTATACATCCTCGAATAATTTGAAAGATAGAATTTTTTTCACCTATTATATATTCCTTTTTGAAACCTCTTCCCTATAACACTATAAAATAGATATGATCATAGATATTGAGAATACAGGAAATGGATTATCTGTTTCACATTACACTGAGGAAGGGGAAGTTAATTTATTGAAAATTCAGGTACCAAAGCATCTACAATTTGTTTGGCAAAAAACATCGGAGAACGACAAAAGTAAAGATAAGGAATGGAGGTCATGGGACAATTTTCCTGTGAAGAAAGTCACCACTAGCAAGTTTGACAAATATAGAGTGGTAGAAATATTAGAAGCGATAGATCCCGAAATAACAAAACCACTTTGGGATTACCAAACTCCTAAAAAATACTTTGTCGATATAGAGGTTGAGATCACTGACAATCGTGCGGATTCTTTAGATACTGAAAATTCTAAGAACCGGGTGCTTTCAATAGGGATGGCTTCTTCTCACGGAAAGATTCTGGTTATTGGACTCGAAGATATTCCGCAGGATAAAATATTAAAAATAGAAAAAAGGATAAAGGAACACTTTAAGGATCAGCCAGGAGAATGGACTTTTAATTATAGGAAGTTCGAGACTGAGTTCGATATGCTTTACACTTTCTTCTCTAAGCTAGTTCCTAAAATGCCTTTAATAACTGGATGGAACTGGTTTGGGTATGACTGGCCTTATCTTATCAATCGAGCAAAAAGATTAGGAATAGATCCAAAGATAGCTTCACCCAGTGGGATTCTCTTAGGAATGAACCAGATTCCGATGCACATACTAATGGTTGACTACCTGGACATCTATAAGAAATGGGATAGGGTTATAAAAATCAGAGAATCTAACTCATTAGACTATGTTGCTAATCAAGCTATAGGGATAAAAAAGATTTCTTATAACGGAACATTAAAAGATTTATATGAATCAGATTTTGAGACATTTATCTTTTATAACGCAGTCGACTGTGCTTTAGTTCATTATATAGATAAAAGGCTGGACACGCTTTCAACTTTCTTTAAAATTGCCGAAGTTAGTAGAGTGGAAATAAACAGAGCCCTATCACCTGTGTGGACCACTGAGGTACTGATGCTAAGAAAATTCCTGGAAAGAAAAAGAGTTATTGTCAACGAGAGAAAAGGAGAATCACATGTAAAGTTTGAAGGAGCTTATGTTAAGAAGCCAGAAAAAGGATTATATGAATGGATCGCTTGTTTTGACTTTGCCTCACTATATCCTAACACGATGATGCAATGGGGAATTTCACCAGAGGCTTATATTGGGAAGAATTTAAAAGAAATACCAGAAGGTGCAATTAAAACATCTTCAGGTGCGGTGTTTTACAACAAAGATGGGCAAGAACCTATACTAAGAGAAATATTAAAAGGACTTTATGCACAAAGGAAAGCTACTAAGAAAAAATATTTTGAGTGTGAAAAGGAAATAGAAAAAATTAAAAAAGCAATAAAATCAAAATCATAAATTATGGCAAACACAGATAACAAATGTTCAGATCTTCCGGTGGAGGATTTTTACACAGGGTCGGAAGACACTTTAGGATTAGTTTATAACAAACAAAAAGAACTTCAGGAAAGATATGGGTTCGATTTCAAGGATTGGTCCATCAAGCAAATAGCAGATTTTTGGATGGTCAATAAGCATGCTCTTGGCGACGAGTTGAACGAAATGTTTGATGCACTAGGAGGAATCAATGATGGTATAGGATCTGCTGGTTGGAAATACTGGAAAGGTGACAACAAAAAAACGGAGACTATGAAAATCTCAGATCTTTCAGAAGCCGACAAATTAGAGCTATATTATGAATGGATAGATGGATTACATTTTTACATGAATTTCGCTATTTCTATCGGTATGACAAGTAAGGATATTGTTAATCTTTATATGGCAAAAAATTCTGAAAATCACGACCGTCAGGAGAGAGGATACTAATATATATAATAAAAAATTCATGGAAAAATTACTAACACCAAACCCTAGGAGATTCTCATTGTTTCCTGTTCAGCACCACGATATGTGGACAATGTATAAAACTGCAGAAGCATCTTTTTGGACTGCTGAGGAAATAGATCTAGCTCAAGATATAACGCACTGGAGAGATAAATTAAACGATAATGAGAGATATTTTATTAAGCATGTTATTGCTTTCTTTAATAACTCCGATGGGATTGTTAATGAAAATCTAGCTGCAAACTTTTTTAATCAAGTACAATACCCAGAGGCAAGATGCTTTTATGGATTTCAATTAGCAATAGAGAACATTCACGGAGAAACCTATTCTCTTCTTATTGATTCCTATATAAGAGACGAAGAAGAAAAGGAACATCTATTTAATGCTATCGATACTGTTCCTTCAGTCAAAAGAAAAGCTGATTGGGCTATGAAATGGATAGAGAAAGGGTCATTCATAGAAACATTAATTGCTTTTGCTGCGGTGGAAGGAATCTTCTTCTCCGGATCATTTTGTTCCATCTTCTGGTTAAAGAAAAGAGGACTAATGCCGGGTCTATGTTTTGCTAATGAACTAATATCTAGGGATGAAGGATTGCATTGTGATTTTGCTTGTTTACTTTACACTAGCCACATCGAAAACAAACTTCCGGAAGAAACAGTTGTCGAGATAATTAGTGAAGCTGTAGAGATCGAAAAAGAGTTTGTTACTTCGTCATTACCTGTAAGACTTATTGGAATGAATTCTGATCTTATGTGCCAATATATAGAATTTGTTGCAGATCGTCTACTAATTTCTCTAGGATGTAATAAGATATACAACACTAAATGTCCTTTTGATTTCATGGTTAACATAGCCCTTGAAAACAAGGGTAACTTCTTTGAAGGAAGAGTGGGTTCATACCAAAAATCCGGTGTTATGGACAGTACTAAAGATAATAAGGATTCTGGCAAAGCCTTTACAATGGATGCTGACTTTTAATTTAGTAACAGATCCCAATCGAATATATATAAGGCATATAATTAACAACTGTGGCTCAGAAAACTAGATCTCAATTTAAAGTAATATTTTCTCAGGGAAATATCCCAACTCAGCAGGATTTCCATGACTTTATAGATAGTTATTGGAACTTGCCTGATGATGGTTCTTTTACTGGGATAACTGGACCTTCCGGACCTACTGGTGCTACTGGGTTCGGTGTACAAGGAGCAACCGGGCCAACAGGATCTACTATGCTAACATCAGTACCTAGCGCAACTTCCTCAACAGGAACAACTGGAAATTACGCAGCTGCTTCCGGATCCTTTTATTTTCATGATGGATCTCAATGGTGGGTTATCAATGGTACTGGTTTCTGATTTTTATTTATTGGTATCCTCAAAGGGATAAAACCAACGATTTTAAAAAAAAATTAAAACAAGGGAAACTAATTGTCGATTAAAAAATAAAAAAATAAACTTGTAAAATGGAAGTAATAAAAAGAGATGGCTCTAGAGAAAGAGTAAAACTGGACAAGATCCTTAGTAGGGTTAAGAAACAGTGTTATGGATTAAATATGGATTATATAGAGCCGATGGAGATAGCCAAAAAGGTTATTCATGGTCTTTATGACGGAATTACATCTATTGAATTAGATACATTGGCGGCGGAAACAGCTGCAGCACTAACTCCGACACACCCAGATTATTCTATACTCGCTTCTAGAATTTGTGTTACCTCCTTACATAAAAGAACACCAAAAAGTTTTTCACAGGTTATTGAGCAACTCTATAATTACATTGATCCTAGAACAGGATTAAAAGCACCTATGATTGCTGATGATGTCTACGAGATCATCATGAATAATTCAAAAGATATAGATTCTCAAATAATAACAGATAGAGATTTAGAATACGATTATTTTGGATTTAAAACTCTAGAAAAATCATATCTATTAAAAATAGATGGTCTTCCCGCAGAAAGACCGCAGCAAATGTTAATGAGAGTAGCTATAGGAATTCATAAAAATGATTTGCCCTCCGCTTATAAGACCTATGATTTAATGAGTCAGGGATATTTTACTCACGCGACACCTACATTGTTTAACTCTGGTACTAGGAGACCTCAACTTTCTTCTTGTTTTTTAGTTTCGATGGATGATGATTCAATCCAAGGGATTTATAAAACACTCTCTGATGTAGCTCAAATTTCTAAGAATGCGGGAGGTATTGGATTACACATACACAACGTAAGAGGTACAGGAGCTTACATTAGAGGCACTAACGGAACATCTAATGGTATTATTCCGATGCTTAAGGTTTTCAATGAGACTGCAAGATACGTTGACCAAGGAGGAGGAAGAAGAAAAGGATCATTTGCTGTTTATCTAGAGCCTTGGCACTGTGACGTTGAAGATTTTTTAAATCTTAGAAAAAATCACGGTAAGGAAGAAATGAGAGCCCGGGATCTTTTCTTGGCTTTATGGACTCCTGATTTATTTATGGAAAGAGTAAAAGAAAATGGAGACTGGACATTGTTTTCACCAGATGAGGCACCAGGATTAGACGATGCTTATGGAGAAGAGTTCAATAAGCTTTATACTAAATATGAAAACGAAGGAAAGGGAAGAAAGACAGTAAAAGCCCAAGACCTTTGGTATAAAATTATTGAAGCACAAATAGAAACAGGAACTCCTTATATTCTTTACAAGGATTCTGCAAATATTAAATCTAATCAGAAAAATTTAGGAACTATTAAATCTTCCAATCTTTGCACCGAGATCATCGAGTACTCAGATTCAAAAGAAACTGCAGTTTGTAATTTAGCTTCTATTGCACTGCCTAAATTTATTACCCCTGGTAAGAAACCTAAATACGATCTTAATGCACTTAAAGATATAGCTTACACGGCTACAATAAATCTTAATAGAGTAATAGACGTTAATTATTATCCTACTAAAGAGACCAAGACTTCTAATATGAAGCACAGACCTATAGGTATAGGCGTACAGGGATTAGCAGATACTTTTGCTATATTAAAAATACCTTTCGATTCCGAAGAAGCTAAACAATTAGATAGGGATATTTTTGAAGCTATTTATTATGGCGCTATGTGTGCATCAGTGGATCTTGCAGAAAAAGAGGGAGCATACCAATCTTTTAAAGGATCTCCTCTATCTAAAGGACTATTCCAGTTTGATTTATGGAATGAATCTCCAAGCACAAGATGGGATTGGGAAGCTTTAAGAGAAAGAGTAAAAACACACGGAGCTAGAAACTCATTATTGCTTGCCCCGATGCCTACAGCATCTACAAGTCAAATACTAGGTAACAATGAATGTTTTGAACCATTTACATCTAATATCTACATTAGAAAAACACTATCCGGAGAATTTCCAGTAGTTAACAAGCACTTAGTTAAAGAGTTAGTCAAACTAGGTATGTGGAGTGAATCACTTAGAGATAAGATAATTATCAATAACGGATCGGTCCAGGACATAAAAGAAATTCCAGACGAAATTAAGGAAATTTATAAGACTGCTTGGGAAATGAGCCAAAAGGTTATTATAGACCACGCAGCAATAAGAGCACCTTTCATTTGTCAAAGTCAAAGTATGAACTTATTTGTACAGGACGCAAATTTTGCTAAACTCTCTTCCGCACATTTTTATGGATGGTCTAAAGGATTAAAAACCGGAAGCTATTATATCAGAACTAAAGCTGCTACAACTGCTATAAAAGGATTAGGGATAGATACTAATAAGCAGGAAGATATAAAATCAGAGGATGAAAATTACAGCGACTTAGTTTGTAGTATAGATAATCCTGAAGATTGTCAAGCCTGCGGATCATAAATAATATTATGGAAGGAAAAAAGAATACCACTAAAAAAATAACAAACTTTAAAGATTTCGTAAAAGATCACGGAGACATTGATGGTAAAGAAAATCTTGAAGAAATACCTTGTATAATTTTAGCTGGTCCTCCTGGGTGTGGCAAAGGAACACAATCGAAAATAATATCTAAAGGTATGAGATGGAAACACGTTTCTACTGGCGATATATTAAGAGCTTCTGATGATAAAGAAATTAAAAAGATGATGAAGACTGGGGAATTACTTCCTGACGAATTAGTAGGAAAAGAACTAATCTCCTATCTTAAAGATTACTCTAAGCATCACGATCCTAAAGGATTTATATTTGATGGATATCCAAGAAATCTTGCACAGAGAGATATTTTTGAAGAAATATGTAGAGTAAACAAATTAAAGCTTGTATATGTTTTCTTTTTAAACGGACCTGAGGATTTATTAAAGAAGAGAATTATTAACCGAGGTAAATCATCGGGAAGATCAGACGACAAAAGCGAGAAAGCTTTTGAAAAAAGAATGAAAGAATATAATGAGCAGACACTTCCTATGATAGAATCAATGAGAAATGGTGGGAACTTTCTAGAAATATCTGCTACTAAAGATCTCGAGGATGTTTCTTCTTTAATATTTAAGAAATTGAATGAAATTTAATTTATAAACTAGTCTATAACTATTAAAAACAATAAAATGGATAATGTCGAAAAAGAATCCCCTGTTGAAAATCGGGAAATAAATCAACCAACACAACCAACTATCTGTTTAACTATGATAGTTAAAAACGAATCTCAAGTAATTAGAAGATGTATAGATTCGGTAAAAGATTATATCAGCTATTGGGTTATTGTAGACACAGGATCTACTGACGGAACACAAGATCTCATTAAAGAAATCATGGCTGAGTATAACATTCCCGGTGAACTACACGAAAGACCTTGGGTTGATTTTGGACACAATAGAACTGAAAATCTACGATATGCTAAGGATAAGGCAGATTACCGATTAATAATAGATGCGGATGATGTACTTTTCGTTGAAAATCCTGAAGTTAATCCATTCTTAAATGTAACCAAGGATTTCTATAAAATAAAAATAAGATTAGGTTCATTAGCATATTATAGATCTCAACTAATCAGAGGGGATCAAGATTGGAAATATGTTGGTGTTTTACACGAATATCTTTCTGGACCAGAAGACATGGATCTCGAGGAGGACTTTTTAGAAGGAGTAGAAATGCACGCTTCAGTTTCGGGACACAATAGAGACATTAAAGGTAAAGACAAATACTATAATGATGCTTTAATTTTCGAAAAGGCTATTTTAACTACACCAAAAGAAGAACTTCCCATAGATTTAGAAAGAAGATATGTCTTCTATATGGCACAAAGCTATAGAGATGCTGGAATGCACGAAAGATCTATCGAAGCTTATCAAAGAAGAGCTGATCTAGGAGGATGGAACGAAGAAGTTTATATTTCTAAATATTGGATTGCTAGACAAAAGCAGACAATGCAAAAACCCGACGAGGAAATAATTGATGCTTATTTAAAAGCTTGGGAATACAGACCAAATAGACTTGAATCATTATATCACCTTATTAAATTTCTAGGAAGTAGAAAGAGATATGCTTTAGCTTTTGCTCTGTCTGCAATAGGAATGAAAACTGGACCATGCTCAGATATCCTTTTCGTCGAAGATGAAATTTGGAAATGGAGAATGCCTGATGAATATTCAGTACTTGCTTACTATAACGGAAATGCAGAGGAAGCACGTAAGACTACAAGTATTATAATTAATTCCCCAGTATTCCAAAAAATAACTAAGGGTGAGCAAGATAGAATCCTTAAGAATTTGGATTTCTATAAAAAAGCTATAGACCGAAATACAGAAGAAGAGCCTAAAGAGGAATTACAGGAATCTTAGAGAATGTAGATATATAACATAAAAAGTTATATAATGAGAATTCTAAGATTTGTGGATTTTTTAAATGAGTCTGTTTATAACGTAGGAATTCCTCTTTACAGAGGATCTAGCTTCCAACCGGAAAGAACAATAAAAAGGAATAAGTTTATTGGGGAGCTTCAGGATTTCCTTACTCAAGTTGCTAACGGTACGCTTTCTGAAATCACAGTAATAGCTGAAATACCAACACAAGGTAAGAACGCACCACAATATCTAAAAGATATTTATGCTGAAATGGGATACGATCCTAGCAGAGATCAGGAAGATATGTATGACCCAGAGACTGATGTTTACATGGGAGATAGAAGCAGAACAGCAGATGAACCTTCTAGAAATATATTCGTAGACTCTGAGTTTATTGTTAAAGATGTTGATCAGACAAAAGGAGTTATTATTGCAGTTCCTTATTCTTTAAAAAGAAAGAATGTTACTGTAGAATTAACCCCCGATATGATTGACGAGGCTTACGTTAAATAATTTAGCACTTACTAATACATGGATTTTGATGATTTTTATATAGCAAAAATCGGAGACCATACTTTCATATTAGAAGATTGCAAAGACTTTCCAAAAGGACTTTCAGAAAGAGAGCATCTCCTCGAAAATGAGGGGATGCTTTTTAAGTTTAATGATCCTGGACATAGGTCCTTTCATATGAAAGGATGTTTAATACCTTTAGATATTATCTTTATTAAAAAAGGAAGAGTTGAAAAAATATACCACAACTGTAATCCATGTGAGCTTAATGAGTGTGATCAATTTGAACACGAAGATGCTGATACAGTAGTCGAGCTTATGGGAGGAACTTGCAAGAAAAATAACATCAACGAGGGGCTCATCTACAGGCTCATGTAAGAAACTTTTCTCCCTTATTCATTTATAATCAATATATGTCATCAAAAAAAGAGATACAAGTTCTCTCTGAAAGAGAACACATTTTATTGAGACCTACTGTTTATGTAGGTAGTGTTAAGCCAACTGACGAAAAGGTTCCTATAATAAGAAATAACACACTTTTTATTGAATCTAAGAAGATTTCGGTGGGAATGTATAAGTTATTTGACGAAGTGTTTTCTAATGCGTTAGACGAAGCTAAAAGGATGAAAGGCAAGATGAAGACCATTGGGATATGGGTTCATTCTAAAGATAACAAAATATCAATTACTGACACAGGTAATGGATTTTATAAAGGGACCGAAATTAACAAAGTTAGTGGTAAAACTAATATTGAAACAGCAGTTTCCCAATTAAGAGCTGGGTCTAATTTTGAAAATGATGATATCGAAGAATCCCTAGTTGGTACTAATGGTATGGGGGTTAGTCTTGTCAATGTGCTCTCTAAATATTTTTCCATAGAAACTATAAATGATAAGTATCATTATTTTCAAGAATGGAAAGATTACGAAGGCAGCAGTCCAAAAATAACTAAGAACACAATAAAGTCTAAAACCGGAACAACTGTGACTTTTAAACCTCTCTCAGAAGTTTTCGGAGGCGATAAATGGGACAAAGAAGTTCTATCATCCATATTGATTCTTAAATATGACCTCATAAAAAGAGACCCGATACTTAGTAATTTAACTATAAATGTTAACTGGGATGGAGAGGATATAGATTTAAACACAAGATTTATATCTGAGGACTCTTTTAAGATTAACACTGATATAGGACAGATAACCATTTGGGAAAAATATGAGGGATCTGGATCTATTAGTTTTGTTAATTCCGCTATGTGCACTGGAATACATCAGAAGATAGTAAATGACTTTGTAAACTCTAAGTTGGAAGACACATTAGGACATCATTTTTATGACGCAATGATCGTTTTGAATCTTCCTCCTAAGTATGTTAAATTTGGAGACCAGAACAAAACTAGGTTTGTAACAACAAGAGAGGAGATAGAAAATCTTCTTATGAACAAATTCGGATCTAAACTCCAGGGATTTTTCAAAACTGAAATTTTTGAAAGGATCTTAAAAAAAGTGGAGGAGAGAAAGAATGATGGATATGTAAAAAAGTTAAGAGCAGAAAAAAGGAAGGTTAATTTAAAACATTCCCATAAATATTTTCCAGCACAGAAATCATTAGCTGAGAATCTTTTTATAGTTGAGGGATTATCTGCGATGGGATCTATACTTCAAAAAAGAAATCCTAAGGAAGACGGGGTATATGCTCTAAAAGGAAAAATAAAAAACTGTAAAAATATAGGAGATCTATCTGACAACAAAGAGATATTAGAACTAATGCAAATATTAGGTCTTGATCCCACTGCTAGAAACATAGAGACAGTAGGATATAAAAGAATTGTTATAGCTACAGATCCAGATCCAGATGGATCACACATTACTTCCCTACTTATAAATCTTTTCTATAAATGGTTTCCTATGATTATAAGATCAAGGAGACTTAGTTTTTTAAAGATCCCTTTAGTTTCTGTTGGAGATTCTAAAAAAAGAAAATACTATTGGGATATGGATGAATTCAAAAAAGCAAAGCCTAGCGGAAATATTAGATATCTAAAAGGACTAGGATCTCTTTCACTAGATGATTGGGAATGGGTGATGAGTGATAAAACACTTATATCAATAGAAGAAAGCGAGGATAGTAAAGAAAAACTAGAAATGGCTTTTGGAGATTCATCAGAATTAAGAAAAAAATGGCTTTCGAATGTTAAGTAGAGTTATCTAACAATAAGTAGATATATACAAAGATGATTTTAAGGTTAAAAGATTTTGTTAGTGAGCAAGAAAACGTAGGAGCTGAAACTCCTCAAAGCTCTCTTTCTACTAGTTCTAGTAAGAACCTAAAGATAAATTGGACTAAGCCAGACCTAGCTATGGAGATTGATCACTATGACGATAAAGCAAAATTAGAGTTTTATCAGCACAACATAACTATAGGAAACAAGGACATTGGTAAAACATCCCCAAGAGCAACTAAATTTTATAAATATATTTCAGAGCCTTTTAGAAAGGGTCACTTTGAAAATATTCCAATAGTTTCTGAAGGGAGCTTTGATGTTAACAGTATACAGAACTTTATGGTTTATGAATACGACAACATCGTAAACGGAGCATACGGAAGAGCATATGGTGATGTACTTATAAAAACAACCGAAGAATTAAAGAAAAGTGGATCTATAAGTTTACCTGCTCCGATCGTAATAAAATTTATAAACTTCGGAGAAACTAGAACATCAGAGGAAGCAAGCTATTATCTATTCTCCGGAAACAGAGTCGCTAACTTGGCTCTTCAATATAACATACCTATAAAAGCATGGGTTGTTGACCTAATTCCTTCCAGAAGGGATGTTAGACAATTTGCAGATCAATCTGGTGCTTCTGCAAATCCTACTAAATTTAAGAAGCTTCTTAGAAGAGAAACAGGGAAAGAAAACATCGACGACTTAAATGCTAGGGAAAGATTCAAAATCATCCAATCCCTTAAGAATTTTTAATCTACCTTTATGGTATGAAATACAACACTAGAATGGGTTATTGTTGTCTTTGTCTTTCATTAGAAAAAGAAAAAGTCACAACAAACAGAGGAATGGTAAAAAAGACGTTCCTAGAAAAGGGACTTCCTTACGTCTCTGAACTTGCTGTAAAGAACACGGAAGATCTTATAAGAATAATAAATTTTAACGCCAAAAGTGGAATTAGAATGTATAGGATGAGTTCTGATATGTTCCCTTGGATGTCTGAATATGAAATATCTGATCTACCGGACTACGAAATCATAGATCTTAACCTTAAAATAGCTGGAGATATAGCTAGGGCTATGGACCAGAGACTAAGCTTCCATCCGTCTCCATATTGTGTAATTGCTTCAGAAAATCCATCTGTTGTTGAAAAATCTATAAAGGAACTCAGACAACACGCAGAGATAATGGATCTAATGGGATTAGAAAGAAGCCACAAGTATCCAATAAACATACATATAAACACAACTAAGCCTTCCAAGGAAGATGCTGCTAAAAGATTTTTAAAATCTTTTGAACTACTTCCTGAGGGGGTAAAGAAGAGATTGGTTGTTGAAAATGACGATAAGAAAAGCCAGTTCACTCCTACTGATTTGTATAATATGATATATAAAGAGTCAGGGATTCCTATAACATATGATTTTTTACATCATAAATGTAATCCGGACGAGATATCTGAAGAAGAAGCTTTAGATCTTTGTATATCAACATGGCCCGAAAATACAATAGCTCTAACTCATTTTTCAGATTCTAGAAAACTTTACGAAGATTCTGGTGCTAAAGAGGTAGCACACTCCGATTGGATTTGGAGTAAAATAGAAACTTATGGTCGAGTTTTCGATATAGAATTAGAGGTCAAGATGAAAGATCTTGCCTTACTGAAATATTTAGAGGAATGGAAGGAATAGAAGAAATAGATTTATCCAAATCTAAATGGAACCCAGAAAATGAGATTTATCTCATGTCTGTCGTAGAAGGTATAAAAGAAAATTATCCTCAGATAGATCTGGACGAAGAGCTAAAAGAATCTGGTTATTCAATAGACGAATTAGCAGATTCTAAAATTATTGTTTCATTTATGAAAAAGCTCAATGAAAAATATCCAGATTAATGCTTGTGCTATTAAAAAGGATATCTTTTATGGCTCTTGCTTTAGCTAGCGGGTTTTTTATCTATGCTCTTTTATTTCTGATAGAGTTTCCTAAAATAATTTCTGGTATTTTTTATTCTTTTAAAAAACATTAAAGTTGATTAATTACTACGAAATTTTAGGCGTCCAAGAAAATGCCGACCAGGAGTCTATAAAGAAAGCTTACAGACAAATGGCTAAGAAATTCCACCCCGACCGGAACAAAGATCAAGGGGCGGAGGAAAGGTTCAAGAAAATTACAGAAGCTTATGAAAACATAGGAGATCCTACTAAGAGGAGAGAATATGACAATAAGAGAAATTTTAAAGATCATTTCTTCGGCGGGTTTGAAAATTTTAATCACTGGAATCAAAAAGATCCTTTTGCAAGCCACTATAATCCAGGATTTCCTCAAGATCCTAAGGGAGGACACATTAGTATCACGCTAAAAGTGACATTGAATGATGTGCTAAATGGAGTAGAGAAGAAAATCAAATTAAAAAGAGATAAAAAATGTAAATCATGTGAAGCCACGGGAGCAGAAGGAGGTGCGTCCTTTCAAACTTGCGGAAATTGTAACGGAACTGGACAAATTACAATAAATAAAACCAATGGATTTGTACAGATTCATTCAGTTACCGTTTGTAATATTTGTAGAGGCAATGGGAAAACTATACTGGAATATTGTATGAGCTGTCTAGGTAAGGGATTGATAGCAGAAGATGATCTGATTGATATAAATATACCCGCAGGATCTTCAGATGGAATGCAATTTGTAGTGGCAAATAAAGGAAACGAGGGTAAAGGAAACGGATTACCAGGGGATCTTTATGTGAAGATAAGTGAGATCGAGAATGAAAATTTTGTGAGAAGAGGAATCGATCTTATATCAGCAAAACAAATAACCTTTATAGACGCTGTTCTTGGAACTAATATAGATGTTGAGATGCCGGACGGGGAGGAATTAAAAGCTATTATTTCCCCAGGTACAATTCCGGGTACCATCCTTAAATTTTCTCAAAAAGGAATACCTAATATGGGATACGGAGGCAGGGGAGATTTCTTGGTGGAAATAAACGTAAAGATTCCTTCAGATCTTAATAAGGAAGAAATAAGATTCATGGAGGAGTTAAGAGAGTACGATATGTTTAAATAAATTTAATTAATGATGGAATTCTTTTTTTATATACTTGCAGTTTGGGGACTAACCCACATACTAGTAGCATCCAAAATAATGGAACCCACTAGAAATTGGCTTCTTATAAAAGCTCCCTTTTTTGGAGATATGCTTAATTGCTACCAGTGCACCTCCTTTTGGTCATCTATGATTTTATACTTTATGTTTAACGACTTAAATGTGGGGGGACTCTACTTTTATCTTAATGGAATCAAAATAGGATTTGATTTCTTATTAATTTCTTTTATTGGATCTGGTATAGTGTCATTTATATCCATAATAATGTCAATCCTGATAAATAAATCTAAAGGATAGGTTTCGATATATACATTATGGAAAGAAAAGTATTATCATTTAGCCAATTTTTAAATGAACAAGAAACCGGAACAACCGGAGCCACAGGATCTTCAGATTCGGGAAATCTAGGTAGACCTGAAACGGAAAGAGAAGCAAAATCAAGGATCGCAAAAAATATAGTACAATCTGTTTTTGGCGATATAGGAGGAAGTGGTGGTGTTGATAGTTATATCGACCAAACTAAAGAGGTAAAAGAATCTTTACCTTACAAAGGATGCGGAGTATCTGATCCATATAAATTAGAGAAGACCCCTCTTTCTGTAATGACTATTAAGCTGCTTCTTAATTATTTACAAGAGAAAAAAGTTGGTGACTATACAAGAGTTATAAACGAACTAAATGAGAAGAGAGCGGTAATAATTGGTATAAGAAATAGAATAGCAACAAAAAAGGAAAGTGCAAATCAAGATAGATTTTGTGATGCCTTATATTTCATACCTGGCAATGCAAAAGATGGAACTGAAAGTGCTGGCGCTACTGGAGCTACCGGAGCTACTGGAGCATCGTCTGGTTTTATGCAACAAAAGAAAAATGAATCTCTATCCCTTTACGACTACATAGAACAAAGAATAACGGAATTAGAAACGGTTTCTGAATCTGGACTTTGGACATTTGAGGATTTTGCTCGGATGAACGGGGAAAGAGAATTTTTAATTAAAAATAGGGATCTTTTAGAGTCCGGAGAAATATCGGAGAATGATTTCGTAGAGTTATACGAGGATTTCTTAGGGATAGGCGGATTCTTTAAAGGAGCTTGGGATAAAGGAAAACAAGCGGTTAACTGGGTAGGTAAGAAACTTGGATTGGTCGACGATAAACCTAAAACCGGGAAAGTTGATATGGATAGTGAGGACGATACTAAATCTTCTTCACAAAAACAATCTGGTGCTGCCGGTGCTACTGGTGCTACTGGTGCTACTGGTCCAACTCCCCCATCTGACTTAGGTGATAAAATTGAACCATACCAAATAACAACAGTTGCTAGTTTAGCTTACTATGGTAAAAAGCCTATGAATCCTAAAGGTGTAGGTATTAAGCTACCTGGGGATACTCTTTATGTATTACAGGAAAGTACATTAGGAGGAAAAACTAAATATAAGATGATGGTGGAGGCCGAAAAAATTAAAGTAGGCAGATATCCTATAGGGGTTACTAAATATGAAACCTATAAACCAGCTGAAACATATACCGAAAGTTGTGGAATGCAAATACACAGATCCTCAACTAAAGGCGTAGGGGTTTGTATAGGACCCTGGTCAGCAGGATGCCAAGTATTTTCTGATTATGCTGAATGGCAAGAATTTATATCTAAAGCTGAAAAGGAATCGATGAATGCCTCAAAATTCCTATATGGATTGATCCAACTGGATGACATACCAGAGGAAGTATTAAAGTCTGCAATAATTGGTTTACCGTATAGCCCTCAACAAGAACAACAACCTGTTGCTCAAAACGTTACAGGCGGAACTCAAGTAAAAGGATCAGGAAAAGACGTAAGAAAGGTCGGTTTTAACGAGGAATAGAAACTTTAATCCATTATCCCAGTATAATTTTCATCAGTGAAAATATTTTAAGTGGATAAGAGGATAACAATTTCAGATCAGATAAATCAGGATTACCGTAAGTACGCATTATACGTTATTCAAAGCAGAGGCATTCCTAATTTCTATGATGCACTAACACCTGTACAAAGACTAATTCTTCAGAATTCCCCGAGTAACTTCAAAAAAACAGTAGGTGTAATAGGTGAAGTTTTTAGTACTGGCTTATACCATCATGGTGATTCTTCAATGGCTCAAGCCATATCCAAGTTAGCGAGGCCTTTTTCGTGTGCTGAACAGATATTATTGGGAGATGGATTTTTTGGAAGTCCAGTCAATCCAGTTCCATCTGCTCCTAGATACACCCAGGTAAAAATCTCTAATAAGTATAAAGAGATAATAGAAAAATATAAGGATCTAAATGTACCCAACGAGGAGGGTGGATTTGATTGGATCCATGTTGACTATCCTGTGGGTCTTTCCACTCACATTGTTGGGATAGCAGTTGGATATAAATCTAACGTGCTTCCACGAAAGCCTGAAGATATAGTTGCATACATAACAGGAAATAAATCTAAGAAATTAAAACCATATTTTAGGGGATTTAAAGGAAAGGTAACAAGAATGGATTCTCTTAAATCAGCTTGGCTTATAGAAGGGGACACTGAAATAGATGTTACAACTAGAACATTCAAGATAAACTCTATATCACCCCTTCAGAGATATGAATCTTTTTTTATTAGGCTCAACAACATTCTGGAAAGAAAATCCCTTAATTACAAGATGGATAATTTCTCAACTGATGAAGTTAAGATCACGATAAAGTTTAGGTGCACAGATCAGGAATTCAAGGAAGTCTCAGATCTAATAGCTAAAGAAACAAAACAGATAGTTACTGAAAATATAGTTTTCGTGCGGGATGGATCGGTCTTGGAATATGATTGTATAGAAGATTATTTAGAAGACTTCATTGTACACAGGGAAAGAACTATTTTAAAAAGATATGAGAGGGATCTACTTTATCTTGACGATGAATTAGAATTTTTAGAAGCTAAGCTTAAATTTCTTATTTTTATGCAGGAAAGGAAGAGAGGAGTTGATGAGGTTTCAGCATTTCTTAGCGATTATAAAAGGGAAATATCCAGAAGGCTAGAATCCATATCTTTAATAAAGCTAACAAAGGAGGAAATAATTAAGACAAAAGAAGAAATTAATTCAATAAAATCTGATATAAAGATTAAGAATCAAGAAATAAAGAAACAAAGAGATAGAGTTAAAGTTATCGAAAAAGAAAATTCTTTATTAAAAAAGAAAACGACTTCAAGAACAACTTCGCTCTTAGGAGAATTAAAAGAAGAATTTCATAATGGAATAAGAATATTTGATCCAGAAGAAGAAATAATAGAAGAAGTAGAACAAGAAAACGAATTAAATATAGAAAATGAGTAAGAAACAAGCAACTTGGAATTTTAGGATTACTAATCCTGCCAATTTTATGTCTTTCCTTAAAAAATTAAAATTGGTAGACAAAAGCGTTCCTCTAGAAATAGAAGGAGGTAATTTATTTGCTAAAGTAAGAACACCAGATAAATCTGTTATTAAGTATGTCAGTGTGGATATTAATGATATACTGGAAGGAGATTTTCCTCCAAATAGATTAAAAATAGGTATTCTTGAGATAAGTAAGTTAATCGATGTGTTTAAATATTTTGGACCGGAAGAAGAACTTAACTTGACAGTTGATTCCCAGCCTTATGATTCAGATCTAATCGCAACGGGATTAAAATTCTCTTCTTCATCATTAAACATATTTGTTAAATGTGCAGATATAAGTTTACTTGCTTATATAGACGATAATATACAAAGGCAGATACATTCAACTGAAGGATCGGAAGTTAATTTTGAAATATCAAAAGAAAACTTCCAAAAAGTATCTTCATTAACGGGGATAGAATCTAACTCTGAAGAACTCCTAAATTTTGATATCGAAGAAAATGGGGTGACTATCAGAGGAAATTCATTCCAATACAATTTAATAAAAGGCAAAAAGCCTAATGGATTTTCTAGCTCTAGTGTTTATACAATCTACAAAAACCAATTCTCTTATATAGATCAGGAAAATTCGGAGATACACTTCCATGACAATAGAATATTAGTTAAATCAACCGAATCTGATTCTATAATAGCAATAGGTTTAGTAGAGGTATAAGATGGAAGAAATAGATTACATGTCAATGAGCTTGGAAGAGCTCAATCAAAAACTGCAGGAGTTCCAAAAAAAATCCTCCGATTTTTACAATACTGAACAGGGCATTAAACTAACTCTTAATAGTATATACGGAGCGACGGGAAATCAATACTTTGCTCTTTTCAATCCGGACGTAGCAGAGAGTGTAACTCTACAAGGTCAAGATATATGGAAATTTGCAGAGAAAATAGTTAACAAGTACTTCAATGAGATGTGGCACCTTGACACTGAGCTTCATGAGAAGATGGGTGTTAGGAACGTAAGAAAGATTACTCTTGATTTTATTATATACGGGGACACTGACTCTAACTATATAAACCTTGGAGCAGTAATGGACTCTTGTGAATTTGATTACGATCCTTTTGATTTCGTAAAAAAACTCAACGATTATAGGCTCAAGGACTACATAAAAAAATGTTACGACATCTATTCTAAGAAATGGAATACTGAGAACTATCAAGACTTTGAACTGGAAAGTTTATCTTATGCAGGTATATTCTTAGGAAAAAAGAAATACGTACTACACATAGCATGGCAAGATCCTAATAAGGATTTATTCCCTAGACTATCTAAAATTAAATCCACAGGTATCGAATTAGCACAGGGAGGTACTGCTCCTTTTGCTAGGGAGAAACTAACATTCCTCCTTAGACATATCTTTGAAAAGGGTAAGTCATTTGATATAAGGGAATTTGTAAAGATACTGAAGGATATCAAGAATGAATTTAAAGTACAAAGTCCGGATCAAATATCAATAGGTACTTCAGTTAACAATATAGAAAAGTTCATAGTAAATGATACAAGTAAGTTCGAGGTTGCTAAGGGATGTCCAATGCACGTTAGAGCTGCTGGATATCATAACTATATCTTGAATAATTCTAAACATAAAGCAAAGTACAGCTTAATAAGATCCTCTGAGAAGATAAAATACTATTACGTTAAAGTTAACAACGAAAGGGAGAATAACGTATTCGGATATCTTAATGGTTCTTATCCCTACGAGTTTGCTCCTCCTGTTGATTTCGACGAGCAGTTTAATCGAGTTATCCTTGATCCTATAAATAGATTCATTGAAGCTATGGGATATACACCGCTTTCTCCTAATCTTTTACTAGTTAGGGCTCTTTTTTAATTCTTTGCATATTACCATAATGTTTTTTTGCTGCTTCTAGTTGGATATATAAGATATCTAAAAAAATAAAGATGTCTAAAAGAATAAAAAATTTCTCAGATTTTGTTAATGAATCATACAGTCCTTCAAAATTAGACGAAGGGTTTCTTTCAACTATAAAGGATTATGCAAAAAGATTTTTTGGTTGGACTGGTAAATTTTTAAAGAGTCTAGCACAGGGATTAATAGAGCCTATTCCTTATGGTCCTAAGAAAGGACTTCCTACTATTATGCTTTTCTTACCTGAAAATGGGTCTATCTACAAACAGATGACAGAATTTGAAATGGGTGTTAATCCTATAAAAGAAGCAAGGATACCTTTGGAATATACAGGAGAAGATCAGAGTGTAAGAAACATCTCTGCTGATCAATTAAAGCAAGATGTAATAAGATTATATAGAAGTAAAGAAAGAGGTGGTAGGGCTAAGCCTATCTTTATTTACGGAGCTCCTGGTATTGGTAAAACAGAAATAGTCGGACAAGCAGCTGATGAATTGGGTGTTCCGGTAATGAAGCTAGATTTACAATTTATGAATCCGGAGGATTTCTTAGGTATTCCTAGTAGACACGATATAGAGCCAGTTCAGGTAGAAGGTGGAAAATTGATTAGTTCAGGTAAAGGATTTACAAGATCTAATCCACCAATTTTACTTCCAACTGACAACGGTAATGAAGATAGAGGAGGTATAATATTTATGGATGAGATGAACAGAGCTAATAAAGCAGTTCTTAACTCCATTATGCAATTTGTACAAAAAGGAGAAATAGGTCCTTATAAATTACCAGATAGATGGGTGATTGTAGCAGCTGGTAACAGACCAGAAGAAGCTGAAGGTGTTGCTGATTTCGACTTTGCATTAGCAGACCGATTCACTATTAAAAACTACGTCCCTACAATCGAGGGATATGCTTCTTGGGCTGATAAGAACGAAAAGATCCTTCCAGAGTTAGTTACTTTCTTAACGTTTAACCAAGATTACTTCCATAATCTAGATGCCGATAAAAAATCTCTTAACTATCCTACGCCTAGATCTTGGACCGACGGAGCATTAATACTCCACGACGAGATCCAATATAAAGGAGTAGATTCTTGGAGAGATATTTCTAGGCAAGATATATTAGACATCTTCTACGATCAAGTTGGTCCCGAAGCAGCTGGTAAATTTGTAGCTTACTTAGACATTTTAAGAAAAGTTACGGATTCTGATATGGAAGATATGATCAACAATCCTATGTCTGCTAAAATGGTACCAGAGGCACAATCCACAAAGAGCGTACTTTATGGACTTATAGAAATGGTGATGAAGAGAGTTAAATCGTATGACACACAGAAATTCTATAACGTTATGGAGTATTTCAATAGATACAACGAGCTGGAACCGCTAAGCTGGCTATATAAAGATATCTTATCTAAATATCCTCAGTTCAAATTTGGAGGAAGTTCTAACACTCCGGAGGATGAATTAAAACACAAAGCAGCCTTAATGATTACAAAAGGAGCTAAAGATAAAGGTCTACAAGGATGAGAAAGCTAAACGAAAACAAATATAAAACCGGAAAAGTAATAACATCTTTCTCTAATTATGTTAGATTCATAAACGAATCATCCTTATATGATCCGGATGAGGTCAACAAAAAAATAAGAAGGGTTATACTTTGGTTAAATATAAACCAGGGATTTTATGCTGAGCTTCTTAGCCATGTAAATATATTTGGATCTAGCGATCTTAATCCTAAAACAATGTGTACAAACGGTAGGGATATAATATTCCATCCTGAATTTGTTATGAGACAATCTGAGCCAGCTTTGAGATTTGTCCTTTGTCATGAAATATTACATTGCATAGGTGATCATATGAATAGGAGAGGAAGCAGAGATCCTATGGGATGGAACATAGCTTGTGACTATGCAATAAATCCATTACTCAAGGATGAAGCCGGATTCGAATTTCCCGTAGATGAAAACGGTAATAGAGAAGGATTATATGATTCAAGGTTCGAAGGGATGAGGGCAGAAGACATATATGATGCACTAGAAGAATCAGGAGAACTGAAAAAATTAATAGGAGACTCTAAAGTACAAAAGACTGTAGAGACTACAGGTAAAGTTGAAGATGAGGATAAAGAATTAGCAGACCCTGACGAAGAAATGGTGATACAAAAAGGGGATGACCCAGGAGAAGAGGGAGAAGATGGAGAACCAGGAGAAGATGGAGAACCAGGAGAAGATGGAGAGCCAGGAGAAGATGGAGAACCAGGAGATCAGCCAGGAGATCAGCCAGGAGATCAACCAGGAGATCAACCAGGAGATCAACCAGGAGATCAACCAGGAGACCAGCCAGGAGATCAACCAGGAGATCAACCAGGAGATCAACCAGGAGATCAACCAGGAGATCAACCAGGAGATCAACCAGGAGATCAACCAGGAGATCAACCAGGAGATCAACCAGGAGATCAACCAGGAGATCAACCGGGTGGAGATAAAAAGAGTCTTCCAAGAGTTGGCCAGAAGGTAATAACAAAAGACGGAAGGGAAGGAACTATAACTAAGGTTTATCCTAACGGAGATATAGAAATTTCTTAATTATGTTTATAAAAAACGGAGATTATTCAGTAGTATCTGACGACAAGAATAAAGAAAATGGAAAACCTGGGGATCAAAGAAAATCTTCTGGAGGAGAGGCCGAATTTTCAGATACCCCTGAGACAATGACTGACATACCTAAAGTGGGTCAAGAAACTCCTGGTATAAAAACATTCAGAGATTTTGAGGGACCACAAGATTCCAAGGAAAAAGCTAAAGAGATAAAACCTAATAAGCCATCTAAAATATTTAAGGGTGATCTTCCAAAAAGAAATTGGCAGGATATAGCTAATCAGGCTATGTCTAGAAATAAAGTTAGTGACAAAGCTAAAAGACTAATAAAAGCTTTAAAAACCAGTGAGCCTTTAGTTGATTGGAAGAAAGAGCTTAAAAAATTCTTTGATAACACTTTTAAATCCGATGAATGGGTTCTTCCTAATAAAAGATTCCTTGCTGGAGGTGACATGATATACGGGAGAAGAAACGTAGGTGATGACACTTTAAAAACTATAGTTGCCGCAGTTGATACATCTTCATCTATTTCAAAAGAACAGATAAAGGTATTTATCAACGAAATAATGTATCTCACAAAAACATTTGATGCTGATAAAACTATAATCATATACTGTAGTGATCATATAGACAATATTGATATAGTTAAAAAGGGAGGATCTCCAGATCTAACAAAGATAGCTTCAACCGGTGGAAACGCGGAAGGATTTATACCGCCATTTCAGTGGGTAGAAAAAAATAAGATCAAGCCATCCGCATTTATTTATTTAACAGACACAGGAGGAGAAATGCCAGACCCTAGTAAATATGGTATAAATAAATACAGAAAGAAGGTGCTTTGGTTTATATGTTCTCCTGAAATGTATAATCCACCATCCTTCGGCAAGATACTTTTTGCCCCTGTGGGATCCATAAAAGTTAAAAGATAGTATGAAAAATTTAGTAGGATTTAATCTTTTTGAAAGTTATAGTTTTGATTATAACGATGCTTTTTTAAATAAGGACTACGAAAAACATCTGAATATTGCTTTCATGGGAATGGCTAGAGCTAACGAGGATAAAAATTTCTTAAGATGGCTTCTATATTATTCTTATTTGGATGCTATTTATAGCTTAGGTTTAACGAGGTCTGACTATGAATACATGGGTAAACTTGTAGATAAACCATATCCCGAAGGTTTTTTAACTAGCTTCGATTTCAAGACAGAGCTAGACTCACTTGGAATGAAGAGTGTGTCTTGGCTTAGTAAGAATTTTTTAGCTGAAAAAATAAAAAGATTACCGGCAGAAACCCCAGTGATAGGGATGGAAACAAAAAATATTTTGGCTTCTTCTATACGAGAGTCTATAATAAATGCAACAACCGATATTTTCTTACCTTCTAACATTAATAACATACAGAAGTTAAAATATCTAGATTATGTAAAAAAATACACAAAGGAATCATACTTTAATTCTTTGCTTGTTGATGATATAGTAGTTAGTCAAATAGATAAAAATTTTAAATCAGCTTCTGATCTTTATAAGGGAATGGAATTCTCAATTGATTTAGGGAAAAGACTATTTAATTTTCTTAAGATATTTTCTATTCACAATATGGAATATTTTAAGAATATTCCACTCCCTGAGAGGATGGCAAATTATGTAGTTTTATACTTCAAAGAGTCTGAAGATTCGTTTAAAGCTGCAGATGAACTTAGAAAATCTAATGTAGGGATATATAACAGAATAAAAGATCTTTTACCTAATATAGACACTGCAGCAGATCTAGGAGATCTAGGATTTTAAAAATAAATAAAACAAAAAGATGACTTTCGACGAATTCAAAGACAAAGGAACAGAATTAGAAATGGACCTAGATATGGTTACAAGAAAAACCAAATCTTTAGGATCATCATCTGATATTGATGATCATTTCATAAACCTTCTTTTATTCCAAGCACAGCTTAAAATAATGCACTGGGGTACAGAATCATATGCTCAGCACAACGCATTCGGAGATACTTATGGAAGTATCGATGAAGGCTTAGATGCTTTAGTAGAATCATATCAAGGATATCACGGAAGAATAGATTTCGGGTGTGGATGTGAGTTTATAAGTTTTAAAAACGTTGAGTGCGACTCTTGGCTTAATTCTATGCTAGAATGTCTAGATAACTTAAGGGGAATGTTAAAAGAATCAGATTTACAAAATCTTATTGATGAGCTAATAGCAGCAGTTTCTAAACTTAAATATCTATTAACTCTTAAATAACATTTTTTTCATAGGGGGTATTTTTATATCTTTGTTAAAACATTGTACGCTATGAAAATAATGAATTTTAGTCAATTTATAAACGAGAGCTATTCAGAATTCAATGAATTGCCTAAAGCTGTTAAGGACTTCTTTATTGATGGTGCTAGAAAAAATATCCTCTCGAAGGTTATAGGACTTAGAAATTTTTCTATATCCCTTGAAGGCGATAGAATTTATTTTACTATAAATGGCAGAAAGATATTGTTCCCGTTTGTTAATTATATAGACGGAGAAGTCGTACCAAATACTAATAATCTTAAAAACCTTACATTAGTTGAGAACTTTTATAGGGATTTAGGATTGAACTATTCAACTGGAAAGTATCACCAAGATATAAAGAAAAGAATAGAAATTGAGGAGGGAACTTATACCCCTATCGAGGGTGTTGACTATAGGATAATGGATAGCGGAGAAAAATGGAATTTTATACGTAGTGTAGACCTAAATCTAGAAGCAATAATCTATATAATGTTCAATTCTTTAAGAGAAGTGGTAAAGGAGGATATTCCAGTTCTAAACCCCTTCACTGATATAGATTTAAATAATAATCCTTTAATTAAAATATTAGAAAAGCTTGGAGCTTATATAGATACAAGCGAAGCTAGAAGGAAAAAAGGAATACTAAGATTTTCTATTAAAGACCTTAACTATGGTTTGATAATTCAGCCTAATGGTTATATCAGAAGGGACCTTGGAGATAAAACACCTGTTCTTAGCTCCAAGATGGAGATATCAGGTCCCATGTATACTGAGGATGATTTAAATCTGAAGCTTAGCTATTTAATAGGATATCTTATGAAGGATTTACTTGTTTACAAGTTCAATGTTCCAGTAAAAGATGCAAACAAACTATGTAAATCTTATGTTTCTGGCGATCTGGATTCATATAGTAATTTACTCTCGCAGATAGCATCAACGAATCCTCAGATCTCTGCCATGATGCCAGACCCTAACGCCGTATTAGATCCAGAGGTTAAAAAGGGTGCGTCTATGTTAAGCCGCTTCGGTTTGTTCTAATTGAAACTTAACCAATCAACATCCGTATAAAAGACATATTTTTTAGATTATGTCATTTCACAAAAGGTACTATAATTGGGACAAAATAATGGACTACGCTAAAACCCACGATTTTAATGGTTTTGATTTATGGATATCAAAACCAGAGGCTCATATACTTCAGGACAATGAATCTAATGATTTCTTCAAAGCATATTTTTGTTATGAAAGCGACGACAGCAGAAACACTCTTTTTGATTGTCTTAAATCAGAGCCTACTGAATTTGTAAGGGATATTATAAAGTGTATAAATGTCGTAATGGATAAAAGAAATCAAGAAATACACAAAGAGTCTATTGAAATTTATCGAGATCTGTTTATAGTTAAATGGGACACATTAGCAGATAAATATAAATCATTAATATTTTAAATAAGATGGAAGAAAAAACACTAAAAGTAGATCTTAGTTCTACACCTTGGATTAAATGCGAGGGAGGTAATATGTTATGGGAATCATCCATGCTTTTTAAAAGACTGTCCCCACTTATGAGCCCTTCTGGGAAGGAAGAGCTTATGCCCGCCGAGGTAATTACTTGTAAGAAATGCGGTAAAGTTCCTAAATTTTTCTTTGATGCTGCTAAGGGTATTCCTGAAGAGCTTAAATCAACATGTCACACCGACATAATATCATAAAATAAACATTTTTACAGAATCGTTTTTTTCTTGTATCCATTTACTCTACCTTTGGGTAAACTAAAAATAAAAAAAATGGAAAGAAAAGAAATGAAAGTCATGCTGACTAACTACGCAGCTAAAGCTGGTAAATTTGCCTTAATAGGGGGAATCTTTATTTTAGGATACGTTTGCTCCGATGTTTATCACAGGATAATTAAAGCAGAATCACAAAAAACTGAGGAGGCTTCAATCCCTAAGTTAACCAAAAAGATTGATAAGATATCAGTAGCCATAAACGAAAGAAATGAGCTAATGATTATCGACCGTACAGATGGTAGCTATGAGATTTACCAGGACTCAATAGGTCGATGTATATTTAATCTTTATGCAAACGGTATCCAAACTAAATACCAGAATCCATGAAAACCTATTCTTTAGTATTAAAGATAGGATTAGTAGGCATTTTAACAGTCCCATTAAGGCTATATTTTGAGTCTAATGAGATAAAAAGGATAAATTATAATGTAAACCATGGGAGCGTTATTTTAAACGCTCCTACGGCTGTTAAAATGTTTAATTCTATCGAGGTATACTCCAAAAAATATGATATACCTTTAAAGTATGCGTTGGGTATTGCCTATGCAGAAACAAGATATCAAGGACCTTTTCATTGGTCTTATAACCCTCAGCAAAAATCTTCCGCAGGAGCATTAGGTCCTATGCAAATAATGCCAGGCACCGCTAATTATGTATGGGGAAGGCAAATACCGAAGGATCAATTGATTTCTGATATCGATTTTAATGTTGAAACTTCAATGAAGGTTTTGAGAAGACTACACGACAAGTATGGCAATTGGAAGCTAGTTTTTGGGTGCTATAATACTGGAAGACCTTGCATCAATGGTTATGCTGAAAAAGTTTATAATTTTAATCCAAAATCTAAAAAATGAAATATGTATCGATTGATTTAGAAACAACTGGACTTTCGTCGGAGAAGCACCAGATTCTTACGTTCTCTGGTATATTAGAGGACACAACAAAACTACTGAGCTATGATGATGCTCCTAAATTTAACATCTACGTGCTTAGGGAAGACATAACAGGAAGTCCTTTTGCTATAAACATGAATTCTGAAATTATAGAGAGAATTTCTAAATACATGAACACTAAAGAGCAATCTGAAAAAATGATACAAAGGAGGATCGTTGATGGCGTTTTTCTCTATGAGCACGAAATACCTTTTTATCTTTATTTATGGTTCTTAGTTTACCACGAGGGTAAAGAAGAGTTCGAGGAATTATTGGATTCAGAAGATTGGGGAAATAGAAAAAACCCGCGTCTCATCAGTAAAACAAATGACATAAAGCAAAGTAACAGCAATCAAAAAATAGGATGTAACGTAGCTGGTAAGAACTTTTCTAGCTTTGATAAAAAATTCATTGATAAGATTGAAAAAATTTACGATTTTATCTATTTTAGACAAAGAGTATTGGATCCTAGCGCACTCTATATAGATTGGGAAACCGATGCAACATCACCGGATCTTAGTACTTGTAAAAAAAGAGCAGGTCTGGATGAATTTGTTTCACATGAATCATTAGATGATGCTTGGGACGTGATACAATTATTTAGAAAAAAATATAAATGAAATGTTTTATTGAATTATAGAAGTTAAAAGATGAGAATAATAGAAGACTCCCGATTTATTTTAATATTTTTAGCAACAGTGACCCTTATTCTGCTAATGATATCCAAAAGGGGAAAGTGTGAGTACAGAGTAATTCTTAAAGATAAGGAGGTTATTCTGTCAAGGAGAGTAAATTTTTACGAGAATGGATACGTCGATATAAGAAAATGTGACGGGAATTCTATAATAATCTATGATAGAGAGATAGACACAGTAAAAATAATAAAATAACATGCTCAATATAATTGCATACGTAGGATCTTTTTTTATACTCGTCTCCTTCATGCTAAAGGATCAGATAAAACTGAGAATATTGAACTCCATAGGAGCTTCTATATTTGTTTATTATTCTTTTTCCAAAGGTGATTATCCTGTTATCTTCATTAACACATCTATAGTTTTAATAAATATTGTTTATATACTAAAAAACACCCGATGGAAAAAAGATATCAAGAATGTAATCCATTAGAAAAATTATGGAGAAGGAGACATTATCTAAAAATACCCTTTAGATGGATTGGGTGGAAACTTTTTTCTAAAGATAAGCAATTAAACGGAAAAACCACATGGAGACTTCTAATAGGGATGGCACAAAGTGATATGCGTTGGTACTATACAGAGGATGAGCTGGGTGATGTATTTGAGAAGAGGATAAAAAAGAAGAAATGAAAGTATATTTAGTAGAAAGTATGCTTAAAGGCGGAAGATATTTTAATGACGAAAATTCATTAATAAATTTTTTAGCAGCAGAAAAGAATAAGAAAAAAACAACCACAGAATACAACGTAAAAGTAATAGAGGGGGATGTAGTTAAAGAGTGTATTGGGGAGCTTTACTTAAATGATATCTCGTCTAGTAATATAGAAAAAGCAGAAGATAAAGTACTTCTTAGTATGCTAGAAGATTTTAAGAATCTTTTCAAAGAATTAGCACCAAATAATTATAAAAAAGACAAATTTTTAGTTAGTCTGGGGATTATTCCTATTAATAAAAAGGAGATTAATAAATTCTTCAAAAAATGGGAAATTTATTTGGTTTATGAGGTATCTAGTAAGATTGAGTGGTATCGATGTATACTGGGGATTTATTCGTACGAAAAAGTTGAGCCTTATCACATAAGAGAATTTATATACAAGAACGGCACTAACAATCTTGGGAGATGTAAAACTTCTGAAGAAACTGTAAAAAATTTCAATAAGGCGAAATCTGAATCCACTAAAAAGCCCTCATAAGAGGGCTTTTTCATTTTCATTTATTATCTGGATTAATAACCACCTCCGAAGATGTGAGTTTTGTAGTATGATCTATCTTTCTTAATGGCTGGGTGTTGTTTTCCACCTTCCCATTTTGATTTTTTAAGCATTTCTCTAATTTTTGGATCATTTTTAATATCTTCAGCAACTTTAGAAGTTAGTTCTTCTTGTCTGTCGATAAGGGTCGGATCTTTCTTGATCATTTCTTTAACTCTCTGCTCAGCTTCAGTTTTAATCCATTGCTTATTAGTTCTCCAACCTTCTAGCCAAGTACCTCCCAAAGCTAATGTAACAAGTCCTGCAATTACGCTAGGGAAAAGAATAAAGAAATCTGTGATTGTTAAAAGTCCATCAGATCCTAAAAATTCATAAACTCTTCCTTCGTGCATTCCTTCTTCTTCCAAGTCAGATTGCACCATTCTTAAAAGTTCTTCCGGATCCACTCCCATTCTAGCAGCAGCGTCTCTCACAAAGTTTTTAGATACTGGTTTTAATCCTTCGTTCATTCCTTTTCCTAGGAAATTTTCGAATTGTTCTATATTTATCATCTTGTTATGCTTTTTATAACTATATATCTCTTCCTAGGTAAGATTTTAATGTATGGATATATAAGGTAAATAATATATAGTTATGAAATTTAAAAATTCATGGAAATCCAACACTAAACAATGGGACAAGCTTCAAATAAATGTTAGAGTTGGAGCAGTTACAGTATTTAGTCTCGACCTTGACTGGTCTAAAAGAAAGTTTGCTCTTTCTATAATGAACTTTAAAATAAGCAACTAAAATGAGTTCAATAAAAAGATTTGAACAGTTTCTTAATGAAGAAAAATGGATCAAAGGCGCTATAGAACATCCAGGAGCTCTTAGAAGACATTTTCATAAGAAGGAGGGAGAAAAGATCACTAAAACTGAAATAGGTGATGAAATTGCCGATCTTATGAGAAAAGATATGGACAAGAAAAAACCTGGTGCTCAGTTAGGTAAAAGAGATGCTACTCTTTACAAAAGACTTCAATTAGCAAAAACCCTCAGAGGTATGAATGAGGATCACGATGAGATGGATAATTATATGTTCTTTGCAAATGTTTCTAATATAAAAAGAATGTGTGAGGAGATATTACAAATGGATCCTTCACAAGTTGATTCGCTTCTTAGTGACGGACACGGATGGGCTACTGATCACATAGCAACTTCTAAAGATGATGTTGAAGAAGTTTATGGATTTTTAAAATCCTCAATGGAATTACATCATGATGAAGAGGGAATGATCTCCGATGGAGAGGAATGTTAAGATAAAAAATAAAAAAATGAAATACCTTTCTTTATTTGATGATTATAAATTATCCGAAGAAGAATCCTACCTGTTTGATAATGATTCATTGTTTGAGTCTAAAATAAACCAGATGATGTCACTTAGACAAAATGGGTGTGCAGCTGGTATGGATCTTAATGAATTTAAGTCAGCTTTTAGAAGAGATTCTTTACTTGAGAATAGGGGATATGAAGAATCTGAGGCCTTATTAGAAAAAGCCCATAGCGTATATGAACTAGGAATGCTACAAGAATCTAAATCACATTGGTTTGATGATGATAAACCCCTTATGTATGAACACTCCAAGGGGGTTATTTCTTATCTAGAATTTGAAGGTAATATACTTTTATTTAAAGAGGGTGAAGCTTTTGCAATCACTGAAAAATCGCTAAGGATGCTTAAAGATAACGATCAATCAATCAATGAGGATCTTTTTAATGAAGTGATAGGAGGTAAATTATATGAGTATTCATTTAGCGATTTCTGTGGAGATGTGTGGAGTGGAGTAAAATCAGGAGCTAAATGGGTAGACAGAAACATAGTGCAGCCTGCTAAAAAAGTTGTTACTGAATATGTAATAGATCCTTTAAAACAATTGTGGGATAATCTAACTGATGGCGCTAAAAAACTTTACCAATTTGCCAAGAAAGTTATGAATGCTATAGCATCTTTTGTTTCTGAGAATTGGCAAGACATTCTATTCTATGTTTCTGTCGCTTTACAGGTTATTGCCGGTATAATAGCTTTTATTCCTGCAGCTGGTCAAGTCGCAGGACCTGTTCTGTTGATAATAGCAGGAGCTATACAAATAGGAACCGGAGCGTATGATATTTACGAAGGTGTAAAAATAACGAGAGAGTGCCCAACTGATCCTATAAAAAAAGCTGCACCGGAATTTATAAAAGGTGGAGCTAAACTTCTGGGAGGTGGTGTTAGTTTGTTATTAGGTATACACGATGTATCTACTAGTGCTAAAGCAGCAATACCAGGAGCAGCAGCTACCAGTACTGCAGTTGCAGTTCCTGCAAAGGCTTGGGTTAAAACAACTACTGCAGGATTAAGCAAGGCTGGAGCAGCTGTGGGTATGTTCGAAACCCTTATTAAATTTTTAATTGATTCTGCTGGAACTGCTGCTAGTAAAGCCGTTACCAAAAAAGTAGCAACTACCGGCGGAAAATATGTTGCACAGAAAACTTCACTACTAGCTGGTGAAGCCCTAACTAAAGCAGGAGCTGAGATACTGGGAAAAAAATTAGGGGATAAAGCTAATGAATCTGCAATTCCTATGTTATGTATAGCTGGACAATACGCTTTAGGGTGGTTATGGGACATTATATTATCTGCAGTTTCTGGAATAGGTAAATTAATTAATGGCATACTGGATTTACCAACTAGAACAGTTAAAGCCATAGACAATTTTAATAGAGAATATTCCGATAGTGCATTTGGATGGATAGTAGGAGGAGCATTAAAGCTTTTTGTGAAACCAGTTGCTAAAGTTCTCTCCTGGTTTTGTGAAAATAAAATAAAACCCTTAGTTAAGCCCGTTACTGACTGGATGATTGGATTAGGTAAACATAACAAATCCATAAAGCAATCAGTGGAGGGTAACGCATCTTTAAAAGCTGCAGTTAGCGGAGGAAAAATACCTCAACCTAAGGGAGGAATACCACAAGAAAAAGTTACTGTAACAGAAAAAGATAAAAGTAATCTTGCTAAAATAATGGCGTCTGAATCTGGGAAAGCTTCAGATAAATCCATAGCTAAATCAAGTGGATTTTACAATGAAAAATTCAAGAAAATTCAATCGGATATACAATCGAAGATTAAGAAACAACAGGAAAAACTTTATAAAGATAAATTCCCAGGCATTTTAAAGAATGAAGCTAAAGGTAAATGGCACACCCTAAAGGATGGAACTTTATGTTTCGAATTTAAATCAGATTCTGCAAAAGGCTCTGTAATACTTTATAATAACGGCAGGTATATGGTTAGCGACGGTCCTAATAAAGGGGCCAAAGGAAACTATACAGCAAAAAATAATATCGATATACAACCACCTAAAGGAGGATTTAAGAATCCAAAGAAGGAAGGCAAGAAGAACGAATCTAGAAACTATATAAGAACTTTCGAATCCTTCTCTTTCTCCTAAGGAATATATAAAGTAAAATGATAAGAATGAAATACCTATCACTATTTGATGATTTTGACCAAATTGAAGAATCATACTCCTTTGATAACGATTCCTTATTAGAATCAAAATTGAATCAGATGAGTTCGCTAAAAGAAAGCTGCATGGCAGCATGGGACTTTGGAACATTTAGTGATTTTTTCAATGGATTCATTAATGAGAGCGTATCTGATATCGAAAGAGAATTACTTTTAGAAAAAGCATATTACACATATGAGTTAGGCGTATTATACGAGCACAATAAAGATTGGTTTAATAGCAAGGATAATATCTACTATCTGGAAGACAATTCTAATGATGTACCAAGGGCTATTCTTTTTAAAGATAATAGATTACATATAATATCCGGTGAAACTATATCCAAATTAAAAGAGGGATTAGATACTCTTAATGAGGGATTTTTTGGGGATTTAATAGACGGAGCAGCCAATCTAATAGGAAAAGGAGTAAAGGCAGTTAAAGGAGCTGTTAAAAAATACGTAGTGGAACCCGTCAAGAAAGCAGCTGCTTATGTTGGTGACAAGGTATCTAAAGCTTGGGATGCTTTATCAAGTGGAGCTAAAGCCGTTTGGGAATTTGGTAAAAAAATAGCTTCTGCAGTTGCTGCTTTTGTTAGCGAGGATCCAATAAATGCAATAGCAATAGGATTAATGATTATATCTGGTATAATCTCTTTTATACCTGCTGCAGGTACAGTTATTGGACCAGTCCTCATGGTGATAGCAGGAGTTTTACAGCTATATACAGGAGGAAGAGATTTAGTAAAAGCTAGTAAAGAGGTGGGATCAGCAGAAAAGGTTGTTGATATATTAAAAGGAGGCACCAAAATTATATTTGGGTCTGCTAGCTTATTGTTAGGAATAAAAGATATTGTAACATCAGCTGCATCTGCCCTTCCCGGAATGGGAGCAACCGGCGTTGCTATAAAATCATCAGTTACTAGCTGGGCAACAAACTTCAGTAAAACTGCTTTTGGCGCACCTGCAAGTAAAGGAATAGGAGCAGCTTTAGGATGTTCCGCTTGGATTTCTGAATTTTTCTCTACCCTCTGTCTTAATGCTCCCTTTATGAAAAAATTTGTAGATGTGGCAGCAGATGGTTCTAAGGTTATAAATAAAAAATGGCTGGATGTAGGAACCAAAATTGCTAATGCAGGAGCAGGAAAGGGTGTAGAAGCCGTAACTGCTACAGATAAAAAACAAAATGCAAGTCTAGATTTAGACTCATATAACAATCATTTGGACGAAGATAAAGGCGGGGGATCATGGGGATTCGGAGAACTTGTAGTAAACTTCCTAGCCTATGTGGGAAAAGCATGTTTCTCGTGGTTATTTAAAGCTATTACCGGTGCTTTATCAGGGATAGGCAAGCTTATAAATGGAATAATGGATCTTCCCTCGAGAATAACAAAGGGAATAGATTCATTTAGAGAAAAATATAAATCATCCTTCATAGGAGGTATTCTATCAGGGGCTCTTGCAACATTTGTAAGACCTTTTTCTAGCGTTGCATCTAAAGTGATAGATGGATATGTTAAACCAATAGTTAAACCGGTTACAGGTTGGATGATAGATCTTGGTAAAAAAGAGGCATCTATTTCAGCTAAAATAAAAGCTAATCCAGTACTGGCAAAACCTCCTATACCAGGAGTAAAAGACCCAGGTAAAGTAACTATCCCACAGAAAAAAGTTGAGATATCACCTAAAGATCAGGCAGCTATAAAGAAAATCGGAGTTACTGGAGTAAAAACAATGGTTAAATCTGGAGGTGGATCGGAAAAAATGGTGGAAAAGATCAACAAAGCTCAGGATGAATTCAAAAAGAAATTTCCTGGGGTTTCTAAAGAAAAAGGATCCTGGGGACAAAGTCCTAGCGGTAAAGCAACTTACACCATAAAATCAAAAGAAGCAGAAGGCTCAGTTACCCTGTTCAATGACGGTAAATACACAGTTGTAACAGGTCCCAACAAAAAAGCTAGAGGGGAATTTAAAGCCGACAAGGGAATAAAATTGATGGAGCCTAAGGATGGATGGAAGAAAAAGAATGAATCTAGAAGATATGTTCTACCTATAAATTCTTTCTTGGGTTGAAAACAATTTATTAATTAGATATATAAAACATAAAAAAACAAAATGAAAAAACAAGTATTATCTTTCAACGAATTTATATTCGAAGCTTATAATTCAGTATCTAGAATAATGGAAGGAGAAGTATCCGGAGCTGAAGAATTGATAGAAGCTATAAGTAAATTGGACAAAGCCGGATTATCAGCAGAGGCCAAGAAACAGTTAGGCAATTTATCAGGAATAGCTAAAGCAGTTCAAACTACTGAAAATCCAAATGCCGAGAAACATCTAGGAGAAGGCTTACTAGGGGTTTTGGATAATCTAACAACAACCGGTGTTGAAATAACAGGTATCGTATCAAAGGTTAATACTATTACCTATGACAATCTAATTGCTGGGCATGTTTTACTGGAGGATGATAAAAGAGTTAATCTATTGGATTTCTTATATCTTATTAATAGTGAAAACTGTTACAGTAAAATCAATATAGGAGCTTTTGAGGAAGATGGAAAATTAGAATGGAGCAAGATTCAAACTGATAGAAGATTTACCTTAGCAATGGAGGATTACAGGAAAACAGCAGGTGGCAAAAGATTGAAACCTGGAGCAGCTAAATTTGGCAACTTTATTGGATCTTTCTTTTCAAGAGACCCTAATGTTGAGAAAAAAACTAAAGATAGTGTTTACTTAACAGGATCTGGATTATTAGGAAATGAAGTTATAACAGGTATCGAAAGCGGAGTTATAAAGACAGAAAAATCTGTTTCCACTTATAAAGATATGGCTCTTGGAGGTAAAAGTAAAAAAGGAAGAGATAAAAAAGGGTTTTCTAATATTGGAGGAGATAAGAGCGTAATTACTGGATATAATATTGCTCTTCCTTTAGGTGCTGAACTAACGCCCAATCAAAAATTCCCAACTAAAGGAGCTACTAAAGTATCTAAGAATCCTAAGGCTTACTTTAGTCTTGTTCTTTATACTATGGGACAATCAGAAAAATCAAATAGAGAAATACCATTTAGTGATTTAGTACTCATAGAAAAAATGAGACCTACTGGCGAAACTATCGTTGAATATACGCTTGATATGTACAACAATGACGAAAATGGTAAGCCTCTATTATTTGCTGTGGATTCATCAGTACTTACTGCAGCAGGGAAGGACAACATTAAAGCTGCCATAGAGCAATTTTATGCAATTGAATCTATAGAGATTCTAGGATTTGCTTCTCAAGAAGGTGCGGTAGATCATAACACTAATCTTTGTAAGGCAAGAGCAAAAGCAGTTGCAGACTTTGTAAAAAGTGTAAAAGAATGGAACATTCCTGCTACTAGTGTGACTTCTTCAGATACAGCTAACATTCAACCAAAATCTCCAGCAGCAACCGAAACAGAGAGGAAGAAATGGAGAAAAGTTCAATTTAAAATTAAAGGTACTAAAACAATTACTAGACCTGGGGAAGAAAACTTTATTGAATATGTGCCTACTACTGGTAAATTTAATCCAGATAAAGTTGATATCTACCAAACAATTATAACTATGGAAGTTAGCGCTAGATCAACTAGAGTTAAAGGAAGATAAAAAATATGACACAATAAAAAAGGATCCTCTAGGGGATCCTTTTTTGTTTTATACTATTTCTAGTTTATTGCAACCACTAAGTAATATTTGCCATTCTTTTCTACTGACTCTACCCAGAAACGATTTCCCTCAATGTAGGGTACATAATTACGGAATGTATCCTGTCCTAGCATTTTAACTAAGGAATTACATAATCCATCGACCTTATAATTTTCTGGCTTCTCAGAAAGCTCCCAAATTTGGTGGAAGTAAGCGTAGTTTTTACCTTTAACTATTTCTTTCCCATCGACCTCCTGGTCAACAAATTTAATACAGCTTTCTTTTAAAGTTGAGTCGAGTTCAACCTCATGGTTGAAAAACTGCGTGAGACTTTGGTCAAAAGAGACCTTAATCTTGTCGAGTCCTACAAATAAAGGCTGAGGACCATTACTAAAGCCTTTGTTATTAATTCCAATCAAGGATAAAAATAACAGTGATAAACCTAAATTTTTCATAACATAAATTTTAAATTGTTAGACATCTCAAATATAGAGCATTATCTACTGATAAAAAAAGGATTCTTGGAATTTATTTAAAATAGAGATATATAATAGAAAAACTAAAAAAAATGAAAAAACAGGTATTATCGTTCGCCGAATTCGTGTTTGAAGCATATAACACTATGAATGAGGAAGACAAAGTTACAATAGGATCTTTTGATCCCCTAAAAAAAACCCTAGGAGGGGGATTAAGTTTTAATAAAACTGAGACTGAAAGATTTAAGTTAACAATCGACAGACTAAATATGCTTAATCCTTCTACAAAGGTAGCTGAAGAGGCTCTTGTAAGAGCAGAAGGTATAACAGAGAAGATAAACCAATCATCAGAAGGGGTTAAGATATCATCAGCAGGAATAACACAGGCTGTTACCGTTACAAACAAATATGGATGGTTAGTAAATGGTACATGCAGAGTACAAAATGATATTACTGCCGATTCTAGTGTAGCTGAAGGAGATTCTCCTGCTTATAATGGAACAGATGGCACTGATGTAGTTGTGGCACCAATAGCATCAGTGTTAAAAAAATTGTTTGCACATAACCTAGATTCAGCTAATGACTTGTTAGGGAAATCAAAAAAGGAACTTAAAAACGACTCAAATTTTGGAACAAAAGGTAAGAGCAAAGGGAAAAGTGAAGTGTTTTATACTATTGATGAAGACTCATTGAAAGGAGATGTTATACAAATTATTAAATTTGAGGGGGAAGTCCCAGGAACTCCAACTGGAGAATATGGATTTGGATTCCCTGTTTATACAATTGCAGAAAATCCAGAAGGAGGTCTTGCAATTGAGACCGGAACTAACGAGATATCTAAGGATATTTACGATGTGGTTCTTCCCCCAGATCCAACAGCAACAGTTGTGACTGTAGAGAATAAGCCTTACAATTCAACGGGAGTGGATTTCTTTGAAGAAAATGCGGTTGAGATTGGTGAGGATGGTATGGCAGCTCTTAGAGCTATTCTATCCGAATTTAATACAATTTCAAAAATCGTAGTTAATGGAGGAGCATCTAGTAAACCAACTTCCAGAGCAGGAGGAAACGAGAAACTAGCTAAAGATAGAATGGCTGCTGGAGTTGCTGCTTTGACCCAAATGAAAAAAGATGGTGTTGCTCAGCTAGCTGGTGCTACTATTTCTGCAGGTGAAGCAAAAGTACAGGCTGCAGCACCTTCAGAAAGCGATCCTAAGAATCAACAGGTTTCTTTTGTAATCTCTGGAACAATTAAAAAAATGGTGGAGAGCACAGATACAACACCCGTTGTTATAAAGAAAGTTGATTCCAAGATGGCTCAGGTAGTAACATTGAAAAAGCAATATTTATATTGTAGTTATAATATATCTTAATATCAAAGAACACAAAAAAGCCTATCTTTTGGATAGGCTTTTTTTTTGAGATAAGGAAATTTATTCATTACCAGTGGATAAATTTCTACTAAAGTTGTTGTCTATGATAATTCCATAACGAACCATCCCGTTTTCTTTGGTAGCAGTTGCACAGAATTCGGTAAATTCACATTTTTTTAAAGCTGCATCATCCATATACAAAACTTTTTTAAGGTATTCCTTGTAAGCTGTAACTAATTTTTCGGCTTCTACCTTTTCCTCGTTGGCTGTGTTTACCATGCCTCCTTTTTTAGTTCCGTAGCAATCTGGATACCCTGCCTCTGCCTGACTTGTAGCTCTTGTAGCAAAATTTAATGTCGTGTCCAATTTCATACCCGGAAATTGCTTATACATTTCAGAGATTAGCAGACTCTCGAATTTTTCAACTTTAAAGTTGTTGGCTTTTTGTGCTTTCAATCCCGTTACTGATACCAGGATGACAGCTAAGATTAAAAATAGATTTTTCATAACTTTATTTTTTAATTGTTAGACCACTCAAATGTAGAGCATAACCTATAATAAAAAAAAGGATTTCTAAAAAAATAAAGCCACAAAAAAAGACCCCTTTCAGGGTCTTTTAGTAGTTTGATCTAGGTTGATTAAGCGTTAGCCCAAACAAATCCACCAGCAGTTTTCATGATTCCACGAACCACTTTAGAGATTGAGCCAGTGTTAACTCCTGTTGCTCTTTCAGCATCAGACATTGAGTTGTACTTTCTGATTCTTCTACCTCTTGGGGTAAGCTGGATAACTGCAATAGTATTTCTATTACTAGTTTTAGATTTAGTAACTACTGCCTTAGTAGCTTTAGGAGCTGTTTTAGAAACGGCTCTAACAGTCTTAGCCGTAGCCTTAACAGTTTTCTTTGTTTTTGTACTCATTTTTTTTGTTTTTTATGATTATATAATTTATACTCATTTATCATTAAAAAGTTTCATTTAAAGCGTTTTAAAAGCATTTAGATGTTTGATATATAGATTAGGATGACAAAGAAAAAAAGGCGCATTAAAACGTTTAAAAACTGGCTTCTTGCTAGAGATTCATCTAGCCGTATATCAACTAAATCAAATTATAATGGGTTTCTTGAATCTGAAGAAACTGAAGATAAGAAGGATCCGTTATTTTTTAGATCTTCTAGGCTTAATAGATGATTTTTTCTTATATGAAACCTTAGCCTGTCCTATTCTGTCAATAGTAAACTTGTTTAATTCTTCAAACACTATATACTGAAATGGTTCTTCCTTGTTCTTACTCTCGTATATTATAATGGAACTCAAAGAACATAGTATAAAGTATTGCTCTAAAGGAATAGGGGAAAGATCCCCTAGCCCCAATATGTTATTCACATAATCGTTTAATTCCCTCTTTTGTACACGGGTGGTTCTGTTAGGATCTATTATAGATGCTAGCTTCACACTTAGCATACCCCTTCCTAACCAGTTCCTGAGAGAATTTCTCACCACTGAATAATTAATATACTCCTTAGGTGATTCTGTGCTGATCTTAAATACGATTCTGTCGTCCGTCTTGGACTCTAGCTTCCAGATATTACTATTTAATTCAATGTATCCTCTAGGACAAAGAAAGCTTTCACAAAAATGTCTTAGACCTTTCCTTATATCATTATTATTTACGTCTGTTAAGCTAGTAATAAACCCACCCTGGACTAGAGCTTGTATGATTGTCCCTAAATCAGTAAAGAAAGATGTTGCTTCTGTTAGTCTGAAGTTTTCTCCGTAAGATTTAACCTCCATTCTTTCAGACGAATCAAGAAATAATATATCTGGATTTCTTTTACCCCCGCTGTAACTATTATCTGATAGGAGTAAACACATTATTTCACCAGGTCCCAGGTATGAATGACTCCAATCCGAAACGAAATAAAATGTCCTAGTTAATTTCTTGTCTTCCGAGAGAAACTTATTTAGAACTAATAAAGAATCCTTTAACTGATTTTCCCTGTTTTCTTTTATGAATTCCCAAAAAATCTTAAATGGTTTTTGGTTCTCGTTTATGTGAGAGTAAAAAGAGGTTAGAAATCTTTTGGATATAGTTGGACTGATTAATTTGGTCCTGAAATATTCTTCAAATTCCTGTTTATAAATCTCAACAGTGCTTCTTCTCATTCATAATATTATATCCAAAAGGACATAATAAGTTACAAATCATTCTTTTGTCTTACAGTAAAAATAGGTAATAAAAAAACCGATTCCGAAGAATCGGTTTTGAGAGATATGGAGAAGCAGAAAGCCCTAGAGCTTTTGCTGGATGTATTATTTATCCGGTATTTAAAGAAAAGTTTCAATAAAACAAAAAAACCCCGGACTCCCGCAAGAAAAAAGATATATAATAAAAAACTTGAATAGATGAAAGTTAAAAATTATAAGAACTTTATAAAACTCCAAGAAGTTAGGAGAGAGAAAAAATGCCCCGTATTAAGTTTTAAACCAATTAGAGAATCTGAAACATATCAAGATATGATCGGAATGGGATGGATCGAGGTACTAGCAGACAATCCTAAAGGAATTTTAGCATGGGCAACAGCAGAAGAAAGAAGTCATAAAGATAGAATGGGTAACATCGCATTCTATCATCCGGTATTTCAAGGGAGAAGATTAACAAGAAGAGCAACCTCGAATGCACCGGAGGGATATCCACACTTTAATATAAAACACGACGGTGGAGTTAGAGTTGTTGAGGGTCTTCAAAACAGTGCTGAATTTCCAAGATTAACTACAGATCTAACAAGATCTTGTATGACTATTGAGGATTACCTTTACAAAATGAGTTTTTTAATAAAATATGCTATGAGAGAGCAAGGATTTCCTATCTCAGATAGCGAACTTTATGATAATGAATCCTACAAAGATCTTATAAAAAGAAAAATGCAGGAAGATCCAACAGTAATCAAACATTTCAAAGATGTAGATGTGCCTTCAGATCCTAGAGAAACAAGTATTGCTGGATCTGAAAAAATATACAAGCAAGTTTCACTTCCTCCTAGTTTAAAAAAGGATGATCTAGGAAAAGGAGCTGCGATGTTGAAAAGATTTGGAGCATTCGGAGAAGATGAATAAGGTTAGGGCTTAAAACAATGATAGAGATAACACAGATAATAGTAACCGGAATTTTTTCCGTAGTAGTGGCCTTTGGTACCGTTTGGTTAAAACACTATCTAGATAATAAAAAGAAAGCTACCGACGAAGAAAATTATGAGAGAATCTCACAGCAAGACATAGACTCTATGCTGGAAGTACAGGAATTTCTAGAAGATTTCAGAGAAAAATGGGGATTCGACAGGGTAGGTATATTTCAATTTCATAATGGGGGTAAATTTTTTCACGGTATTCCGATGAAAAAATATTCACAGACCTTTGAATCAGTATCTCACGGGGTTTCTAAATCTAAGGAACATAATCAGGGCGTGTTTGTAACGGAACATCCATCTCTTATGAAACACTTAAGTGAGAAAGAATTCTTTCATGTTGATGCGGACGATCCAGTTCTTGACTATATAAGAGGAAGAGTAACAGAGGAAGGTATACTGCAGATATTTAGCTCTCCTATAAGAAGTCTTTCTGGACAACTAATTGGATTTATTCAGTTACACACTGTTAAGCACAAAGTGGATATGACGGATGAGCTAATAGTTGAGATAATAGATCTAGCTAATAATCTCTCCGGATATTTAATAAAAAAATGACAACAGAGTACGAGATAAATTTTTTTACCAAAGGAGAAGGGGAATTAGTTTTTACTCTTGGTATAGTAGGAGGCTCAAGAACTAAGCTTCTCTATAATATTATTACCCAGAATTGGGACCAGGGAGGATATTTCACCGTTGACGAAGATGATTGGAATGATATAGAATGGAATTTTTTAGATATAATTTGTGAGAATGTCCCTTATCATCATGAAGATCCAGATGGATATAATAAATTCATCTATAATTTAGAAATGCTTTGTGAATACAATCTTAATATAAGAGGAGCAATATCAAAATATAATGCTGAAATAAAAGAAAAAGCTATCTTAGAAACGCTTTGTGGTTGTATACTAGAAAATTTCGATTACGAAGCGGCAGGAACTGAGGAATTTAAATTTAAGATACAAAAATTATGATATACGAATTTAGATTTTCAGCAGAGGAGGATCCTGAGGTATACAAGATGGTAATAGAAGCAGATACTAGATCTAATCTACTTTATAATATATTAAATAACCAATGGGATACGGAACAAATTTATTTTGATGATACCGAAATAATTCAGATTTTGGAGAACATCTTTGATAGATTAATGAATGCGGATCCAAGAACATATTCGGAAGATCTATATGATTTTTTAATGAGATGTCAATTTAAGCTTGATCTTAGAAGATTTTTAGGTGAAAACAGCAATGAATCTTTACAAAGACTATTACATTTATTTGGAGAATGTGTTTGTAATATTTTTGACGAAGAATCTGGAGGTCTTGATTTCGAGTACGAATTCCTAGAAAGGTAAATCCATAGCCATTAAGAATATGTGCTCCTTATTAGCATTATACATAGCCATTTTTTCTAACATCTCCTCTTTACTTAACTTGCTAAATAAATAAGATTTATCCTCCACGATACATTCATGATCCTCGTCTCCCAGTGTATTATCCCACAATTCGTAGAAATATTTCAACGCATGGTCATATCCATATACGAATTCTCGATTTCCCTCTAGTTGTATAACGTATCTACTCATTATATTAATTGTTTTTGTTTGTTTTTAAGCTCGCTATTGAGATATTTTGCTAAGACTTGACCATGACAAAGGAAACTCTTTTCAGATCCGTCTGCGGGCTTATTACAACACCAACATCCCAATACTTTTCCCTTTAATTCATCGATATCTTTTATTAACCCGCTTTCATTTAGATACTTTTCATATCCTTCTATAGCTTCTTTTCTAGAATCAACCTTAAATTTAGCTTGCGTCTTATCAAGATCTTTGTGTGTGTAAGGATTAGCCCACTTGCTAGGCCTTCCTATATACACATCATGGAAATATTTTTTAAAGTGGACCACATATGTTACTCCATCTATCCTTTCGAAATTCTCCATATCACAAAGATAGTAAAATATAGATGTATAAAAAAATGATTCTTTTAAATAGAGCGTACTAATCTAGCCCTTTCTCTCTGATTTTTTGGTAATCCCCCTCTCCTGCTAGTGGGGAAATAAAATTTTACTGCCCAATCTCCAGATATTTGCTCTGGATATCCATTAGGATCTACCCAATATCCGCTATCATCAAACCCCATTATCCCCATATCATAGTATTGTTTTAAAAAGATGATTTCTTTTATTGTGGGAAGTCTCCATCCAGGACCGAGTTCTTCTGCATATTTTATGGCTTCATCGTACATGACACGATAATCGAATCTATAATTAGCAGGAACATTAGGATTCTTACTTCTTTCGACCATAACATCCTCTGCCATAACTTCCAATATTCCTAGATTGTAGAATTTCATTAATTAAAGCATCATACTTAGTGCACCCGATACGTCAGAACCAACATTCTTACCATTTAATTTGAATTCTCCGCCTTTTTTAACTATTTGGTAATCCCCTCTTTTTGTTTTAATAGAAACAGTATTACATAAATTTCCCCCACGAGTAAAGAAGTTGTGGACTGACTCTTCTAATCCCCCTCTCCCGTCTGCTTCTCCAAAAAAGCTCATAGAAACACCTCTGCTTTTATTGAGAATTCTAGGAACACCTAGCTGTGAAGCTCTTTCCCTAATTTTATCTATTTCATCTCTTGTAAACCAGTTAACAGATCCTTTGGATCTCTTTTCTGATAATTTAGGTATACCGCTATAGGATGTTTTTGGATTATAGCTGGTAAACTCTTCGAAAAGCTTTAGGTATTTCATTTTTATTCCTATATTTACTCTATATATATCATTGATTTGATACTTCCCAATGAGATAAAATACAGATTCGTGAGTGACATTGACGTCTCTCACTTAAAAGAAAAGATTATAGCCAATAATCTTGATTGGGATTCATATGATTTTAGACAATTAAGGTACAAGGACCACTCACAAACTAAGACTATACCTCTTATATGGTCGGAAAATTTCAGTTCTCCGCAAAAATGGGATCCATATTATTCAATTTTTAAAGGGGATCTAGATAAAATAGAATTGATAATAAGATCTTCCTTATGTAAAAGCGGAGATTTTATGAGTGCTATACTTATTAATCTTCCCGCTGGAAAATCTATAACAAGACACGTAGATGCAAATCCAATAGGGGACAAGTTTAATAGGTGCCACAGAATACACATTCCTATAATAACAAACTCTGACTGTATATTTGAAATTGATGGAGAGGAGAAAAATATGAAGGAAGGAGAAATCTGGGAGATAAGCAACGTCAAGAAACCACATAGTGTACAAAACAAAGGTGCATCCGATCGGATACACCTCCTTATAGATTGGGATCCTTTTCTTTAATCTATTCCAAATCTCCTTAGCATAGATCCTCCTTTACCAGCTCTAACAAGGTCATCATACTCTTCAGGCGAAAGCTTAGCTCTAACTTTATCATCAACCCCAGAGATTGAAGAAGATGTATCCTTATACATCATAACCCCAGTTTTTGGGTTTTTATCTCTATATCCTTTTACTATGGTATCGGATAACACATCAGATAATTCTTGAGAAGTTGAATCGAGAGGATATATTTGCCCTGCTATTGCAATTTCATTATCTGAACCTCTTGAAATAACATAAACAACTCCTTCAGTCTCTATAGCTGCTTGCATGAAATCGTCGTGACATGAAGTACCCTCATAATCAAACACTCTATTCAATATATCGTCAGGATCTATACCAGGATTAGCTAGCATTTCATATGAATTTCTGAAAACATCAAAACTTCCCCATTCATCGTAACAGTCTTCTTTAGAGCTCTTCTGACTTTCTTCCCAATCTGCATATGCTTCATCATATTCTTCTGATGTTTCATAGTCATCCTCATCCGGCGCCTCATCCACATCGTAATCCCCCATATGCCATGCACTGTATCCGGATTCACAATAATCTTCAACTAAAGTATCATAGTCAAGGGGTTCTTCACCATTGGTTGATTCCGGATATCCATAGTGTCCATCAGGAACGAATATAAACTTCTTTATTTTCATTTTTTTGATTTATATCATTATTTATCCATATTTCGAATTAAAAAATAAAGCTCCTTTGGAAATTCTGGTATGTCCCCTATGGAATTAAGATCGAAAACTGATCTGCCTAAGAATTTGTAAGATTTTCCCATGAATTCAGAAGGGGAAGTAAATGATTTTCCATTAAAAAGCACATCAAAATTGATGTTGCCGTGCTTACTCGCATAAATGTTTCGCATTTTCCATCCCTTAGGAACCCTAAAATATAGATGGAGACCTCCATTCATAGTGGTTTCCACCAGGAAATCTTTGATTTTTAGCGAATTTTCCTCTAAAATCCCCATGAATTCATCTACTGAATGCGGTGTTCCCTCTATATCTAAGCACATAATACCTGAATCCTTCAGGCAGATACCCAGAAAATTATACCCCTGATAGTTTTCTCTGAAATTTTCTGCGATATCAACAGAAAAATAAACGGAATCTTTGTGTAATTTTCTTATTCCTAACTCTTTTTCTATCTTACATATTTTTGTTTCGATGCCTAAGCCGTACCACTTGATACAGTGTCTTAAAATCTCTGATATTTTATCTCTCATTTCTATTTTTATAGAGAAAATAGAGTAAAGATTTCAACAAAAAAGCCCCTATCTCTAGGGGCTAGCTGTAAATCGTAGATCTTCTCTACCTTGTCCTGAGACAATATTTATTAGTTATTTAATGGGTGTGATAAGAAGTCCTTAGCCACCTTTGCTATTGATATCTTTGTTTTTAATTTGTCCTTCAATTCCATATTCTCCTCTGGTTTACTAAGGGCTTCTCCAACAAATTCATTTAATTCTTCGGACTCTAAATCTGAAAGACCATATCCAGCAAATATCTTTTCCAATCGGGATAGAAATTCGCCACCCTCTAGGGTTCCAACCAAAATGCTGTGAGCCAATATGAAGAAATTCTGTGTGTCTACTAAGAAACTATCGTCGCTGCTTTCGTAAACATCATAGAATGCCTTTAATACCACGCCAGACTCCTCATCCTTGAGAAATAATATGAGCTTCTGTAACTCCTCAAATACTTCTTTATTAAGTCCATCAAAGTATTTGTTCAGTTCGTATTTATTAACATCATATTTCGGTACTGGACTTTCGTCCTCATCAATCATTAAGTGTGTGGGATCCTGCATCACCACTTTGTATATTTTCTCGTGATACCAATTCTGATATTCCTGCAGTGCGTTGAGCGCCACATTTTGTACCATATCACGGTATTGATTACCTCCATTAATGTAAATCACTGCAGCTCTTTTAATAAGTGCAGCGGCTCTATCATTTCTAGTGTCCTTTTCGTTGATCCCTTCTAGTTCGTGTGAAAGCAAAAGAATATCTAATCCGAAGAAAAACCTTGCTTTGTCTTTTTTTTCCATATTTCTATTAATTTTTCTTTCCAAATGTAGAGTATCGAATCTGGTTAAAAAAAAGATTTCATAAAATTAATATTCACCAAATCTCCTAAGCATTCTTGATCCCTTAAAAGCCTCTTCTGGTGTTTCTCCAAAGAATAATTTTATCCTGTCCTCTAGATGAGGATAAGCTTTTATAGTTCTATGTGCCACTATGGTGAATTCAGAGAAAGATGTTTTATCAAGAATGTCCTTCAACATAGTAACAATATCGTCATCCGAAACATCCCTTATTCCTATAATCAATTTCTCCTCGTGCTGGTAGTTGCTTCTTCTCTTGCCATTCCTGAAATTAATGGAATATATTCTACTTCTATTTGGATGATCAATATCTTCAAGGTCCGATGTTCCATAATCAAGCGCTCCAGTTTCATCTACCATTTCATCATATTCTCCCATACCACCACTCTGATAGAAATCATAAAAAGCCTCCATCTCATCGATGTCCATAAGCCTCCAATTAGTAGCAGATCCACTCAATGACTCTGGTGTGTTGTGCCAGTCTTTCCCGAGCAGGATCTTCTCTCCCTCGCTGACTTTTCTAAAAGTAAGCATCCCTGGAACAAGCACAATCTTATTTCTAAAACGTGGATCGTCAACTAGAAAAACCTGATGCACTGCATAATCTTTATGAAAATTCGAATATTGACAAAGATCCACGGGGATTATCCTTCCCATTTCTTTATCTGATAGATCCATTCTAGGGGATTTGTCTATTCCTTCACTTAACATTTCGTAGTATCCCTTGATGTGTTTCATTTTGTAAATGTAGTTATTTATTTATCCAACAAAAAATGATTTCTAATTCTAATTCTATTTAATCAAAACTTAACGCTAAATAAGTTATTTACCAGCAATTGTTGCCATATATAAATTAAATGAATTGCAATTTAAGTATAGTTATTCCTTGTAAAAACGAGGAAGATATAATAATAGAAACTTTAAAGTCTATAAAAAAAAGAGAGAAATACAAAATAATTGTAGCTGACTGCTCTACCGACAAAACCAAGGAATTGATAAAAAATCACGATGCTTCTATAGAAATAGTAGATGGTGGATTACCCGCAGTAGCAAGAAATAAAGGAGCTTCTCATTCATCATCTGATCTCATACTCTTCATGGATGCTGATATGAACATATCAAATATAGATCTAGATGACATAATATCAGATTTTGAGAAAAAAAATCTTGATCTCGCTACTTGTAAGATAACAGTAGATGGATTTTTCTACAAGATACCCTATTTTTTATTCTATATAGCTCAAAAAATAATCTCATTAAAAACTCCATTCGCTGTGGGAGGGTTCATGCTTTTTAGAAAGAGTGAATTTGATAAAATGTGTGGATTTAACGAGAACGATAAGTTTGCAGAGGACTATCATCTTTCAATGAAAATAGACCCTAGAAAATTTAAAATATACAACAAAAATATCTCAACATCAAACAGAAGACTTAAAAATAAATCAATATTCTACATGGTAAAAATGATGACTCTTTGCTGGATTAATAGGTACAATGATGACTTCTATAAAAAAGATTACAACTACTGGAAATAACAAACTGTGCTAAATACATTTTATATGAAAAAGTGGAGAACTATAATAATGAGTGATTTGCATCTAGGTGCAAGACAATCTCAAACAGATAAGATATTAAAATTCTTGAACGAAAACGAATCAGATATCCTAATATTAAATGGAGACATAATAGATGGATGGGCTTTGAAATCAGGGGGAAAATGGAAAAAAGACTGTTCCAAGATTTTTAGAAAATTTATGAAGAGAAGTGAAGATGGAACCAAAGTGATTTATATAAGGGGAAACCACGACGATTTTTTAAAACCTTTTGTTCCTTTTAAACTTAACAATATAGAAATGCTTAGAAAATATATCCATATAGGAATAGATGGAAGGAAATACTTTTGCTTTCACGGTGACGTTTTAGATTTTGTTATAATGAAAGCTAGGTGGCTAGCCGTTATAGGAGGATGGTCATATGATCTAGTAATTAAATTAAACACAGGGTATAACTACATCAGAAAAAAATTAAACCTCCCTTATCATTCACTAGCTAACACAATAAAACAGTCAGTAAAAGGAGCAATAAATTTTGTGTCCAATTTTGAGGAAAATGCTAAGGGATTAACCAAACAAAAGGGATATGATGTTGCAGTTTGTGGTCATATACATCAACCAAAAATAGATAAAGAATATATGAACTCCGGCGATTTTTGTGAGAACTCAACCTGTTTAGTGGAGGATATAAATGGTAATTGGAAAATTATACATCTATAGATTATTTATCCAATAAAAAATGATTTCTAAGCTCCTAATCTTTTAACCATCAATTTAAAGAGCCTCATACTATCAATTCCAGGTAGATCGGAATCCTGGGGATCATCAGTTCTAAACTCTTTAAGAATCACTTTCTGAATACCTTCGAACTCTGTGTCTTTTGGTATATCCCAAAAAGAGATGTAATATATGTTTATAAAATCTCCCCTAAAAGTGACTCTTGGCGGAATATGAAGTACACCGCTTATGTATAGAACATTATATAAGCCTCGCTTTTTCGTAACGGGGACGGATACTACTATTCTATCATCAATCAGATCTGCTCTATACCCAAGCTCCTCAATTTCACCCAAGAATTTCTTTGTCACATTCATAAAAATACCCCTTGTTTAACCATAAGCTTAAATAATCTCTTGGTGTGTATATCATCTATAGATCCTTCCCATGATTCACCCCAATCACCAGATGTGCTAAACATATATGTTCCACCCCTTTGATACCCAAGCATAATCTTACTCTTTCCGTTATTGAAAACAGTGGAGGGATGTATCTTAATACCTTGGTCGTATAATCCCAAAACAATATTGCCACCATTGTTAAATTGAACACCCTCAGGAATCTCCTGTAGCTCCGTTAGATGAACATTACCCTTGTTATTAAAGATAACACCAGAAGGCAGAGACTTTAAGTGATTAATGCCCACGTTCCACTTGTAAGCAAGCCCATTAGATCCAGTGATCTCAATCTCGTTGCCCAAGATATTATAAGTGATCTTATCACTATCTAACTGTTCTATAAATTCTTCCCTTGTCATATAAATAAGCCTCTTTTAATCATCAAGTTCAATAACCTCTTACTATCTATTCCCTCTATGTTACCTTCCCAATTTTTAAACCATACAACATAATTCCCCATTAATGACTCCAAATAGACACTCCCTTCATTCTTAAACTCCACACCAGGCGGAAGGGTTTTTAATGAGTCCAAATAGACACTCCCTTCATTCTTAAACTCCACACCAGGAGAAATGGTTTCTAATGAGTTCAAATAGACACCCCCTTCATTCTTAAACTCCACACCAGGAGGAAGGGTTTTTAATGAGCTCAAATAGACATTCCCTCCATTCTTAAACTCCACACCAGAAGGAAGGGTTTCTAATAATGAGTTCAAAAAGACAGTCCCATTCCTATCTCCTCTAGTCACCACTAGCTTATCTCCTTTTATCTCGTAGGAGTAACCTTCCTTATCTAACTTCTTTATAAACTTTTCTTGTGTCATATAAATAAGCCTCTTTTAATCATCACGTTCAATAACATCTTACTATCGATACCTTCTATGTTACCAGTCCATGTATAAATCCATCCTCTGATTAGTGATTCCAAATAGACACCACCTTCATTCTTAAACCCCACACCAGGGGAAATACTAGTTAGTGATCTCAAACTGACATATCCCTCATTATTAAACTCCATACCAGATGGAAGACTAGTTAGTGAATCCAACCAGAGATCCCCTACATTCTTAAACTCAATACCAGGAGGAAGTGTAGTTAATGAGTTCAATTCGACATATCCTTCATTCCTAAACACCACATCAGAAGGAAGACTATCTAGTAATCTCAAATCGACCCACCGTTTATGATTAATAACTATCTTATCTCCTTCTATCTTGTAGGAGTAACCTTTCTCTTCTAATATCTCTATAAATTCTTCTCTTGTCATATAAACATTCCCTTACTTATCATGTAGTTCAATAGCCTCTTATTATCTATTCCTTCTATGTTACCAGTCCATTTATGAAAGTATCCTCCGATTAATGATCCCAAATAGACATCCCCTCCATTCTTAAACACAACACCAGGAGGAAGGGTTTTTAATGAATTCAAAAAGACATTGCCATTATTCCTAAACTCCACACCAGGAGAAATGGTTTTTAATAAGTCCAAACTGACATAACCTTTATTCATAAACACCACTTCAGGAGGAATGGTTTCTAATGAGCCAAAAATAAAACCCCCAATTAAACCCCCTACAACCACTATCTTATCACCTTCTATATTGTAGGGGCAACCTTCCTTATTTAATATTCCTACAAACTCTTCTCTTGTCATATAAACACACCTTGCTTAATCATCAAGTTCAGAAGCCTCTTACTATCTATTCCCTCTATGTTACCTTCCCATTTACTAAACCGAACAAACCGCCCTCCAACTAATGATCTCAAATCGACATCCCCTTCATTCTTAAACTCCACACCAGGAGGAAGGGTTTTTAATGAGCTCAAATTGACACCCCCTTCATTCCTAAACACCACGCCAGGAGAAATGGTTTGTAATGATGACAAATCGACATACCCCTCATTCCTAAACACCACGCCAGGCGGAAGGGTTTTTAATGAGCGCAAATAGACATGCCCTTCATTCTTAAACTCCACACCAGGGGGAAGTGTTTCTAATGATCTCAAATCGACATCCCCTCCATTATTAAACTCCACGCCAGGGGGAAGGGTTTGTAATGAGCGCAAATAGACATCCCCTCTATGAGTAACAATTATCAGATCTCCCACAATCTCGTAGGAGTAACCTTTCTCTTCTAATATCTCTATAAATTCTTCTCTAGTCATATAAATAAGCCTCTTTTAATCATCACGTTCAATAACATCTTACTATCTACCCCTTCTATGTTACCTTCCCATTTACTAAAATAACCCCCAACTAATGATCCCCATTTACTAAAATAACCCCCAATTAATGATCCCAAATTGACATTCCCTCCATTATTAAACTCCACTCCAGGAAGAAGCTCCTCCACATGATATAAAATAGCATCCCCACCATTATTAAACACCACACCAGAAGGCATAACTTTTACACTCCTTAAGTCGACATCACCTTTATTATTAAACTCAACATTAGGAGGAATGCTACTTATTGAGCTTAGCCAAACATTGCCATTATTATCATCGATCCTCCCAGTATTAACCACTATCTTATCACCTTCGTTACCGTAGGTGTAATAGTAATCCATCTGTTCTAATACATCTATAAATTCCTCTCTTGTCATATAAATAAGCCTCTTTTAATCATCAAGTTCAGAAGCCTCTTACTATCTATTCCATCTATGTTACCTTCCCATTCATCAAATCGACCACCAAATAATGAATCAAAATAGACATCCCCTCCATTCTTAAACTCCACACCAGGAGGAAGGGTTTCTAATGATTTAAGATAGACATCCCCCCAATTATTAAACTCCACACCAGGAGGAAGGGTTTTTAATGATCTCAAATCGACATCCCCTTCATTCTTAAACTCCACACCAGGAGGAAGGGTTTTTAATGATCTCAACCAGACATCCCCTCCATTCTTAAACTCCACACCAGGAGGAAGGGTTTCTAATGAGTTCAAATTGACATACCCTCCATTCTTAAACTCCACACCATGAGGAAGGGTTTTTAATGAGTGCAAATTGACATACCCTCCATTCTTAAACTCCACACTAGTAGAAAGGGTTTTCAAAAAATTCAGAAAGACATTGCCATTATTCATAAATACCACCCCAGGAGGAAGGGTTTCTAATGATTCCAAATTGACATTCCCTCTATTATTAAACTCCACACCAGGAGGAAGGGTTTGTAATGATTGCAATTCGACACTCCCATATAACCCTCCTCCAGTCACCACTAGCTTATCTCCTTTTATCTCGTAGGAGTAACCTTTATTTTTTAATATCTTTATAAAAGCTTCCCTAGTCATATAAACACCCCTTGTTTAATCATCAAGTTCAATAACCTATTACTATCTATTCCATCTATGTTACCTTCCCATTCATCAAATCGACCACCAAATAATGAGTCCAATTCGACCTCACCTCCATTCTTAAAAACAACATCAGGAGAAATACTAGTTAGTGATTCTAAAACGACATACCCTCTATTATTAAACTCCACACTAGTAGAAAGGGTTTTCAAAAAATTCAGAAAGACATTGCCATTATTCATAAATACCACACCAGAAGGAAGGGTTTTCAAAAAATTCAGAAAGACATTGCCATTATTCATAAATACCACATCAGGAGGAATAGTATCTAATTCTTCCCACTCTTCTATTGAATCCAAATAAACATCACCATCTTCTGTAACCACTATCTTGTCCCCTTCAATCTCGTAGGAGTAACCTTTAAGATCTTCTAATACCTTGATAAATTCTTCCTGTGTCATATAAATAATATGTTTTAATATATTTCATTAAAAATCTAATATTTTTAAATTTCCAGAACCGCTATAGCCAAATTGATCCCTATGCAAATCCATTCCTGGCTGAGATGTATTCCTCATCTTTCTCAGGTCTTCTATCCCTAAAGTGTCCAGATATTTTTTCCATTTGTCCGAGAACTTAGAAAAAATCTTTATATACCTTTCCAAACAAACTTTCCATCTTTTCCATATATTCTTTATTTCTATGGTTGAATTCTCAAGGAGATTCGAAATTATATCTAAATTACTTTGGCTTAAATCCTGTGATAGGATTTCTTCTAGATCTAATTTTGGACTCAAACTCCAAAGCCAATTGTCCAGTATATCATATTCCCTTCCAGCTTGTTTCGTGTCTAATTTCTCTATTGAGATCCAATCTTTTCCTTCGCCATAAACCACGGGAAAAATGGAAGAATCCATTTTTAATAATTCTAAATACCACTTTTCGATTGTTTCGTATCTAGTTTTCTTGAAAACTCTATCAGTATGTAATGGATCATAGAAAACATCGTGCTCAGCCCCACTACCAAAAGAAGGGCTTTCAAAAAAATTTTCAAATATCACTATATGCTTCATAATTTTATATTATGTACTCTCTAATTTAGATATCCTTTCTTGTCTAATATCTTTATAAAACTCTCTCTAGTCATACATCTATATATCGTTATTCACATCGCCTCGTTACCCCGAGGCAAGCACCTATAAACTTGCCCCGTTTTCGCCCCGTTCCTCACCAAATACTCCACTTCGCCCCGCAACCTCTAATTAAACTATCTTAAAGCGCGGAATAGAAAAATCCCCATTTAGTCCCCCGATTTTTCCACTAAAATGATCAGAAATTTCTACCCTAAAAATGGGGGGACTAAAACGATAAAAACCCCCAAACACGCCCCCGCTCTTATACATACTACTACTAGCTATTACCACCTATTAACACCTACTACTAACTAGACATATACCTATACATATACAGTACAGCATACACATATACACTAGACACACTCCTACCCCTATAAATCAACATACCTTAATTAAACTAATAAAAACAAAAAGAATCACTACATCTACTATAGTACATAGAGTACCCATATCTATATAGACACCTACCCCTACTGTATACACAACCCATACCCCTACTGTATATGAAAGGGGACGTATAGATGACCCCGCGCTCACACGTATACACGTACTTAATAGATAGAGACACAAGGGCATTTTTATAGCGTCCCGTGCATCCAAAATACTCCATGATAACTACCCCTTTGACCTCCCGTGGAAAGGCCCGTAGAATATACCACAGAGTGAGCAAGGTTAAACCCACTTTCTACGTGCGCCTCGGAAGGCCCCCAGGGGGACCCCACGCGGTCTCGAGCGGGCGATTATCTGGGATTTTCTGGGAATCTCCTGGAGATCTAGGATACCTTCCCGGGGAACTCCCGAGGATTCCCTGGGATTCCCCTGGATATTCTTAGAAACTCTTGGAAACCCCTGGATGCGTGCGAGTGCGGGGGCGAATCCGGGTGATCCCGGGAGTCACGAAAAATATTTGGATAGGGGGATTTACTTTTTGATAAACTTTTTATATAATTGAAATATAAGAAAGGAGGGGAAAATTTAGGAATCGTTTTTTTCTTCCGAGGAGAACTGCTAAATTTGCAAAAAATAAAAACGTAAAAAGCGATGATTATAAAAAGAAAAAAAGAAACTCCCCCGAACGATTCCCGTCTGTGGTCTAAAGGAGATCGTAAGACTTTGAAGGCTATGGTGAAGGAGGGTAAGACACTTAAGGATATCGCAGAGGAGCTTGGGCGAACCCCTGCTGCTGTGCAATATCAGAAGAGTGCGATGGGATTGGTTAAGAAGGACAAGAAGGTGAGGATGAAGACTAAGGAGGGTAAGAAGATTGAAGTTAATGTGTCTGCTGAGGTTCTCCCTGATAAGGAGATGACCCCTAGAGATAATGCCAAGGAGTTGGCGAGGGTTGCTCGTGGAATAGCCCGAGCAAATGGTAAAAGGATAACGATGGCTATGTTCTTCGTTGAAGATTTGTAAACAATTAAAATCAAATAAGTATGGGAAAACAAATTCCAAAAAATGTAAAGGTGGCTGCTATGAAGGCATATGTGGCCGATGGTAAAAACCTAAGGGATGCTGCGTCAGAGCACGGGGTTAATCCAGAGAGTCTACGTAAATGGTTAGGTAGCAAAGTGCGTAAGAGAGGTGCACATCTTAGAGGTAAGAGAATCACTATGTCTCCTGTGCCTACTCCAATTAATGCTCGTAAGCCTAGAACATCTAAGGCATCTCCGGAGAACAACCGTTCTAATAAGCGATGGAGCCGCACAGAGGATGAACTACTAAGAGACGCGGTTCTTAGCAAGATGACTGTTAAGGAGACTGTTGAATTGTTAGGAAGAACCTCCGTGGCTATCTACTGTCGTAAGAACTACCTAACCGATAATGGATTCATTAACGAGACGAGTAAGTTTGTTATGCCGACTGGCATCAAGAGAGTACGTAAGCAGATGGAGACTCCTTTCGATACTGCTGAGGTGGAAGCTATTGTGGATATCCCTGAGACTGAGCCATTACAAGAATCTAATGGAGCTTACCAGAACATTGAGCTTTCCGATCTTGCTAAAGTTGTCCGAGACTATGGTGTTAACATCACCGTGTCTATGACACCACGAGGTATGGAAGTTAAAATGAGTAACTAGTCTCAAACCCCTCGAGATTAAAAAAGAAGGCCAGTCTTATGACTGGTCTTTTTTGTGGGAGGGCCCTTGATAGGACCCCTTGCGTGTGTGCGTGCGTATGTGGATTTTTCTAATATTTATCCTCTTCCCCTAGGTGTAGGGTGATCTTCCAGAGTTTAGTGTCTTCTGAGTTGTTCATATAGATTTCTATTGAGGTGAGGGATAGAGGAAATCTGTGTACTTCTGCGGTGAATGTGTCGTATTCAAAATCTGATTCTGTGAGTTCGATGGTGTCTTCTTCAGGATCTCCTGTGGCGGGATCGTCCATCTCAATAGTCATGGAGAGGGATTTTAGTTTTATTCCATTAGATCCTATGTCGATGCCCCAGTTTCTGTAATCCAGATCTATCGTCCATTCTGCGGTGCCGTCGATGACTCTTGCCATGTAGAGAGATTTGGGTTCGTCATAGAAGTCTATGGATGTGGGAGCGCCACTGCGGGAGTAGGTGGCTATTTTTGTGCGGTACACTAGGGTGTCCGATGCGGATTCCGAGATGTGTCCGAATGTTTTAATACGTTTCATAAGATATTTATCCGTGAATTGTTTTTTTATTCCGAGAAGGAGCCGTATATTTGCAATGTAAAAACACTTCTTTGTTTTTCCATATTATTTAGGTTTATAATTGGTTATCATAAGACCGAGTCCACAAAGGCTCGGTTTTTTGTTGTCCGTGAATTTGCGGACATCCCAGAATTTCTAAGAAAATCCCAGCGGCATCCCGAGCGGAACTCGAGCGGAATCCGAGCGGAAGGTCTGCGGCATCTCTGCGGAAGTCTCCGAGGATTAATCCCCAGGGGAGCCACCGGGAAATATAATGCGAGGGAAATTTATCGGATCGGATTGGAATTTTTTGGAAATCATTTTTTTGATTGTAGAGAATTTTCTATCTTTGTAAGAAAAAGGGATTATGAAAGACACTACCAAAGTTGCAGCATTAGCGGTCACAAGGAACATCGCAGACAAGCTTTACGAGGGTAACGACGTGAGCAAGCGTATGGGACGCATATTATCTATAACATCTGCCGTGCTGGAAAAGAGCGATGCTCGATTTGATAGAATGCGGGAAGAGTTACAGAGTGTATACGAGGAGATGTCCCGTGTACATAATAAATTGTATCAGGATTTGGGCGGGCAATTAGGTTCCGGTGAATTCTTCGGAGTGGACATTGAGGATCTCGAAGGTAAGACGGATTTAAACTTTAAGCGGCTGGTTGAAGGAATCGATCCCGACGGATTTATGAGTCTTCAGCTTTCCCTTGGAGGATTACGAGAGCTCATTGGTAAACTCTCGGCCGGTGTTCCCTTTAGAACCCCAGACTTGATTTTTGCCGAGAGACTACAGTTTGCTCATTGGTTGACGTTCATGAGTGTGTACGAGAGTAAGCACCGAGATCGGGTTTTAAAAATAATCTCTAAGTACGATCCAAAAGCTTCTTAAATCATTTTTTTAATTAAATAGAATTTTCTACATTTGTAAAAACAATCAAACATGCCAAATCACATTTCTAACATTTTGACTATCGAAGGCGACTCCAAGAGGGTAGCACAGATTAAGAGCGATATCATTTCCGTTGATGAGGAAGGGAATATCAGACACATTGATTTCAACAAGATCGTTCCGATGCCGGAGAGTTTGCATATCACGAGTGGCAGCAGTACGAGTAACGGGCTTGCTATCTTGAAATATCGTGCAGGTGATCCCACGGAGATTAATCAGATAATGGGATATCAATGGGCGACTGAGTTTGCGACCCCGGAGGATTTAATCAATCATATGCTCGAGAAGGGTACGGCTAATCTCGAAGAGGCTCAGAAGGCTTTGGATAACGAGAAGTTATACGGACACCTAGATTGGTATTCTTGGAGTATTGCTAATTGGGGTACTAAGTGGAACGCATATGACACCAACGAGAATGAAGACGACGGGATTTATTTCCAGACGGCTTGGAGTAATCCATATCCTGTCATGGAGGCTTTAAGCCGTAAGTATCCGGATGTTGTGTTTCATGTGAGATTTGCCGACGAGGATTTCGGTCACAATGTGGGCGAGTACAGTTTGGAAAACGGAGAGGTTATCTCGGAGAACATTCCCGAGGGTGGTTCCGAGGAGGCTTATGATCTGGCCGCTGATATCACGGGATATGAAAGTTATCTCACTGACCGTGTGTATGATATCGAAGCAGAGACTATCGACGAGCTTGAGGATTACGAGAAGACTTATATCAAATCGGTTTACAACAAGGGTGTCATTGAAGACTTCCCGAGAGTTGTGATTGACTACATGTTGGAGTTAGCCGTTGCTGATGAGAACTTCGAGTTAGCTACTCAGCTAAGAGATATGATCGCTTGTAATGACGAGTAATCATTTTTTTTAACAACAAACGTTTTCTATATTTAGGTGGATGGACGATAAATCTAAGATAGTTAGAATGCGAGATATAAGCTTCGATCCCTCCTTATTCGAAACAATGAGGACGGGAAAGAAGATTGATAACTTGCTAAGCTCTGAAGGTGGATTTACAAGATCCACCAATTTTATTTTGGTGGGTGACCCAGGAATTGGTAAGAGTACGGTTTCGATGGATATCTTAGCGGATTTAAAGCGGAATGGTTATTCTGTTCTTTTTATCTCTGGTGAGATGGACCGCGTGGATTTATACCGCTATGTTAAACGATATCCTAAGTTTGCCGATCTCGACATTCTTTTCCTCGGTGAGTACATAGACGAAAATCCGATGAGAGTTATAGAGAGTACACTCGACCTAGGATACGATGTGGTGCTGATAGATTCATTCATCGAAGTTTGTGACACGGTCAAGGAAGGATGTAAGATCACTTCGAATGCTGCGGAAAAATGGCTGATTGATTTAATGCGTAAGAACAATGCGGGTGGCAATTCTAAATCCGCTTACACCTCGTTCCTTTGTATTCAACAGGTTACTAAGGAAGGTGTGTTCGTCGGTTCGAATAAACTTAAACATAATACGACCGGTATGATGGAGCTTCGATTTACACCAGACGGATCCCGTTTTATTATGTTTACTAAGAACCGAAGAGGCGAGGTCAACAAGAAATTATACTTCGACCTTTCTTCCACTTCGGATGTAAACTATGAATACGAGACATTTAATATTTCCATAGAGAAAGCCGCAAAACACGTGACGTCACGTAAGGATGACGAGGACGAAGAGAACACCACTAGTATATTTTTCGGGATGTAATTCCTGCTTTTTTGCATCCCGAGGCCCAAGAGCGATCTTGGGTTTTTTTGTGGAATCATTTTTTATATTAGAAAATTCTATCTACATTTGAATTAGAAACAAACAACAAACAAACGACTATAATTGATATGGCAAAAAGAAAGATATCAAGAAAGAAGTTAGAGGAAAGGTTATCAAGGGGTGAGGTTAATTTCTCTTATGAGAAAATCGATGGTACTACACGTAAGGCTAGAGGTACCACTAATGTTGATTTGATACCTGAGGAGTGGAGACCTACTGGAGGTTCATTAGCGCATGATGGCACTGCGTATTTTGATTTGGATATCCAGGAGTGGCGTTCAATTTCGTCGGTTGTTTCTAAGGTTAATCTTTTGGGACTATAAATCAAATAATATGACTAATCGGAAAATTAAACTTAAGTTTTGGAAAATGGTCAGGTGGATGGACAGAAAAATGATAAAGCCCACGCCTCTAACCGACACACAGCAAATGGGTGTTAAAATATTTGAAAGAACTGTGTCGATTAAGGATGCTGAAATCTTTTTCTCCCCCTTGAGCGACTCAATCTATATAGAGGTCGACGACATTTATATTATACTAGAGGGTAGCGATCTTCAAATCATCAACGGGAAATTCAGATACGATTTACACTATCCAGATTCGGTTAGATCTAAGCTCGTAAGGAAAGTGCTTAACACGCTGGAGCAAAGAAGAATAGAAGTTGAAAGAAGAATAAAAGCTAAAAGCGATCGCACACTTAATTCCATAATGGAAGAAATCGAAGATATTCGAAAAGAAAAGGGACAATAGTTTGTTTTGTTTGTTCATAGAAAAGGACCGGGGTTTTTACTTCGGTCTTTTTTTGTGGTCTGCTGTGTGGTTGCACTGCACATCTCCTGAGGAACCCCCGGAAGGATGCTAAAAAGTTTTCTTGGAAAATCATTTTTTTCTTTATATAGATTTTTCTACATTTATTAGGTAACCAAATAAAAAATTATGTCATGAAATTATTTGATGAACGCCAGGTGAAGATGATGAAATATCTTTCCTCTGGACTTCCACCACAGAGTAGATGGCGGTACAATCCGGTAACAGACCTTATAGATATAGAGGGGGATTTCAATTGTGGATGGACGGGTTTTAAAGATTTTAGAGGAGTTAAATTTGGAAAGATCACTGGACATTTCGATTGTTCCGGTATAGGACTCACCAGTTTAATAGGAGCTCCTGAAGAGGTCGGAAAAGATTTCAATTGTTCGAAAAACAATTTAACTAGTCTTGAAGGTGCACCTAAAAAGGTTGGTTATAGTTTCAATTGTTCAAAAAACTCTCTAGAAAGCCTAGAAGGAGGTCCTGAATATGTTAGGGGAAATTATGATTGTTCGAGTAATAAGCTCGTTACTCTTAAAGGATCCCCTAAAGCTTTACGCAGGGGGAGTAAATTTATTTGCTCCAATAATCTTTTAAAAGATTTAAACGGGTTAATAGATAATGATTTTATGGGATTTTTTACATGTAAACGCAATCCCCTTACTAGTCTGGAAGGAGCACCAATCAACATAGAACCTTATTGGGATGGAAGTTATGAAGGAAAAATTTCATATTATGGAAATAAAGGTGTTTCGGGAAAGGTGCTCGAATTAATTCATCTCACGATGATTGAAAAGAAAGTGCCATTTATTATCGCTCTAGGTATTCTTAAGAACGAGATAAAATCGAGCGATCTTAAGAAGCTACTTCCTTCGGATCAGGAGAACGTAGAAGATGTACTAAAAGGAGCTAGCATGTTAGCTAAATTTGAATCTTTCTAAGAATCATTTTTTTATTTAGGTAGATTTTTCTATATTTATGATAACCAATTAAACTTCCAGTTATGGAAATGAACTTCATTAAAGTTATAGACGAGAGAACAAGAGACACAGTAGGATTTGCTGTTGTTGAGAAAGGCTCTCTGGAAGAGTCAATGATAGTTGACCGCTTCATAGACGAGGGAATGATTTTTGTAGCCTCGAATGAAGAGGAATTTAGTAATTTTGATGGAGACTTCGTGAAGAGGTTTGGTAATGGAATGTTTTGTACTCACGCACCAATGGCAGATTAATATGACAAATAACGAAAGAATAGAGGCTTTAATAGTTGATTTAGTTGCTAAGAGTCCTTCGCAGGTTAATGTATGTGATTTGTTAATCGACTACATTAAGACTTTAACAAAAGACGAGATTATTGAATTCGTTGACAGAACTACAACTGAAGTTTGGCCAGCTAGGTTTGACGAAGAAAGAAGCGGGTGTTTACACAAGGAGACATATGCTGCTGTTCGTCACGAGTCCGGGATGGCTTTGTACCGATGTAAAAAATGTAACGCCAAGGTATAAATCATTTTTTTCTTTAGATAGAATTTTCTACATTTACAATATGGAAACATCAGTAATTATAACACCTAACCCTTATGGCTTCGGAAGGAACTGGAGCTTACTTGTTAAGACGCCAGAACACACCAAGAGTTTTTATCTTGGACAGGACGTAAAGTTTTGTTCGAGAGTTCTTGGTATGGAGCCAAGAGATGTCGTTGAGGCTATAGGTACTGGAGAGATCTCGGAAGGTCAACCAGGAAATAAGAAGCTCGCCGAGTTTATTTGTGAGTGTTTAGAATTAAATGAAACCAACGTCATGGAGTTAGAGCCATGGAGTTTAAGCGCAGAATAATATGGAAAGGATATACGTAGCAATCATTAAAGGACCTAAGGAATATTTACCAGGAGGCATTAAGTTCGAGAAGTTCGAAATCCATCAACATGAGATAGACGACTTTTTAGAGGATGGCGAAGAGGGAGAGACCGAGGAGGATGCTATCCAATACTATAAGGAAGAGTATGCTGCGGAGTGGGAGCAACGATGGTGCTCAGTTACTTTCCTGAGTGAGTCTGAGTTTAATTCCCTCTATGGAGCGGTTCAGGAATTCTTTATCGACAATGGGGATGACGGAGAAGAGGAAGAGCAAGAAGAAGACGAATGGCAAGATTGGAAGTAAATTAAAAAATATGAGACAGGTAGATATTAAAATTTCTGGTAGGAAGATCGAAGGCTATCCTACAGTTACAAGAACTATAAAGTTCAATAACGTCGAAGAATTTATATCAAAGGCGGATGAAGCTATAGACGAAACTGATTTTGGTAAGGTTGATTGCTATGTCGATAACTTTGATAATGTATTTAACGATGAGGAGATTAAGCTTCTAGAGGAGCAATGGTTTATTATTGAATAAATCATTTTTTTAATTAATTAGAATTTTCTATATTTGAGATATGGCAACAAGGAGTAGAATAGGAATAGTAAACGAGGACGGAACAGTTTCCTCAATATATTGTCACTGGGACGGATACGTATCTCACCACGGTCCACTCTTACTTACGCATTATACAGACCGTGAAAAGGTTAAAGCCCTTATCGAATTGGGAAGTATTAGTGTCTTAGCTCAACACGTTGAGCCGCCTTCAGTCGTTGACGAGAATGATATCGATGGTAAGAAGGGTGAGAGGATGCTTAAGAGATTTGGAGTCATAGGAAAACATTCTTTCTACGATCCACTACCAGGTGTTACTGTTGCTTATCATCGAGACAGAGGAGAGGAATACATCAAACCGAGAATTAATAAGTCGCTAGAGGATTATTTTCTAGCAGACAATGAAGAATATGGCTACGTCTTTACCCTTGAGGGTGAATGGCTAGTCAAGTCGGGGTACAACGAAAGTGCTCCAATTAGACCAATCGCTGAGGTTTTAGCAGAAGAAACTTAGTGTTTAATTGGTTTAACGCTGAGGGGATCGAGAAATCGGTCCCTTTTTTTGTGTGCTGGTTTTTTTGCAGCATATGCTAGATTCCCGGGGGCTCCTCAGGAATCTCCCACGGTTGCGTGGTAATTTTTTTTAGAAATTTCTGGAAATCATTTTTTATATTACATAGAAGTTTCTACATTAGCTATGTAAATCAAAAAACGCTACCAATGAAAAGCCATTGTACACACTGCGGAGCCATACATGAAAGAAAGAGTAAATTCTGCTCAAAGAAATGTAGCGATGCAGCCTACAGAGCCAGTAAGAAAGAGGAACCGATCGAGCCAAAGGCTTCAACATCCGACCCAGAAGTAGTGGTCGAGAAATTCACCAAAGCATTCGGTTTTCCTGTCAGACTATATTGGAACCGTAGGTTAGAGGGTAAGAACTCCTCTTGCGCTAAAGCCGGTACAGTACTCGAGTTCGAGCAGATAACAAAAGTGGGCGGCAAGGTGATCTACAGGGTAAGAAGGGGTAAGCGTAACTTCTTTACCTCAAGTCGAGAGATTGAGGAAATTTAAGAAAGCCATGGGGGCAAAAATAGCCTGGGTTAAACGCCCAGGCTTTTTTATGAAATCATTTTTTTAATTAAATAGAATTTTCTACATTTACAATATGAACAAAAGGGAAAACAAAAGAGGTGAGTTATTAGTTTGGCCGGGAATTGGTCCTTGTGGTAGCACGCCAGCGGAAGTTAAAGAATTCGAGAATTATGTGAGTTCGGAGTTCAACATTAGGGTGGAGTTCGTACAGGATTTGGAACGGAAGGACGGTAACGTCGACACAATCATTCGGGTGTTTGCCGAGGATGCTTGGGGATCGGACCTCATCTTTAGAATGTTCTGCGTACATGTGGGGATCTATCCGATTGAAATGATTAGTCGCACAGATTATGATGTTGTTTCGGCTTCAAAAATTTTCAAATAATTTCCAAAATCATTTTTTTTATCAAGTAGAATATTCTACTTTAGCAATGTAAACCAATAAACACAAATAAAAATGGCAAGAACAAAAAAAGCAGAAGGGTCGGTAACGACCGAGACAACGGCTAAGAAAGGTCTTAGTGAAGAGACAAAAGCAAAGATCTCTGAGGCGTTAAAACGCAGAAAGACTTCAGTGGTCGAAGCAGCGGAAGCGCTATCTCCTAAGTTGGTAGCGGATGAGTCCAAAATCAAGGAGGAAGGAAACATCGTTACTCTTAACGACTACTTCAAAGTCGAGAAGGGGACTTTCGAGATACTCAAGCACAACATCGGCTATGGTATCAATACGATGCTTATCGGGGCAACGGGTACTGGAAAGACGGAAGTCGTGGCTAACATCGCTAAGGTGTTCAATGTTCCGCTGACTATCTTCGACATGGGTACAATGACCGATCCTGTAATGGGACTTGTGGGTACTCACGTCATCACAGTTGAGAATGGGGTGACTAAGTCGGAGTTCAAACGCTCTCGCTTCTCGGAACTCATTCAGCAACCAGGTATCATACTCTTAGACGAGATCTCCCGAGCCGGAGCGATGGCTAACAACCTTCTCTTCCCTTGTCTCGACTTCCGTAGAGAGTTACCGATGGAGTACTCGTTCCACGACACAACTCCAATCCCGGTTCACCCACAGTGCGTATTCTTCTCAACGGCTAACATGGGAAGTCAATATACGGGAACTCACAAATTAGACCGTGCCTTACTTGACCGTTTCATGCTCATCGAAGTAGACTCGATCAAACCAGAGGACATCATCGCAACACTAACCGCAGAGTTTCCGAAAATCACTAAGACGAAAATCAAGAAGTTGGTAAGCGTGTTCACCAAAATCAACAAGGAACACGACGAGTTCAAAATCTCGTTCAACCTCTCAGTTCGTCACCTTAAGACTATCGCCAAATTGGTCTCTAACGGCTTCACAATCTACGACGGTTATGTCGCTCTTTGTAAAGGTCTCGGTAGTCAAGAAGGTTTGAAAGCGATTAACGCAATCTTGGACGATGCTAAAACCTCAACGGATACAGATACAGAATCCTAATTCGTAAGGACTCAACAGGACTGGCGGCAAAACACCGCCAGTCTTTTTTTTGAAATCATTTTTTTCTCTAAGTAGAATTTTCTATATTAGCTATGTAAACCAATTAAAACAAAAAAACAATGGGTAAGTATGGATATGGATCTTGGGGCTCAGGCTACGGTAGGAAGACTTGGTCTTCAACATCGGGCTGGGAGAACTCACACTACGGAGGGTACAATCGACTAATTTACGATTATCCCTTCATCAAGTTCGATTATAAGGCAAACATCGAAGTCTCGCAAGACTTAAGAACCCAATTAGGTATCTGGTCGGCGGAAAAGCTTATCAAGATGTATCTTATGAAATGTAAGGAGAAAGGACTTCTTAAACGTTTAATTCGTGAACGTATAACTAAGAAAAACTTTCTTGGGCAGGAAAAACATTACGACGTTCTTAAGCTAGATAACGAAGTCGTTCTAGAAGCGGTGATGAAAGAGTTCAAAGAATTTGCTCCTCTCTTCGACCACTATCGTAATGAGATACTTTCGAGTAGCCTACAAATCGAAGTTCCGCCACCAGGAAACGAAGGTGGAGGAGGACAAGGTAAAGGCGAAGGGGAAGACAAAAAAGAAGGCCAAGGTAAAGGAAAGGGTGAAGGCGAGGGAGAAGGTGAAGGAGAAGGTGAAGGTGAAGGTGAAGGAGAGGGCAAAGGTAAAGGACAAGGTAAAGGACAAGGCGAAGGGGAAGGCGAAGGGGAAGGCGAAGAAGGTAGAGGCGAGGGTAAAGGAAAACCGAGTAAGAAAGGCGGAGGTTGGGGACCTTCGGATGGTGATGCTCCGGACTTCAAAGAACTTGAACGAGTACTTAAGGAAATGTCGGAACAAAAACCTTTCGAGAGCTTTAAAGGTCTCGGAGCAGAATGTAACCCTAAATTCGTTCCACCAAAAAAGAATGCGAAAGACTACAAGTTCAAGACCGATGAGATTAGAAATGCCGAGATGATGCTCAAACAACTCGACATCAGTTTTGAACCAAAGAGTGACGAAGTAAAGAACCTTAAACTCGGTAAGCTTGACACTTCAAAATTGGCAGAAGTACCCGCAGGTAATATCTCCGTCTACAAACAAACTTTGGAGGATCAAGATACGAAACCATTTGCGGTATGTGTGTTGGCAGACATGTCGGGTAGTATGCAAGGTGCTAGACTCGATACTCAACTTAAGGTACTTAACGCTTTATATCTTGCCTTAAGCGAAATTATACCGGAAGAGGACCTACACATTTACGGTCACAGTGGAAATTCGTCAGAACCTAAGATATACACCTTCTGTAATCCGTATCACCCAGACTACCGAAAGAATATTCAAGACTATTATAGGATAGAGAATAACACTAATTACGACGGGATTGTTATAGAACAGGTACACAAAAAGATACGTGAGAAAACAGATCGCCCAGTAATTCTGATTAGTCTTTCTGACGGTCAACCTTGTGATAGCGTGGCAGACATGAAACGAATTCTTGAAAGAGCTAGACGAGACTCATTCGTTACAGTAGGTATCGGTATTGGTACAGACTACGTCAAAAAACTCTACACTTATTCGAGAGTGGTACACGACGAAAAGCTACACGAAATGCCGAGAGAGGTAGCGGGAATTATCAACCATGTTGTTAAAGCCGAATTCAAATAAATCCATATCCATACCCGAGAAGGGGAAGACTTCGGTCTTCCCTTTTTTTTGTGGGCTAAACCTTAGTCCTGCCGGCAGATTCTCTGGGGAACCCCAGGAAACTGGATACAGAGATCATTTTTTTCTTTAATTAGAATTTTCTACATTAGCTATGTAACCAATTAATATGAAAATACTAGGATTTAATTTCCTTACTCTAAGACAGATAATATTTTTAAACGAGTTCACTTATGGCAAGTGGACTCTTAACAAGAAGACTGGACTGGTCGATATAGAAGGAGATTTCAATTGTTCAGATAAAAAATTAACCGGCTTTAAAGGTGTTCGGTTTGGAGTGGTTACTGGGAGTTTCTATTGTTACGATAACAATCTCACAAGTCTTGAGGGAGCGCCACAAAAGGTTGGATGGTATTTCGATTGCTCCCATAACTCTCTCACAAGTCTTGAGGGAGCGCCACAGAATGTTGGGAGGGATTTCCGTTGCTACAATAACAAGCTCACAAGTCTTGAGGGAGCGCCGCAGAAGGTTGGATGGAGTTTCTATTGCCCATATAACAGGCTCACAAGTCTTGAGGGAGCGCCACAGGAGGTTGGAGGGTGTTTCTATTGCTACAATAACTCTCTCACAAGTCTTGTGGGAGCGCCACAGGAGGTTGGAGGGAGTTTCGATTTCTACGGTAATCCGATCTCAGAGAAGACGTTAAAGTTGGTATGGGAGACGATGAGAGATAATAAGATCGACTATTGGTTTGCTTTATCGATACTTAAGAGCCAGATCGAGAGTGAGGATTGGAAGAAGATGTCTATAGGCTTAGACGAGAGATTATCTAAAGACGCTCTGAAGGGTATTTCAATGATGGATCGGTTTGGACATTTTGATTAGAATCATTTTTTTCTTTAAATAGAATTTTCTACATTAGCTATGTAATTAAAAACAAAATAAGGGTATGGGTAAATATGGATATGGATCGTGGAATTCTTGGGGTTCCGGTTGGGGATCTGGAAAAGGAAAGGGTAGTGTTTCCGGATGGGAGAATTCGCACTTCGGTGGATACAACAGAGTACTAACGGATTACCCTTACATCAAGATCGACTTCGAACTTGATATTAAAGCGGGTAAAAAGATTGGAGAGGATCTCGGATCGTGGATGGGTGACAAACTAATCAAGCTTTATATTCTTAAAGCGAAGGAATTAGGTTTAATCGAGCAATTACAAACCGAGGTTGTTGAGCGGATGAAATTCTTGCAACTTAAAAAGTACGTAGTTGCAAAATTGGACGATGAGCTTGTGTTTTCCCTTATCTGTGGAGCTTATACCGAGCTAGCTCCTATGTTCGAACATTACAAAGAAGGGATCTTTGAAAGCACCCTAGAGATGGAAATAAAAGACGGAGAGGAGGGTAAGGGTAGTAAGAGCGATAAAGGAGAAGAGAACGAAGGCGAAGGTAAAGGAAAAGGTGAAGGCCAAGGCGAAGGCGAAAAACAGGGCGAGGGTCAAGGTGAAGGCCAAGGTGAAGGTGAAGGTGATGCAAAAGATTCACCAGGAAAAGGAACGGGTCAGCCTACAAGAAACGGTAAGACGATACATCAATACATGAACGATATAGGGGAGGTTAAACCTTATAGCTCGCATAGTTCGTTAAGTGACTTCTCCGAAAAACCTAAATTTATCTCGTTCGCTCAAAGAATAAAAGAGGAAGGAAAGTCTCCTTATAAATTCTCTCCAGTAGAGATAAAAGATGCCGAAGCTTTAATTAAGTTATTGGATATCGATTTTGACCCAAAAAGCGACGAGGTTAAAAATCTTAAGCTCGGTAAGCTAGACGTCAGTAAGATAGCAGAGGTACCCGCAGGTAATGTATCGGTCTACAAACAGATAGTCGAAGAACAAGATACCAAACCATTCTCCGTCTGTATCTTAGCCGATATGTCTGGTAGTATGGGATATGGTAATCGGATAGCTTCTCAGCGTCATATATTAAACTCGCTTTATCTGGCAATGTCGCAGATACTTCCGCCAGATAAACTTTACATCTACGGACACAGCGGAGAATACACCCCGGAGATCTATACGTTCTATAGTCCTTACGATCCCGACTACGAAAGGAACATCAAATACTACCAGAAAGTACATTGGTGTCAGAACTACGACGGTCCGGTTATCGAAGCTATCCATAAGAAGATACGAGAAAACTCAGAAGACCGTATTATCTTCATATCACTATCCGACGGTGAACCAGCAGGTAACAACTACGGAGGTCTTAAAGATAACGAAGAGCTCAAAAGAATACTTGAGAGAGCTAGACGAGACTCATTCGTTACAGTAGGTATCGGTATTGAAGCAGGCCACGTATCAAGCCTATACACATACGCCAAACCAGTATGGGATTTATCAACCCTACCGAAAGACGTAGCAGGTATCATCAATCAAGTGGTTCGAGCCGAGTTCAAGTAAACCCACAATCCAATCCATCATACACAAGAAAAGACCTTCGGGTCTTTTTTTGTGGGTCACAGTTTAACTGCAGACGGCCTCTGAATTCTCTGGGGAACCCCTGGAAGTTTGATCAGGAATCATTTTTTTCTTTAAATAGATTTTTCTACATTTACTTTATAAATAAAACCTATATGTCAAAAGAAAGACAAAAAGCAGCAGAAGAGATTAAGAGCATGGCTGATGCTAATGGAGGTAAGATCTTTATGGGAATGGTGCATCATATGTACGGTCCTTTAAGAGGTCTCAACTTTATTGTAGATAACCCGAATATTGAAGAGGTTATGTTGGCTATGGATTCGCAAGCTGAAGGGATGGAGCTGGAGGATCAATTAAAGCTCATTGAGGACATCAAAACAAGAGAGCCCAATAATGTTATTGAGTTATGTTTTAAGATTTGGACGGAGACTGCATTATCACCAAGGTTAATGATATTGCCTTTCGAGATGGTTGAGCAGGCGGAGAACTATCCTAACATTGTCAAGGACATCGATGGTGGAATCAAAGAGGTTTATTCGGCATTAAAGATGACTTCGTCTTTGCAGGGTAAGGACGCATTCTTTTATCGTACTGGTATTATTTAGCGGAATCTTTTTTTTATTCCGATCGGTTTATCTAGATTTGATAAGAACAATATCTTAACAAATGAGCGGAAAGAAAAAGGGGGAAAAGGGGGCAAAACCGAAATTTAATTATTATGAAATCGCTAAAGGTACAAAGCCAATTAATAAGCCGAAATAATAAACACTCGGTCAGGAACTATTTGAACGCTCATGGTATAATGAACATGAGCGTTTCTAGTCTAGATGGGTTCTTTTCTGGAGTTTTCAAATCGTTGGGTTTAGACATTAACGGTACATACACAGTGGCCGATCTGTTTAAGATATTCAACGGAAAGAAGATTAAGATCCTTTCAGTATGCGGTATAGAGTGTCCTCCTTTAGAGATAAACCCTGACATTCGTGATGTGATAATGCAGAGCAATTCGCGTAAGAAGATATTTGGGAATATGCTATTTAGCGAGAGTGAGGACAGAGATGATTTTTACGAGATACTCAACCGCTTAGACGATTCTTACAAGATAGTTACTGCTAAGATACTTCCATCCTTTACTGAGTTAAATCACAACCTTTCGATCAAGGACAGATACACAATAATAATATTTGGTAGTAAATCGGACGGTAAATCGGCATCTGAGCCGGTTATGGCCGTAGAATTATCTTAAAAATATTCGGAAATCATTTTTTTTATTTAGAAAAAACTATTACCTTTACGGTATATAAACCGGACAAAAATGAACGACTGGGAACGATGCAGAAATTACGGATTAGTACAAATCGACAACAATGTTATTCGCTTGTATTACAACCCTTACAGTTATCAACTAGCTGGCAATCCGCTTTTCTTAAATGTTAACGAAGCCTACTGGCAAGGCGAAAATTTAATCTTAAGAGGAACGGACACATCGGGATACCCAAGAGTTTATGTAATGAACGGATTCAACAATTATCGACAAATTTAAACTTAAATTAAAAAAAAACATGAACAGGACGTTAACAGTAACGCTAGCCGAATCAGTTAAATTATACGCTAGCTTGAAGTTCGAAGAGAAGGGGATAACTCGATTAAAAGAAGGTGCAACGGTAACATTTGAAGAAACGGGTAAAGTCCACATAAATTCCGAGGGTAAAGAATGTAAGGTATTACGCCTTCGTAAAAACACTCGTAACTATTACGTATTAGAAGAGTTAAAATAGAAAGCGGATATACTGCCTGTCCGCTAACTGCCGTCAGAGAGCCTAGATATAAATCTAGGCTCTTTTTTTGTGTTCTAATGCGATATCGTAGCAAATATATGTGTTATAATGTTACGAGAAATAAAGTGTCTTAAACGTAAAGTATTTAATATTTATTGGGGTCCTTAGCAGGGGGGCTAGCGTATACGTACGCGTAGAGGGGTTAACAGCTGAAAACACCTTGAAGACATCTGAAAACACCTGAACTTTCCTGAGGATCCCCAGGGAAATATGTGTATTTCACATACTTACTTTTGTAATCTTTACTTACTTTTGGACTATAACTAACAACATAATGTTCTAAAACCAAACCAAAGATATGCAATGTGTTCAATGCGGTGCTAATCACGAAAGAAAGGGTATGTACTGTTCTAAAAGCTGTACGGATAAAGCATACAGAGAAAGAAAGAAATTAAAAGATCTTAAACTAAAGTATAATCACGAGGAAACCCCCGAGGAAGAATCTGAACCTCATGTAAACATACCAGAGGAAAAGGGTGAAAAACAAAGATGGTGTAACTTCTGTGGCGCTACTATCGAGAATTCCCCTAAGCTAGGGTTCTGCGACGGACAACACGAACGGGACTACTGGCGATCGATAAGCTTAAATCTCCCGCTTAAGATAAGAATCGACTCTAAAACAATAGTAGAGACTCGGAGGTACCACAAGGTGCAAGACATAATAGAGGCTATGCTCAGCCGAAACAAAATGGGTGTCACCTTCTTTTGAAACTTTTTAGTGGTTTTATCTATAATTCGAAAATTCATATGAACAAAAATTACCGGCTTATAATTATTCTTATATTCCTGTGTCTGATGTCGCTTGTCGTGGCTTCGTGTAAATCCTCGAAAAGCGGATGTGATGCCTATGGTATTCGATGGGAGAACCCCCGGATAGATTCACTGGCTGTTGTAAAGGACGATAAAACATATCTTCCTTTTATTCCCGTTAAAGATGCAAGAGAATTTCATATCAGCTATGCGGAGCGTGGGAAGTATATGATCCTCTTAAAAGACGGAGACGTAATAGTTGAGGAGAAGTCTTTCGTGTTAAAATAAATTTCTGAATCATTTTTTTCTTCATATAGAAATTTCTATATTTGAGATAACCAATTAAATCAAATAGAAATGACTGATGAAGAAAGAGAAAGAAAACACGAGCTGCTATCTAAAATAGCAAACCTCGTAAAGTTAGCTTCCGCACTAGGAGAAGTTACCGATGATGAGCAAACTAAATTTATCTCGGAAACATGTAAGCTAGTTCTTATAGCAGGAAGCGACCCAGAAGACACGCTTCTCCTTTCGGAACACATAATAAATTATCTCGAAAGCCAAGCAATGAGGAAAGGCGAAAAAACAGCAACGGAGTATTTAACTAAGGACTATAAAGTCCAATTAAATTAAAAGGGATGACGAGTATATTTTTTATTCTAGCAGTATTCTTCTTTTTCTACGAGATCAGAGTAGCTTTAAACCCTTCTAAGTCCACAGCGAGGTTAAAGCAGCTTATGGATAAGGAAGAGTTTAAAAAAGCTAAGACGGATGACAAAATTGGAGGATGTCTTTTTGCACTCAATCAGATGTTCTATTTAACATGGACTATTATCGGTCTTGCCTTTGCCACCCAGTGGATATCATTCGCCTTACTATTTTTAATAAGCGTGATATCATGGTTAGTACAAAAGGCTTTCCGTATGAAATCACTAGATAATTCAAAAGTCGCATTAGGCCTAAGATCCATTGACGCTTTATTATGTGCCTTTATAATCTTCGACATCTTCATGACTCATTTCCGGGGAGATGTTTGGGGAACAGGACTTGTCAGAATGCTGATTGGTTTATAGTTTGATTGATTAACAATAAGAGCCTAGGATTTTATCCTAGGCTTTTTTGTGTGCTAAGGTTTTGCAGCATATGCTAGATGCACTGGGGAACCCCAGGAAGTTTAATCAGGAATCATTTTTTTCTTTAAGTAGAATTTTCTATATTAGCTAGGTAATCAATAAAACAAAAAGACATGCCTGGAATATTAATGGATCTAAGAAAATTAACGGAATACCAACCTTGGTTATTTAGAAACAAACACATGCAGCCAGTTATGGAAGCTCTTATGGAAGCACGTATAAATATCTTTAAGGACGAGGTACTATCCTCATTGAAAGGAGGTGATTCACTAACCGAGGATCAGATACGTATACTAGCCCTTTCTACCGATGCTTCTATTCACATTAGGAAGGATGGAAAGATTAACGTGAATGGAATTTTTAACTGCTCTGGATTAGGACTAACTGATTTGTGTGGACTTCGATTTGGTAGAGTAAAAGGAAGATTTATTTGCAGAAATAATTCTATAACAAATCTTGAAGGGTTTCCTATTGAGGGAGATCCGGAGGTATTCTTTGACAGAAACAAAGGTATATCCGACGGAACCTTAGATCTTATATTTGAAGCTATGAGAAAGAACCAAATGGACTATTGGTCGGCTTTATGTGTTGTTAAAAGCGAGATAGACTCTAAAGAATGGGTTGTTATGTCTAAAGGGATAGACGAGAGACTTTCACAAGACGCTCAGAAGGGAGCTTCGATGTTGGGACGATTTGGACATTTTGATTAAATCATTTTTTTCTTTAAGTAGAATTTTCTACATTTATAGTATGGAACTTAATAAAGAACAAATAGAATTTTTAAACGGGTTTACTAAAGGCAAATGGACTCTTAACAAGAAGACCGGACTAGTTGATATAGAGGGTTATTTTGATTGTTCATGTGAAGAATTAACCGATTTTAAAGGTGTTCGGTTTGGAGTGGTTACTGGGAGTTTCAATTGCAGCGGTAACAATCTCAAAAGTCTTGAGGGAGCGCCACAAGAGGTTGGACTGGGTTTCGATTGCGACAATAACAATCTCAAAAGTCTTGTGGGAGCGCCACAGAAGGTTGGAGATTATTTCAATTGTTACTGGAACAAGCTCACAAGTCTAGTGGGAGCGCCACAAGAGGTTGGAGGGATTTTCGATTGTTCCAGTAACAAGCTCACAAGTCTAGTGGGAGCGCCACAAGAGGTTGGAGAGATTTTCGATTGTTCCTATAACAAGCTCACAAGTCTAGTGGGAGCGCCACAGAAGGTTGGGCGTTTCGATTGTTGCTATAATAAGCTCACAAGTCTAGAGGGAGCGCCACAGAAGGTTGGGGAGGGTTTCTATTGCTACAATAACCCAATCTCGGAGAATACTCTGAATTTAGTGTGGAACACTATGCAAGAAAAAAAGATCGACTACTGGTCGGCTTTATGTATTCTTAAGAGTGAAATCTCAAGGAGTGATTTCGAGAATTTAGAGGGAGAGTTGGAAAAGAGACTTTCACAAGACGCTCAGAAGGGGGTTTCTATGTTGGGACGGTTTGGACATTTTGATTAAATCATTTTTTCTTTAAATAGATTTTTCTACATTTGACTTAACCAATTAAAATAATATGAAAGACAATTTTGATGTAACCTATGTTCCTTGCGGTTCGATAAAACCTGATAACAAGGATTACGAAAGAGCACTCGATTTTGCATACTCGGATGATCCAGAAACACCGCAAGCATCTAAGGCGGAGAAGATGTCCAAGCTCATAAAAGATCCTCTTAAGTTAGTACGAAGATCCAAAGCCGTAGTAGGTATCTGGGGTACTGACGACTACTACAACAACAATGAAGGAACAGAAAATGTTTGGCTTCCGTTCAAGAGAGCTTTGATCGCTATGGGATTCACCCCCGATCAAATAGCGGAGATAAGTGAATTTGAAATTGACGAAGAAAATTTATAAAATAATTTCAGGAATCATTTTTTATATTAAATAGAATTTTCTACTTTAGCTACATAAACCAATTAAATCTTTTAACATGGCTGAAAAAAATCAAACAATCACAGGAGGACTCGGCATTCGGGAAGGCTATTTCGAAGTTGCTCAAGAACGAGTCGTTAAAAAACTTAAAGACCTCGACACCATCTCTGATGCGTTAGAGGCAGTTGCGGAAGAGATCCGGGACGAGGAGTTCGGAGAGTCTAATCTTCGAGTATCTGATTACGAGAAAAAGCTTATTTTGTCGGGATTCATTATGGGATGTGTTCGCTCAGAAGCTCAGATGTCGCAAAAGCTCGACGAGCTAAAAATGATGTTTCATCTTATGGCGATGAGTAAGCAGGTCGGCACGAACAAAGACGGAAGTCCTATCTTAGGAGGTATGATCGACGCTAAAGATATGCCGAAGGAGCTTCGAGATCTTTTAGAAAAATTATCAGGCGAGGATGACGAAGACGATTAATTGGTTAAGGTGAGCAACCCGAGGGGGAAATAGGATGCCTCCTCGGGTTTTAGAAATTTCCAAAAATCATTTTTTTAATTAGAATAAAATTCTTATATTAGCTAAGTAAATCAATTAAAGATATAGAGATATGGCATCAAAAACGAAAATTAGTCATTCGGATCTTAAGAAGAAATTAAATGGTGGTTCACTAAAGTTTTATTACCGAAAGGTTGGAGGCGAGCTTAGAGAAGCACTCGGAACCTTAGACTTAAGTCGAATCCCTAGTGTTAATCAACCTAAAGGTGGAAAGGTTTCTGGAGACCAAACCGCTTACTACGATTTGGAAGTTGGAGCATGGAGATCGGTTTCAAGCTCGCAAGAAATTTGGATAGATTAGTCATGGCGAAAAAAATTAAGGACGAAGAAATAATGCACGAGCTCTATAGAAGAGCTTTTGCTGTGAGTACGCCTCCGGGTGATTTTGATGAGTTAATGACTAAAGCAGAGATCAACGAGTTTGGACAAAAAGTAATTCCTTTTATGGACTACGAATGTCCGCACGAAGTAATGGAAAAAATACTAGAGGATGCGATGGTTGAATTCAAAGTACCTAAGCATAGAATCAAGGCTTTCTCATTTAACTTCTGGCTTGGATGTTCACCTAAATCAGCCCAACCAAAATGATGAAATCATTTTTTTCAATTAATAGAATTTTCTACATTAGCTATGTAACCCAATTAGGTCTTGTTAAGTATCACCAGAGAGATGATATGATGAGTCTGGTAAGGTTCCAGGCGACAAACTAAAAGTAAAGAATATGAGACGCTACAATCCAAACAATTTAATAATTTCAATTTTAGCTGTAATCGGGATCTCTTTTGCATTTGAGAGCTATCCAATTATTGTAGGTCTTGTTTCTTTCGGTGTTGGGATAGCTTACAAATCCCTTTCCTGGGAGAAAGGGAATTCAGACAAGAAGATCGGAGACGTCCTTGATTAACTTGTAAGTAGGTAAAAAGATTAGGCTTCCTTATGGAAGCCTTTTTTGTGTGGTAAATCCTAGGGTCTGCATGGAGATGCACTGGGGAACCCCAGGAAGTTTGAGCAGGAATCATTTTTTTCTTCATGTAGAATTTTCTACATTTGTATTGTAACCAATTACAATATGAATATGAAATTACTAAAATTAAGAAGAGTTAAAAGAGGTCCATTCAATTTTTATGAGAGAGGAGGATACACTAGCTCTAATGTAGTAGAGGTAAAACTTTTCTTCTTATTCATCCCAATCAAAACAGTACGCGTTTATCGTGAATCCTATATTGGTAAAATGGAGCCTCTCGAGGATTTAAGTTTTAAAGCAAAAACTTTTAGATACGTCGAGGCTTTGGGTGTTGTTGCTTCAATAATACTTAACAAATGACGAAAGTAACTATAGGTGATTTAGAATATGACTTATCTCATAGGGAAAGTATGACCTTCGAAGAAGCAAAGTCTCTTTGCATTGATGGATGGAGAATACCAAAGATTGAAGAGCTAGCTATATTAGGTTCAGAATACTACGTTAAAGGTAAAAAGATTTTCTTAGGTGGAAGACATTTCTCTCCTAGATTATATTGGACGCCAGGTATGGTTAAGAATATGAGAGGTGGACTCATAGACGAAACAAAAGGATGGTCCACTCTATTCTATTTTGATCTTAATTGTGGATGGTTCATTTCACCTCACGAGAACAAGCATTTTCTAATATTGGTTAGGAATATTTAGAAATCATTTTTTATATTAAATAGAATTTTCTACATTTACATTAACCAATTAAAACAGTAACTATGACACCAAAAGCAAAAGAGGTATTTATTAACGTAACTCCTCAAGATGAATTGAACCAAAGAATCGCTGATGCTGCAGCAAACTGCGAGGAGTTAATCCACAACCTTCGTTTAAGCTATGATATCCAACCTAACAAGAGGTTATCCGATATCATCATAGCTCAGGAGGTGTCATTAAGGGAACTTAAAGCCCTTGTAAAATAAGCGGGGACCCTCCCAGGAGGCCACGCGTATACGTGCGTAGCAATAGATAAGATCAGGAATCATTTTTTTATTCAGTTAGAGTTTTCTACATTAGCATTATTAAACAAACGAAACTATGAAATATTTTGGAATTGCAGATGCCCACGGAATTGAAAGCTTCATTAAAGGAGACCCAACCGAGGGAGAACACTCTCATCAAGCTATGATTCTAAACCTTAGAGCAGGAGCTAACCGTCACAGACACGCTGTAGTCTATGTGGTTGACATACCAGAAGACACTGCAGAAGAGGTAGATGATCTTATCATTGCTGGTAATTATATAGGTGCATTAGAACATCTAAAAGATTCAGTGAAATCCCTTCAACTAACTAGTCTACCCGGCGCAGAAAAGAGCTGGGGACTTATCCCGAATCCAGATTTGGATCCTTACAACTAGGCGGAACCTGTCCGCTGCGGCCTGGGTGAATCACCCAGGCTTTTTTGTGCGCTAAGGTTTCCGAATGATTCTTTGATTCGCTCTCTGGGGAACCCCAGGAATCTTGATCAGAAATCATTTTTTTATTTGTAGAAAAATCCATACATTAGCTACATGAAAGATAAGGATATACTAGCGAGAATAAAAGAACTATCAAATGAAGATTGGTTCCAGAACGGTGATGATTCACCGGAAGAGGTCTACGAGGAGCTTTACGGGATAGAAGCTGAAAACGATGATCTTGCATATCTTCTCGAGTTAACTATTGGTGGACCGGGATACTCGGATGTTTGGCTTTCACGAGGTGTACTTATAGGAGATGTGCTTGCTTACGGAGATGGATTAGAAGAGGGTGAGGAAGTTACTGAGGATGATATCTACGAAGATAATCAAATGTTTATTGCGGAAAGAAGAATGGGTTTACTTGATGAAATAATTTTGTAATGGGATTAACTAAAGATCAAATAGAATGGCTAAATAGCTGCCACGGATGGGCTGGTCTAAAAAAGACTAAATGGACATTTAACGAAGAAACCGGACTAGTAGACGTAGAGGGTGATTTTATAACCCCCAATTCATATGGTTCTTGTAAAGCTTTAGGACGGAAAGGAGGTGGTGGATATGGAGGTATTAAGGATTTTATGGGTATTAAATTCGGTACTGTTACTGGGACCTTCGATTGCTCGTATAACAATCTAACAAATATAGAGGGAGCGCCTATTTACGTAGGAGGGGATTTCGATTGCTCATATAACAAACTCACAAGCTTAGTGGGAGCACCACAAGAAGTTGGAGGTTCCTTCAGTTGTATAGATAATAATCTCACAAGTCTTATTGGATCTCCTCGAAGGGTTAAGCTTCACTTCCACTGTGCTTATAACAAACTACCAAATCTAGTAGGAGCTCCTATGTACGTGGGAGGGGATTTCTGGTGCACTGATTTATCCAATGATCTACATATAGAAAGTCTGCACGGAGCAGAAGAATGTATAATAGGTGGAGATTTCGATTGTCATTACAACAAATTGAAAGATTTAAAAGGTGCTCCTAGATTAATTTACGGTCAATTTATGGTCTATGGTAATTACGAAGGAAATTACAAAAGAGTTAAAAAAGATACATTCATTCTAATAACTAGTACAATGAAAGAAAAAAATCTAGACTATTTTGGCGCTTTGTGCTTATTAAAAGATTCCCTCGATAAGAAGGAATGGAATAAGTTATCTAAAGGTATAGACGAAAGATTGTCGAAAGAAGCCCAGAAGGGTCTTAGAATGTTGGACAAGTTTAAAATTTTTGAATAAATCATTTTTTTCTTTATGTAGAATTTTCTACATTAGCTGTGTAACCAAATAAAAAATAATATGAGTAACCATCTAAACCCCCACGGAGCCACAGCACAAGAACTAAAGGAACAAGAATTATTAGACTCATTATTACACGCAGAATTTGCATGGAACGATTCAAAGACCTTAGAAGAAAAGAAACAAGCATTAGCTCAAGTCAACCTCGCTTTAGAGGCTATCGAAAAGTTCGAAGAGGAGAAAAAAGCAAAACCTAAAAGACCAAATCTTTATTTCGATGTAGATCCCTCGCTTATCCCTATGATGATGCAAGAGATGGAAGCTCGTGTAGCACGCCATGAAAGATTACAAAATTGGCAAAATCCTGAATGGATGGATAGACAAGCTGAGGAGTTTAGTAACTTGAAAGAGATGGGTTACTCCGAAAGCGAAGCAGAGAAATACGTAGGTATACTCGGTAATTCCGTAAAGGAGGTAAAAGAAATCTTGGACTTAGAAGCCAAAGACTACTCGCAATTGAATTGGTGCCATCCGATCGACGACTATGATTTTGATATCAACCCAGTAGATGAGTGGGACAATCAATCTTGGGCAGAACAAAGAGGGTAAAATCATTTTTTTCTTTAAATAGAATTTTCTACATTTATAGAGTAACCAAATAAAAATTAAAGTAATGGAGAACACACAAGAAGAAAACGCGAGAAAAGGTGAAGCGATGCTAACCAAATTCGGAGTAATTAAAAAAATCGGGGTTTATTGCTACGATGTTACAATAGAGAATCATAATGGAGCGGTAGGTACAATATCGAGTGAAGAGGAGCAATTAATCATAATCGGTATTAACGAAGAATCTTTAGAAGAGAGAACTAAGGAAGAACACTACGAAGACGATGGATTCATGAGATCAACTACATATTCCTTAGTATTCAAAGAAGAAGGTTGGACCTCCGACGAGGTCATGGAAAGATTTAATCTAAGCGAATATGAGATAGAGGAAATCCTAGATGGGGAAAACCTTGAATTAGATGATTGGGACTTAAGAGATACATATTATTTTGATGAGTGTAAGCTCTCAATTAAAGAGTTAAGGGAGAAAAGAAAGATCGATTCAGAACCTTTCGATGCCGACGAGATCATAAGCAAGATTGCTAGCGAGTATGTTCTTACTACAAGAAGAAAAGCATCGCTTGTTAAAAGTATTAAAAAATTATCCTAAACTAAAAACGTAACAAATGGCAAAGTGTAATAATTGTAAAGGAGAAATGAAGAGGACAAAAAAATTAACAACCTGCGACTTAACAGGAACCCATCAATATATCGAATTCGGAGAATGTGATTGTGACGACATTTCAGGAAGAATGATAGATTTCGGAGAGAAACCATATTACGAAGAGGTACAGGCTAAAAAAAAGCTTTATCCACCTCATATTCAAAGAAAGATCGATCAGCTTGAAGAGCTAGAAGAAATGAATGCTGCTTTAGGACTTCATGATAAGATAGATTCGATTAGACATTTGATTGCTAAAGAGATCGAAGAGGAAGCAAAAAAAGAAGCACAAGTTTCAAACAAAAGGATAGAATCCGGAGGGTTCATGTAGACATGAACGTAATTATATAGCCGCTGCAAAACCGAGGGGTGGAGAGATGGCAAACTAAGAGAGGACTTTTAAGTCCTCTTTTTTTGTGTGGTAAGCCAAAGGGTCAAAGGGCAGATCTAGATGCACTGGGGAACCCCAGGAAGTCTGATCCAGCTTAACCTATAGGTTTATTTTTTTAGAATCATTTTTTTATCTGTAGAAAATTCTATATATTAGCTAAGTAACCAATTAAAACAATAGTATGAAAAGAGTTAATTTAGTAGAAATTTTAGGGGCAGATATATTAGATATATTCAATCGCTCCAGGTATCACTCCAGTCTAGAAAGATTTAGTGTCTTTGCAGTAGCATCAGACCTTTCTCCTTCTTCCGCAGATTTTATAGAGGAGGTTAAATCTTTAGCGGGATCATATGCCTTTAACTTCTTCCGTCATATGAGTCTCGAGAAATCAAAAAAGCTATTAGAAAAAGCACAAACTATAGAAGAGATAGAAGATATCATTAAAGAAGAGCTAACTGACTACAGAGACGGAGACGACGAATATCGGGAGACCTTGGGGATATTCGTAACAGAAATTAAAAATCCGGACATATTAGATGGACTAGTTCATCTTCCCGAAAATTCTTTTAGTTGTGATGTTGATGTGGAGTCAAGAATAAAAGAGCTTAAGAGTGATGAAAATTTTAAAGAAGCTCTTGAGCTAACCGAATCTTTTAATGAATTAAAAGATCTGATAAATAATAATGGACCCAGCAAATACCAAGAAATTCTCGGAAATAGCTAAGTAACCAATTAAAAATTAGAGTAATGAAGAGCACACAAGAAGAAAACGCTAGAAAAGGTGAAGCGATGCTAACAACATTTGAGGTAATTAAAAAAATATACGTATCACCATATATTATTGAAGGCGAGGATGAGCGGGAAATACATGTAGTATTATTAGGTGCTAAGGAAGAAGATTTAGAAGATTTTTTCGAAAGAAATGATGACGATGCTGATATCATTGGTACGCCTGAAATTATAGAGATGCTGCGATCAGAGGCAGAAGAAAGGTACGGGAAGGATCGGATAGAATATATTTTAGGAGCAAGAGATGGATACGTTGATTGGATTCACGGTGAGAATATTTTTGTCGAAACTCTGATGCCCATAGAAGAATTAAGAGAAAAAAGAAGAATTGAGTCTGAGCCTTTCGATGCTGAGGAGATCATAAGAAAGATTGCTAGCGAATATGTTATTACCCAGAGAAGAAAAGAATCGCTTATTGAAATTATAAATAAATTACTCTAGATCATTTTTTTCTTTGTAGAAAATTCCATATATTAGCTAAGTAAATCAATCAGAATGAAATGTCAAAGATGCGGTAACGAGGCCAAGGCACACACGATGTCTATGTTCAATGTACAAACTATTTGTTTACCTTGTAAGGAGATCGAGAAGAAGCATCCTAAATATGAAGAAGCTTGTAAAACCGATCTCGAATATATTAGGGCAGGCGACTATAACTTTCCTGGTATCGGTTGGGATGCTTTGACGTACGAGGAAAGGATAGCTTGGTTCGTTAGCAAGTATTACGAGAGTGGTATGGAATACCAGAGCTTACTCGTTACTATGAAGGACGAAGACCTTGACAATTTCAAATGGTACGATGACGTGATTAAGTTTCCTAAATATAGATGCGAAATTAAATAGCTATGATAATAATTGACGCAGACTACACTCCAGAATCTTCAGCGAAACAAGCAGAAAAAGAGTTTGGTAATATGTTGCCACTAGGTATGAAATTTAGAATTGGTACTACACCTAGAGGTAGAAAAAGATTGCAGATTAAAGAGGGAAGAAAACTAGTGTTTGAATTTAGTACCATCATCGGACAGAAAGATTACCTAACTCGTGATAAGGTTAAGCACGCATTAGAATATATTAAAAAATACGGGTAACATGGCAGAGAAAATAGACCCACTAAAAATTGCAAGGTCCTCCAGAGACATGGACGTGAAAGGACTCGTAGGATTCTTTTATGCACACCAAAGTAAGTTCTGGTCGTGGGGACCGCACAATTTTGTAGATATAAAAAGTAGAGGCTTACGCTTTAATGTTCAAGGACACCACCACACTGGACATGTGTATCTGTTCGTCAATGGATTGGACTTGTTCGATATTTACCTTACCTCATCCCATGGTACGATAAAAGAAACTATAAATGATATTTACTTAGACGATTTGTTTGATACTCTTGATAAGAAGATCGAGTGGATTGATATCTATGAAGATTAAGAAATCATTTTTTTCTTTAGGTAGAAATTTCTATATTAGCTAGGTAACCAATTAAAATAATAAAAATGGATAATAAAGTTTTTGTTCTCTCTTATTACAATGGATATTATGATGAGTGGAAAAAGAAAAAAACCTATTCAAACTATAACGAAGTCCTGAAATTTTTATGGAAAAAATTTACTAAATCAACGAAGAAAGACTTTTATGGGAATCCAATGGAACCTGAAGTAAACAGTTATACTTTTGAGGATACTATTTATTGTAGTTATCTTGAAAGTACCGAAGAGGGAGCTGAAATTCTCAAAAAATCGAATTCTTGGAAAGAATTTTTAGAAGCTATAAAAGATGTTGATTGTATAGAATCTTTCTGCTTGGACGAATTTTCTTCTAAAGATAAAGCGATAGTTGGTGAGGTAGGAGACGGAATTGAAATAAGTCAAGCTCAGATTTTATTAGACCTTGATCTATCCGAAGGACTTAATAACCTATATGATTTTAATAAATTCAAAAAGAATTATTTGTCTTGTTAATCAATTAAAATAATATCATGGGAACAAAAAATGTTTATGTCTTAGTCCACTCTAATCCGGATTACGTGAATGTTGAAGTTTATGAAAAAGAGGAGGATGCGATACAAGCTCTTGAAGAGTTAGCAAATGAGTACGATATGGAAGTGGACGGGAGTGAAGCTTTTGGAGACGAAGATCATGCTATAGTAGAAGAGAAGGAAGTGATATAAAATAATTTCAATTATTTTTCAGAATCATTTTTTTATTCATGTAGAAATTTCTATATTTGTAATGTTAATCAATTAAACAAAAACAATTATGAAACATCACATTTTTCAGCAATCAGTTACAGGACGTAACGAAGTAGTAGACGCTTACCTAAGCGAAATCAACAAAATCTCGATGGTCAATCCGGACGAGGAAAAAGTTCTTTGCGACCGTATCATCTCTGGCCAGAATGGCTTAGACGAAAAGGCTCGTCAAAGATTTGTCGAGGGCAACTTAAGATTTGTCGTATCGGTTGCGAAACAGTACCAAGGTTCGGGACTAGAGTTAATGGACTTAATCAACGAAGGGAATGTCGGCTTAGTTAAAGCTTCCCAACTATTCGACCCGACCAGAGGTATACGTTTCATCTCATTTGCAGTTTGGTGGGTTCGCCAGGCAATCATGGAGTCGCTAAAAGAGAAAGGGCGTTTGGTAAAACTCCCTCTAAATCAAATCAACGCTCAAAAGAAAATCTCCCGTGAAATGGACCAAATCCTAAAGACGGAAGGGTTCACATCGGTTGACTTGGCAGCGGCTTCTTTAGGACTCGAGCCGGAAAAATACCAAACACAATCTTCAGTTTCGCTAAGTACACCTATCGGAGAAGAAGACTTCACACTAGGCGATACTCTATCAGACGGAACAGTTTCAGATGAGGGATTAGAAAAACTAAGTTTTATCAAACAGATATCCGCAGTACTTAAAACGTTAGAGGAAAGAGAAAGCTTCGTAATCTCTAACTGGTTCGGAGTCAACGGTCAGTCACAAAGACCAAAAAGCGATATTGCAAAAGACCTCGGAATCTCAGAAGAGCGAGTAGAACAAATCTACCACAAAGCAATTCGCAAACTCAAAGCTTCTAACCGCTCTCGCCTACTAAAACATTTTGTTTCATAGGTTTGGTTGATTAACAAAAAGAGAGGAGACTTCGGTCTCCTTTTTTTGTGGACCTAAGTTTATTATCCAGTGAATGATAAATCCCCAGAGGTACCCCAGGATCTGGATTTATAACCTGTAATATTGGATTTACATTAAAATAATAATGGGGTCCTCACCAGGGGGCCACGCACGCGTAGGGTATTTTAGAATAAACCACAAATCATTTTTTAGTTTAGTTAAGATTACTTATATTAGCTATATGGAAACAATCAATAGAGACACATTCAAAACACATGAATTCTTTGCAGAGATTATGAAGAAAGAGTCTCATCACAGCCATGAGATTGTAGATGAAGGTCATGGTGCAAGATGGAAGGAAGATCCTGATGTATGTAAGTTGGTTGATGACATGGGAGGTTTAAATAACATTATAAGACTTTTCTTTTCACTTGGTATAACAAAGAATTCTGAGGAATGGAGAAAGCTTTACAGAGATATAGGTTATTCACTCTATGGATATTGGGAGATATTCTATTGGGAAACGAATAACGAAGATGCTGCTGATTATCGTTCAGATTGTTAGTAGTTTGATTGATTAACAGGAAAAGGTCGGATTCGCATCCGGCCTTTTTCGTGCTCCAAGGTTTGCTGGATGTTGGCTGGAAGATGCACTGGGGAACCCCAGGAGCTTTAGGCCTGCCTGGAATTATTTTTAGAAATTTCTATTTTTTTCTAAGAATCATTTTTTTCTAAGTAGAAAAATCCATATATTAGCTAAGTAACCAATTAAATTATTTATTTATGAAAAAGGAGATGTCAGTAGAACAAAAAGCAAAAAAAGCAGCAGCTAACAAAGCTTATCGTGAGCGCAAGAAAATGCAATCTCAAGACTGGATGGTATTGGATAAATTTGAAATGTCGTTTGAACATAAAATTCGACTTTTCAAAAACCTTAAATTGGAAATTGAAAATTCCTATTGCGCAAGTCCCGGTACGGTCTTAAAGTTTGAGCGAATCAAAAATGAAGACAATAAGATTATCTTCCGAGTCCGTAGAACAGGGCGAAGAACTTTCTTTACGACTTCTGAATTCCTAGTCGTATAGGAATTCAGAAGAACCCTGGAAAAGGAGCCATTGGCTCCTTTTTTTGTGACCAAAACCTATGGCTGTCCTATTCTTCTCTGGGGAACCCCAGGAAGTTTGATCAGGAATCATTTTTTAGTTTCCATAGAATTCGCTACATTTACCACATGGCTAGATACAAGATAAGATTTAATTTAAGCAAGGGTGTCAACTACATGAAATGGAAGGTGACACATCCTGATGGTGAGGTTGAATACTTAGATCCAAATAAAGTGCGTCTAACGCTTAAAAATTGTCACCTCAAGAACAATCCTAAGACAGCTAATAAAATCTTAGCAGGCGCAAATAAAAGCGTGTGTGCATGGATCCTTTGTGATGATGTAATCCTTGAGGAACCCCACGGTGGAGATCCAATGGAAGAAGTGCAAAGACTCCGGTTCAACCCCAGGGTAGCAGCAAACTGGATGTTCAGAGATGTCAATGTTGACTTTGTGAAGTACCACAGGATAGAAAGCAGGGGTGATCGCCTTTATGTTATTTATTAGAAATCATTTTTTTCTTTGTAGAAAATTCTATATATTAGCTAAGTAACCAATTAAATAAAATAAATGAAAAAGAATTTTTTAGCAGTAGTTGTTTTTAAAGAATATTTAGGAGGACCTGGAGGAGCTGGAGAAGGAATACAGATTCATAAGATCGAGGCATCAGATAAAGATGAAGCAAGAAGCATTGTTTATGAAATGCACGGTATTCCTGAAGGACCATCTGAGGATGATTACGAAGATGAGGACGAATATTATGAAGCATCCGAAGAATGGGAGGAAGATAATGATGGTGTATGTGTCGAGATCTTTGATTACATTTAAAATTAGGAATCATTTTTTTTAAGGTGAAACAGATAGAACAAGCTAAAACAATTTTAGAATCCCACGACATACTCGATGGCAGGGATTATATAATTTCCCTACAAGGACCGACAGTGATACTAACCATAGAAGGTAAGACTAAAATCACTCCGCAGATAATTGACGAATTAATTCCCACAGGTGTAGGCGTAATGCTTTAAAGTTATGGGATTTTTTTATTTAAATAAAGCCAGCCTTAGAGCTGGTTTTTTTGTGGATCTTAGAAATCAACTAGGCAGATCTAGATGCACTGGGGAACCCCAGGAAGTCTGATCCAACTTAACCTATAGGTTTATTTTCAGAAATCATTTTTTTCTTTGTAGAAAAATCTATATATTAGCTAAGTAACTAAATAAACAGAGAATGAAGAAGGGAGATAGAATTAAGGTGACATTTACCAAAGACACATTACTAGTTGTATACCCAAAGTCAGACAAGCGTTATAGGGAAGGGTGTGAAGAAATGTTTTTGGAGGGACAAACATTAGAATTTGAGATCTTAGAAATCAAGAACGAAGGTGAGACTATAGAAGTTAAATTTCTTAGCGAGCTTTATTCAATCCATTACATGGGAGTTATAAGTAATATTATTTTTGTTTGAGTTCTTCAATAAAATTCAATATACTTTCCTCACCATCAATTGTTTTAACCGAGTCATCTAGATAAATAACAACAATTCTTGGCGGTAAATCGTTCTCCATAAATGATTGAATTTTTTCTATTCCTTTAGCATCTAATATTGTTTCATCAATATCTTTTAAATAATCTTTCATAATTTTCTTTTTTAATTGTTAAACAAAAATAATACATACTTATAACAACAAATATAAGAAATAAATCTTACTTTGTCTATTTTTTAATGAAAAGATTTACTTCTCATATTTGCAACCGATAAAACTTTTTTATTCCCTTCTGGGTTTAAAAATAATGATACGCATGGGAGAAGACAGTATTTTAAAATTATCTAAAATCCCAAGGAATCATTTTTTTCTTTAGATAGAATTTTCTACATTTGTATCGTAACCACTAAAAAATAAAAAAAATGGATAATCAAGAAGAAGAAAACATAAGGAAGGGCAAAAGTATGCTAGTAAAATTTGGGGTGATTGATCCCAGATTAGATAGAGCTGTTAGGAAATATTATAATGGAAGAAGATCAAACGATTCAGCTTTTGATGATATTTTTGAATTCTATTACGATAAAGGAGACCTTTCAGCCGCGGGTATAACTATAGCGGAGTACGATGAATTAGATTGGAATCCTAGCGTCAGTGTACGAGCGCAGGTTGTAAACTGTGCAGAGCTTGATGATGAATTATTTGATTATCTAAGAGGTATTGTAGATCCTGATTGGTACGATGATGACGATGATGACGATGATGACGATGATGACGATGACGGATGGTAGAAAAAGAATTAAAAAGATTTGGAATCATTTTTATTATTGTAGAAGAATCCATATATTAGCTAAGTAAATCAATTAAACAAAATCAAATGGAAAAACTAGCAGCAAAAATTAATCTAATTGTTGTAGCACTACTCGTTTTATCAGCAGCAGCGATCTTCTTCATCTCAGTGGTAAGAGGAGATTTAATAATTGGTATCATCGGAGGAGCATTAACTTGGATAGGAATACAAATCTTAAAAATCACAATCAATGAATCAGCGTAAACCAAACAAAACACTAGGAGACCTATACGTTGAGGTTGTCCTGGTAATAGGGATACCCTTAGGAATAGTAGCACTACTCAACTGGCTGACCCTATAATATAACGGGGTCCCCACCCGGAGGCCGCGTGCCTACGTGCGTACGTGAGGAATAAATCAGAAAAAAACGGAATCATTTTTTTAACCAGAGCATTTTAGATACATTTACCTCATGAACACTTACAAATTTAGAGCAGAATGCCTTCACGATGTGATACAATTCATGAGTCATGCTCCAGAGGTAATACAACAGATAGATGTACAAAAGGATGAAAGGTTTCCTGATTGCTATGTCACTCTTAAAACCACCTCAGAGATGTCAGAAGTACTAAATAAAATACTTGAAATGCAAGGAGACGTTCACGTTATGTTTGAGAGTCTTCAACCAGAAGGGGAATACACAGGAGAAAGAATAAGAAGCTTTCATTCATCATCAAAAGACAACTTCATGGAGAAGTAAAAAAGACTATTCTGTGATTAGTTTAGTTTGATTAACACCCAAGATAGGGATTCGGCTTCGGCTCGGATCCCTTTTTTGCGAGCCGAGGTTTTTTGACCTGGCCTGGATTAATCTCTGGGGAACCCCAGGAATCCTGATCCAGCAGATGTAAGAGAAGTGTAAACTTTTTTCAGAAATCATTTTTATTCCTGTAGAAAATTCTATATATTTGTATTGTTAATCAATCAAACAAAAATAAATGAAAGCAGAAACAAAAAAGAAATTAGAATTCTTAATGGAATTAGGTTTAACCCAAAATGAAATTAATGAACTTCTAGATAATCAATCTATTCTTGATGAATCAAAAGAATTCAAAAAAGAAGAAGTTGAAGAAGATGAAGATTACTAAGGGGTTAGTAATAAAAAAGGGAAGGAGACTTAGGTCTCCTTTTTTTGTGGGGAAAATCTAGACCAGCTAGATGCTCCTGCGGTGCCCCAGGAATCCTGATCCAAACCCCAATAAATTTTTTTTAGAAAATTCCACTTTTTTCCAAGAATCATTTTTTATATTAGAATATTCTACATATATTTGTATAGTTAATCAATTAAACAATATCAATTATGAAAAAGGAAATGACAGCAGAACAAAAAGCAAAAAAGGCGGCAGCTAACAAGGCGTACAGAGAGCGCAAAAAAATGCAATCTCAAAACTGGATGGAACTCGACAAGTTCGAAATGAGTTTCGAGCATAAAGTTCGACTTTTCAAAAACCTCAAATTGGAAATCACAAATTCCTATTGCGCATCTCCGGGGACAGTTTTGAAATTTGAAAAACTCACTAATAACGATAACACAATCGTTTATCGGGTTCGCCGCACAGGTCGAAGAACTTTCTTCACCACCTCCGTCCACCTTCACGCTCCCGCTGAATAGCCGGGACTCACCATAGAAAGGAGCTTAGGCTCCTTTTTTTGTGCCCAAAGGTTTCTGGATGTAGGCTGAGATAAACTCCTGGGGCTCCTCAGGAAATTTTCACATCTTCCTTATCTATAAGATTTATGGAAGAGATAGATAAAATAAAAAGATGGGGTTGTATAGGAATAGTATTCATTACTATCCTATGGACTTCACTTATCTACTGGGCATTGTCCAAAGCATTCTGAGGATCCTCCGAGAATCCCAGCTGGCCCAGAAATAATAATCAGGAATCATTTTTTTATTTGTGGAAAAATCTATATATTAGCTTGTTAATCAATTAAACAAAAGCCAATGTATTCTTTAGATTGTGATTATTACACAAAACAATTCCCATCCATCGATGATCTCATATCGGATATTATATCATCTGGCATGGACCCAAATTATGTAATAACCTATAATGGTGTACCCATAGGTTATCAAGCTATTGAGCTAATTCAATTTTAAGAAATCATTTTTTTCTTCAAATAGATTTTTCTACATTTACATTATAAAACAAATTTTATGTATTCATTAGACTGTGATTACTACAAAAAAGAATTCTCAACCCTTGATGAACTCTTGGACGATATTATACTATCTGGTATGGACCCAAATTATTTAATAACATACAATGGGGCCACCTTCAACTACCAAGCTATTGAACTAATAACTGGACGTATGAGCCAGCATTTCCCGAATGTTAACATTACCAAAGAACTCATGATGACATTTTGCAGTTGGGTAAAGTCCCGGAAGAATTAATCAAGCTATTGAACTAATTCAATTTTAAGAAATCATTTTTTTCTTCAAATAGATTTTTCTACATTTACATTATAAAACAAAGACCTACATGTTAATTTACACAATAATTTTTACCCTAGCTCTCTTGGTCCTAATAGCTACAAAAACGACAGGGATTGACCAACCCACACTAGATTATAAAGAGAGCTATGCAGCGGAGGTGAGTAATGCCAGCTACTTTACTCTGCCTCGAGGACAGCCCAGTAGATTGTGGGCTTCTATCATAACAAATAAATCACCGCCCCGTAACAAGGGTAAGCCCGGATATAATACAAGTTAAAGAAAGACCCTTATTACAGGGTCTTTTTTGTGGACTATTGTTTACAATAAACCTCCTATTGTAAACCACTGGGGCTCCGCAGGAAAATCAAGAAGAAGATAAGATATATATAGTATAAAAAACAAATTATGAAACATATTAGGCTTTACGAATACTATTCTGAATTACCAACTTCATTCAGTGTAGCAGAGATCCAAAACATGTCGGAGACGGACTTTTTAACAAACCTTAAAATGTTAAAAGATAAGGGAGACGAAGAGCAGGCTTTTTCGTTATTACAAATTTGGATGAATCACCATAAAGATGCGGCGAACGACATGGATTTCAATGCGAAACTCGGAGGTATATTTCGTGACGTTTCTCTTGAATCAGATGACAGCCCTAAGTCTGGCAATTTCCTTCATGATAAAGCAGTGCAATTGAACACTTATCTTGCTAAGAACAAACGTGAAGGCGTGGTAAAACAAATAGAAGAGGTAAAAAGAAATATAAAAAATTACGAAGAAATGCTTAGAGTGGCTAAAGATAGATTAGATAGATTAGAATTTGAAATGACAAAAACTATGTAATTTGAATTCATATAATAATAAGAAAGACTCTTAGGAGTCTTTTTTTGTGATCTAAACCACTGGGGCTCCGCAGGAAATCCAATGGTAGATGTGATTTATACTCTCATGCCCCCTCCGGGGGGACGCGTGCGTACGTATGCACGCGTAGGCACTTTTTTCAGGAATCGTTTTTTTATCTGTAGAAAATTCCATACATTAGCTATGTTAATCAATTAAATAAATACAAATGGAAAAGGCAGTAAATGTTTTAGCAGCAATTTGGGTAGGTGTTTTAATGTCAATGACAATCATCTCATTAGGCTATGCAATAGTTCAAGTTGTAACCGGCAATGTACATTCCACAGCAAGTTTTGAATTTTAAATGAAAACAACAATCACAAAAGAAGCCCTAAGAAAAGCCAGAATGGGCTCAGTAAGAGAAGACCAGAAAGCACAAGGTTTCTTTGATGGTAGATTTGTAACAAGATGTGAGGAAGACAAAAAGAAATACACAAGAAAAGAGAAACACAAATCTAAATCCTACTAAACAAAAACAAAATCTTTTAAACCCTAGGTTCGGCCTAGGGTTTTTTTGTGGGCTAAAAATCCCAAGCTATGGTAAATCCTCCGAGGCACCCCAGGAACTTTTCCATAGATTTATTTTTTATATTTCTCTATTTCTCCCATGCGGCACCCCAGAGTAACCCTATAAATTTTTTTTAGAAATTTCCACTTTTTTCCAAGAATCATTTTTTAGTTTGTAGAAAAGTCTATATATTAGCTAAGTTAATCAATTAAACAAAAACAAATTATGAAAAACACAGAAAAAAAACCAGTTGCTAAAAAAGCTACAAAAACCACTAAAGTTTCTAACACCCCTGATTGGATGACTTTGGACAAGTTCGAAATGAGTTTCACCCACAAAGTTAGATTATTTAGAAATCTAAAATTGGAAACCACAAACTCCTACTGTGCAAGCCCAGGGACTTCCCTAAAGTTTGAAAAAATCAAAAATGAAGATAATACAATTGTCTTCCGGGTTCGCCGCAATGGCCGCCGCACCTTCTTCACCACCAACGCGGAACTCCAGGCGCCAGCTGAAATCCCCGCTGAAATCCCCGCTGAATAACCGGGGTTTCACAAAACTTCAAAAGACCCTTCGGGGTCTTTTTTTGTGACCAAATTTTAGGACAGATCCTAATCCTCCTGAGGCACCCCTGGAACTTTACCATATATTCAGTTTTTATATTTAAAAAAAATTCTTATATTTGTAGTTCATAAAATATTTATTCTTTGGAGTAAGCCAGGAACCCTAGATTTATCTAGGGTTTCTTGTGTGTAAAGAAATCTAGATCTATGGTAAATCTCCTGCGGAACCCCAGGAAAAGAATCCAAAAAGATTCAAGAAATCGTTTTTATCTTTGTAGAAAAATCCATATATTTATATAGTTAATCAATTAAACAAAATAAAAATGAAAACAGCAAATGTAATTGGAATGGCTTGGGTAGGAATTTTAATAGCAACAGTTATAGTTGCTTTAGGTTTCACAGTTTATCAAGTATGCACGGGGAACTACCACGGCACAGCAAGTTTTGAGTTTTAATTAAAGTTTTGAATTTCAATTAAAAAAAATTCTTATATTTGTAGTTCATAAAATATTTATTCTTTGGGATAAACAAGAAACCCTAGATTCATCTAGGGTTTTCTGTGTGTAAAGAAATCTAAATCTATGGTAAAACTCCTGCGGCGCCTCAGGGATGAAGAATCAAAAAAGATTCAAGAATCATTTTTATCTTCGTAGAAAAATCCATATATTTATAATGTTAATCAATTAAAATCTATCACATGAAAAAACCACTTGTAATCTTCATCACACCAAATGGATTAATGGTTATAGAAGATATCATAGCTAACTAACACAACCACACATCAGAAATCAAAAGGGAGGATTGTATCTTCCCTTTTTTTGTTTAACAATTTTTAAGAATCTATTAGACAACCGAGGAGGCACCCCACGAATATATAATAGACCAATGTATGGTTAAAGTGCCAGTGAGTATAGGAGAACTAATTGATAAGTTATCAATCCTCCAAGTTAAAAAGACAAAAGTCAAATCACAAGAGAAATTATCATTTATAGAGAAAGAGTATAATCTCTTATATGAGATGAGTTGTGATTATCTAAAAAACAATGACATTCAAAACACATTTAATGAATTAATAGCAATCAATCTTGCTCTTTGGGAAATAGAAGATTCACTAAGAGTAATAGAAAGCACAAAACAATTTGATGCCCATTTCATTGAATTAGCAAGAAGTGTTTACTACACCAATGATGAGAGATTTAGACTCAAAGATAAAATCAACTCTCTTACACATTCAGAAATCAAAGAACAAAAAGATTACCAAGGCTATCTATAAATTCCCTGCGGAGCCTCAGGGACTCTTCATTAATTTGCAAATGCCTAAGAAAATAATAGATAGAATCTTCTCTGGAATCATTTTTTTATTTGGAGTATAATGAATATATTTACTCTATAACACACAACACATGATAGCAACAATAATAGTTATAATAAACATAGTACTTCTAGAAGTCATCCTAAGTATAGATAATGCAGCAGTGATGGCAACCATGGTTAAAAAGCTTCCACAATCCCAACAAAAGAAAGCCCTCACCTATGGTATCTTAGGAGCATACCTCTTCAGAGGACTTGCACTCCTCTTTGCATCCCTACTCCTCTCCATAGCATGGCTGAAAATAGTCGGAGGCGCATATCTGTTCTATATAGGTGTCAAAAGCCTCTCCCCTAAAACACCAGAAGGAGAAATTAAATCATCTCCCTCATTCTGGACCACAGTACTATCAATAGAAGTAATGGACCTTGTCTTTAGTATAGATAATGTCTTAGCTGCAGTAAGCTTCACCAAAAATCTCAACCTCATTATAGCAGGAGTATTCATAGGCATCCTTGGTATCAGATTTGCCACCACTAAATTCATCAACATCATCAATCAAAACCCACAGATAGAAAAAATAGCATACATAGTTATATCAGCACTAGGACTAAAACTCATCCTCTCCTATTTCTTACCATCCCTAAACACTGAATCAGTAGACCTAGCCTTCTCTATCCTCACTCTAGCAGCATTTACCATCCCACTAATCAAAAAGAGATAAAATAACACCTCTATTATACAAGGGCCTTTTAGGCCCTTTTTTGTGACCCCACTTTTTGCCAACTCTTATCACTTCTTTCTCTGGGGCTCCTCAGAGGGCTAAAGCTACCCAAGCAAGATTAAGCTCCCTGAGGCACCCTAGCGAAACCCCTCATCAACCCAAATATTAACCCCACAAAAAAGGCCCCTTTAGAAGAGACCCTTTTTGCTTAGTTCTGTAACCAACTAAAAAAGATATATGGAGATCTTTTACATAGCTAATATAGAGATATTTCTACAATTAAAAAAATGATTCCTGGGACTAGCTGAAGTTTTTTTAGTGGTCCAAAATGGCTAAAATGAGGGGCCTAAAAAGAGAGGTTTTTAGGGGGCTAAAATGGCTAAAATAAGGGGGCTAAAAAAGGGGGCTAAAATGGCTAAAATAGGCCCTTTTTGACCCCCTTATAAAAGTGTGCTATGGCCCCGGGGGATATATGTAATTTGGCCCCCGGCTTAGGGCTAGCAAAATTTTACGAGCCTCCCAAAATGGGTTTCTCTAGGGTTTACTCCGGACTATCTAGGAGGGTCTTGGATTGGTCTAAGGGAGTTACCCCTGTACATTATATAGGTTATCTCTGATTGTATAGGGGTGGGGCTGGGCCTTGAACAAGTGGTGTGTTCCAAAACCAAAATTTTTTTTTACAGAGAAACTATGGGTTCCTAGGGCTTCGCCTCGGTGATATATAGATGTATGAAACATATTAGACTATTTGAAAGTTTTAAATCGAAACCAAAATATATCATAATGTATATTAATAATTATCTGGATGAAGAGAGAAAGCTAAAGATTTTTGATGATTACGAAAAATGCCTTTATTATTTATTTTGGTTATATCTAAATCATAAGGAATTTGATAAAAGACGGGATAAAAAGGAAGATACTCCTATTCCTGGGCCTAATCCATTTTCATCTTCTTTAGGAATTCCTGATGGTCCATGGAAAATATCGGTAACTAAGCAAGACACCCCTGGTGAGATAGGATTTGGTGAATTCATATATCTTAGTTATCTTGAGGGATACAATCAAATAGATTCGGAAAAAAGATTGGACATTTTAAAAAGAAGTAATTCATGGGATGAATTCCTGAAAAATTTCAAGCCTCAGGGATCATTAGATATTATTGAATACATCTACATATCTATGGATGATATAGATCCTTCTTCTGATAGCTTTTATCCTACTCCTGATCCTCTTGAAGATATTAGTCAAAATCAGATACTTTTAGATATGAACAAGCTTCCTGGAGGATTAGATTCTTTGATACCTTATTCTGTGTATAAGGAAGATCCTTTTTTATATGTTAATTAATAGGGCCGGGGTCCTAAAATCTGGGTGTGTTCCAAAACGAAATTTTTGCGTGCGTACTGGAATGGGTGTTCCCTCGATGATATATAGATGTATGAAGTATATTAAGCTATTTGAAAATTTTAATGAGCCTGAACAGTTCTGTGAGTATTGTTTAGAGCCTGTTGATCTTAAGCTTCTTTCTTATGAAGATAAAAGATCTTTTATAAACACAGGGTTATGCTCTAAGTGTTTAGCTGCAAAGAATGATAAAAAATTTAATCCCGAGATAGGTTTTGATGACGTTGATGATTACCCTGAAATTGGTAAGAGAGGCAGTGAATTAGATTCTGCAGCTCTTGATGAATTGGAAAGCCTAGTGGAAAGGGCTATGAACTATCCGGTAACTAAGGATGGATATTTTAGGTTTTGGGCAGATTTCTTTAGATGGGAGGTTGCTAATAATTATTATGGGGGCACACAGTTTTTTACTTTTGAAGTAGGAGGTAAACCATCTAAGGATAGAAAAGAATGGATTTATAAGGAGTATTCTCCTAGAACTTTAAAAGCAAGACCTGCTCTTAGAATAGGGGTTAAGCTTTTGGCTCTTAGAAAAAGATTTGCACCTGTATGGAAGGAATCTTCTGACTCTTCTTTTATGAGAAATACAAATCCAGACGTTTCACCGAATACTCCATACCAGGATGATCTTAACAGGCTTGAGACATCTATTAAAGGGAACGTAAGAGGAGCCGTTATACATAATTGGAGTAATGCTGACCGTAAGGAATTCCATATGACACTTAGAAGAAATGCGTTGAGAAAAGTTGGATTGGCTAATAGACAAAAATTAATGGCTGATCTTGATTCAGGTGAATATTTTAAAAACCTTAGCTCTAGAGAACTTGAGGAATTAATGAATAATGCCTTAGATTCTGGTGATTTTAAAACTGTAGAGATTTTAAGAAAAATTATGTATCCTGGATAGTAATCCTATTTCTTCTATAATGGTGGGGCCAGGCCCTAAAAATCATCATTGATTGGTTTTAAAAATTTTACGAGCGCGGTGGAACAGGGGTTCCTATGGCTTCGCCTCGATTACATACCTTGCCCTCCGGGCTCCTAGATTTTTCTACAGATCTTAAAAACGGCCCTTGGGGCCTTGAGCCTAAGAATTCATTGATTAGATCTTGGATATATAAGATATGAAACATATTAAGCTATTTGAGGGTTTTAACGAGGAGCCTATTGTTATACCACAGTTTGTTAAGGATAGGTTAAGAGATCTGTGTCAGTACTTACGGTCAAGAGATTTATGGGGTTTGAGTATAGATTGTAATATTTATTATAGGGATGACGGGACCTGGAAAAGCGATTGGCCTATTAGAATTCAAAATAACGAGGGTAAATATGGAGTTTATATTCACTTTAATAGAACCCCAGAGAATTTAAGTGCTAGTGGGGGTATGTACTCTGATAAGAATCCTCATATCTATTTTACTAAGGAGACTAATCCTCGTGAAGTGGGTGAGGATATTTATATCCCTTCAGACAATCCATTGGGTAGAGCGGCTTCTGGGACTCTATATAAAGGAACATATTTATCTGGACGTGGCTATATCAACCATGTAATTTCTAGAGCTTGCGGAGAGGATGAAGAATTTAAAAAATTATTATGGGCTCTAATAACAGATATACAAGGAATTTTACCTTATTAATCAAATATATCGTATGATCTTTGTTAATGTATACGAGTACTCTTCAACATCACATGGCGATTATATAGTGTATAGATTTTACTCTGGTGACACCGAGGATTCTGTGAAACGTATGATTATAGAGCATACCATCGATTCGTGGGATGGTGCCGGTGATGTAGTTGTAGATGCTTTGGAAGAATTGAAAGCATCTTTGAGTTTTAAGGAGATTGCAAGAGAGATAAATGATATCATTAATGATCTAGTTATTAGTGATAATGGACAATTACAGGAATATGATTTAATAATAGGAGATCCCACTTCTGATATTTCATATGGTTTAGATCTTTATGATGACTATAAGAGTGTAGATGATAATGATAATTATCAGGGTGTTGATTTTTATTTCTATGGTGGATATGCTATTAAGGTACAGAAGCTATTTCCTTATGCCTATGATCTCATGAAAAATTATGGTGTTGTTATAGACAATAAAATCTTTGACAAGATGGTTAAGGAGTTGCTTTAATATATAATAAATTCTATGAAACACATTAAGCTATTTGAAAGTTTTGGTATAAAATACAAGGTGATTGCAGTTAATATGGAAACCAGAGAAGCTGTGGGTGTGTTTCCTTCGTATCGAGATTTAGAGGATAATGCTAAAAAAGGTGCTTCCATGTTAAGTAGATTTGGAGCGGTAGAAGGAGCCGAAGATATCTATGATAGTCTTAATCCGAAAGCAACTGATCAGAGTTATTATTTTGTTTACCCTATGATAGATATACCAGATGATCATGACATTGTTGTTTGTAATAACTCTTCAGGAACTCCTGAGATATCTACTATGTCATCTAGGGATTTAAAAGAACCTGCTGTGGGTGATTCTTCTATGTATAATTGGTATACGAATGATGATGGTAGTGTTCATAATGTTTATTATAGAGTAGACAGAAATTCTGGAAAATTTGTAATGGTGGGAGCGTATGGACATGTTGATAGAATGAGTCCAGATGAGATAGTTGAAATGTATAACTACGGCGCATCACTTTAGATATATAGAAAAATAAATATAAATAAATGAAAAATAAATTTACATTGTTAGCCGTGGCTCTCTTGATGTTTACAAGCTGCGGTATTTTAAAAAAATCATCCTATTCCCCCCCACCTTCTGGACAGGTACTTACTGGTGTATTGAACACTGTGATTCAAAGCGAGGCGGTTCAGAACTATCAATTTGTAATTGAGGATGGGTGCACGCCTTCAGTTCTTAATGATCTTGAATTTTGTAACTCTGTAAAGAGCAAGAATGATATAACAACATCTGTAGTAGATCAAGCGTGTGTTGATGCTTGTAATGTTGCTTATGATATTTGTCATGGCGGATGCTCCACTATCGACTGGACTTGTAACAACTGTTGCACTAAGGAGTGTAAGAAAGGAAGGGATCTATGTAAAGATGCCTGTGGCTATTTAAACGTTAAGATTGGATATTACGAATACCAGGTGATTAATGCTAAGGGGCTAGGAGCTCTTAGAGTTACTAGTGTGACTGATCCGGTTGTTGATCCTAATAACGACACTTTGTTTAGCGTGAATATCACTATGGATGTACCCGCTGAGGTGACATCCAAAGTTCATTATGAATTTCAAATTGATGGCACTCCTGCTATTAAAGGAGATATGACACTTTCCACTACTGGGGTGTCTGCAAAAGGAACTGGAATTCTTAAAGATAGATGTGGTGATGGCTACTACTTGGAGATCACTACATTAACTATTGATATACCGGAGAACATATTTGATAGTAACGAGTTAACTAAGATAGCTGAAGAGCTTATGATTGCTGTTTCCGATCTCACATTTGGGACTGTTGATCTGAGAAAAAAACTGATGGATAAATTAAATGACACTGTAAGTAAGCAAGTGATGAAAGCTCTTAACGAAGTGCTAGATGACACTAAGATTGCTCCTGCTGGTTGCTGAGAAATTCCTTACGTATTTTATGAAAATCCCGCACATAGCGGGATTTTTTGTTTGTATATGATTTAGAATCATTTTTTTTATCTCTTTGAATTTTCTATCTTTGGTAAAAACACAGATATGGCTTTAAATTATGATCTTAGAGAGATAAAGAGTTATAAGAGACTTTTTGAAAAATCTACAGAAACTGGAGGATCCAAAATGAAGGATGTTCCAAGGACTATAGTCATGAGCACTATAAGTGTGGGGATGAGAGAAATCACCAAGGATAATTATAGAAAATTCTACAATCGGCTTAGTCTGCTTGAGAATGTTTATGGGCATTTTTTCTACGTGAGGAGGAGGGGAGGTAAAATGATTCCTCGACCTATTACTTTAGGTGAAGTGGAGAGAATGATAGGACTGAAGACTAATGCTTCTGAAATTTCGAGAACTAAGTTCTTAAGTAGAATTGATAAGGATAAATTTTAAGAATCATTTTTTTTAAGGATGAAGGATTTCTAACATAGCAAAAAAATAATCATGGAAAAGAAAGAGGTAAGGGTGCTTAACGCAATCCCAGAGAACATGACACTAACTGAATACTTTGACTCGTTGGATGTCTTTGGAAAAAGAGAGTTGATTGATGAGCTAAAATACATGGGCGATGTTTATGCTAAGAATTTATCTAGGAATATGATTCTTGCTGGTGTATCTTGGTTGTGTTCTTTCTTGTGTTATTTTGGAATACAGGAGACTTGGGCAATCTATTACTTGATCGGTATCAATATCCCTTTAACAATCTTCTTTTGGCTGAATGTTAGAAACTTTACCAACTACAAAGGGGTTGCTAAGCATTTAGAAAAACGAATGGGTGAACAATAAAAATAGCATAATGGTAAAAAGAGGATTATCTGGAATTTATTTCAGAGCAAAAAACGAAGAGACGGGGAAATTTGAAAATCTCGTGTTTGAGGACTTATCTGAAGAGCAGCAAGATGAAATGATGAATGGGAGATCTGAGGAGTGGCTAAAGAGCTTAGCAAAGCAATTAGCAAATACCCTACGGACCATTGGTGATCAATTTGATATTTCAGTGGGATCAGATGAGTAACAAGAAATATAAAAAAATGGAATATAGAATCAAGAGTATCGAATACTTCGACGAACATGGAAAATCTAAATACTTAAATTACTTCATAGAGTATAGAGTGAAATTTTTATTCTTTTGGGAAAGATGGAAAGAGGTTACTCATTTAAGCTGCGGAATGTGTGATTGTCATAATGTAACAACATACTTTAATAGTTTAGAGGAAGCAGAAGAATTTGGTAAAAATCATTTGTGTAGTGGAAAAATTTATGACGGGCATGAGATTACCACTATTAAGACTTTAAGTTGTAAATCTGAATAGGATGACTAAAAAGGAAATTGACTTGATAAAACTCAAAGCTCAGTACGAAGTTCTTTCCGAATTAGAAAGTGCATTTCCTGTATCTTCAAAACATGCAGTCTTCCTATTGATCCAGAAAAAAATGGACCAGCTGATCGCTATCATTGAATCTGATGAAAAAAATCAGAAGAATGAGTTTATTGGTAAATTCTTACAGAAAGCTATGAAAGATTATAATCTCTCGTATGGTTTACAATATTACAACCTTCTTGCTGAGAAGTCGGATCTTGCTGAAAAAGCCTGGACAAAACACAGAAAAAAACAGGTGGTAAAATAGAGAAAGTAAAACACGTTATCGTGGATGTGTGCTAACGTACTGAAACTTTTAATTACTTTTGTATATATAATAAAAATGGGCCCGCTTTGGATTTGACAGGCGGAGGTAGTTCTTTGAAATGATGCAGGCAGGGTTAGATTGGAAATCCTTAATCACCTATCAAACAATAAACGCAAACGTTTACAACGCAGAGGATATGATGAGTATCCCAACTTCTATTACTCGCGTAGCGGTAGCAGAAGAGGCTGAGTTGCTAATGGCAGCTTAACCGGCGGGCCGCACCGGCCTAGGAACAGAAAGGTGATGGTGGAGTCAGGTCTTACCTTAAAGACCGAAACGGAAATTCGGTTCATCCCGAAGAGTACACAGACCGAGCATTAAGTTTGTAATAAAAGAAATGCAAAAAAGTTTGTCCGTGTCGAATAACGGAATAAGCCTGTGAATGAGTTTCTTGAGCATTCGATCTGGACGAGGGTTCGACCCCCTCCGGGTCCACTAGATTTAATCCCACTCTTATGGAGTGGGATTTTTTGTGGTTATTGATTTCAACATTTTTTGGTAATCTGGAGAAAGTAATGATGATCCCTCTATCAGAAACTCCATATAATCATTAGTAGGATTAAGCCCTTCAACTAGATAATCTTTCTGGGCTATGTATGTTATACATTCAATTTTTTTACCATCGGAGATAACATTAATCTTTTCCCTTCTGTAATGTAAAGGAGCACCCTCGAATTTATCTAGTTTTTCAAGGTGTGATTCACTTATATCAAATATTATCCCCTCTACTGTATCACCTTCGCTTTCTTCTATGTTTGCAAAAGACCAATCCCCTTTAGAGGATTTTTTATTAAATTTTAATACATAATTGTTAAGGATTCCGTGAGATCTAGAAAGAGGAGTTACCCCTCTTTTTATCATTCTAGAAACACTCATATTGGAACCGTATGCAAAGTATTTTACCATTATAGATTAGATCATAATGATTTCAATCGATCTATTGGAAAATTATCAATAGAATATTTGGTAACTATAGCATGAGAGTTTGGTCCTCTTAGGTTCCGAGTTAAGTTGTTGTATGTGTCTGTTATATCGGTAGTTTTTGTAACAATCATACCAGCTTCCTGTGCTTTTTTCATTATGAAATGGCCATATATTCGGGATCTTCTATCGTCACCTTCAGACTCTGACTTTGCAACAACTATAATGGAAATGAGATTGCCGCCTTTACTTCTTTCTTTAGCCCATTCTTTTACTGCCCACCATACACTCCCCATAACATCTTGCATATTATTTCTTCCTGTGAGATCGTCCGTATATTGATCTCCTGAGGTTTCTGCTTTAGATGAGAAATGTATTTCGAGTGTTACTGTGTTGTCCTCCCATCTTCTAACTAGAATAAAAACACGGTATGGGTATCCGTCTATCTCAAATTCATATGTTATATCCTCATCCCTTGCAGGAATCTTGTTTATAACTTTGATGTCTGGGATTGTGTCCCACATCTCATTAAGAAATTGACGGTATTTAAGTAAGGAACTCATTCAATTTATATATCCTTATTTTATAGGTCATGATTTTTTAGAATACCTATTATTATAGTTTTGAGCGTACTTATCTAATTCTTTAGGATTAGATTTTAAATATTGTACCTCCTTAGATGTTAATGGATATATCTCCTTTATTAATTCCCCCATTTTTTTAGTAAGAGCCGGGGTGAAATCTTTTTGTGTTCTATACGGAGAAAAATAATCTATGAATCCCAGTAATTTTGCGGGGTGTTCTTTAGGATCTGTAGAAATACTAGGATCTGATATTTTTCTAGTAAGTATGAAAGTTCCGTATCCTTCTCTTCCTCCGTCTAGAGGGTTTGTGTTTCCCTCTATTCCTGTCCATGTTCCTGCTGATTTATCTACCGAAAGAACTATTCCAGTATGGCCCTTTCCTGGATATGCTCCTTTTTTATCTCTGCTTAGATAGCAAAAGACCATGCCTGGTAATATTTTATTTGCGTCCATTCCTTCTGTATAGACTAATTTTTTACCTTTGGTTGTTTCCCAGTGATATTTAACCGCTGCGCTGCTTGGTATTTTACTAAGATCCTCTGGTTTAAACTTTGTTTTAGATAGAGCACCTTTAACGAAGCCAACACACCAAGGATTTCCTGGGGTTACATTTACTCCTTTTAGTAGGGTTTCGACTTCTGGTCCCTTATTGCTTCCCCTCGGCTTTTCCTCTGCTATAGAAGATTTAATTGCAGAATAAAAACTATCTATTAGATTTTTATTTTCTTGTGAGGTGTTTACAGACTCTTGGAGACTACTTTTTTGTAGATCATTATTTTTAAAATTCTCGAAAAATAATATATGCTTCATTGATTATTTATCCTTTAGTTTTTGTGTTTTTCTTTTGGATGCTTCACACTTAGATACCGCGTAATCGTGTGCTCTCTTAAGCCTACTTTTAGTGTCCGGATCTTTTGCTCTTCTCACAGCAACACGCAGTCTTTGTTCTATGAGATTTAGTATTTGTGACTGTCTTTGATGTGATTTGGATTTAAAAGCTTTACTGTTAACTGTTGCTTGTACGTCTTCTTTTGTACGAAATTTAACTGGAACGGTGTCACTAGGATTCTCATCCGTGTATAGTCTTCTCCCTGATCCTTTAGGTTTTTTTCCTGTGCCTTTTCTTGGATCATTTCCTTCGTTGATAAAATCATTAAAGTTTGACAGATGCCTCATGTGGTATATATTAAAAAAAGAATATATAAAGCATGATACAACACTACGAAGAATTTATAGCAGAAAAGAAAAATCCATGCTGGCCTGGTTACAAGCAGATAGGCACAAAAAAGAAGAATGGTAGGATGGTTCCTAATTGCGTAAAGGAAAGTGAACTTTCTGGTTACTCGCAAGATTCCTATATAAACGAGGAAAGCGAATCCCACCAAGAATTTGCAGAGAATAGATTAGCGGGAGCAACAAAAATATCCAAAGCGGCAAAGGAGAAGGGTGGCGATGCTCTACTAACATACCATCATTTTCACGTGAAACTTCCATATTATCAAAAAGCCGTTGATGGTGAATTAGAGATGGAAGAACTTAAGGGTGAATATGATAAATTACTAACGGATCTTTATGAAGCCACTAGAAATTCTATGAATATCACGCAGGTAAAATTCCAAGAGCTTGTTGGAAAGATAGAAGTTGTAGGTGAGCTTTTAATTGAAAACAATAAATAAATGGCATTTTGAAATATATTAAACTATTCGAGTCTTTCCTTAACGACTCCTCTACTATTATATTATTCGGACCCCAAGGGGTTGGTAAAAGCACACTTGCAAAAGAACTAGGTAAACAACTAAACATGGAAGTAGTTGGATCCGATGATTTTATTGATCAGGGAAATTGGTCAAAAGAAGAGATATGGAGTAAAGGGTGGCAAGTTAGAAAACAAAACGAATATAAAGGTATGATTAAGTACCTTAATGATAATTTAGGTAAGCCTGTTATATTGGACGTTGGTGGTAGCCATGGAGTATGGGACGGTAGAATGTTAGAAGATATTATGAATATGCTAGAACCATATCCTAATAGATTCTTAATAATACCTTCTAAGAATGAAATAGAAAACCAAGAGTTTTTAAGAGGTAGATTATTGAAAAGAGAATTGGATATGCACCCATCCAATATTAAATATTGGGAAGCTGTTTTGAAGGGTGATACAAGCTTTGCAAAAGATTTTGACCAAGAAAAAAGGAATGAATTTTTAGAGAGAGTAGAACTAGTAAGGAAAGAAGAAAAATATAGAACAATGGCTATGAATATGCTTAAATCTAGCCAGAACAGATATAACTCTCTAAAAAGCGGGGTTGAGTGGATGGTTTACGGTAATTCACCAGAACAAAAATTCGATTTTGAAATGAATAAGATTGAGGATTATTCTAAGTTCTTTATAGACACGATGAAAAATTCAGGAATAGCTAATCACATAATTTATAATAAGGATAAGCCCTCCAATTTGTTAGTTGATGAAATAAAAAAATTATTAAAATAGAATGAGACATTTAAAATTATTTGAATCGTTTATAGCTAAGAAAAATCCTAACTATAAAAAACCTGAGTATGAATTTAAAGAGTTCTATAGGGCTTTTAAATCTTATCCAGAGTTAAGAGAGCTTCTCCCCTCGGAGATAGACCAAGATATATTTGATATTAGAGAAGATGGATTTGGGGGAGAGCCAAAATGGTTAGAAAACCACGTGGATCCGCCTAGCAAACCGGGCGAAATAACAACTGATGAACTCTTAGATATAGCTGAGGAAAGAGATCCAAGATTTGTTCCTTTTATTCTTTGGTGTCGTGAATTATTTGAATGTGGGGAAATGGAAAAGATTCCTCTTGATTATTTAAGGAGAGGATTAGCTACTACATTTAAAAATCATGATTGGGATATTTTAGAGAAAGATCCGGATTATTTAGGTAAATGTGAGAGCGAATACAATAAAGCAATCGAAGCAGGATTAGACGACTATACCCTTGGTAATACATTAGGGCTTGTAAAAAAATATCCAGACATTGCTATAAACATGGCTCAATTCTGGGCGACTTACATAAAAGGATCCATAGCACACTTTAACCGTGTTGAAGAAAGTGGAGGACAATTACCATGTACACAGTTTATATTGTATAGAGGTAATTACTACACAATAGGAGGTAGAAGAAGAATGTTCTGGCACTTCTATAATCACATAGATCCCACAGTTTGGATAATGGAACAATAAGTGTATGTATTTATTAGAAGCTTCACATTTTGATACCACTTACGGAAGGGCTAGTTATGGCTATTATCTTATCGGATACAAGAGCGACGAGGAATGTAGAAAAAAAATAGAGGATATCCTTTTCGATCTAGAATTTGAAAGAGAACACGCTCGTATGATTATAGATGGGATACCTGATGTTTCTTTTGTTCAACATGGGGAGGATGATCATTATGAGGTTAACAAGATTGGAAGAATAAATTCTCCTTGTGAGTTCTATAAAACTATAGCAGATAGCTATTATAGATTTAAGAGTTATATGGACGATGACACTAACACTGAATATGATGAGTACTACTTTACATATTATGACGAGGATTATTTCGTAAGCGGTGACAGTATAAATAGCAACAACCGCCACTTCTTTTATAACATAGAATTAATGAGAAGATATAGAATATGTTTTAATCCATTAAAGAATCTTATAAAATAGGATATATAATAGTAAATAATAAAAAAATGAAAAAGCACCTTAAATCTTTTGACGATTTCTCTTTAAATGAGGGGATATTTGACATCTTTAGAAGTAAGAAAGAAATGCCTCCTAGCTTTGGTTATTCACCGGATAAGAGTAAAGACTCTTATTTAAAATCCGCTACACATTCACAGATAAATATAACTTATGAAACCAGCTGGGATGCTTCTTTTGTTATTGATATTTCGGGAGATTTAATATCAAAAGGGAGAGATAGCTATGTTATAACACCTAGAAAAATTAAGGTTTTTCCTACATATAAAGGATCAACATACGGTGGTACAGTAAATAATATTCCTATCGATTTTTATGGACATTATTATAATAGGGGAACGGATCAATATGAGAAAAACCCAATTCCTTTACAACAAAGTCAGCGTTTGAGTGAAATTGATGATTTGGAGGATGATATTAACAGAGAAATGCAGTCTCATATAGGAAAAGATTTAACACTTAGTTTTTATGAATTGGATCTAGAAGCTTGGGCAGAAGAACATTCGGACCCTCTGTTTATAATGGGAAAGAAAACTCCTAGTTGGGTAAAAAATGGTGTTAAGCTTCCTTTGATTGAAGGAGGGGAACTTCCAGAAACAAATTTATTAGACGATAGAAATAGGTTAAAAGAGGCTATTTGGGTAAGCATCTCTGGGATGGGATATGCCTTTGCAAGACCAGGAAATGGTATATTGAGAGAAATATCTGTTTATAGCACAGAAATGTGGTAAAATAAAAGGCAAAAAATGAAAACATTCAATGATTATAAATACGGGAGATTAGATGAATACCAAGCTCCTTTTTATTCCTCCGCCGAAAAGATCAAGGCAATAGTTTCTAGCGACACTGTTGCTAGTAAAATGGGAATGCAAAGTGTAGATTATATAAATCAAAAGTCTGAATTAGTTTACGCACTTAAAAGTAATGCTGTTCCTGGATATTATTTTAAGGTCACTTTAAACGAGACGCCAGGAAATCAGTACGGGGAAGGTAAAAAATATTCCGTACTATCGGTAGAAAAACTCGTACCTTAACAGATGAGATATATTAAATCAATAGATCAATTTATAAACGAGCAGCTATTTTCTGATGCTAATAGATTTGCTAAATTACTAGGTTTAGGAGGAGGTGAGGCAGGTGCTTCTGGCTCAGACTCTCCCAGCGGACCAGTTTCCACTTCCCGAAATGACGAGGCATCGTGCCCAAACTACGACTGCTGGACTCACTTTGGTAAGGATGCTTTTTGGAACGGAACAAGTCAAATAGGAGGTAGAACAGTACCAAAGATAACAATCCAAAAATCTCCAACATCTTTTAATATTAATTATGATGGACCTGCTTCGGGATTTCTACTTAAACATGCCAAAGGGGGTAAAGGAGATACTATCCATCAGTTATTAAATGTTCTAACATTAGAGCTTAATGAGTACCTTAAAACTATAAGTGTCAAGCCTGACGTGAAAAATATTAAGATGGAAATGGTGGGAAGTAAATTAAGTGTTTCTGTTCCTCTTGTTAAGGTTCCCGAAGGCGTCCACTATCTTATAGCAAGAAGAGGAGGATTAGGTCATGGAGGGGATTTTACTGGACTAATGAAATATAAAAAAATGGAAGGATACGAGGAGGCTAAGCACAAATCGGGTAGTCTCACAGAAAAGTTTGTAACGGTAATAAGCAAATAGTTTATACTAGTATGAAAGATCTTAAATATATTTTATTGTTTGAAAATTTTTCTAATGCTATTGATATTAATGAAAATGCTAAAGAAAATTTAAAAACATCCACTAAATTTTTAAGACTAAAGCCTAGATTTTTATCGAAGATCAAAAAGATCCTTGGTGTATCTAATGATAAAGAACTTGCTAAAGAAGACATCAAGCAATTTCAGAAAAAAAGAGGAATAAAAGAGGATGGTAATTTAGATCACAGAACTATTCTTTCCGGGTTAAAAGGTGAAGAACCAGATAACACTAATAATCTCTCCAAAGAAACCCCTACTATACCGGGTGAAAAATCTCCCATAAAAAATGCTAAAGCTAATGAGAATTTTATAAGTGAAGAGAACGAGACCGATTATTTAGCTAAATATACGTCGCAAAAAAAACAAGTAATAGGGTTCTTAAACTCGATATTTCCTTCAACGTTACCTTTTATAAATGATAAGGTTGATTCCGCTATCCCGCCTAAATTTGAAAAGTGCTATACAGTAAATTATCTAGTTTCCTCTAAGGAGGTTTGCTTTAGTGCGGGTCTTAGTGTTGAAATTAAATCAATAAAAATAAAAGACGCTACATTCACTGCTCCCACAGAGTTTAAAGCAGATGGATATGTTAAAGGTAAACTAAAAGGGACTGTTGATCTTAAATTTTTTGCCCATATTATAGGGGAAAAGGGAATAGGCGATGATCTTTCGATAGATTTCGAGCAGAACGTTTGGTTTTATAAATTCTCTCAAATACAGATATATCCTCCATTATTAAACATATCAACAAAGATCTATGATCTTGGGGTTGTTTGGGCTTGGGTTTCTAATAATAATTTCAAAATAGAAAACTCATTAATTGGAACATATAAATGGGATCTTCCTATCCAAAAGAACGTAAACACATGTTTTGATCCTAAAGGAGGACCTTACATAAAAAATGTATCATCTTCGGATCTTAATAAATGGATATCCATATAAAGGCAGGGAAGGATACGAGGAGACCAAGCACAAATCGGGTAGTCTCACAGAAAAGTTTGTAACGGTAATAAGCAAATAGTTTATTTTCGGATATATAAAAAATATTAGATAAAAAATGAGACACCTTAGATCTTTTGAAGAAATAAACGAACATCTCGGAGGCAGAGATACAAGCAGCATCGATAGAATGAAAGCTAAATATCCTAAAGGCATAGAAATACCACGGAGTATCACAGCAAAAGGGACGGGAGCTTTTGAAATTGGCGTAGACTCATTAGATCCTAAATCTAAAAAATTCTTAGATATAGTCCAATTAATTAATGATCTACTTCAAAACTCTAAAGGAACTGTTAACGTTACTGTTAGTGCTGGAGCCTCTGCAGTAGGACAGGGAAGATATGATAATCAAGGTCTTGCTGAAAGAAGAAGAGATAACACTATAAAAGCTCTTAAAAACTATCCATTCATTGACCCAAGCAGAATTAAATTTACCGCAGGTAAGGCGATTGTTGGTAAATCTACGGTCAAAGACTCAAAAGAGGCAGAAGCTGAACAATTTGTTAGTGTTGACATTTCTGGAACTGGAAGCTTAAATGTTCCTGTGACTGGAGTAGAAGGAGATAACACTAACGTTTATCGTCCTGAGCTTTTTAAAAATTCTTTAGATAAGGATGATAACATACCTGTAGATATAAAAAGAATCTGTATCCAATTACCTAAGCCTTATGTTGAAAAATTTGTTAAAATGTTAGGGGAATTTAGAAAGGAGAATAATTTTAAGACAATACCTTACGGAATCTATGACATCCTTCCTAAAAAATAATGGTGATTTCCTCAAAAAAAATAAGGACAACTTAAAAATAGATGAGGGTACTTCATTTGAAGGTATAAGACTTGCTTATAAAAGAGCTAAGGAAATTGCTTATAACGTTTTCAATGCCTTTAAAACTGAGGGAAGAGAAACCACAGAGATGATGAGGGTTTTCAATTATCATCTAAGAAAAAAACTCAGACTAGATACCAGAGGGGATCAACCAACAGAGGATGAATTTAAAAATGCACTGGAACAATTAAAAGAAATTCCTAAGCTAGCCCCTTATGCTATTATTTTATTGACTTCTCCTATACCTTTTTCTTCTACTATGTACACAGGTTTAGGTGTATATCTAAGAAAAATTTCTGGAGGATATATTAATTTATTACCTGATTCATTCAATGATATTTTCAAAAAGAATGAAATCGCTGGACTGGAAGAAAAACACAAGCATGGGAATATTCTTAAGTACTCTAAATTTTATGACGATTTTTTTGTTTATGAATCTATGATTAATGAAATAGGTGAAGCAAACATAGAACATCTTCCATGGAACGTTGTATATAGTAACAAAAAAGAAGCTCTCTATAGTTTCTATTTTGGGCCAGAACTTTACGAAGTACATATAGAAAGAAAATCTTTAGAAAACATAACTATGTATTTCTCATGCGACGGTAATCGTGACGATATTACTAATGCTGGGCATCCATTTACAATAATGGGAACTATTATCGGGATTCTAAAAGATTATCTTAGTAATAATCCAGAGGTTAAAACTTTTTCTTTTGTTCCTAGTATATCTTATGAGGATGATAGAAGAAGACTTAATCTTTACAAAGCCTATATAGTAAAGAACTTTCCTGGCGCAAGGATAACGACCGAGAATTTGCCTAGGGGATATGTTGGGGTTGATGTTACAATAAAGTAATGATAGCAAAGAGACCATTAAATATTGGGACTTTCGAGGTTTTACCTAAGGTAAAACAATATGAAAATTATCTGGAATTTCTTAATGATTATTCTAGGGATACACCTAATAGCGAAGGAATAAGAATAGCTAAATATAAGGAGGCTAATTATCTTCTGACAGAATTTAAAAAATTAAAAGTATCCCAATACTTGACTGAATATTATTACACTTTCGTAACTGAAATAGTTGTAAGATATGATCCTTATGGTACTGGAGCTTACAGAGAAGCCATCATAGATGATCCGATTGAGATTGTTAAATTCCACGAGGGAGAGCCTGCCTTGGGATATGATAACGACGGAGACGAAAGTGAATTCACGAGGGGTTCTAGTAGAATAGATGACTGGACTAATGAAAGTTCTGTATTTTTTTTAGTTAGATCGTTATGAAAAAAGATCCTAGATAATTTAATTTTTATGAAGGAGCTGATAATGTTTAAAACCGACAAAGAGGATTATCAGAAATTTATAATCAACTTTGGTATAATCCCTACACTTATACTACTTCAGAAATTTGAAACACTAGAACTTTATGAGGAATGCGCAAAAATTTTAGGAGCTATAAATGCTATAAATAAAAAAGCATTAATCTACAAACAAACAAAGCTAACAGACGATCTGATAAGTGAGGTGGTGGACGATTACAGAAAAATGGGAATGGAAGATATGGATAAAGAAAAATTAATGGTCAGATCTGAACGTTACGCCTCTATGTTTATATCCAATAATTCCTTTATGATTTTTAAATCTAAATAGATCCTCTTTTTATAGACAGATACCCATCCTCGTGATATTCAGCACCTATACTTTTCCAAAAATCCATACTCTCCTGTGTGGGCATTGCTAGGAAGTAGTTCACGCTGGGAAATTTATCAAACAATCTTCTTATTGCTAGTCTACCTATCCCTTTCCCTCGAAATTCTTCGTATACATGAATCCCTGCGATCTCGGCCTCATCATATCTAAGATTTTCCTTGTAAAACCCGACATCTAATATACCAGCTTTTCTGTTATTAAAATAAATTGCAAAGGATTTGTATTGTGGTGCTTCTTCCACTAAAACAAGATCGAGATGAGCTAAATCAAGATAGTGTTCTTCGAAAAGTTTAATGTGTATCATTGAGATATATATTTTTATCTAATAAATAATCGACTTGAGTATGAGCAGCAATGAGGATTTTTTTTATGATGTGTACCACGATATAAGAGCGAAAGGGATCGTGGATGATTTTTATACACAAATTGAAAAAATGAAATTTCAAGATCATCACAAATACAAAAGTGTAAAAGAAACATGGGAATACGCTTATAAAAAACTCACAAGCTCTAAATTTTCAGAATTCAAGTCTAAAAATCTTATTTAACCATTCAGGAACTTCTGGTATTTCTTCTAGAGAAGATATGGTAAATGGTGTGTTCTTGCCCCACTGATACTCCCATTTTTTGAATTTAGAAGGCGTTGTAAAGGCTTTACCGGAGTTTAGAATATCAAACCTTATATCGCCATCTGAAAGTCCTTTAAAACTCTTTATACGAGATATCTCTTTCCTCCTAAAATACACGTGAATGCCCCTCATGCTTTTTTCCCAGAATAAAGAATCCAGATCTATTTTGTTTGATTCTAATCTTCTTTTGAATTCTTCTACCGAATTTTTTGTTCCCTCTATATCAAGGCAAGATATACCGGAGTCGCTTAGATCTATCCCAATAAAATTATAAGTGGACCATAAGGGATTAATAGGATCTTCTATATCAACTTCGAGTAATCCTTTTGTGTGTTTGATGTTTCCTATTTTTCCTGTGCAATTTGTAAGGTATGTTTTAACCCCTAGTATCTGCCACCTTAACACAAAGTCTATAATCATAGGATATATAATATTATATTTATAAAATGGAAAAAAGAGTAAAGAGTTTCACACAATTTTTTGAAAGCACCTCCTCTGGAAATAATCAAAGCTATACATATTCTATATTTATAGAAGCAGCTGAGGAGTATGGATATCCAATTTTTGTTTTAAAGGAGAGTGGAGATCTTTTCGACGTCGATGGGAATCTTCTTGATGCTCCTGATGTGGATGATTTATTTGAAGAGTATATGGATGCTGAACATGGGCCTATGAATGGGATTGATGGTTTTGGGGACCTTGTTGATGCAGTTGAATATTATTTAGAGGATAGATCTGAAGAAAATTTGGAAGGTATAGATTCTTGGCTAGACACTTTAGGTATAGATGGGACGGATCCAGAGAAACTAGCGGATTCGTATGAGGGGGACAACTCATATTGGAACGAAACAGTATCTAAGTTCAACTCAAATATGAGAATTCAATTTGATGGTGATTATTTTGGAGAATTCGGAAAAAAAGCATGGAATTTTTTAGTTCTTTCTCCAGAAAGTCTAGATCCTGAACTTTATGGTCAGGATGCTATACATAACACTTCTCCTTGCTTCGATGATTTCTTCGATGAGTGTCCTTTTAATTTGTGTTATAATAATGATTCTGATATTTTGTATACATGGTCAGATGCAGGAAATCATAAATATGAATTCTTAGAGACAGGGTTAATGAAGCAGGATCTACAATTACCAATTATTGATGTCCTATTAAAGATATTAAATAGTGATAGAACTGAGATAATTACTCAATTAATTAAAAATTTCCTTTCAAAACAAACGGCAAGCCAATTATATAAGGAGATAATACAAAGATTACAAGAAGAAGGAAACTCTAAAATAATTAGCACAATAAAGGGAGCGAGAATGCTGGGAAGATTCGGTGTTATTTAAAAAATAAAATGAATTAATGAAACATATTAAACTTTTTGAAAACTTTGATCCTATAAATGAATCCGACTTTGTTGTTGATAACTATAAAATGAGTGCAACAAAAGACGGTGAGATACAAGTAGTGGACACTGCTGCTAATAAAACTTATGTTTACGTTGTTAGTGCAGGTGTAGTTGGGATAAAAGTTAAGGATTTCCCAGAGGGTAATTCTATTCTAGTTAGTGCTTTAGGTAAAAGCATAACTAGTCCTCTTTCTAAAGAAGGGACAACAATTAAATCCATCAAGGAAAATTTAGGGAAGTCTAAAATAAAGTTCGATCTTCCTGGTGCATCACTCACGCTGACATGTAAAACCGGATGTGAAAAATCTGCAGATAATGTTGCTAACATAAAAGTTACTGCGGAAGAAATGGATATAGATTTGAGTGATGTACTCGATTCAGCAAAAGAAGCAGGGCACAATGTCATGAAAGCGGTAGAGGGAGGAGCAGATAAATTAAAATCGCTCCTTAAATGGTAAAATTGTTTTTTTCACTTTAGTTTAATTTCTACATTTGTAAAAATAAATTAAGTGAGAAAAATGAAATTACATCTGATAACCATTCTTGTAGTAGCAACAGTGCTTTCAATTTTGTACTTTTTGTTAATAAGTCCAACTATAATGTCTTTTATTCTTTTGGTAGGCATAATATCATTAGGCACGTGGGCTTTGATTAAATTTTATAAATTTGTCTACGCGACAGTTAAAAATCTAGTTGGAAATGAATAAAGATAAAGCATTCGGCAAACTTATTACCTCAGATGGGATCGTTAAGGATTTGCAATTTTCTAAAAAAATGGTCACACTAAAAGAAATGCAGGATTGTGTTGGCGGATACATTGAATTCGTTTGGCTTAAGGATAATAAAATTCTCGTAGTTAATGAGGATGGAAAAATAACAGGATTACCAGATAATCTTACTGCCACTAAGTTAATAAGAGAACAGGGTATAAGCGACCACATAGTAGGCGATGCTCTTTTAATAGATCTTAAATACGTAGATTAATGCACAAGAAGGAAAAAAACAAACAATCTAATTCTTTTTACGCGTACAACAATTTAAAAAGACGAGTGATGGAAAATCCTAATCCAGAAGAAAAAGACTGGATAAGACTAAAATATGAGGATAAAATGGATTGGATTAACAAACACGGAAAGATCCTAGAGTTCTAGATTATCTTAATTCGTAGTAATCTATTCCATTCGTTATCACCCCATAGATGTTGTCATCTATTATAAAATTATACGCTCTTCCTATTATAGATTCGGGAAGTCTTGAAAGATCTCTTTTAGAGACAAGAACCGCTATAGGCTTTTCCCTCACGTATCCACTAGGACTCATTACTATCTCTCTATTTAATATTTTAGAAAATTGATTAACTGAAGCCATCGAAACAGATCCTGGATATTTCCATTCCTCTTGGGATATTAAATAGGGATCAATTAAATCATCAATAGCAAAAATAAAAGGAGTTTTACCGGTTTTTGTAATCAGGTATTCTAGCTCACTTCTTGTTATAGGAGCAGGATCTTTCGTAAAGAAATTTTCAAATAATATTAAATTTTTCATTTTTTCATTTCTTTAATTTCCAGCTTATTGCTCCAGCCCATGAGTCTTCCAGAGTTCTGAGATCGAAAGGAATAGTAATCTTTCCTGTTGCACTACCAGAAGTTCCCATTACTCTGTACGTCCCCCTTTGTCTATCTAAGTCGTGGATTACTCCTTCGGAATTTCCTGAACTTACTCTATCCCCTATTTTTATGTAATCTAAATGTGGGTATTTAGAAGAGATTTCTTTCTCTGGCTCTTCCTCTACAACTAGTAAAATTTTATTTATTTTATTTTTTAATATTTTCTCTAGATCTGCTCTTATTTCCACTTCTGGATCCTGGGATATTTTTTTCAATTCATTTGTAGCATAGTCAAGTACTGAGTTCAATAATATTTTTTTCTCGCCAGCATTAATAATTATTGGGGTTGGTTCTTTTAATAAATAACCTCCTGGTCTCCACATTCTTCTCTCTATGCTTTCCGCTGATGTTCCCTGCATATCTGCTACTGCATCTAAGAAAGATTTTTTAAGGAGATTAACTTTATATCTTTCGTCCGGCTCGTATTTTTTACCGCTTGGTCCAAAATTGTATAGGGCGTAACAAAATATATTTTCATTTATTTTTTTTATTGATTCTTTGGCGATTTTAGAGAAGATGTCAGATCCTTTTAATCTTTCCTCAGTTATATTTTTTGTTATGTCTACAATGCCTGATAGAATTTCAACTATTTTATTGGAGATATCTCTTAGGTCTACTCCTTGATTTATATTATCGTCTATGATGATCATTTTTCCGAAGTTGCCAGCATTATCCCCTAATCCACAATGGTGTACAGCGCTTATAAATGCTTCTGTTGCTGTGTTATATTTTGGTCTTAGCGAGCTTCTTATTCCTCCCATTTCCCCGGAGGATCTTATTTCAAAGCTAGGATCTTTCCCTTCTTGTGCTTGTATTGATAGATTAGCTATCATTCCATCTATCCATGGCTCTACCCTTCGCATAGTGGGTGAATATCTAGGTTTCTCGTCTCCTTTTCTGTGTATTACTTTGCCAGTCCTTTTATTGATTACATCTTTCTCGTAGTATCCTCTGGGTATATCAAGCTCTGATTCTATTTTTCTGTTATATGAATCCCAGTCTACAGCCTGCATAACATCTGTATATTTTATTTTTGGTATACTGATTACTGTAGCATTTGGATAGATATTTAAAAAAGATCCCTCCATTTTCTTAACAAGATCCCTGCTACTTCCTATGGTTACTATGTAGTCTATATTTCCCTCTATATTATTTGTGAAGGTGTATCTAAAAAAATCCTCCAAGGTTTCACCAGGAGCCATCGAAAAACGGTCATCTTTTAAAGGATCCATTATAAATTTCTTAGCATTATCACCTTCCTCTGTGTCAGCAACATATGGAGTTCTTGGATAAAGACCAAAATATATTTTTATATTTGCTATACCTCTTTCCGAAAAATTAAGATTGTTTGGATTTATTGTTTTTAGTAGCTCATTGGGGTTACTTGGATCGTTTTTTACAGATAAATATGTTTTCCCCTCACTATCGTACCAAGCACCCTCGTTTATAAACTGTAGGAAATTTTTAAGATGATTCATCGGAATCTTTTTTTTATTTACTTTATAATCTCTACCTTTACAAAAAATAGAATATGACTTATATATCCTTTACTAAAGTAGATCTACCTTATGGATGGCTAGGAAACATGTCACCTTATCCAGTAAAATACGATGGTAAGATCTGGAGGACAACAGAAGCTCTCTTTCAGGCTCTTCGGTTCAACGATGATTCTATAAAAGAAGCTATAAGAAACGAGAAAAGTCCAATGGGGGCTAAATTAAAAGCTAAGTCTCTTATGAAATTAGATCCATCTAAGGTTTGCGTTTCCCCTCTTTCTGATACTGATTTGGAAAATATGAGAATGTGTATTAGACTTAAATTGGAACAGCACCCTCATTTACTTAGCGAGTTATTAAAGACTGGAGGCTCCAAAATATACGAGGATGTTACTTCACGTGGTAAAAGAGGTAGTAATCTATTCTGGGGAGCTCTAATGGAGAATGGGGCATGGATAGGAGAAAATCATTTGGGAAAAATATGGGAGGATATTAGAGAATCTTACAGATAATTTTCTCCCTCGTATTTTTATTTTTGTGTTTATTTTTGTATTATAATTAAAATCAATAAAAAGTTCAATTATGGCTGTTAAAATGGAATCAGCAGATTTGCTGAAAGAGTACTTTAATGGGGTTCTAAGTAGAGCCGATCATCACGCTCAGGGTGTTCAAGAAATTTCACTAGCTCTATTAGGTGCTGTCATCTGGAAAGCTGATGGCGACATAGAAGTTAAGTCTGTTAAAAACGAGGGGATGGGTAATATCCTTTGGTTCAACACTAGCGGTAGTAGGTATGCAATGTACTACAATCATGCTAATGTTAAGATAGAACTTCGTGAGAGAACTATGAATGGTGACACTCTCCATGAGTTCGACAACACTACGCCTATTTCTGAGGTGTTTACTGTTTTTAAGGATCTGTAAAAGATCTTTAGTCAGGTGGCGGAATTGGTAGACGCATAAATAAAGGTTAACAGTAAGGATAACGTAGAGTAACCTTGAAATACCCATAAGTATAGCTCATAAGTTATCATACAGGTTCGAATCCTGTCCTGACTACTAAATTAAATATTATGTGGGTAAGAAAAACACCAAACAAATGGCAAAATGTAGTTGAGATAATAATAATTTTATTATTAATGATAACCTGGTCATTATTAGTCAAAAGTATAACAAATGAAATACTTCCAATAAAATAAGTATTTAATGAATCAGAAAAAAGTGTGAATTTTTAAAACATTTAGTATGAGATCAAGAGTTGAATACATTTTTCATAGGGAATTTAAAAACGATAAATCCTTTATGGATAAGCCATCCTTACTAGGGGCAATTTTCCCTAGAAAATATTCCGATACTGACATGCGAGAAACATTTCATAGGGGTGCTAGAATTGGCATTGAAATAGGATTAAACGAAGCATCCCCACAGGGGCAGAGAATACAATTGGACAATAATACTGATCTTAAACATAGAGAGTTTCTCGAAAAAATGTATGCACTTTGCGAAGAATACGAATGCTCCATTGAATATCATCCCGAAGTTGGTATGATCGTTTTAGATAAAATGAATAGTTATGAAAGATAATAAACAAAGTCCAGTAGAAAGAATATTTGAACAATTCAATCTACTATCTGATGCTGAATTTAAATCCTGGATGTTAAACCAGCATGATAATTTACACGAAGCGGAAAGAAAAATTCTTGCAGAAGAATATATGAAAGGCAAAAAGAAGGGTAAAAGATTAACCACAACAAGCACTTTAGTAAGGGGAAAATGAATAGATTAATTATAATTTTATTAGTAGCAATTTTTGCCTCTTGCTCAGAAAGAAGAGGATCTAAAGCTCCTGATTCAAAAAGAATGGAATTAGATTCTACATCCCAATACTACGACCAGAACTACAAAGTTTATACACTTGAAGGGTGTGAATATATTGTAGTTGGATATGGAAATACTAGATGGGGATCTCATAAAGGTAATTGTAAAAATCCTATTCATAATGGAAACAAATAGAATAGTAACATTCAGCTGTAGTAATAAGATACACATCTACGAAAGAGGATGTGGAAAATTACCTAATCCCCCATATAAAAAACACGATAACATAGATTCAGCTGTTTTTTATATGTCCCAGGTTTTAGGTGTTAATGATATAGAGATAGTAATAGAAAAAAAATTAAAAAGAGAGAGTGATGAAATTAACTGATGATCAGAAGGAATTTATAATAAAAAAGTATGAATCAGCAGATATGGAAGGTTTTCCTTTCGAAGAAAAAGTTGAAATCATAGTAGATTACATGTTGGATGAGGATATTGAAGATATTTCGGACGACGAGGACGGAGACGCGCATGAAGATCTATATAACACAGTTTGGGAATATCTAGAATCTCTTCCTGAATAAAATTAATAAATCCTTTTTTATAAATATCATTTTTCTCTATCTTAGTAGAAAACAGAATGATAGATTATCTAAAATCCCAGGGATACTACGAAATAAGAGAAATTAATTCCAGGGGAATCTGCGGATTGATGGATTTTATGTTCACTACAGGACTTGTGATAGGAATGGACAGGATTGGCTATTTCGGAAGGTACTGTTATAAAACTAGGCAAGAGGCTCTAGATGCCCTTAATAAATGGGATGGATCAGGAGATCCTCCCGGAAATTGGATAAAATACAAAGGATCTGGCGGGGAAAGAGAGAATCCCAATAATACTAATGGATGTTTAAATTGTTCTAAAAATGGATAAGATTTTTTTACCCGAGGATCTAATTGATATGGTTTCTAAACAAAGAGATTCTTTTTCTCATCTTATGGCTTTAAGAGATAAAGGAATGGAGCTCTACAAAAGATACGATTCTAGAGAAAAATTTAGGAGCGGTGTTTCTTGGCATGTTCCAACTCAATCTCTTGTAGATTTACTTAAATTACATTCTCCTTTAGTTTCTGTGGGAAGTGGATTTGCATACACAGAAAGTATAGCCAAAGAACAAGGGGCAGATATTATAGCAACGGATTTAAAACCGAACAAAGAAAATGCGTGGTGTAGAGATGGCGAGTTCTTTTGTGATGTCGAAGAAATAGATGCAGTTTCTGCAGTCAAGAAATATAAAGAACGGAATGTATTTATGGCTTGGCCTCCTTATGATACAGACATGGCTTATAATGTAGCTTTAAATATGATGCCCGGATCAGTCTTGATATATGTCGGAGAAGGATGGGGAGGATGCAACGGAGACGACGAATTTTTCCAATATCTTAGCGATCAATTTGAGGAGATTGATGATCTAGCGATTCCTAAATGGTTCGGATTGAATGATTATTGTTCAGTTTATCGAAAAAAAGACAAAAAATAAAGAAATCCTTTTTTTATAAAGATCCAATATTCTAACTTAGCAGACAATTTAAATTAAAAATATAAAGAATGAGACAACTTAAGATCACATCGAGTATTACAAGTAGGGAAGATAAAGCTTTAGAAAAATATTTACAAGATATTTCAAAGGAGGAAATGATTACTGCCGACGAGGAAACACATTTAACCAGAAGAATAAAAGATGGGGACCAGGAGGCTTTAGATAAAATGGTTAGAGCAAACTTAAGATTCGTTGTGTCAGTTGCCAAGCAATATCAACATCAAGGTCTTCCCCTGGTTGATCTAATAAACGAGGGAAATGTTGGACTGATAAAAGCTGCTAAAAAATTCGATGAGACAAGGGGATTTAAGTTTATATCGTATGCTGTTTGGTGGATTAGACAAGCAATAATGGAAGCTCTTTCAGAGAAAGCGAGAGTTATAAGAATACCTTTAAATCAAGTTGGTGTTTTAAGTAAAATAAACAAGGCATATGCTAGATTAGAGCAGGATCTAGGTAGAGCTCCATCCTCTGAAGAGATAGCAGATGAACTGGATCTCCCAGAACAGAAAGTCAAAGACACTTTAAGCAGTTCGAGAAATCATGTATCCTACGACGCTCCAATGGGGGGTGACCAAGAAAACTCCTCAATGATAGAAGTACTAAGCAACGATTTCCCCTCAACAGATTCTATAATGATAGAGGAATCCTTAAGGGTTGATATTGAAAGAAGTCTCTCCGCCTTAGATCCTAAATGTAGAGAGATAATAAAATTAAACTACGGAATAGGATACACACATCCTAAATCATTAGATGAGATTGGTGAAAAATACTCTCTGACTAAGGAAAGAGTAAGACAGATTAGAGAAAAGGGTCTTAGAAAGCTAAGGGTTGAATCTAGAAGCAAAACACTAAAACAATATCTCTAGGATAAATAATATGTGAAAGATTTTTTAAAATATCTAGTGGTGTGGATAAGTGAGAACTTATCCATTCCTTTTTGGATAGTTGGACATATACATCTTACCATGAACATTTACGGGGATCTCTATGAGGTCCTTTGTTCTTTAGGGATGAATATTATTGTTGGTGCTGGTTTTTACCTATCTTATAAAGAATGGAAAAAGAATAAAGATATATAGAAAGAACAAAAAAAATAAATATGAATTACATAGAAACTTTCGAATCCTTCTACAACTTTGCTCCTAATGATGGAGGTGCTAACATTAACGAATTATTCTCTTTAAATCAGAGCTGTATGCCTAAATATACATGCGAAGAATTCAAGAATTTATTTTCTTCCTATCTAAACGAGTCAGAAGAATATATGGATGATGATTCTTTAAATGAAGCTCACGCATACTACGAAATCGCAATGCTTTCTGAAGCTAGATCTTCGTGGGGAGAAACCGAAGGGGATATTCATTATGTAGACGCAGAAACACACGTTATACTAGTTAAAAATTCAGAGGCTTTTATTATAGAAAAGAAAACTTTAGACTATGTACAGAATAACAATCTTAATGAGTTTAAAATGTTTTCGTTTAGTGATCTTAAAAAAGCATATCACAAATTAAAGGATAAAGCTGTTGATTATGCTAAGAAAAAAATAAGCAACGCTAAGGAATTTGTTGCTAAGTCTTGGGATAAAATGTCAGATGGTGCTAAAAAAGCATGGGAATGGATGAAAACAGCAGTATCGGCCAGCGCTAAATTTGTAGGAGATAACTTAGAAACAATAACGATTGTTCTTACTGTACTTGGTTCAGTTTTAGGAATAGCTGGAGGACTTTTAACAGCAGTAGGAATAGGACCTATACTTACAGCAATTGCTGGGGGTATTATGGCTATAAATGGTGGTATACACATATATGAAGGATTCCATAAAATTCATCACGCAACTGAGATATCTAAGGATGTACCGGTAGATCCTATTGCTAAATTTGCGGCAGGTATGATTAAAGCTGGTCCTGATCTTTTCCTAGGATTATTATTTCTTCCTCTTGGATTTTATGATATAAGCCACGGATTAACAGAAGCACTAGCAAATCCAGCAGCAGGATCTATTGCCGCAGGGGTTAAAGAAACTGCTAAAGCTGCTTCAAAATCTTGGTTAGGAAATCTGGGCCACACTATAGAAAAAGTATTAGGTGGATTTCTTAAAAATTTCTTTGCTAATCCTAAAGTTGGCGCAGCAGTTGGCGCGGGTGTAGTCGGGGGAATTACAATCCTTGGTGCTAAATTCTTTACCGATGTTTGTGGGTGGCTTTATGAATTTATGCTTAAAAGTAGTGATTCGATACTTAAAGGAATAAATTGGCTTCTCGACATACCTAAAAAATTAACGGATGCGATTGATAAATTTTCTAAAGTTGCAGATGGATTTTTATCGAAGATAATAGCTAAAGGGTTAAGTGCTATAGTTAAGCCTATGACATCTTATTTAGCTAAAATATGTGAAAAATATTTTAAACCATTAGTTGATAAATCACGAAAATTTATACAAAGACAGATTGCTGCTAAAAAACTCTTAGATGCAGAAATGGAAAAAGCACACGGGGGTCATGGAAAAGGGGCGGACAATAAAAAACACGGAGAAATTCCAAAATCTAAAGGCAAGCCCTTATTTAAAATGGGAACTGTAGAGATTGAAAAAAAGGATGCCAAATATGCTTCTAAGGTAAATAAAGGAATTAAAAAAGTTAAAGAATCACAAGTCTGGGAAAATAAATATATTGGTTCTTTTGATGATTTAGAATTCATCTAGTCTAGCTTATCTATTATCCGCATTGTAATAGATAGCGATAACAAGATTATTAATGACCCCGTTTAATTATATATGATAGCATATACAATTTCTGTCATCTTATTTACCCTTATAATAGCATCTGGAATTTTCTTTTGGGTAGTATCGATGTTTACTGGAAAGGTAGAAAAGCCAATTCTATCCCTAATAGGATATGTATTTTGGCCAATAAGTCTTGTTTTTATATGGATTTATGCCTATTTTTACAATAAATACCAGAAGGGAAGAAAGGATATATAAATCTATGAAGAGGATAAAACTTTTTGAAAATTTTGACAATGAAGGGAAGTACTTATGGCCTGAAGCGGCGCTGTGGATAGAAGAACTTCATCCAGAAGAAATATGTTTTTTAGCTCTTTATGTTTCAATTGTAGAATACAACAAAAATCTTCCCTATAACAGAAGTACAGAAGATCTGCTTTTTCCTATAAAAACCGATTATAAAAGTTATGAATTAGAACCGGATTCTTATGACGATGAAGATGGAATTTCTAATTTTGAACTCTATTATGAAATACCATCAAAGAACAAAGAAAATTGTATATTTTCTATTGATGTTACAGGCAAAGGACATTTCACCCAAATTAGAAGAGGTGGATATATGGAGCCAGACGAAGGGGGTGAACCTATCCTTGATTCAATAGAATTTGATTCTGCTTACTATTTAGATTCCAAAGAGGAGACGGAAATAAATTTTTCTGATAACTCTTATATTTTTAAATCTGACATTCTAACAAAAAAAGATCTAACTAACATAATAGAGTATGCCGCAGCTCAAAGAATAGAAGCTGATGATAATACGGATACTCATAAGCCTTTTATTCCACAAAGATTAATGGACAAGTGTCAAGAAATTAGAAAGAATCATCCGGATTCAGTAAAAGGTGGTAATTTGCTGAACAGATTTGGAATTTTGGGAACAAACTAGAATTTATTAGTATAAGGATAGTTAAATCCTTAAAATGAAAAATATATTTTTAGCTCTATCTTTATTTGTTTCTTTATTATCTTTTTCGCAAGATTATAAATTCAACAAATTATCTGTTGTTTCCCCTAATAGGGATACTCTCTGGCTTCTAAATGACCCGTCGGGAAGGCTAATTGCTTATTCTTGGGAGCTAGAACAAAATCTACCTGAGAAAAAACCAGTAATTATTCTTGTTGAATCATTACCAACTATCGAGAAAAAAAAGAAAAAAGGATATATAGAAGGTAATTAAAAACCTTTATGAGACATATACGATTATTTGAAAATTTCGACCAGGATAAAACAGTAGACTCATCTGGATTATTATTTGATTGGATTCCCTTTGATACGGAAGTTAATAATCCAATTAATTCTTCAGTCCCTACAGAAATAACTCCACAGAAACTTATAGAGTATTGCAACGCTAATCCGGAGATAGGTAAAGTAGGTTTGTATATTGCGCATAAAAAAAATCCTGCTGGGGGATTTACTAGATATGTAACCACTTCAACAAATCCTTTGTTATTAGAATCGGCAATGTTTGATAGCGAGTTTAACAAGATTAATGATGTGAAAGGAATAAGTGCAGCATCTCTTGATTCATTTGGGAAGGGAGCTTCAATGATGAACAGATTCGGATTATTCGACAAGTAATTATAAGTTATACATATTAAAAAATATTAAAACCCGGTAACGGGTTTTTTTTATGAATTTTTTTTCCTATTTTTTCAAAAAAATATAAACTTTTTTAAAACCCCTGCATATAATATAAGTATAAAATAAAAACAATTTAAATTTTTAATTATGGAAAAAAGAGAAGCAAAAATTGAAGCACTTTTGGCTTTAAAGAATGACAAGTCAGTAAAAGCATGGATTGGTCCTAATCATGTTCTTTTCAAGGACAGTGACGAAAATAGGGACATGTTCCTTACTACTTATCGAATTAGAAATGCCTATGAGGAACTGCTATTAAAATTAGAAGTTAATGAGGAAGTTACAGAAGAAAGAGATCTTCTATTAATCAAAAGGTTTTTTGAAATGATGTTTTATCCACCTAGAAAAATGAGCATCAGCGATTGGAAAAACGGAAGAGATCCTATTGTTAAAATAGTAAAGGCTTATAAGGATGTTAGATGGAAAGGTAACAGAAGAAGAAAACATGAAATAACTCTTTTATTAGATGACGGAAAAAAGATACAAATTAATCCAGGGGATGTTTTGAATAAGTTTTTCCATATATGGGGAAATTTCGATTCACTTATAAATTCTAAGTTATAAGTATTTTCTTGTTAATAAAATATTAGCCGGCTTCACATTAAGCCGGCTTTTTTTGCGGGTTTTTTTAAGGCGGGGGGATATATAACCAGTAAATAATTACTAATTGATGGAAGAATTTGGCCCTCACATAACTATTGATCTAAAAGGATGTCCTAAAGAAACATTATCTAACTACGAGTTACATTTTAATTATCTTAAGAATCTTCCGGAATTAATAAGTATGACACCAATAACACAGCCTTATGTGTTTCCTTATTCTGGATTGGTTCCAGAGGATAAAGGTATAACTGGAATAGTTATAATAGCCGAGAGCCATATATCTGTACATTCATTTGAAGAGAAAGGATATTGCTTTATTGATATTTTCTCTTGTAAAGATATGGATGTAGAAAGAGCTATACAAATAACATTGGATACTTTTAAACCTACTGACTCAGAAATTAATATAGTTAAAAGGGGAAAAGATTTTCCTAGATAGTTATTTTTTAAATTTTCTTTTCATCTCTTCAATCTCGCTTATGATATTTTTCATATCATTCTTAACTATCACTGTTGATGTGTTTCTTACCGAAGTGGAGGAGGAGTCAACTTTTTTCAATGTTTCCATATTCATTTGACTTAATATCTTGTTATCCTCTTTTTTAGCTTTGTCCTTTAGATAGTCGAGCATTGTCACAAATTCTTTTTCCCTTTCTAATATTTCGTTGGTACAACTTTTTTGTTCTTCCCTTATCTTAGTATCTTTTTCGTTTAATTCAGTCTCTAATGACTTTATTTTATTTGTTTTTGCCTCTACTTCCTCCTTTAGTTCATCTTTACTTTCTATTATAGAAGGACCTATCGTGATTACCACTATGGAGAATAAAATAAGTGAAAGAGCTATCACCTTTTGCGGGGTTGAAAACTGGGCTAAGATCTCTGCAATATATTTAAACATATTTTTAGTTGTTATTTGCTGATTCTTAATATATACTCATATGGCCAATATAATTAAAGGAAATTTAGAAATAATGGGACAGGATCTTCCTGGTAAGATGTCATGGACCAGTGTTCCTGCTCAATTAGAGTTATTAGGGGGAAATGGATGGAGACTTCCTTATGAAAGTGAATTTTTAGAGATCTTCCAGCTATATAAACTTGGTATTGGTGGATTTAAGCCATCACGATATTGGTCATACTCATCGTATCTTAATAAAGCTTGGTATTATGATCTTAGCGTGGGATATTCTCCACACATCATAGATAAAACTAACCTGTATTACGTTAGACTTGTTAGAGACATCTAGAAATAGATAACAGATCCTTAACTTGAATTCCTCATACGGAAAAGATTTTTTCTGACTGACTTATCTAAATCCTCAGAAGTTGTTCTTAATCCTTTATCGTATATGTTAGAAAGGGATCTTGCTACTTTGTTTTGATCGAGAATTATCTCCCATCTGGGATCTTTTTCCTTGTTGATGATTTCCTCTGCTATTTCTTTGCCTAGCTCTTCAACTTTTTTTTCGTATGCTCTCATAATATTTTATACCAGATGATTCTGGTTTTATTTCATCTGGTTGTATATTTTTTGCAAATCCCCAACAATCCAGTCTTCGGGGTATCCATCATCTTTAGAATTTTCTATAGCATCACTTATTATTGAGATGTATTTATACTCCTCGCTTCTACGATTAAATTTAGGAGTGTTTTCTTGACCATTATAGTAGTTTAGTATATCTTTGATTGTGGATTTTAAAACATAAAGATCCGCGCCAAGTTCTATAGCTTTATTTATTTTTTTAGAAATAGCTGTGTAAGGATCTTCTGATCCTGGATGGAATTCGTATAATTTTAAAAATTCTTTGTATTTAGTTAGCATTTTAAAATGAGTATTCTTTTATAATATTCTCTATCTCCTTCATTATTAGATCCTCGTCGTACCAATCTTCCTCAGCTAATATAAATTTTTGTCTTAGTGAATTTATGGCGGAGTTTAAGTCCGTTCCTATAGAAATACCTTTTTTTTCTTTAAAATCCATAATGTCTCTGTCACTATAAGCTGTTGCTTTATTTATTTTATAAAAATCTAAATAGAAAGATAAAGCCTCCATAATAACTGGTATAGTAAATCCTCCATCCATCAATTTTTTTATACCTTCTCGTATCATATCTTGGACAGGAATAGCACCGGGGTGATGTTCATTTATTGACAAGAAATCCTTGTATTTTTTTATCATAGATTATATATCAAGAAATAAAAACCAATTATTAACTATAATTAAATAAAAATAGAATGGTAAAGAAAAAAGGACCTATCAGTATGTTTATAGAAAGAAACTATAAACACTTTAATGCAGCAGCTCTAAAAGATGCTGCTATAGGATATGAAACACACATCGACGGTGGAGGAAAAATGCTGGTCTCTCTTGCTGGTGCAATGAGCACAGCAGAACTTGGTATTTCTCTTGCTGAAATGATTAGAGCTGGTAAAGTTGATATTATTTCTTGTACTGGTGCCAACCTAGAAGAAGATCTCATGAATCTTGTAGCACATTCACATTACAAGAGAATACCTAATTACAGAGATCTTACCCCAAAAGAGGAGCGTGATTTATTAGACAATGGACTTAATAGAGTTACAGATACTTGCATTCCGGAGGAAGAAGCATTCAGAAGACTACAGAATCACATATATGATATATGGAAAAAAGCAGAAAGCAGAGGAGAAAGACACTTTCCACACAAATACATGTACGAATTAATAAATAGCGGAGTGTTAGAGCAGTACTATGAAATTGATCCTAAGGATTCATGGATGGTTGCAGCAGCAGAGGTGAATTTACCTATGGTTGTTCCAGGGTGGGAAGATTCCACCTTAGGAAACATCTTTGCTTCGTATGTAATAAAAGGTGACTTGAAGCACGACACTGTAAAAAACGGGATAGAGTATATGGTTTCTTTAAGCCATTGGTACAGGGAAAATTGTCAAGAGCCAGGAATAGGATTCTTCCAGATAGGTGGGGGAATTGCCGGGGATTTTCCTATCTGTGTTGTACCTATGATGTACCAAGATCTTGAATGGGAGGATGTACCATTTTGGTCTTATTTCTGTCAAATTTCGGATTCAACAACATCTTATGGTTCTTATTCAGGAGCAGTACCAAATGAAAAGATTACTTGGGGCAAATTGGACGCAGACACCCCTAAATTTATTGTAGAATCGGATGCCACAATAGTTGCTCCCCTGATTTTTTCATGGATATTAAATAAATAGAGTTTGAATATATATTAGATGAAAGAGATATACGGCCTATTGATATTCTCTATAGTTATTTTATTAGCAGGCTATATCAACATAAAAAAAGAAAAAATGAAGCATCTTAAAAGTATAGATGAATTTAAAATAGCAAATGAACAGCTTTTTTCTGACGCTAATAAATTTTCTAAGCTCTTCGGATTAGATTCACCATCTAAAGACTCAAGTGATAATAAAGATTCATCTTCAGGAGGGACAGATTCTTCTGGAGCATCCTCATCAATTTCTGCCAAAACAGAACTTGGTAATTATGGTAAATTTAGTGAAGCATCTAAGAAAAATGCTCCTCTAATTATGGTTTATGGAGGTATAGATGTAGGAGGCAAAAAGAGTGGAGAATATATGTATGACTATTTAGGAAAAATAGGAAGCTCCGCTAATATTTTTGTGGCAAAGGATCACAAAGTAGATGGCAAAGGATCATACAAAGCAGTCAAAGATAAATTGTCTGAAAAATCGATATCGCCTTCTAAAAAAATATTATATCTTTTTTCTGGAGGATATAAACCAGGAATGGAATTATTAAATAGTGTTTCGGCTTCAGAGTTCGACTTAATATATCTAGTTGATATTTGGATGGGTAATTCAAAAGTTGCTTCCTTTTATAAAAATTTAGCAGAGAATAATAGAGGTAAGGTTAGGTATTTTTATAGCGGAGACGGAGCTCAAAATGCAGATGCAAAAAACAGTTTAATTAAAACTCTGAACTTCTACAAGTCAAATGATCAAAACAATCATATGGCAACAAACACAGATGCCGTCTCTGATCTATCAAATAAATTATAAAATGAAACACATAAAGAACATACAAGAATTTAATCACCTTTATGAACAGTTATTTGCTGCTGATATTGCAAAATTTAACAAATTGATGGGTATATCAGTGGAAGAAACCGGTATGGAGGAACCAAATATATCTCCTGCTGAAAATCCTTCTGGTTCAGGGTCAGCCTTTGCTTCTGTTGTTAAACTTAACACCAGTCAGTTAGATGAATATGGATCAACTGTTGGGATTAGTGAAAAAGGAGATAATGCTCCATTACAGCAGCCAGCAAGAGGGCCTTTAGGAAATATAGTAAATTCAGCTTATGCTAACTTAAATGTTTCAACTAGAAAAATACCAGGGACTCTCGGAGGTAATTTAGGTTGTGCAGCAGCAGTTTCCATTATATTTTATAGAGCTACTGGATACGCAATAGCTGGTTCTGGAGCTATCACACTAGGCACCGCTCACATGTGGAACCATTTTGAAAAAGAAAGCAGAAATCCCAGCGGAGTTTGGCAGAAAATAACTAATTGGAAGACTGACTCACAGCCTGGAGATATAATATTAACATCTAGAGGGTCTAAAGCAGGACACGTGGGTGTTGTTGTAGAGGGAGGTAACATTATATCAAATTCTTCTGGAGGATTCCAAGGAGATAAAAAAGGACAGATCGAGCTAAACTATAATCTAAACACATGGCAAAGTGTTGCTAATAGAAATCCACAGCAAACTGCTTCTTTTAGATATAAAGGACCCTATAAAAACACCTGGGGTAAAACGGAAAAACCAGTAGCATAGAATCATTTTTTTATTGGTGCTTTAATCTCTATATTTGGACAAAAATCATTTATGGGAGAAAAAGTAATCAAGGTAAAAGACAATTACCGAACGAATCCGGAAAGCCACATTCCTGGCGGATCCGTAGTGGAAACCTTTAACGATAAAGGTATAAGATTAGTTTACGATAAGATTAAAAATCCGGGCGCATATATCAGGAGAATTACTAAGGATGAATCTATAATCAGGGTATATGTAGACGGGGAACTTAAATTCGATAGGAATGGAGAACAGTAAATTTACGGATCTGGTCTACTTTGGACATGATCACTATGGGGAAAAAGCAAACAATGCACAGAAGGAGGAAAAAGAATTTATAGAAACCCTTAGAGAAAGATTTCCTTCCGTTCAATTTAAGGATGCTTACGATGAGATCAAAGGATTTAGGCAAGAAGTCATTTTAGAGAAGTCTTTTCAGGACGAATATTATTCGTGGGTATTTGCATTCGGATGGATGGACTACTCACTTAGTACTTGTTTAATGGTTGCAAATATAGACGGGAAAGATGATGCGAAAAAATACATCAATTTAGCAAAGGCCGAATATCCAGAAAATTTTAAAACCCAATAAAATTAAAATGAAATATCTAGATTATAAAGTAACAGAGCTACCAGATAGCATAGAGAATCTTTTTTGTAAGCCTCTGGATGAAAGAGGAGAAAGAGTTGGATTAGATGATATACAAATCCAGATTATAACTCTAGCAATGGTTTCGTCTAAAGAGAAAACCGACTACATGTACGAGAAGCTAAAGAGCGATAACTATCTCTCACTTATACTGGAGGACCGTCTAAAATCTATTAACTGCAAAACTGATAATGGGGTTAAGATATTAATTACATACTCATGTAAATCCCCAGGAGAAGTTGTGATGTACACTTACTACTTAGCATACAAAATGAAGGAATTAGGAATAGAATTTTTAGATATGGAGGCACTGTGCTTAGAAGTTTTTCCTAAGGGATTTTTTTCTAGTGAGACATTAGAAAAATATTGGTACACACAAAAAGTGGATACAGGGGGTAAAAAGGGCGGAGACAATTTGTTGGACTATAATAAAGCAGCCGAAAGTCTCGTGAAATAAATTCTAACTCCTACTCTATAATAAGTAAAGTCTATATGGAAAAAGATAAAGACGTTATTAAAGATATTACCAATCTTATTAAGAAGTATCCAAACGATTACGAGCTTGGTAAGAAAATAAGGGAGATGTTTAGTTCTGTAGTAAAAGACGGGGAAAATAATGAACATCGTAAATGATTAAATATTATGCTGGGATAGGCTCAAGAGAAACCCCTCCGGGTATTGAACCTATGATAGAGGAAATAGTTAAGATCCTTACTAAATTTGGATATGTTCTCCGCTCTGGTGGAGCAGATGGATCTGATTTTATGTTCGAAAAATATTGTGAGGGTGAAAAAGAAATATATCTTCCCTGGAAAGGATTTAATAAAAACACCTCAGATCTTTATTTAGATAATATGGATCCTGGAATTATAGAGAGATCCAAAGAGATCGCAAAGAAATTTCATCCCTCTTGGAACTTTTTATCCGATGGAGGAAGAAAACTTATGATCAGGAACACTTTTCAGATTCTAGGTAAAGATCTAGAAAGTCCAGCTTCTTTTGTTGTGTGTTGGACACCAGGAGGAAAGATATCAGGGGGCACAGGACAAGCTTTAAGGATCGCAAAAAGCTTATCCATACCTATATTTAACTTATATGAAAAAGACTGCTTATACAAGCTAAAAATACAAATAAATAAATAAATGGCAGACACAATTAACTTACCAAACCCTAAAGAAAGAAACCTTTTCTTTGACAAACAGGTCTCACAAAGTTCTGTAAATACCCTTTCGAAAGATATCATAGAAATTAACGAGCATGACGAATACATTAAAAAAATCTATGATGCTCACGACTTAAACTATACTCCTAAACCAATTAAGATCTATATCGATTCTTATGGAGGATATGTTTACCAGTGTCTAGGTTTAGTTGGTATAATGAGATCCTCTAAAACTCCTATTCATACAATAGTTACTGGGTGTGCAATGTCTTCGGGATTTTTGATAGCTATATCGGGACACAAAAGATTTGGACATCTTAGATCTACATATTTATATCACCAAGTTGCAGGAGGTGCTTTTGGAAAGGTGAAGGACATGGAAGAAGAACTTGCTGAGATTTTAAGATTACAGCAAGCAGTGGAGGAGATAACACTAGAAAGTACTGCTATAACAAAAAAGATGCTAGAGAAAGCATATAGAGGGAAAAAAGACTGGTATATTACATCAGAACAAGCAATTAAATTAAAAATAATAGATGAAATAATATCTTAATGGAAGAACCTAAAATAATTCCTAAGCCTATTATAGATCTTTCGTCTTTAAATAAAGATCAGAAAGAAGCTTTTGATAAGCTTAAGAATTTTATATACAATAGAAAAGATGATGATATTTATGTCCTAAAAGGTTGGGCAGGAACGGGAAAGACCTATTGTGTTAGTGTACTTGTTAGATATGTTCTTGATGTTATTTATCCCGATAAAAATTGGTATAAGATAGCAGTTACTGGGCCAACTAATAAGTCTGTTAGGGTAATTAAGAAAACAACTGGGATAAAAAATCCTAGAGTTATTTTCCAGACTGTTCATAAAATGCTCGGTCTAACAGAAAGAATAACACAGGACGGGCAACAGGAATTTGTTAATCAAGGGGATTTTGTTCCTCAAATAGAAAAAGTCAAACTTCTTATTATAGATGAAGTGTCTATGCTTAATGATGACTTGTTTCATGAAATATTAAGATATAGAGACAGAGTCAAGATTATATGTATGGGTGATCCCGCACAAATCCCTCCAGTCGGAAAACCTGATTGTATTCCCTTTAGAGACGAATTTGCTGAAATGTATGGAATAAAAACTATAGAGCTTAAAACAATAATGAGGCAAAAAGGAGATAATCCTATTATAGACACTTCAGTTAATATAAGAAATGATTTAGAAAATCCCTATGTTGACACAGGTAACACATCTAAATTAAATGATAGGGGGGAAGGAATAGAGATAATAAATATAAACTCTAGCGATCGAAGGGTTACTTTCTCGGATATACTTTCTAGCTATTTTAAAACTGAAGAGTTTAAGGAGGATTCCGAATACTCTAAAATAATAGCTTGGAGGAATAAAACAGTAGAAACTATGAATAATCTTGTTAGGAAGGTTATTTACGGAGAAGAAAATATCGGATCTAAAATATTAATAGGAGAAAAGCTTATAGCCAATAATCCTATTATGGATATGAATCAGATACTTTTTAATACCAATGACGAGTTTAGTGTGGAGAACTTCGAAATAAAAAAAGAAAAAGTTAAGGTAGATGGCGAGGAAGGCACTTTGAAGTATTATGAAACTAGAGTTACCTATTTAAATGATGACGACAAGAAAGTTTGTTATTATATAGACATACTACACGAAGACAGCGAATCATATTTTAATGTTTTAGCGAGTAAGCTTAAAAAGATAGCTATAGAAAAAAGAGGCAAAGAAAAATCGTGGATAAAATATTATGATTTTCTTAGAAGGTTCGCAGATGTTAGTTATGCCTATGCTATAACTGCCCATAAATCTCAAGGGAGTACGTATAACACTGCTTTCGTTCTCGAAGATGATATAGATGTCAACACTAATATCGTGGAGAGAAATAGAATAAAATACACAGCATACACAAGATCAAGTAAAAAATTATATGTACTTAAACGATTCTAAAATAAAACACCTATTAGCAATATTTTTTGCGATAGGCATATCTCACGAACTGGTTGTTTTATTGAGATTTTCTATACCTGAATTATCCTTAATTTATACGGTGGGTTTATTGATATTAATATTTAATTTTTCCGCAGTAAAAAGATATGTCTGGCCTCCTGGATTGGGCATCATAGGTATTTTTTCTTTACTCTATTTTGTATTTCTTTTGATAGGATATGGAGCTGAATTTTTTAGAGATTTATCATCTGTCATATCTATAGCAGTCTGGCTTAAATGTATATCATGTCTAAATAATGAAATAGATATGGATGATTATGAATAATGTAAAAATAAAAAAGAGGATGAAGACATCGGAAAAATATAGACATATAGGGTATTCGTATCCTGGAGTACCTAGCGGATGGAAGCCTATAGTTGAGAAGACAATAGTAGAGATAGAAAGAAAAATGTGGCCTAGATGGATTCCATTGTTTGTTAAAAGATGGATACACTATCTAGCTACAGGAAACAGTGTGGTTAGGGTTAGAAGTAGATTTTGGTATAAGATAAGAACTAAGCTAACAAGGGGTCAAATGGTAACTGATATTAAAGACAAGTTTGCTACTCTTAGAATATATGGACATTTTCATGAGGAGATAGAAAAGATAATAGAGAAAGCAGAGGATAACTGTTACCGCACTTGTGAAAAATGTGGGGGAAAAGAAAAAGTTAGAAGCGTAGGGAAAGGATGGATATACAATCTTTGTAAACCTTGTAGATTTTCTAAATCTAAATAAATCCTTTTTTATTCTTTAGTAGAATTTCTATTTTTATATCATGAAAGTATTGACGTTGGGAGATGTGCACGGAAGAGATAGATGGATGTTTCACACCCATGGAAGCCCTTATGAGTTTAATAATTGGATGACTATGATTGGAAAAGGGGTCCCCGCGGATGATGTAGAATTCTGGAAAGAAATGCCATATTTACAATATGACAAAATTGTTTTTATTGGAGACTATGTTGACAGCTTTGATATTAGCAATGTTACAATCCTAGACAATCTTAAAAAGATATTGTTTTTTAAAAAAGCATTACCAGATAAAGTAGTTCTTTTATTGGGAAATCATGATATTCAATATTTTGTTCCTAATGAAATATGCAGCGGATATAGAGCAGAAATGAAACCGGATCTTTATCAGTTATTTACAGAGAATAAAGAATGTTTTAAAGTTGCTCATTTAGAAAAAGATAATACCGGTATTAAGTATCTTTGGACACATGCAGGTGTTACTAATGGATGGCTAAAAGATGTTTGTAAGGATATTAATAATCCAAGATATAGGCACTATGAAATAGCTAAAGACTTTGATCCTAATGATCTGGAGAAATTTATAAACGATCTATTTGAACTCAGAGTTGATAATATATTTAATGTAGATGCACATAGTGGTGGTTATAGCTTGTGGGCTGGTCCTTTTTGGGTTAGACCAACAATTCTAAATAATTATCCTCTAGAAGGTATTAATCAGATAGTTGGACACACACCGCAAAAAACTGTCGAGCATATTAAGTGTGGAGATGTTACTCATTATTTAGTAGACTGCCTTTTTGACGATTGTGATGATGTTTTAGTTCTAGATATAGAAAAATGACAAGAAAGTTTAAGTTCGATAAGGAAGACAATAGATGGTTTGTAGAATTACCCGAGTGGGAGGGGGAAAAAGAAGATCTTGAAATGGTAATGGGTGCAGACATTCTATTAGACATTCTTTCTGGAGGTTCTGACTATTGCTATGTTACTTTTAGTGACGAGCCATTTGACGAAGCTAAGATTCTTTCTTATGACTATAACGAATCTACTGCGGGCTATTACAACAATGACGCTTGGCACGGGCCATCAACGGTTTGGCTTTGTTATGTTACTGAATTTGTTTTTGGTAAATATCCAGAAAAAATATATTACAAATGAAAGCCGGGGTGGTTGCGATTTCCCCGGCTTTCGATGATACTTGCGTAACATCACGGTCCTAAGCCGTGTAATATTTTTGAAATTTTTGTTTTTAGTTAGCCTATAATATATTTATTCGCTATGAAAAAAAAACAAGAAATCATCAGGGAAAAAGAGATAGATATTCCTACCTTAGCTGGTAAAAGAAAACAGCTTTTCGATAATATGAGAATTCTATATCCTAAAGGAAAAAAAGAGGCACAAATGGATCTTTGTCAAGAATTACATGAAAGTAGGATCGATTATTATCTTGAAAGTATCTTTAGCTTAAAAATTAAAAACAAATGAGAAAAACATTATTTATTCCTGCTATCGTATCTGTTCTTTGTTCGTGTGCTATTAAAAACGGAACTAAGGAGATAGATTGCGTTGTCACTAAATCTGAGGCGATACCAAAGAAATCTATTCATGACGAGATGAATCCTACTAAATATATGATCGAAACAGATTGTGGAAAATTTTTTAGCTCTAGAGAAAATTATCAAGTTGGTGACACAGTTAAAATGACTATAGTCTATTACAAGTAAAATTTAGGTTTTTATTTTGGGATATATAATGTAAAAATTATATCCCATGATACTTAAATTAGGCTCCAAAGGTACAGCGGTAGAAAAACTACAGAATTTTTTAGGTGTACCGATCAATGGAAATTTCGACGAAAGCGTAGATAAAGCTTTAAAAACTTGGCAAAAATCAAACGGATTAAAAGATGATGGTATAGCAGGACCAATCACTCTTAAAAAAATGGGTATAATCCTAGAATCCGATATCCCTGTTCCTACTTCTTCTTTTAAACTTGATAAGTTAAAAGGACATATTCCCGATTCTGTTATAGCTCAAATACCAGATACCGCAGCTAAATTTGGAATAACAAACGTGCTTAGACTTTCGCATTTTCTTGCACAGTGTGGGCACGAGTCTGGAGGTTTTAAGGCAGTATCAGAAAATCTTAACTATTCAGCCGATGGTTTAAAAAAGATATTTGGAAAATATTTCCCTGGTAATCTTAATGAGTCATATGCTAGACAACCAGAAAAAATTGCTGCTAGAGTTTACGGAAGTAGAATGGGAAATGGCGATGAAGCTTCCAAAGACGGATGGAAATTTAGAGGAAGAGGATACATCCAATTAACAGGAAAATCTAATTACGAAGCATTCGACAAATTTGTAGATGATGACATATTAGGTAATCCAGATTTAGTTGCAACCAAATACCCTCTAATGTCAGCAGCTTGGTTTTTCAATAAAAATGGTCTATGGACTATTTGTGATAAGGGCGCGGATGATGCAACGGTTACTGCTGTTACAAAAAGAGTAAACGGAGGAACTATAGGATTATCTGATAGGATTAAACATTTTAAAGAGTATTATTCTTTGCTTAAATAATATATACAGTAAAATAATTTATAATATGTGTTATACTAGAGAACAAATAGAAAAGGCTGTTAAAGCAAAAGGATATGTTTGGTTCGCGGATGATGCAAACAAAACATACGACGTAAACATAGTTGGTGTTAGAAATAATGCACCAAGTGTTGCTGATAAGGTAACTAATGTTTTTGATGACTGTTTAACAATCTCTTATAAAGACGAAGCTGCTGCATGGCAATTCTTCTGCTGGATGGGAACTTGTGACCCGGGTAAAAAAGGGGTTATGGAGTTTCATAACAATAAAGGAGTTGCTAGATTAGTACCCGGTCAATATAGAGGGGTTTGGAAAATAGACAAACACCAGGGCAAATACGATGCTCTTTGTCAAAGAAACGGAAACGTAACTGTTTGGAGAGATGCTAATAGAGATTTGCTTTTTGAAGAAAAAGTAACAGACACTGGTATGTTTGGTATTAACATACACAAAGCAGGACAAGATTCTACATGGGTAGAAAATTGGTCAGAGGGGTGTCAAGTATTTAAAAGAGTTAAGGATTTTGATGCTTTTATGGCTATTTGTAGAAAAGCTTCTAAAATTCACGGGAATAAGTTCTCTTATACTCTATTAGAATCTACGGATATAGTTTAATCTATATTCTTTTTATCAATATTTTAAGATCTTTAGATCCTTTTATGAGGCGATGATATTCGCCTCTTTTTATTTGTATAGGCCCTTTTAGTTCGATCGGGAGAAGATTATCAAATTGAAATTTCCAATCAGTTTCTCCTATAGCTTCTATTATCCTGTCCTCTTCATCGAAGTGCCATTTAAGCTCCTCGTCAAATAAAGATTCTTTAAATATCCTGATGGATTCTTTCTCTGAAATCCATTCCTCTCCGAAGGGTAAATCTTCCATAATTTATATATCTTTTTTAAGGCCACGAAGGAATATATAATACAACTAACACTATGTCTACTCTATCTAAAATCTCTCTGGTATTATCTGCTTTAATAATGTCTATTTATTTTAGTATACAATCTCTATTAGTTTTCAATTATATCGATTATACGGAATCTTTGGGTAGATTTGAATATGGATGTTTCGTTTTATTTGTCCCACTTTTTTCGATAGTTGTTAGAGAGTTTATAATAAAAAATAAGAGGAGTATTAAATTAAATATCTATGGTAAAAAATTAAATGACGTTCTTGTGAAGCAGTCGCATAATAGATTATTCTATAATGGAAATCTATCAGAGGCTGCTAAAGAATTAACTAAAGAGGTCACACAATCCATTAATGTTGAGAGATGCTCAGTTTGGCTATACAATAGGGATAAAACATCAATAGTTTGCCAACAGCTTTATATTAAGTCAGAGTACACTTGGTATCAGGGATCTGAATTACTCGAGAAAGACTTTAGGCCCTATTTTGATGCTTTGAAAAATAATCCTGTCATTGTAGCAAATAATGCAGAGAAACATCCCTCTACATCTTGCTTTAGTGAAGTTTATTTAAAACCATTGGGCATAAAATCGATGTTAGATGTACCTATCCTGTTTAAAGGTGATGTAATAGGAGTAATATGTATAGAGAGCTTAGTAAAAAAAGAATGGTGTGAATTCGAGATTAATTTTTCCAAGTTGCTCTCTTCCTTATATACTTTTTCTTATTCAGTAAAAGAAAACAAAAAACAAGATCAAAAAATAGATGACATTAATAATTTTATAGATGAAGCTGCCCTTGTTTCTAAAACAGACGCAAAGGGAAAAATTGTATATGTGAATAAAAAATTCGAGGAGGTATCAGGATGGAGTCTGAAAGAAGTAATAGGTAAGGACCACAATATAGTTAATTCAGGTGAACATCCCAAGGAAATGTGGGCAGAAATGTATAAGAGTGTTTTAGTAGATAAAAATATTTGGAATAGGGTTATTACAAACAAAGCAAAAGATGGACATTTATACCATGTGGACACTTATATAAAAGCGGAATTCGACACGGAGACTGGAGATCTAATAGGATTTATTTCTATCAGGCAGGATGTAAGTAAAATAGTATATACATTACAAGAGATAGACAAGAAAAATACTTATTTAGAACATGCTGCTAAAATAATTAGACATGACATGCACTCGGGAATAAACACCTATATTCCAAGGGGGATTAGCTCACTAGAAAGAAGACTTTCCGACGAAGATATAAAAAATCTTAAAATAGAAGCTCCATTAAAAATGATTAAAGAAGGGCTTAGACATACTCAAAAGGTATATAAAGGAGTTTATGAGTTTACTAATCTTGTTAAAAAGGACGCAGCCCTTAACAAGGATGAAATAGATCTAAAGTATATCCTCGACGATTATCTTTCTTCGACTGCTTATAAAAGCCAGGTTGATATATCAAACTTAGGAAAGTTTAGTGTCAATGAGGCTCTTTTTTGCACTGCAATTGATAATTTAATAAGGAACGGACTTAAATATAATGATAGTAACAACAAATCTGTAAAAATATCAAGAATAGGAAATATTATTTATGTTGAAGACAATGGTAGAGGCTTAACATCTGAAGAATTTAAGACTCTTTCTAAACCATATACTAGGAAGGAGGGTCAAAAAGAAACCGGTACTGGCTTAGGATTAAATATATGTATATCAATACTCAAAGAACACGGATTTTCAGTCGATTGTGAAAAAAAGGTTGAAGGCGGATCTAGAATAAAAATAAAGTTAGATAAATGAAAAAAATATTTTTAATTATTATCCTATTGGGGATAAGGGGATTTTGCTTTTCTCAAAACTTTTATCCGATACAAACAATTTTAAAAGGAGATTCTGTTGTTATATACACGCTAGAACAGTCTCAAGATATAAATCTAATGATACAGAATCAAAAATCATTAAATGTAAGCTATAAGAGCAAATATGAGCACTATCTAGGAAAAACAGACAGTTTAGAAAAAATAGTAGCTGCGCAACTGTACTTGATTGATAGCTTAAGATTAGTTCAAAAAAATCAAGATAGCTTGGAAAAAAAATTACACACAATAGAAAGTTGGTTAGTAAAAGCATCAATCGATAACTCTTACCTCTATATGTCATGGCAGGATTCTAAAATTAAATCGGTGGACCTAACATTATATACTGTTCATTGCAGTATGCAAACAGGAACGATAAGAATGGTTAGGAGAGGTCCTAATGATGAATTTTATACCTGGAAAGGAATAAACCACACAAGAAGAGAAAGCCCCTCCATTAACTGGGAATTAAAATATCCAGAGGAAGATAGGCCGATAGTTAATAATTTACCAGTAGATATCAAAATAAGTCAATATGTAAGATGAAAAAAATAGTGCTTTTAGTAGTAATACTATTCTCTTTCCAGAGCTTTTCTACCGCTCAAGGAATAACCCCGAATAAAAAATCTATAGTTGAAGCTGTTTGGGATCAAGGAATACCAGTTTGTCCTGATGACAAATACATATCTTCACTTATCGACAAAGTTGGATTTGATAATCTAAGAAATAATAAAAAACCTATTGATAAGAATGAAGCTAAATTGTGTAGGGAGATAGGGATTGCTTTTTACAATAGGGGAATGTATGAAGCTGCTGACTGGTATTTAGAAAGAGTCAGAGGATACGTTGAGGTTGTAGAACTCGAGCCGGAGGTGGTTTTTGAAACACCCAAGCAGGAAGAGGAAGAGGAGGATGTTTCTATAGATGATATAAAAAGTCTAGAAGCGGACAAGGAATTTTTACAAAATCTTCCTAAAAGTTACGACAACGTTTCTCCCGGTGACATGAAAAAGTTAGCGGACCAAATTGAAGACCAAATAAAAAAGCTCATTGCAGAAAAAGAAGCTTTATTAAAAAGAAATGCTCCTAAATCTGTTATAGATGCTAAGGATGCTGCTATAGGATCTTTAGGAAAAGAAAAAGAAATCATAGACCTATCTATAGAAAAAGAAGATTTAGAGGTAGAAGTAGTTGACTTAGAAGACGATAAAAAAGTATTAAGGAAATATTTAATAGGATCCGTTATAGGAATTATTATAGCTATTTTAGCAATAATAGCTCTACTACAAAGGAAAACAATAAGAGTAAAAGACGTAGAGCTAGAAAAGCAGTTAGATGATATCAATAAGAAAAATACTTATCTTGAATATGCTGCTAGAATTATTAGACATGATATGCACAGTGGTATTAATACTTATATGCCTAGAGGCCTTTCCTCTCTACAGAAAAGAATGGATCAGGAAAAAATCGATGAACTAAAGATCGGTCCTTCTTTAAAGATGATTTCAGAGGGATTAGCACACACCCAAAAGGTATATAAAAATGTATATGAATTTACAAATCTCGTAAAAGTTAAGGCAGATTTTAGTACTAAAGAAATAGATCTAAAGGAGGCTTTGGAGAAATATCTAGCTAACACCTCATACAGAAATCAAGTTGTAATAGATGATCTTGGTTTGGTAAATGCTAATGAGCAATTGTTTTGTAATGCAATAGATAATCTGATTAAAAATGGCCTCAAATACAACGAGAAAAACGACAAATGTGTTAAGATATATAAGGAAGTAGATGTAATAGTTGTTGAAGATAATGGTATAGGATTAACGTCTAAAAAATTCGAAGAATTAATCAAAAAAGGCATTGATACAGAATCTGATACCGGTATTGGATTAAGTATTACAAAAGCAATTATTGAAGAACATGGCTATTCCATCTTTTGTGAGAAAGTTGAGAATGGCACAAAAATGAAAATAAAAATATAAAATGATTAATTCTATACTATTAGTTGATGATGAGGATTTATTCCACTTAGTTTTTGAAGATGCCTGCAGTCTTTTGGATATAACACTTTCTCTTGAAAGTCTAACTTCTGCTGATGAAGCAGAGAAACTGTTTAAAGCATGGCACAAAGAAGCCGATGGAAAACCTGAGTGTGTGTTTGTAGATCTTAATATAATAGGTTCTTCTTTCGATGGCATAGAGCTAATAAGAAAAATAAATTTTGAATACGGTAATCATGTTGTTATCGGTATTATCTCCTCATCAAACGAACCAGAGGAACAATCAAAAGCTTTACAGGCCGGAGCTCAGTTTTGGATAATAAAATCCGACGACATAGAACCTAGGTTAGAGGATTTTAAAAAAGATTATGAGGGATATAAAAACAGAACAAATTCGTTCAAGGTTTATAAATAGAATATATGAAGCTAAACAAAGAAACTAGGGGACAGCTTCTAGATTTATGGAAGAAAAGAAAAATAAGTCTAAGTGGTAATATCCTAAAGGTTATAGATGCTGATGGTGACGAGGAGCTGAAAAAATATTTAGACGAATCTATCCAAAGAGACAACGAAGTTAGAAGAAAAAGACTGGATGTTACTAAGAAGGTGCAATCACAAAATGATGAGCTAATAGTTTGGAAAGAAGAGAATGAAAAGATACAAAAAGAACTTCTAGATTCTCTTAAAAAAACTGAGGAGTCAATGCAGGAGTCAGAAAGACTCAGAGAAGAAGCAGAAAAAGCCAAAGAAGAAGCAGAAGCTTCAATGTTAGAAGCTCAATCTGCTAAAGAAGAAGCTGAAATAGCTAGAGAAGAAGCAGAAAATGCTAAAAACGCTGCAGAAAATGATCTAGATCTGATACAGAAAAAAACGCAGTTTGAATTAATAGGAACTATTATTAGAGTTGCTCTTTGGGTAATTCTTGGAGTAGGTGTTGTAACAACTATGGTTTATCTTATAGCTCTTTTTACTGGAGTTGATACTGCAGTTATTGGATCAACTTGGTCAAATATAGTTGGTATACTATTGACCAACTCATTTAGCATAGTTGGTACTATAATGGGTGTAAAATACGCATCTGAAAAGGAAAGTAAATAGTTATTCAAATCTTTTTTCTTCCGCTATAGAATTTAAATATTCGTTCAGTTCTAGTTCTTTTCCTCCTTTACTTACAAACAGAGTATATTTATTATTATCCGCTTCCTCATCGGTCGTTCTATCTATGACATCGTCAGCTCCTAGTTTGAATTTTATTCTATTTGCTAAATCTGATCTTGTTTTTTCGTCATTGAATTCCCATTGATATTCAGAAATAATGTTTGTTATTTCCTCTCTAATTATATCCGATTCAACACTAGAGGGAAGCAAATTATTAAGATATACTACATTTGATAAATGCGATGCAATAGTAGGAACTAGATACATTTTCATCATAAGAACCGGGGTCATAGAAACTTCATCTATCCAAGACTCAAATTCAAAATCCATGATCTTGTCTTTGTGTGTATGTATGTAATCCTCGATAACTTCGATACATCCCTCATAGTCCTCTATAAGATCCTCTATAGTAAAAGGAAAAAACTTTTTAATTGTTTTTGGTCCTCTCTGAAGAGATTCTATTTTTTCAAATATTGAATCTCTAATATCAACTTTTATATTTTTTTCCATATTATTTCTAGATATTTATTGTAAAAAAATTTCGTTCTCAATAGGATAAATAAAGATAAAATATGGACTATAGAGAATACCTTGAAAACATAAAAAAGAAACTAGACTCTTTAAATAAAGTTGCTGGAGTTAACCCAGAAGCAGACAGGGAGCTTAAAAAACAAATGCAACAATCTCAGATGCCATCCGATGAGATATTCGATATGTTAGGGCACGGTGCTAAAATGTGGATGGATAAGAATAAAAATCAAAATCCTTTGTAACTAATCTGGCTTTAGACCGTAAGAAGTTTATAATCCATTAAAAATGTATTAATGCGGGATTTTAAAATAATTAACCGGATAACAAATACCTCTGATAATCTAAACCGATACTTCAATGAAATATCAAAATATGAATTATTAAGTGCTGAGAAAGAGGCTGAACTTGCTTTTAAAGCTAAGGCTGGTGACGAAAAAGCTAAAGAAGCAATATTAAAATCTAATCTAAGATTTGTTATTTCTGTTGCAAAATCGTATGTTTCTGGCAACTCCCCACTGGAAGATCTTATATCTGAAGGAAACAAAGGATTAGTAGAAGCAGTCGAAAATTTCGATCCGACTACCGGATTCAAATTTATTAGTTATGCTGTTTGGCATATTAGGAAAAACATACTTGTATATCTTAATAATCACACAAGATCCATAAGAATCCCTTCTAACGTAAATAATGAGATGCGAAAATATCATGCTATAGAGGAATCTTTTATCTCTTATAATGGTAGGGAACCTTCAATAGATGAGATGCTAGAGATAATAGAAAATCCTGAATATGGGATCCAGATTTCTAACGCCACAATAGATACAATTAAAAACACCCCGTTATCTATTCCTCTCGAAAATTACGGAAAAGAAAATGACGAGATTGGCTCTCCTCTAAGTTGGTTGCAATCATCTGAAAATAGTGATGGTATAACATTGAGTGACGATATCAGGAATATTATCTTGCGAGTTCTTTCAGAGTTAAAGCCTATGGAAAGGGAAGTTACTATTTTAAAATACGGACTTGGAGACTCAAAAGAACCTATGAGCTATAAAGCTATAGGGGAGAAGCTAGAAAAAACAACAGAATGGGCTAGGATTATTTCTAAGAAAGCTGAAATGAGGATGAAGGCTATTATTAGGAGAAGAAAAATAAAAGAATTATTCTTCGATTAAGCTAGTTCCATTTCCTCTATTCTAAAAGGCAATTTAGTTCCGTATCTGTACATACAAAAATGATCAAATTCTTCTTCGTTCATTTTGTCAGTGTGGAACTCCATTTCATCCCACAGAACTTTATTATTCTTGTCTTTTAAATAGAGATCGAAAACATCTTTGCCTTTCTCTATCTTTTTTACGAGAGAGTTATTTAGATCTTTTTTTATTTTTTCCGCTCTTTCTTTAGAGATTGTTATTTTTTCAATCCACTCTTTTCTAGACCCTTCTTCAATTACAGATCCTCTTATTATGTAAGCTTTCTTATTATTCATATCTGCTAATTTAATAAATAAATTAAAAAGCAAAAGGATATATAAAGATAATAGAGACAAAAATGAGACATCTTAAATCATTAGAAGAGTTTAGAATAGTTAATGAGCAGCTATTTAAAGATGGCGAAGCATTAATGAAACTCTTAAGCGGAGGTAAACTTCAGGATTCTCCTGTAGAAGGATCAGTAACAATAAAAGGAGGAGCTATATCAGGGGATAAAGCCAAAAATGCACAAGCAGTGATAAATTCTATGAATAAGCATGGAATAACAAACCCTTACACACAAAAAGCAATACTAGGTGTAATTGGTAAAGAGTGCGGGTTCATACCTCAAAATGAGACATCATACTCTACCACTTCTTCTGCTAGAATAAGAAGTATATTTGGTGAAAGAGTTAGTAAAATGACTGATGCACAGATTGATCAGTTAAAAAAGAACGATGAAGCTTTCTATAATTACCTGTACGGCGGAAGATACGGAAATGCTCCTAATGAGGGATACAAATATAGAGGTAGAGGATTTAATGGTATAACATTCAAAGGGGTTTACCAAAAAATGAATGATCTCATGAATCGGATTGGAAAGCTGGATAGAAAGGTTGATCTAGTGGCTAATCCAGATGTCATTAATGATATAGATGTTGCTGCAGAATCTGCAGTGCTTTATTTTATAGACAGGGCTTCTTCCCCAGAAATGAACAAGAAATATGGTGTTAAGGATCTAAACGGATTCAAAGACGAGGAAACAGCAGTTAAAGCTATGGTTCATGCAAATGCTGGATGGGGATCTAATATGAATTCTCCGTTTCTAGCAACTAGCTTAAATAAGGCTAAGGATATGGCTAAGCAATTTAGTATTGCAGATTTAGGTCAAAATAATTTAGCTTAAATTATCTTCTAAATTTATTAGGAAACATTCTTCTCCACTCGTGACCTTGTGGAATGTCCTTTGCTCTTACACCGAATATCTTTTCTTCTGGGCATGGATCCATTTCTCTAACCATTCGATTGTTCATCCAGGTCTCTATTTTAACAAAGTTATTATTACAAGCCCAAGATTCTATTGATCTGTTCCATGATGAACCTGTCATAAACGGAAAATTTGTATTTGAGTTATTAACGACATCCGTTATTTGACTTCCTTGAAGTTCAACTTTTATCTCACCAAAATTCCTATGCTTAAGAATCATAGTCCTTTGGTTGAAATTTTCGTATAGTTCTATATAATTCATTTTATTTTTTACATCTTCCTGTTTTAAAACCATCTGGTATTTTTTCCCCCTCGGGTATTCTTTTGTTTTCTAGCAATACAGGATTGTAATACCATTTATAATTCTTTTTTCTCATTGGATTATTATCGCCTGAAAATCTTTCCCTATATCCATTTATTATACTTTCGTAATTTTCACCGAATCTTTGTCTTTCGTTTTTATATTTGGATCTTGATTTTTTTAAATTTATTTTTATATTTTCTGCTTTTTCTAAACCGTATATTTCTTCTAAAGATTTTCCTTTTTTCCTTTTTGTGCTGTCGTGATTCTTTGATAATTTTTCCTTGTGGTCTAAAGAGAATTCCCTATTTTTAAGTGCTTTACTAATTTTATTTTTTATTTCATCCAATTTAGGATTATTGCTCATTGTATCTCCTCCGTCGCCGCCTTTAGATATATTATATCCTATATTCCTATCATTAGATTTATAAAATTCTATCCAATATTTTTCAGAATTAGATAGATCCTCGTAATTATCTGTTTCGTATATTATTTCTTTTTGAAAATATTCTATTCCATATTTTTTTATAGCTCTTTTAATTAATACACCCGAACCCATATAATTTTTATTAGAAAGTGTATCTTTACCTATGTATATTTTGCCGTCTAATATATTAGTTATTATATAAACCTGCATATTTTATATTTTTACCAAGGATTGCTAGATTTAATACCTATCAATTTACGATAACGTGAGATATTGCACGACCAGTATTTAGCTTTCCATTTAGGCCCAGGTTGATCACAGCGCATTCTTTTTTGAAACGATCTTGCTTTTTTAGGATCTGCATTATTAACTCTCATTCCTGGTTCACCGAATCCAACCTTAACAATGTTACCGCTTTGATTTTTTGTGTATACACCAAATTTCCTAGGACCTGAAGGTGTTCTGAAAGGTCTATTGAGGTTTACTTTTCTACCCCTATATTCTGCCTCATGTAGCTCTTCTACATCTTCAAAAGGTATGTCGAGAAAAACCTCTCTTCCCTCATATATTCCCCTTTTGCCAGCATCAGTACCAACCAACCAGATTTCATCTTCAGTTAGTCCAATATTTCCTTCATTAAATAATATTCTAGCTTCGTTAACAAGATCTAACCACGCTTCTGATTCCACCCTAAAAACGCTTTCTAGTAAGCCTATACCGTTGTTAAAGTGATAAGATAAGTTCTCAGATAAGGAATTATTATTAAATGCGTTAAAATCGCTTATATGCTTCATATAAATTATATATCCTTATTTGATTAGATCATTCTGAAACATAATATCACATATGTATCTTGAGATTTTTGTATCCGATGGATAGTGGATGCCAACCACCTCCCTGCTTCTTGCAATTTTTTCTCCTACTTCTCTAACCTCGGACGCAATTTCAGGATGTTTTCTTGCATAATGCTCTGCCATTGTAAATGCAGTGAGTGCGTGCCCGCTCGGGTAAGCTGCGGTCATGGCATCAGTTCTTATTAATGGATACAATGGAATGTCATAAGCTTTAGCTAACTGATATGGCCTAGGCCTATTAATGACGTCCTTCAAATAATTAAGAATCGCGTCCGTTTGGTTGTCTATCCTAAAATATCCATCCATAGTCTCTTCGTATCCTTTTGAATTTAAAAAATCTATAAAAATGTTTGGTAGATTGCTCTGGTCATCAGCGTATCTAGCAAATGTAACATCATCTCCCGTTGCATTTGATGTTAATTCTAGTAATTCTTCTAGGTCTTTTCTTGTAGTTTCGCTGTCGTTCAAAGGAGCTTCTTTTATGATCTTTTCTATTAGCCCCTCTTTTTCGAACCATTTTCTTATGGGATCATTCTTATCTTCTATGATCTCCTTGAATTCAATCGGTGCATTTCCATAAACTATTTGATTAATATCAACGGTTTTTTCTGACTTATTTAAAGATTGCTCAAGAATTATAGAATTATTTAATTCTTTAAAATAGCTTATATACTTCATATAGCTATATATCGATCCTAGATATTCTTAATCTCTAAACCACCAAATCATTCCGTCCCAAAGAGCATCCCCGTGATTGATCCAAGGAGCACGTTCTTCTTCGAAATATTCTTTATCTAATATATCATCCTCGTCTTTTCTATAATCGCTAGGAGTTATTCTTTCTTTTTTCTTTTTTAATTCTTTCCACCAATCTTTTTTATCAATATAAGAGTAATCAGGAACTATTCCTATTTCTCCAGGATATGAATCATTGAGTCTAACTGTTGCAGGTAGTCCATAATACCAGATCTTTCTACCGTTTTCCTTTTCTTGGTTTAAGAAATCGAATGGGTGTTCTAATAGTATAGTTTCTAAAGATTGAGCGCGGGAGAGAGCATATCCGATTTCTCTAGAAAAGAATGAGTATACCAATTTTCCGTTTGCATACATCTCACATTTTCCACCATTTCTCATATCCCACTCATCCCATTTATATTTCATGGTGTTGTATTGACGATATCTGATTTCCCAGCATATTCTATGAGCTCCTTTATCTATATAAGGAATTAGCTCTCTTATACAAGGCTCGTGAATATCTCCATCCTCGTCAGAAATAGCTTCGTAGTCTGACCAATCTAACCACCATGTATCTGGACATCCATTGGATTTACCAAGTTCGTGTTCGTATCCAGGGATGGAATATACTGGATATAGTTTTCCGTCTATCGCTACATCAAATATTTTGTGTAGTCTTTGAAATGGTGCTCCTTCGGATTTTCCGTATTTCTCCTGAGCTTGAGCTAATGTTAATGTTTCTTTCATTTATTTTTATTTTTATAAATCCCAAATACTTTTTCTCTTCTTTTTTGGAAATTTAAAAGAAATCCAGAGTAAAAATTTTTGGATTATTCTTCCCATGTTTCTTCTTTGTCCATCTCTTTTAATTCAGATTGAATTTTCTTATCATTGATAAATTTAGCATCTTCCCATGCTTCTTTTCTGTCTCTCCATTTAATCCAGAGTCTAAAGAAATCGTATATTAATTTTATCTTGCTCATTTTTTAAATACGATATCCCAGTTTTTATCAAACATTTTATCAATAGTTTCCTTATGATTTGGATCATCTTCTAACAATCCCATTAGATCCTTATACATAAGATAAGCAAATTTTAGATCCTTTAGATATCCCTCGCAATAATCCCCATTTGGACTTTGCTTACAAGAAATTGCTGAACAGCATCCGTCTTCTCCACAAGCATCACAAACTGAACAATATGGAGATTTATATTTCTCTGGATTCATAATTTATTAATAAAGATCCTCACTATATAAAGTTCTACTTCCACCTCTTGATCTGTCATTCAGTTGACCCGCGGATTCAGCAATATTATATCCTTCTTCTCTATCAACAAAACGATTTTTATTAGTTAGAAATCCTTGGATTGATTCTCCAACTTCACCTGGTATGTCTCTTAACCCTGTAATTGCAACCATTTGATATATGCAATTGCCGTGTCTCCACCCGGATACAACAACACCCCTATCGACATTGTATGGTCTAAAACCTCTATGTTCTAAAATATCTGGTTTCTTTAAGGGAAGATCCTTGTACCAAACAGCAGCACATAAAATATACTCGTCCATTATTTTATCTTTAAAAGCCAATTAGCTAAATGTTCATCAATAGTTAATTCGTCCCACTCATAATCAGTGAAACCTTTCCTGCAATATTCACCAAAGTTTATAAGATCTACTGCAGTAAAACCCGGAGTTCTTTTTAAAACATCCTCGACAACTTCGGGAGATGCCTCCTCACCTTTTGCCTCTATATCTTTCCATTCTTTTTCTATAGATTCAGAATCCATAGAGTTAAATTTCTCTGCTAACATAGCAGTTAGCTTCATTTCATTTAGGTTCATATTCTTTTATTTGTTTTATGTATGCTTCGTATACTGTTGTTCTAGTTGATCCGGTGTTTTCGTATTTGTCTACAGGAATCCATCTTGTCTCCATAGTGTCTCCTTCTTTTCTTTCACATGGAAATGCTACTATATTCGTGTCTTCTATGTCAGGTCCTTGACAAAAAAGCTCTTTCCAAGTTGATTTCTCTAGATAATTTCTTAGAGCGCTCCATGCTTCCATATCGTGTGAGAGCCACATGTTGTCGTCGTGATTCATCGCATAATCAATCTGTCTTTGTATCTCCTCTGCTAGAGATTTCCCTTGTTGTTCTGAAAGTCTTTTACCAAAGTTTCTAACTAGATCCGACGGGTACATTGCAGATGCTATTGTGTATCTTCCGCAGAAGTATCTCAGAGAAGACCAAGTAAGATCCCATTCCCAGTCGCTCAATGGTTTAATCTTTTGCTTTTCCTTTGTTTTCATAAAATTTATACTAAAAATGAAGGTTTAAGTTTCTTCTGTAAAAATAAGAGATAAATATAAGATGGAAGGATATGTTTATCTGATTGTTGAGGGTGATCATAATGGGGAAGAGAAGTACAAGATAGGAGTAACTAAGAACGACCCCCAGAAAAGACTTAAGAAATTAAAAACGGGTAATTCAAATCAGCTAGATATCCTTAAACTTTATAAGAGCAAGCACTATAAAAAGGTGGAAAAAATTCTACACCGAAAATTTATAAGTCAAAGGACATTATCAGGGAACGAGTTTTTTTATCTAAGTGACGAACAGGTGTTTGGATTTATAAAGTATTGTGAAGAAGCAGAACACATTATAGAGTCGCTTCAGGATAATCCATTTTTTAAGTAGAGCTAAGTCCAAAACGGTTAAGTAAAGCCGCACCTTTACATCTTAGTGCTTCTAATATTTTTTCGTCTAGCACTTTATCTAGTTCTTCCCTCGGATTTTCCCTATATAGCCTAGCCATTTCTAAAGGATATTCATTAAACGATTTTATAAGATCACATAGGCGATCATATATTTCTGTGCTTCTGCCATCATTTCTATCTGCTATGATTTCTCTCCAATTTTCTAGGCAGTCTAGTAATTCTGCCCTTTCATATAGATTAGAGTTTTCCTCCTCTAGGTCTTCAAATTTTGATTTTAGATTATCGAGGTCTCGCTCTAAATACTCAATCCTCTCCTTTGCTTCCAAAAGTTCAGATAGGTAGTCTTCTTTTGTTTGATTTAATTCTTGATTCTCGTCTTCGAGGCCCTCTATATAAAGAATAAGCTCCTCAACCTTTTTTTCTTCTAATTTATTAGTCATAAAGAATTTTATGCAAATTTAGAAAAAATTTAGAGGAATAAAAAAAGATTTATTTTCTTTTCTTTCTATTAGCTTTAGCTTGTTGGTAGAGTTTTTTGTCGTGCATTTTTGTAGTCTTTCCTCCAGTTACGAAAGAGTTTACTCTAGCCATTGCCCATTGCTGTGGATTTGTTCCTGGAATGTGACCAGTTTTCCAAGCAGCATATCCTCTCTTCCAAACTTGTGTGAGTATTCCCTGTGGGAATCCTGTTTTATCTGACTTCTTTTTAAGTGCTTTTCTGACAGGACTAGTTGGAGAAGATACCCCTTCATTTAAAAAGCCCTCGAATTCTAATAGTTCTGATTCTGTTAAATGATCGAGGAACTCTATAAATTCATTTTCTAGATCCTCTAATATACTCATGAATTCGTAAGGATCTGTAATTAGGTTTTCTCCAAACATTTGTTTGTATTTTTTTGTGTATTTGCTGGTTTTAGTCCCCACCTTCTTACCCACGCCCGCTTTGCGCGATTTATAATCTGCATCCCATGGGCCATAAGCGGAAGAATCATCGTCTCTTTTATGAGCGTGTTTTTTTATTTCCCTCCGCATCACGTTAGGATTTTTAGTAAGATACTTCTTGGGTAATTTCATAATGTATTTATCCAACTCTATAAAAACATTTTTTTTAAACAAATGAATTTTCTAGGTTTGCATGACTATAAAAAATATGAAAAGAAAAAAAGATTATCCAACTCTAATTCATGGCTCTATCTTTAGCCCTTGCTTTATGACAGAGGAAGAATTCGAGAATGGATATAAGTCTTCAATATTTTATATAGAAAAAGATTTCCGCGAGGAATACGAAAAACACATAGCAGCAATGTCTCACATTTCAAATATAGCAAAGAGCTACATTTTTAATAACTGGGAAAAGGTTAAGGATTGGAGTGATTTAGAAGTGGTTGTTAAACATGGGCCAACTGGAGAAAAAACATACTATTACTCTTACAAAGAAAAAATAAGAAAGAAAGAATACGGCAGAGGTATGATTTCGGAGCTACTTATGAAGTCCGATAAAAAAAAGAAAAGAAACCAAAACCCTGTTTTAACTATAAATAATGTGGTACTAGATCCAACCGATGGCGATTTTTCAATCACTATAAACGGAAAAGAACATTGGTGGATACAAGACGAGGCTGTTATAATTATAGCAGACTATATAGAAAAAAGATTAAAAAAAGAAAATAGCCCTGATGAAAAGGAGATATAAAATGTATGGAATTGTTTGTAACAATATAAGTTCTTTACAGAAGGGTATCCAATTTGGTAAATCTATTGTTGAATATGCAACTAAGTATGGCAGCAATGACCAGTATAAAAAATGGGCTAGCGGGGATAAACAAGTAATGCTCTATGATGGTGGAAGTACTAATTCAAGAAGATTCGATGGAAAATATATTGGATCAATGAACAGATACTTAGATGAGTTAGATAAACATAAAATAGAATTGGTTTCTTTTTATGAGAAAGATTTAGGAGACCAACTAACTTGTATTTGTTTATTACTAGATGAAAGGATATGGGACACCGAAAAATTTAATGACTACGACGGGCCATTTATAGACAAGCATGGAAAAGAGCCTTCTCAGATTCCCTATAATTACTGGAGATCAAAATTTGGTAACAGTGAAGAAGAAATAAATAAAATATTTTTTCTTAGAAAATTTTTTAAAGAATTAAAAATCTTATAGTTTATGTCAGAAAAATCCAATTCGGATGTTAGGAAAAGAATAAAAAATTTAATTAATATATCAAATAGAATGATGAAAAGAAACGAGAACAGATACGTTGACATGACAGATGACGATGATGATTTAGGATTAGTTGATACGCATAAACATACCCAATGGTCAGTTCTTCAAAACGATCAATTTGCGCCATCATATGTTTCAGTTTCTAGAGTTCCTAGTGGTTTATATGAGATGAAATGGAACTCTCCTATGCAAACTTGGGTTTTAGCAAAGCAAGCTCTAAATATAGACGAGCTATATGAACTACCATCCCCTGAAATAGAAAGTATACTTAACGATATTAGGCTTTTTTGGAAAAAGAGAGGAGTTTATAGGGATTACAATTTTGTTCATAAGAGGGGTATACTTCTTTACGGAGATCCAGGATGTGGAAAATCCGGAATCATACAGCTTTGTGTTAAAAGCTTAATAGAGGAAGAATCCGGAATCGTAATAAACATAAAAGAGGATGAGGATTTTAAAGCCTTCTTAGAATTTGTTCCTACTATAAGAACAATAGAGCCAGAAAGACCTCTTATTGTTATATTAGAGGATATCGACTCCCTAGCTGGAGAGGACCGGTACTCAACAACTAAACTCTTAAACATACTAGACGGTGTTAAACAGATAGAGAATGTTGTTTATATAGCAACAACAAATTACCCTGAAAAATTACAGGAAAGAATTACCAACAGACCTTCCAGATTTGATAGAAGGTATGAGGTTCAAATGCCATCGAGAGAAATTAGAGAAGCATACATCAAAAACAAGCTAACTGATGATGACTTAAAGACAATTAACATGGAGGAATGGCTAGACGCATCAGAGAACATGTCATTATCACATTTAAAAGAGATGGTGATTTCTGTTATTGTGATGGGAAAAGACTTTGATGAATCACTATCTGCTTTAGATGCACTCTCGGAGAGACCTAAAATTAAAGGAGGGAAAAGAAAATCTGGAATAGGTTTCGGAAAATCATAATGCGGGATATATAATCTAAGACTAACAAATGAAGAGTTTTAGAGATAAATTTCCAGGGCTTACTGAAGAACAGATAAGAATCAAGTATAAAATCTGGGAGAAAGAGAAAGAGAGAGAAAAACAACTCAGGGAGTCTATCGAGAGAAGAAGACGAAATCCTTTTAAAGAGGATGATGAGGGAGACGAGGGGGCATCTTATTCGGGTAGCTTAGATATAGATGGAACGCATGGGATAGTTTCCGACGCCGCTTTAATTGGCTCCAATGTCACATTTTTTTACCAAAACGGAAATAAAACATTTACTAAAACTGATTCGAAGGGAGCATTTAATGTTCCGAGAAGTTTCGGAGATGGTTATATTATTGTTGACGGAGGTATAGATTCGGTCAACGGTCTTCCTTATATGGGACAATACAGAATAGACTCCGCATTTTTTCATAAGTATAGAGCAATAACCCCAATCACACACATTGCCAGTCATATTTGGGACTGCACACCTACCAGAACTCCAGAAGAAGCGATGGATCTAGTTATCGATAATATATCGCACCTTACAAATATAAGTATACCTAATATAGACAAGGGATTTTTATTTAATAGCGATCATGTTAGGATCACATTGGACGACGTAGAAGGAGCTAAGGAGGTCCAAGCAATAAATACCATTATAGAAATATATTCTGATCTTATAGGGGCTTTAAAATCAAATATGGAGGGGGAAATAATACCTAATAAAACCCAAACATATAAGGAAATAGCAAATTATCTTCTCACTAAAGTGAATGGGCAGGAATCAATAAATTACACAGATGATTTCTTTAAATTTCACGTGACTAATCAGCAAAAAAACCATGAGACTTGCTGTTCTTATTTAATAAACAAAGCCATAAAAAGTATAAACAAAGCTTTAGTAAAAGATTCAATACAAGCAACTAAAGAAATACAGGCTTTAAATTTTATAGTTAAGAGCGAATGGTGTGATAAATCTCTATATATGACTAATGATTCTAGCGCAAGCCCACAAAAAATATGGGATAGCATTGAAAGAAAAAATCCAGTTAACCTGATAGATTCTATAAACCTAGAGATTTAATTATTTGTGGTGATCAAGGTCAGTCGGATAGTCTTTTAGCTTTTCCATTATTCTCTTAAGATCTTCATAAGAATATGGCTTATAATTATTGGTGTCTACACCTACATCCATAGTTCTTCTTCTTTTTGATTTAGTCCACCATTCATCATCTTTAAGATTGTTGTGACAGTGTCCGTGCAATTGCCAGGTTCCTTTATGGTAGTTGTTCCATATTTTCATTGGCCAATGACTAAGTACAATATGGTCGTCATCTATTTTTATTTCTAAATAAGAGCTCACGCTCTCAAAAACCTCGTGGCATCCGTCCCTATTTTTATAGATATTCTCGTCGTGATTTCCCAGTATAATATGAACATTCTGACATATGATTCTCTCCCTGAATCTAAAAATGTTTTCAGCCCCCCCAAAACTCCAATCTCCTAAATGGTATAAAGTGTCCTCTTGTCCAACTACTGAGTTTATTGAATCAACAATTTTATTATTGTGATCTTCTAGATTTTTAAAATCTCTACATCTGGATTTATCATCCCATTTGCTTATTCCCGAAACTATGTTTTTATGCCCATAGTGGGTATCTGAAGTAAAATATATCATAATGCTTATATTACGGAACTTTTGTAAGATTTCATGTAAAATTAATATGGTTTTCCACAAATTTAAAGAGTGCATAGATATTTTAATATCAATACACAATAAAAATATGGAAGCATATAAGTTGGGTATAGACATATTAGACTATCATGATTCTTACGATAAAGCTATTAATATTTTATTTGAAGAGATATTGACTGAAGAGGGAATGGATTGGTTAGGCTGGTATCTTTATGAAAAAGATGGCATATCGGGAAACCCAAAAAAAGATATGAAAGCGTGGGACAATAAAAAAGAGATTTGTAAAAATTTAAAGGATCTTCATGTTTATCTCACTAAAAATAACTATTTTAAGCGGAATGAAAGATAAAACAAATTCTATAATTAATTGGGAACTGCACCAAAAGCTTTCTCCTAAAAGAAAAATAGATACCGAATACAAATATAAAAAGCCTAATGGAAAAAAACCAGGATGGTTCAAAAGATTTGTGTCCTACATAAAGAAGACTCTACAAGGATTAAATGAAATGTTAAGAAATGGGTACTCATCTAGAAGCTAAACCTAGCCCTAAAATAGTTATCGATGGCGAAATCTATAGGGTTGAAAAATTTTATATATCGGAGCTTGGCTATCTTATGATGAGATTATACTCAGAAGATAGAAAAGTCTACACCACACATAATCTGGGAACCCACAACCCCGAAGAAAATATATTTAAAGATGCAATCGAAAAAAGATAAAGATCTGGTTCTCATAAATGTAGAAGGCCCAATACTGAAGGTTAAAAGAGCTGATGAGGGTGACTATGTTTTATATGACAACGAAGATTCAATAGTAGATATACTGAATCCCAAAAAATTTGTAGACTTCATATTTAATGATTATCCCCTGGTCTATACAGATGGAAAGGAAATTAAATATAAAAACTATGCTCCTAAAGACAGGGCAAACAGAGGGGAGTTAGCTAGGTTTATGTTTGGTGGAGGGGTAAGTAAAGGATTTTTAGAATTTAGTAAAATTGATGGACAATGGCTATCACCAATTCCAGAGGAAAGGGAATGGCAGGAGGATGTTTTAAAAGAGATATTTCCGAGCTATCCAGAAGCCGCTCCCAAATGGCAGTATATGAATGGTCTATTACAGATAGCATTGAGATATAAAGAACAAATGGAGGTAGATCATGGCATTAGCTCTGGTGAAGAAGAACTAGAAGACGATGAAAATGGGTAAAAAATTAATTTATATTGCATCCCCCTATACCAATCCGGATGAGAGGGTGAGACACGAGAACTATTTAATAGTTACTAAAATTGCAGGAGATCTAGTATCCAGAGGAGCTGTTGCAATATCGCCTATAACTTATGGACACATATTAGCTGAGCACACTAAAATGTCAACAGATTGGGATTTCTGGATGGATTTCTGTCTTGTGCTTCTAGCTAAATGCGACGAGATTCTGGTCTGTAATACTATGGTTGGTTGGGAAGAATCTAAAGGAGTTACTGCAGAAATTGAATTTGCTAAGAAGAATGGAATAGAGATAAAATATTTAAATCCCATAAAATAAAGGGAAATATGACAAATACAATTGCTTTAATAATCGGTATTTTATTTGGATTCATTGCACAGGTTATGACTTTTTTTCAACTACAGGGACCGATTAAATATGATTGGTTTAAAAATCACTACTGGTTAACTGTTTTAATGGGAATTCCGATATCAATGTTATTCATGTATTCAGTAAAGAATATGATTATAGCATTTGATGGACAGATGTGGCCATCCAGATTAATAGGATTTAGCATAGGAGCAATGGTTTTTACTTGGCTTAGCTGGAAGGTATTTAATGAACCAATAACTTTAAAAACTCTAGTGTGTCTTTTGTTATCTGCTGGTATATTAATAATACAACTTGTATGGAAAACACCTTAGATATCATAATAGAAAGCATGACTGATGCTGAATGGGAGAAAGTAAAGCATAAAGCTGAAACTAACAGAGCTCATAGAGCAGCAAAAACATTTAGGGATAAGAGAGAATCCGCTATTAAGTTTGGTGATTGGATACTAAAAAAGAATCTAGTAAATGGATATGACACGGATGGATCTTCTTGTTGGGTAGTTCCTGACGGAAAGGGAAATACCTATACAACGGTTGAGATTTATAATATTTATTTAAGAGGAGATTGGGAAGAAATAGAGGATGACGATATAGAAGATGAAATATGACGGAAAGAGAACTACAACTTTTAGGATTTGAGCAAAAAGTCCAAAATGACCCAGATTGGGGAATTTATCACTATTACACCTATGAAGTAACTAAAGGATTAGATTTTATATCTAATGCTAGTGATGAAATTAAGGAAGGTGAAGAATGGTACGTAGAATTTTTTGAATCCACACCAGCTATCAGATTTTATGGCTTTGGTGAGGTTCAAGCATTAATAAATCTTTTAGAAAAACATAAAATAAATGAACAACCTGGATAAAGATTATCAGGATCTACTAAGAGACATAATTAGTAGTGGAGTTGTAAAACAGGATCGTACCGGCACTGGAACATTATCTGTTTTTGGTAGACAAATAAGACATAAAATGTCAGACGGATTTCCGTTACTCACCACAAAGAAAATGTATTGGAAGGGAATTGTAACCGAACTACTATGGTTCTTACGGGGAGATACGAACATTAAGTTTCTAGTTGACAATGACTGTCATATTTGGAATGGTGATGCGTATAAAAGATTTACGTACTATACGGACGAGGAAACCTCAATGGAAAGATTTATAGAACTTATTAAAACAGATGATGAGTTTGCTAAGAAGTGGGGTGATTTAGGCCCCGTGTATGGTAAGCAATGGAGAGATTGGGGTGGTAAAGAAATAAAGGTAATAGATGGAAAAGTAATGACAGTAATAAACGATCAAATCCAAAACCTAATCAATGACCTTAAAACAAACCCAGACTCAAGACGATTAATGGTTTCAGCTTGGAATGTAGGTGAATTAGACCAAATGGTTCTTCCACCTTGTCATTATGGATTTCAAGTTTACACAAGAGATTTAACTTTAGAAGAAAGAAGAAAACTCGTTAGCCCTGATATGTTTAATCAGATTTATAACGGAGGCGGACCTGAATCGTTATCTAATTCTGAAATAAATCAATGGAATGTTCCAACTAAAGCGATATCTCTGATGTGGAACCAGCGTTCTGTTGACGTTTTTTTAGGACTTCCTTTTAATATAGCTTCCTATGGATTACTTCTGGAAATCATTGCTAAGGAGGTTAATATGATTCCTGATGAGTTGATTGGTAACTTAGGTGATACGCATTTGTATTTTAATCACATTGATCAGGCGAAAGAGCAGATCGGTAAAAAATACACACCACAGGAAAGAGAATCAATGCTCAAGGATGCAATGAGCTGGCGTAAATATAATAAAGCATTAAATGAGTTAGCTCCTTTTGGTGGAGGTATGAGCGAATATTACGAGACACATAAGATTCCAAAAACTACAAGGGATCCTTATCCTCTCCCTAAGTTAAATTTCAATATGGAATGGTGGGATGAGCCTTTTATGCAAGCAGTTATGTCTGAAGCTTTCTGTAAGTGTTTGATAGAAGAAGATATACAGCTTGCTGGGTATCAATCACATCCAACTATTAAAGCACCACTAAATAATTAATGAAGAAGTACATTATAATATCTCTATCCGCATTCATATTAGAAACTGCTTCTACGATGTATATAGCTACTGTGGCAAGTAGAAGTATGTATATGATATTTTGGGCTTTTATAGGGCCATTTTTAGGGCTTCCTTTTGTTGGTTATATGGTTGAATCTAAAACTTGGGGCGAGAGATTAAAAATGGCTCTTGCTTCCTCCGTTGGTTATAGTGTGGGAGCACTTTTAATTTATATAATAGACATTTAATTAATAGAATCTTTAAGTTTCGAAAAAATAGCAAAAGCAATAATACATAAAAAGAGATCAATATTTTGAGCAAAAAAAAACCAGATAACGTTTCAGATAATCCTGGGATATTACCCTACGGGAGTAATGTTGGCGCACCGGCGATAACTCCTACAGATGTTCAACATTGGAAAGGACCTAGAGTAATTTCAGTTAATCAGCAATTTGAGGATAAGTTTTTAGAGCTTAAAAAAGAATATGAAAAGCTTATTGAAGAATATAGATGGAACGATCTTGTCTATAAAGCAAAATTTAATTTTGAGCCAGTGATAGGAAAAACATACCACCTTTATTACAATAAGGAGGGTAAAGTATTTTTATCACTAGTTTCACCTAATGAATGGACTTATGAATTCATTGGTTCTTTTAAATATAATCACGATAATAAGTGGATAAAAGTCGATCAATAAAATTTATTAAATATGAAAAGTGGAAGATTAATTATTTGTGGTTTACTTTTAATAATAACTGGAGCTTTACTATTTTTTACCTCCTATAGGAAAATTAGTAACGAAAAAGAAAAAGAAATTCTAACCAACGAACTGGAAGAAAAACAGCTAAGAATAGATGAACTTGAATCGGAGGTAGAAACACTAGAAGATGAAATTTCAAATCGTGAAATAGAAATAAAGTTCTGGGGAATGAAATATGATTCAATAAAACAAAAATAAAATGGAAAAACCAAAAATTTCTCCAGTTATTAGATCTGGAATTAAAATTATTGAAAACATAATCGAAGGGGTTACTATTAAAATCTTAGATGATGAAATGTCTAGAACAGACCCCACAGAATTTTTACCACTTGGCGCACTGGGTGTTAAAGTTAATGTAAATTGGGAAGATGTAGGATCTAAAGATATTTTTCTTACTGCAGATCTTTGTGAACAAATGCACAGTCCATACGGTGATAAGATAGCGGAAGAATTTATTTTTCCTATGTTTAGAGATGAAATGGAAAAATTAAAGGAAGAAACTTATGAATAAAATATCATTTAAGATAAGCAGGGAAATGCTTATGGAAATGTCATCTTTAAAAACACCAGAGGACGGGTTTGAATATATTGAAGATTGCTTTGCTATAGATAAGAATAGAATTGAAAAAATAACAACTATATTCGAGCCCTCTATGGAGCCTCAATTAACTATAACTATCAAACCAAAATTATAATGGATCATAAAAAATATCCTCCTATTACTCCAGAGAAAAGCACTTCAAAACCTATGGGTGCTCTTGCGAGAAGAGCAGAGGACGAAAGAATAAGGAAAGAGGAGGAGATTAAAAAATCAATGAAAGTCGATATTCCACTAGATCCAAATATAGATTGGGTTATAAAAAATATAAACGGAAAAAATTATCTATCAGTAAAATAATGGAACTATTAAACACACATCCAATTAAAAAATCCGATCTTGGGTTCCACGGAAATCTTTTCGGAGGAAAACTTCTCGCATGGATAGATGCTGCCGCGGCTGGGTATTGCATGCAACTTTGTGATAGTCCCAGAGTAGTTACAGTTTCTATAGATAAGTGTAATTTTGAAAAACCTGCTAGGGAGAGCCAGCTTCTAAAAATATATGGAAATCCAACTAAAGTTGGGAATTGCTCTGTTACACTTTATATGGAAGCTAGAGCTCATAACGTTTATACTGGTAAACAAGTTTTAGTTTTAAAAACACATATAACTTTCGTTCATATAGATGAGGAGGGTAATCCTATTCCGATAGGTGAAAAGGGTAGAAATAGAATAAATAGGATCATAGGCGAACAACCTGATCCGAATGATAAATAAAATATTATGGAAAAAGTAAGAGTGTATTTAGACGACGTTAGAACCCCTATAGAAGAGGATTGGATCGTTTGTAGGGATTACGATGAATTTGTTGATAAAGTCAATGAAATAGGCTTAAATAACATCTATATGATATCACTAGATCATGACCTAGGAGAAACTGCCATAAGGGAATATTTTAAGAATGTAAAAACAAATTACATTTTAGATTATGATAATATTCACGAAAAAACTGGATATGACTGTGCAAAATGGATAGTAGAAGAAAGTATGAATAAAGGGATAGATCTACCTTTGATAATGGTACACAGTGCAAATCCTATAGGATCGTCTAATATAATGGGTTATATAAACAACTACCTTAAAAACAAGAGGCTCCCACAAAATTGCACAAGACATAAAATACCCCACACGGTTTAATATATAGTATATGGAATTTATAAAAAAATTATTTTCAGCAATTGCTCTTTCACTGATAGTATCTCTTCCATTATCGATGTTAGAAGCTTTGACTGTATATTCTATTATAAATCTTTACGAAATACCATATCTAATAAAATTTCAATACTATCAGATTTTAGGTATAAGCTTTATTATAATGATAACAAGAAATCGTATTAGAATAGGATCTGAAGACGAAAAAGATAAAGAAAAAGATCTTGTTTCATCTATAATATCCCTAAGTGTTAATAGGTTATTTAGAATAGTATTTGTTTGGTCTGTTTCTTTTGCAGTTCATTATATTTTCTTTAATAGCTAATAAAATAGATAAATGATAAGCACTCTTTTAACAATAATTATACCCTGTAAAAACTCAGTAATCGAACTTAAAAAAACGATTAACGATATAGCCAAAAAAACAAAAATAAAGGACACGAGAGTTTTAGTCCTAGATTTTGGTTCTATAGACGGGTCATATCAATATGCTGCACAAGCATCAAATGAAATGATAAGAATTATCAGAATAGAGTCTATAAAAATGGAGGAGGGAGAAACGGTAAAAGATGCCTATAATCTAGTACACACTCCTTATGTATTAGTTATGGTACCCGGATCAACTTTTAGTGATCCTGATCTATTTTTTACCTCACTAAACGAGATGTCTAAAATAAATTATCCAGTAGCTTATCTAAAAAAAGAGGACTTTATAAACGACTTAATGTCTAGATTCTTAAAAAATAAAAGGAAGATAAACGCTATATTTGCTGATAAAGAATCCTTAAATATTTTAGTCCACAACCCCGAAGGTCCAGATTCTGATATATCCTTAGAAAATATGTCTAAGGGAATAAAAGTTGGGGGTTTTACTAACTAGCTATGATTGATACATTTTTCTCTTTCTACTAGATCTTTCATCTAGCAAATCAAATTCTTCTTTTACGCTATTCCAAAGAATCTCCAGTGGCTTACTAATATTCCCGCCATCTTTCTGGATAGATGCTATGAATTTAACCCAAAGTTTAAATTCTTTTTCGTCTCTTACGTTAATCCCCTCTTTTCTAGAGGAACCTTTTGATAACATCTTTTTAAAATTTTAGTTAAACTTAATAACTTTTAATACTGCTAAATTAACATCTTATTGTTAATAAAAAAAATATAAACAGTGTTTTTTATACTATTTCATTAAAAAAAAGCGAGTTATGGGTGGTTTTGGAAGTGTTCTTTTGCTTCTTTAGCCATCTGAGCATACTCATATAGCTCCATATTGACAAAATATTCTATAGCTTTCTCCATTGCTTTAGGAATATCACTTCTTTTCATATATATTTTAGAGTAAACCTCATCTTCCCACGAGAACTCCATAAAAGATTCTTCTATAAGATCTTTATTTTTAGCTAAATAAAGAGCAGTTTCAACGGATCTTTTATAAACTTTACCAGGATTTCTTGTTAACCATTCTTCCAAATGATCCGGATCAACTTCATTTATCATTTCTATTTCTTCAATCATATAAAGTTCATACCATACAAAAGAGATTTTGTTCCGAAACTAAATTTAATACCTACAATAAAAATAGTATAAATAAGACTATGGAAAATTCAATAATTTTACCTTCATGTATTTCCCACTTAAATGAGATCAAAATAGAAACATTAGAAGAAGCAATGAAGTTTGAGCTTCTAATGGAAGTCTACAAGAAAAAAACGTATCTTGAAATATCTAATATATTAGAGCAAGAAGATAAAAAATAATTATGAAGTTAGTATTTATATCCGATACTCATACCCTACATGACCGGTTTAATATACCAGATGGTGATTTTATCATACACTGTGGTGACGTTTCAAGCAGAGGATATAGAAGTGAGGTCGAAAAATTTTTAGATTGGTATTGTGCTTTACCACATAAGCACAAGATTATGATACCAGGAAATCATGATTTTTTCTTTGAAGAATACTACGAAGCTTCATCAAATTACTGCGAATCCAGAAACATACATTTACTGGTAGACAGTGGAATAGAGTTAGAAGGCATTAAATTCTGGGGATCTCCTATAACACCATATTTTCATAATTGGGCTTTTAATAGATTCCGTGGATCATCCATTCAGCCACATTGGGATAAAATACCAGAGGGAGTTGATGTTCTTATTACACATGGTCCTCCTGCATATATGGAAAACGGATTATCTATGGTTCTTGAGGGTGAAGATGTTGGATGTGAGGACCTTTATAAAGCAATTAAGAGGGTAAATCCTAAGATTAATGCTTTTGGACACATACATGAGGGATATGGTACGTACGATGATGGACAAACAATTTTTATGAATTGTAGTTTACTAAACAGGAGATATTCGCCAGTTAATAAACCGATAGAAGTTTTATACGAGGATGGAAAATTTTCTCTCTATAAATAATATGCAGAAAGGGACACCAGTCTCAGATTCTTTTAGAAAAAAACTAGTAGAATTGGGATACCATAAATTCGATGGTAAGCCTATTAAGGGTCAGATTTGCTATGATGCCTACTTTAAAGATTTTGAATCAGAGGGTTCTTCTAATTATACAATATATTGCTATTGCTATGACCTAAATGATATAGTTCCGAATCCGGAGATGTTTGAATTCTCTTTCGAAGTTCAGATAAATGCAGGATTAGGTATTATAGGATTAGAAGCTATCCAATGGGATTTCAAAACTGAAGAGAGCGCAGAATTTAATATAGGTTTCTTTGAGAAAAAAGTTGAGGTAGTATGGAAAGCTTTAGGAGGATTAAAATTTCCTTCTTAGAAATCCATTAATCTCTTTAGATTTTTAAATCTCCTATTCAAGGATTCTTTAAGCTTCGTTATAGATATTTCAAATTCTCTACCAAAAACTTTAGGAGCTTCTTTATACGATTCTTGTGTTTCGTCATTTGAATCCTGAGTGAACTGCCAATATAATGACATTTCATCTGGTACATTAAACCCATAGAATTCGTATACTTGTTTTTGAGTTTCTAATACCTGCTCACCGTTCCAGTTTTGTCCTATTATAACACATCCTGCATCGATACCAGATACTATATTATCCTCACCTAGAGTTGTGTGTCTGTTTTCTATCCAATTTAGTCTTTCTATAAGTTTTTGATAGAAAGCATTTGCTTGACCCCATCTTACGCTTATAAAGAAAACAACTGCATCTGATTCGAAAAGCTCTTTGGTTACTTTCCATAATTCATCGTCCTCATTGTTTAATGAAGCCCAGCATCTATGATTTCCTGAGGGATCTTTTTCTGTGTCTTTTAGAAGAGAATCTTTTATTCCACAATTGTTTCCTTCTACTCCGGATACGTTTCCTTCACATGGGTATATTTTTAATTTTGGTATTTCTAAAAGATTAACCTCTGTTGTCTCTTCAAGCCTAGATTTAATATCCATAGCCAATAGTGTGGACTTGGGGATTTCTTTGCTACCTTCCCATCTATTAGATGTGGTTAAAAAAAGGACCTTGTTTTTATTAGAAAGATATTCTACTAATTCTTGTATTTGCTCAGAAACCATAATTTATATATCTACGGATTTGGAATATATACTTTAATGAAACACATTAAGATCTACGAAAATTTTAGTTCATCTGCGGATAGAAAATATTTTACTGACGCAGAAATCCAATACTACCAAAAATTATGGGATTGGCTTCCGGAGAGATACAGATACAATCAGTTTTTCTTAAAGCTTTGGACACAAGCAACAACTAAGAAGTATCTTTCTAATAAACAGTGGATCCAACTGGAGTATTTACTAAAAAATGGTAAATCCCAATATGAGGCGGGAATTCTTCCTAGTAATTATTGAAACAATCATTAATTTTACTTGTATTATCTATACAATAAAAATTTAGATGTCTAAAAAAAGAAAATGGGGAATATCTAATCCCTTCTCCGAAGGCCATAGAGAATATCTACCATCAAATTATTGTCTTTTTGATGTTGACGGGATATTGTTAGATCTCAGCGGTGATCCTGAATTTTTATATGAGAGTAAATACAAAATGTCTTATGATGGCTCAGATTTTATAGAAAGTTTCTATAATCCTAAAAACACGCAAGCTTTCTTCTTAAGACATGTATCTCAAAAAATAGGAGTATACATTCACGAAGAAAAGACTGATCGATGGTGGTTTTTAAAAGACAGGGATCTAAATATTTCATTAAATCCTAGGCTGGATCTAATAAAGACAGAGAACAGAATTTATGTGGAAGATATAATTTCAAATTACTCCCATAATCTTTCCGGTGTATTTGTTAGAACTGAAGGTGAGAAGCCTTCGTATATGGAGAGATATGGAGCCTTTATAGCACAAAAAATGGGTATACCTAATATATTGGTTAACGACGTGTTTGAAAGTGCTTATATACACTTCAAAAAAGAAAATAACACATATAAATGTGATTCAAAATCCAATTGGGAATTGGTGTGGGATGATCTAGATATAGTTGGAAATTAAGAAACTATATTTGGAGATTTCTCTATAAATAAATAAAAAATATGCCTACTAAAAGTCGCGTAAGAAAAAAGAATGGTAAACCAGTAAAGTACAAACCGAAACCAAAAGGTTTATCAAAAACTCAGATGAAAAAGCTTTTAAAGATGATTGAGGATCAGCAGAAAGCTTCACAAGAAAATTCTGGGGAAGTATCAGAAACTAGAGAGGGAGGTGAATTATTAATTTCTCCGGAGTTTATAAAAAAACTAAATGTCAATCCCTCTGATAGTATAGAAGAGGGTCCATCTTTATACGAAGAAGATAAAACGGAGGAACCTGTTAATGAATCTGAGACTCTTGAAGAAAAAGAGGATGAAAACTTAAATCCTGGTCCTATTTCTTCCGAGATTTAATATAAATAAATATAAAAACAAAGTCCCGTCTTAAGGCGGGATTCTTTGTGCCTTGGTGGTTATATACCATACAAAAAATAATTAAATCATATGAAAATTATTAATGATGAACAGCTAAACGAATCAATCAAAAGCGGAGAAAAAACTCTAGTTCTCTTTTCTGCAGACTGGTGTGGGCCATGTAAGATAATTAAACCAGCACTTGAAAAAGTAGAGGAGGAATTATCTAATTCTATAAAAATAGTAAAAGCTGATGTGGGGGAGGCGGGAGAATCCGCAAAGAAATTTAACATAAAAAATATTCCTACTTGTGTACTTATAGAAGGCGAAACGGAGATCGCTAGATTTTCTGGTGTAAAAAATGGGGATCAGATTAAAAAATTTCTAGAGGAACATCAGGTTTTAAATTGAAACTTTACCTATATTTGCGATATATTTTAATAAAACGTTCTTTAACATACATATTTTTCTTGAAGCGGTTTAAAGGGTTACTTCAAAATTTATAAACAGCGATCGATAAACAGCTCCGGCTGTTTATTTCTAAAGACTTAGTACTTCTACAGAAGAGCGCTTCCTTAGGGGAGAAAATTACAGTAGATTGGTTTAATTCACTGACTAGAAATAAGGGAACGATTACCTCACGTAATGAGGGACCACTCTTTAAAGATTTCTCAAGAAAAAAATTATATAAAAATAAACTCCGAAGCGGTGAGAAGAGATACTTCAATAAGAAATCAAAAGAAAAAACCTCTTCCCTAATATTCTCGGATTTTTAGAAATGTTCTGAAGCGGGATTTTGAGATACTTCATATATTGTTAGACTCGAAACCCTCGAAATCAATTTTCTCAGAACAACCACTAAGGGGTTTGGACGCTAAGCGACTGAACCCTTTTTTATTTTAGTAACTTTTTAAAACAACTATATGTCAAAGTTGAGTAATTACGCAGATAAAAAAGTAGCAATGCAAATTGCACATAATTCACTCTATGGAGCTTTTGCAGTGGAGAACTTTATGGGAGGAACATCCTATGAGATCAATCCATTAGACACATTAAGGATTGTAGCGGCTTCCTCTATATTCGGAGAACCCCAATATTACCGTGACGGTTTAAAAGCACCTAGTAATCTTAGCACTCTTTCTAGATACTCTATATTTTCCTCGATGTATAAATCGGATTTAACATCGGTTGAAATTTTCGAAAATGCGATAGACTCTGCCCTTGACTATGACTTTAAAGGTACCCTAGATCTTGCTTTAGAATTAAGAAATAAATTCTTCATGAGACTTAATCCTGCGGTTATCTTCATAAGAGCATCGCAGCACAGTAACAGAACAGAGTTTAATGAAGCTAACCCTGGATACATGAAAAATGTGGGTAAGTCTATCTCACTTAGACCTGATGATTTAACAAATCAATTTGAGTACTATATGTACAAGAATGGGGGTAAAAAAGGCCTTTCGTCTTTAGTTAAAAGAACATGGGCAGAAAAACTTGGTGAATTTAGCAGATATCAATTAAATAAGTACAAAGGAAAAAGACTAATAGATCTTGTACGTATATCTCACGCAAAAGGAGAGGACATTAATGAGTTAATGTCCACCGGTACATTAAAAGTAAAAGAGACCGAAAAAACCTGGGAAACTCTAAGATCTGAAGGAAAAACATGGAAGGAAATAGCGGATACAATTCTTATCCCTCATATGGCTTTATTAAGAAACCTTAGAGGTATATTTACTGAGGTAGAAGATCGTACAATCACAGCGAGAATCTTAACTCAATTAAAATCTGGGGTTGAAAGTGGAAAACAATTTCCGTTTAGATATTGGTCAGCTTTTAAGGCGGTACAAAATTCAGATATACATCACAAGCAACTCGTTCTTGATACTCTAGAGGAGTGCTTAGATATTTCGGTAGCTAATATGCCTAAATTAAAGGGGAAAACTGCCTGTCTATCCGATAACTCAGGATCAGCATGGGGTTCTTTCAATAGCGAATATGGATCGGTAACTGTTGCAGAAATAGCTAACCTTTCATCATTGACAACTGCTTTACAATCCGATGAAGGTATTGTAGGAGTATTTGGCGATAATCTTTCATTAAAAGAAGTCTCTAAAAGAAACGGTATACTCACTCAATTAGAAGAGACCTCTGAAAGAGGAAGATCTCAAGGAGGTGGAACGGAAAATGGGATATGGGTATTCTGGGACGAAGCTATAAAAAATAAAGTCCATTACGATAACGTTTTTATCTACTCGGATATGCAGGCTGGACACGGCGGACTATATGGCCACAGCAATACAGTAGGAAGTTCTCCTTATGGACATAGCGGTAAAGGTGATGTCCATGTAGATGTACTGGCAATGGTACAAGAATACAGAAGAACTGTTAATCCCAAGGTTAATGTTTTTACTGTTCAAGTTGCAGGATACAACAACACGGTTTTACCCGAAAATCTTTATAGAGGTGCTATATTAGCCGGATGGACAGGAAAAGAGCCACTATTTGCTAAAGCCATAATCGAAGCTTGGGATTCTATAGAATCTTAATTTTTTTGCTATCTTTTTTAAAATCCCTAGCGATAGGGATTTTTTTGTGGTTTTTTTCTACAAATAGGATAAATACTTATATGAAAATAATAAAAACATACGAGAACTATAATGTTATAGACATGGGAAGGAACGAACCAGTAAAAAAATACGGCGAGCCTTATCCACTAACTAATCTTAAGAAGGGTGATAAAGTAACATACTTAGGTACTCCTTTTATCGTAGACAAAGTAGACGAGTATACATTATTATTAAAATCTGCGGAAGATGGATCTGCTTTAAGAGTAAATCAAAACATGTTTAATCAGAGAGGATTTATTGGACCTATTTAATATTTAAAATCATGGAAGAAGAAATTAAGATATTAAATATTCTATCAGAAAAAACAAAAAACGATATAAAGATGTTTGTTACCAATTGCTCTATATCAGAAGATCCTGAAAGAAAAAAGAAATTTTACGATATTATCCAAAGGGTAATAGTTGAATCCTCATTGGGGACAAAAGATAAAATAAACTTTCAATAATGGCAAAAATTAAATCTCTAGACTCTTCAAAAAATCACATAAGAAAACCTAGAAAAAAAAGACCGGGCATACATTCTAAATGTAAAACAAGTGTTAGTAAGAATGCTAAACACTATAAAAAGCCTTATAGATCTCAAGGTAGATAGAAAGGATATATAAAATAAAAAAAATGAAACACCTTAGAATATACGAAAGCTTCGCTAGAGAAGTAGAAATGGATCAGGTCATGCCAGACACTGATATGGATCCAATGTCAAGTGATATGGGAATGGAAATGGAAAATGGTAGCTTCGAAGCAGAATCTACAGATTTCGTTTCAACTCCAGAAGGACAAGAAGGTGATTATATAGTAAAATTTATTAATCCAGAGGGAGAGGAAGTAACAGTTACAGTAGGGCACGCAATAGACCCTGAGTACATGGGGAAGAAAATGATTAGTGCTATAGAAATGATACCAGATTCAAGCTCAGACGGTAGACAATATTCATTTATAGGATACTATGACGAAATCCCTGGATCCGCTGGAGCTTATGAACTTAAGAGGGTTTTAATTGAGGGATAATAATGTCTATAAAAATATATTCAGGCTATGATGAATTTAAATATGAAGAGCCTGAATTGTGTGATTGTATAGATATAGAAGAACGTGATTCTTACGAAGATGAACAGGAGGAAGAATCAAATGATGTTTTTTTCTATGCTACTAAAACCTCCGATTTTATAGATTCCTCAACTTTTTATGTTGTATCAGATCTAGAGGACGAAGAAAATGCAGAAGACATATCTGGATATTTAGGAAAATTTAAAAAAATGTACATACCAGATTTCCACAAGGTTCTGTTTTGTGTAAATTAACATAAAATGAAAAAAATACTAGATTTCAAAGAATTTTCTTTATTCGAAAATGAAATTTCGGATGGTAAATCAAACATCTTTGATTTCAATAATAAATTAATTTATAGGACACTAAAAGATATAAAGACAACAACCATAGGGGGAAGAGAATATAACTTTCTATGCGTTGGTAGCGGAATGAAAACCTATGCAGATTCTGTTGCCAAGTCCAATAAAAAAATAGGAGACGTTCTACTAAAAATCGCTGAAAAGAAAGATAAATCTTTAGTTTTTACCCCTGATGGAATATACGTAGTTTCTGAGGCAGTTTCAGACGGATTAATGTCTTTAACATCATCTATTTTTTCGTATGTAAAAGAGGGTGAGATAACAGCGGGATTAAGTGTTATTTATACTTTTAAAAGAATCAATACATATTATACAGATAAGGGAGAAGAGGCTTTTAGTAATATGAAAGAAGACCCTGCTGCTTTGTTTAAAATGATCATCAAAGATCTTTATAAACTAGCAGATAAATCACCAAATGCTTCAGAAGCAGTATCTATATTAACTGTTGGCGCATATAAAGCATCAACATCATCCTTTAAAACAATCCCGGAATTTTTAAATTCGTGTCTATATGAAACAGCTAAAGAATTAGGAATAAAATCTGTAAACATAGGACAAAACATAGAAGATTTCTATAAGGTTTGCCAAAACACGCTAGACAATTTAAAAGTACCAGTTAACAAAACTATAGAGGAGGGAGTAGAGAAAATGTCTCAGATGATAGATAAGGGTATAAGAAAAGGAAGAATATTCGGAGCTAGATTAGAAAAAGAAACACAGGATGCTCTCAAAGCAGTACAAGATAGAATAGCACCAACAGGAAAAGCGATAGCTACAAAAAGCAAAAATATCTGGAATTCAATTTCCGGAAAAAAAGTAACTAATTAATACTAAATCATTTTTTTTATTAATAGAAATAGTCTATATTTGTGAAACAAAACAAAGGAAACAATATATAATACTTAAATGAACAAATTAATTAACATATTACCTTCCATATTAAGACCGTCGATAAGACGATCTCGAAAGGTCCTGTGTTAGTTTTAACTATAACTATAAACTAAAAACCGGGACCTTTAAAAGTCCCGGTTTTTTTATGTTCTTTGAAATAATTGGAGAGGTGGCAGAGCCCGGTTTAATGCACCAGTCTTGAAAACTGACGTAGTGAAAGCTACCGGGGGTTCGAATCCCTCCCTCTCCGCCATTTGGTCCGATAGCTCAGCTGGATAGAGCAACTGCCTTCTAAGCAGTAGGTCGCAGGTTCGAATCCTGCTCGGATCACTATATCGGGATGTAGATCAGTTGGTAGATCGCCTGGTTTGGGACCGGGAGGTCCCAGGTTCGAGTCCTGATATCCCGACAGCTCTTAGAGGCGTAGCTCAATTGGTTAGAGCACATGCCTTATACGCATGCGGTCATGGGTTCGACTCCCATCGTCTCTACTTAGGTCCCTTAGCTCAGTAGGTTAGAGCAACTGACTCATAATCAGTAGGTCCACGGTTCGAGCCCGTGAGGGACCACAAAGATACGGATGAGATTTCTAAATCTCCTACTTACTTATGAAAAGAAGGATTCCGTAACTAATACCATATAGTAGTGATGGTATTGCCTGCCCGGGTGATGGAATGGTAGACATGAGGGACTTAAAATCCCTTGGCCCTAAAGGCCGTGCGGGTTCGACTCCCGCCTCGGGTACTGAATTAAAATATATGATAAAAGAATTAGAAGGATTTCAATGGGGCTGGATGGATCGGGGAACAGATTCAGGAAACTACCACAAAGAAACCATGATAGGAGAAATATTCCTACAAAGAGCTTACGAAAGAATATTCGAAGTGGAACAAGGAGATATAGTTTTGGATGTCGGAGCTAGTGTAGGACCTTTTACAAGATCAATCTTAAGTAAAAACCCCAAACATGTTTTTTGTTTAGAGCCAAGTGTTTCTGAATTCAAATGCCTAGTTAAAAACACAATTGGATATCCAGTAACTCAAATAAACAAGGGAATTTGGGATTTTAATGGATCGGTAAATAGCGACCAACTATTCGGAGGGGAAGCACAAATGGAAACAATGACCTTTAGGACTTTCTTAGATCTTTTTGGTATTGATAGAATAGATTTTCTAAAAACTGATTGTGAAGGAGGTGAATATGAGATATTTAACTCAGAAAATCTGGATTTTATAAAATCAAATGTTCGTAAGGTGGTAGGTGAATGGCACTTGAGATCGCCAGGGAATAAAGATAAATTTAGAAATTTCAGAGATACAGTTCTTCCATTATTTCAAAAGTACGAGGTTTATTCAATAGACGGGATTGATATAAAATGGGATCTATGGAATGAGCACTTCTTAGAATATTACGACGAGGTGATTCTTTATATAGATAACAGGAATATGTGACCTATAAAGGTGTAGAAACTATAACATGGACGGAAGAAAATGCAGATACTATTTGTAATTTTCTAAAACATAATAGACTTGTATCATTTTATGGATATATAGAATAAAGTCAAAAAATGAGACCAAGCAGAGTACTAAACTTTGATAGTTATACCAAATTATTTGAGCAGGAGTCTTCTACACCAGTTAAAACAATCAGCGAGATAATATCTCTCTTTTTTAAATGTTACATGTTTGTAGCTACTAAAGCAGTAGATTATAAAGATGTACTTGCCGATTTGATATCTGTATCAGAAGAAAAAGATCCAGCTAAAAGATCCGAAACAATGGAATCTGTTATTAAAAAAGTAGCAGAGAAAATAGATCCAAAATATGCTACAATAAAAGAAGATGCTATTAAAGCAGCAACTTCTATCAAAGAAATCTATGCTCAAGTTGCTTCAGCAGAAGATGCTAAAAAGAACGCAGATGCAATTAATAAAATGGTTACTAGTAAAATAGTAAACTATCAAGATATTCTTAAAAATGAGCCTTTAAAAGAGCACGCAAATGTATATGGGTTTGATCAATATTCATTCCCTTTACTTTACGAGAAAAATACATTCGATGACGAAAGAGCAGCTCTTACAGATAAAATGAAATCTTTGTATTCTGAAATGATTTCACAGAAAAAAAATCCTAGCAGTGCAACATTAAAAGCTAAAGCCGATGAGGTTGTATCTAAGTTTGATGAGTATCAAAAATTACTCTCTGATAAAGGGGCTTGGGAAAAAATGAAGAGGAAGGAAAGGAAGGAAAAATTAGAGACGATGAATGCTGAGATTGATGATATGATTCAAAAAGCCAATCAGCTTCAAAAATCTGAATTAGCCAAGATCGGGGTAGACAAGAAAATAGCAGATACTATGTCAAATATTATCACTAGTATAAATTCTATGTCTGATAAAGCTAAAGCTATTGACGATAAAGCAATTGCTGACGCTAAGGATGCCGAAGAAAAAAAGAATCAAGAAAAGGTAGAGTATAAAGCTGGTGACATTGTTAAATATAAGAAGGATAACGGTGAAGAAGCACAGAGCGAGATAGTTAAAATAGAGGGGGACAAAGTTTACTTTAAAGATAAGGACGGAAAAGAATTTTCTAAGGACAAAAAAGACCTTACGGGAAAAGTAGAAGGGAAAGAAGAAGATAAAGACAAAGGTAAGGATATTAGCAGTGGTAATGTAGACAAGAAAAATCTAAAAAAAGATGGTCCTAATGTTGAAGCAATTAAGAAATTCCAAGAAGACTATAACAATTTAGGAATAGGAAAAAAATTAACGGCTGACGGATTATACGGAAAAAATACAGAAATCGCTGTTGATAAAGTTGCTAAGATGATTAAAAACATATCTGGAAAAGATATTAATACCGACGGAGGTAAAAAACTTACTGGAGATCTTCAGGATAATCTTAAAAAATTACTAGCTAATAAGGATAAGATTAAAGAAATCCTCGGATAAAAAAATTAACAGTTCTAATACAATAGGAGCTGGAATTTTAAAAAAATGAAAAAATGAAACATATATTCGAATTTGAATCATTCTCAGAAAAAGTAAATGAGGGATTCTGGAATTCTCTTTTTGGTGGACCAACAGTTGATGACGCAGCTCATGATTCTATGAGAGGACAAGGATTTAGCCACAGAGGTAAAGATAAGGATGAACAAAACTACATCGTGTTCCAAGGACAAAAATTCTATCCTGATCAAATTCAATATGATGATGTTTATTCAACTAAACCTATCCCAAGAATAGAAAATGGAATTCTTATAGTTGCTAATCCGGCTTGGAATTTATAAAAAAAATCAAAAATCATTTTTTTTATTGGAAACTTTTAGCTACTTTTGAGGTATATAAATAAAAGAACAAAAAATTCAATGCAACAATTTCTAAATATCGTACAAGTTCAGCTCGATCTTCTTGAGGATATTGGAAAGTGTCAGAGGAATTAATTGATATAACGATACAATTTAAACCTCTGATAACCTCAGAGGTTTTTTTGTTTTATATGGTCTTTGAAATATTGAAATTAGGAATAAGGTAACCACAAACCCACTGGTATTAGGCAGCTCTTGAGATGGAATGCAAGACAGAGCGTAGGTCCTGCCTTATTCCTTTTTTATGGTCGGTTCATCTAGGGGTCAGGATACAAGGTTTTCATCCTTGTCACACGGGTTCGAATCCCGTACCGACTACTACAGCCTGTACCCTTGAGAAACTCGTATTTAAAGATAAGCAGGTTGGTTACGAAATAAAAGGGTAAGAGAATAAGTAACAAATTGGTCCTACAGTCCAGTTGGAGTGGACGCCGCCCTGTCACGGCGGAGATCGCGGGTTCGAGTCCCGCTAGGACCGCAATATCGCGGGGTAGAGCAGCTGGTAGCTCGTTGGGCTCATAACCCAAAGGTCACAGGTTCGAGTCCTGTCCCCGCTACTAAGCCCCCATTTCGTACCGTTACTGGATAATATAAATCTAAGTAACGTACGAAATGGAAATAATTTAAAGTTCTTTGATATACTTTATTACATCAATTTCAGATTTGGTAGTCTTTCTTGGATATATATACTAAAACGATTGTTTTATGTATAGCAAAAATAAAATATCAGATATAATGATAATAGAGGAGATAAAAACAGGAAATACGATGAATACCTGCGCTATTAATCTAGGTATTAAATTTTCGACGTTTAAAAGAAGAGCAATTTTACTTGGTGTTTATACTCCAAATCAAGGAAGAAAAGGAATTAAAAGAAATCCTAGTGAATTTAATAAAATTACAATATCTTTAGACGATATAATATCGGGGAAACATGAAGGACATTATACATCTTCAAGATTAAGAAAAAGATTAATTAAAGAAGGATATAAGAAAAATCAATGTGAAGAATGTAATATAAAAGAATGGAACGGGAAAGAGATAACATGTGAGCTACATCACATTGACGGAAATAGGGGTAATAACAGGTTGGAAAATTTATTAATACTCTGCCCTAATTGTCACTCTCAAACCCCTAACCACTCAAAAAGAAATACCTAGGTACCCCAATTGGCAGAGGGAATAGATTTAGGATCTATAAAGTGAGGGTTCGAGTCCCTCCCTGGGTACACCAAAAGGTCCCTTAGCTCAGTAGGTTAGAGCAACTGACTCATAATCAGTAGGTCCACGGTTCGAGCCCGTGAGGGACCACATGAAAGTTTTATTTTTAGATCATGATGGAGTAATTTGTCTTTCTTCACAATGGGGAGGGAGATACAAGAAGAAAGGATACGATAGTAATCCCGAAACTCCGCTGGATCTTAGAATGGACAGCTTTGATAAAAAGGCGGTTAAGGTTCTAAACGAGATTATAGAATTAACTGGATGCGAAATCGTTGTTTCTTCAGATTGGAAAAACTGGGGAGATTTAGAACAGATGCAAAAAATGTATATTACTCGGGGGATCAAACCTCCTATCGATCTTACTCCTAACATGAAAGATTTCGACGAGAATGGATTTGCTCTTTTTGAATGGAAAGAGTTATATGGAGCTATACGTGTTACAGAAATTAGGGAATGGCTTAAAAATCACCCAGAAGTAACACATTGGGTTGCTGTTGATGATATGGATCTTTCTAAGTTAGATAACTTTGTAATGACTACTAAACCTTACAATGAGGGGATAAAACAATCAGGAATTAAGGATAAAATCGTTAAATTTTTGATTTAATTAATAAAATCTTTTTTTAGGGCCGTTATATTTCGCTAATTTTGTGATATAATGTATGTATAAGTTTAACATTAAAAATTTTATTATGGAAAAACAAATTTTAAAAAGATTTACTATGAATGTGGATCACACAAACCCAGATGCTAAGATGTCATTCACTACTGTTGGTACTGGTAAAACAGAAAGGGAAGCAGCAGTATTTGCTCTTGGTATGTTTTATAAAATCATGGATGGTGACGAGGGTGACCAAGGAATTCAAAGATATGAGGATGCTTTGGAAATTGTTAATGAGAAATTGGAGGAAGTGGAAATTGATCAGGTGATAGACTCTTTAATAATGGGAGAGGTAGAAAAAGATTCAGATATTTTCTATAATGCTTATGAGTCCACTAAAGTTGAATATAGCTGGAGCGAGGTTAAAGAAGTGTCGGAGTGTGGATATACGGCCAGTATGGAAGTAATCGAAACTTATTACTAATTAATCCAAAAATATCAGAAACCATTTTTTATTCAAAATAATTGTTATACTTTTGTGAAACAGTATCGGAATAAAGATATATAAGAAAGAAACAATGAAAAACTGTAGTAAACATAACATCATTCGCATGAACAGTCAGATTAATGGCTGCTATCAAACGGTGGCGTTTTGGGCTAAGGGGAAAGAACCCGATCGGAGCTAGATACAGGAAATCATAAATAGATATTTTGGAAAAGGCTTCGATTATTCGAAGCCTTTTTTATTTGTTCTTTGACATACTGGAAAATTGGGTTGGTAGCAAAGTTGGTCAATGCACTAGACTGAAAATC